AAGTTTTTAGAGGGCGAAAGTCTAGACTTAAACTTTCTTTTCGTCGGGCTACTAAAAACAAACATCTTGCTAAACTAAACTTGCTTACTTACAAACGGACTTGCTTACTTACGTGCTTGTATCGTATTTCTGTAAAGTCGTGCTTTCCATTTGTCTTTCGCCCTCTAAGACGAAGCGTGTATCGTACGCCAACGGAGCCTTTTTACTCGTTGCTCAGGAGTCTGGTGCCAGGTTAGGGATTCGAACCCTATATCCCGTAAGGGAACGGTTTTACAGACCGTCGTGCCACTCCAACTGCACCGCCCTGACATAAAGTGAGCCTTTTTAGAACATGCTCAGGTTTCCTTACCATGGAATGTTTGCTCGCCTTTCGGCTGGTACGCCCACTAGGATTCGAACCTAGAACCGCCAAGATATAAGCTTGATGCTCTGACCGTTGAGCTATGGGCGCTCATTTAGCGTGAGTAGGGTCGGCGTGTACCGGACGCCGCGTTTTACTTCTAACCTTTTGGTTCTTCACACTACCCTTACGTAATGTGTTCCCCTACTCCTGATTACCGACCGCTCTTCGTCGGATTGAGTACAGTATAGCCTACGAGACTATGAGAGTTATGAGAGGCTTTCTGTAATACACATAATACACTATTATTTACTGGGTGTCAAGTATATTCGTTTCCAACTAAATCCTCCCAGTTGTGACTAGGTTATTTACAACGGTGATAACACCAGTGTCGTCTTCGTCATCACCTTCCCAAGTTACCGACCCACTAAGAGTATACCCCCACGGAATGAGAAAGTGATGAATGATGTAATTAAGCCATTCTACGTATTCGTAAAACTTCTCTCCACCATCCCACTCAATATACTTACCGTCAAGACTGGGAATCCATTGACACCACAGACCGGGTTGAGAGGGGGGAGGGTCATTGTATTCAATAATACTTGGGTCATGGTCTTGACCCCGAAAACCCAGACCACCAACGAAATACTCCCCAAACCTACCTACAGGAAGGCCGACAACGTGTCGAACGTCGTCTTCAAGCAGCCTAGCCTTATTCTCGTCCCGCTTCATGCGGCGGGTTTCAGAAAACTGGGTCAGGTAATGAGAATGCTCAGCGGTAAGTGGACGGTTAAGTTCAAATTGTCCGTAAAATTCAGTGCTATATCCCACTTTTAATCAACTCCTCAATAACATCAATAAGACCTTCAAGCGCATGTAATGGGCTACAGTCTAGCCAGGAAAGGTATTTATAATCCTCGGAATTAGTGACGATAGCGACCCACTCTTTATCTTCCGGGCTATAGAAAACCTTAAACTCAAGACCCCTCATTTATAGCCTTCCGACTGCCATCTCTCCTAGGGCATGGGCGAAGTCCCTAAAATCTCTGCCTGATAGAGTGATAACACATGCTGGATTGAACGGGTCAAAAAATTCTACCTTCTCAGGTCTACCTTCTCTATCAAACCCGCGAACACGAATCACAAGAACAGGCTTGTCAGGAAAGTCCTTGTTGACAATAACAACCTCACTGGCCCTGTGCATTAGCCTTCTCCTTTTTGTGGGCCACGAATTCATTCACGGCCTGAGCAAAAAGCTCAAACATGTCATCCCCGATGGTAACAAAGGAAACCTTTTTCGTTTCACTATCCCAGTAGGAAATCTCCATCATACTTAGGGAATCCACGTCGTCAGCTACCTGAATGAAAAATCCAAGGTTATCATCCCAGATTCGATAAACACGCTCAAGTGACACTTTGCCCATTATTGTTCCTCCGTAAGAAGCTGGTAAAACCACTCTGGAATTCCCTTGTAATCATAGTAAGGAATATCCTCGTACTGATGAACGGTGCTGGTTCCTGCGTAGGTATAGCTTGAGAAACGGACCACCTGAGAACCAACGTGAAAACCTTCGTCTGGCTCTTCAAAGGAGATACGCAAATCCCTACCACCTACTACCTGACCATAGTCTTCATCCAACCAGTAGATTTTCTCCGGGTTTGGAAACTCAGACAGGATTTTTGAAATAAGCATCGTGGTGTTCATAAGCACATACTACAGGAGCAGTTAGTGAGAAGTGTGAGTTACTCCTGGTCAACTATAGGAGCAACAACGATTCTCTTATCGGGACCAATAAATACTCCCGTCTCACCTAAATCTATGAAAACAGGTAGGGGCTGTTTTATAGCGGCTAAAAGGTCTTCTTCGCAACCCTTAAGTCCTTCTAGAGAGGCGTGTAAGTTACTCTTAGCCCGGTAATATTCTTTGACTACTTCTGAGTTTCGATATTCCTGCTCAGCTTTCCAATACTTTTCCTCTACCTCTTCGTGATTCTTATGGTAGATAGCGTAATCTTCTGCCAATCTAGCGAGATTCATCATATACCTCACATTCGTGTTCTATATACTCCCCGTTAATAAAGGTGAGACACCTTGGTGGAGTAGAGCTAAATCGGGGTTGTTCAAAAAGCCCGTCAATAGTGATTAGAAGTAGTATCAAAAAGATAATCATAGATAACCAGCTAACTCAGCTTCTCTAACGGCCTTCAAAACTTCTTGAGTACTGGTATAGACTCCCCGCTTCTCCCCGTCTACATAAACATCGTAAACATCATCAAACGGGTCGTGACGAGAGCGGTACCTTACTTCAACCCCTAAACGGTGCAAATAGTCCTTCTCTACCTTAGAAACATGCTGCTCGGCAGAACTAAAAAGAGCTTTTGCTCTTTTATACTCAGAGTACAATTCATCTTTTCTCTCTCTAGCTCTCTTAACGTCTTCCCAAGTCATTTTCAGCCTTTCTTAAGTCTTCCATGACTTTTCTCCAATCATCAGCAATTGCCTCTTTATCTCTCTCAAACCCACCGTCATAGTACCTAGAGAATTTTCTGGGCCGGGGAAAAAGAGTTATATAGGACATGCCACGAAGAAAAGACTTTAACCAGTTCATATGCTCTCCTGTTACAACTCTATCATTGATTATTATGAGACAAATGAGAGGCCCCCGGTCAATAGCCGGGGGGTCACTCTATAAAAAGTAGAACCTATTGTTTGTTGGGCAATAACCAGTTAAGCAAAACGCCCGCAATACCAGCTAGACCAATGCCAGCTAGAGAGAAGTCACCGATGTTTAGAGCCATGCCACCAACCCCGAACACGAGAATCACGGCTACGATGATTAGATTTCTATTATTCGAAAAGTCTACCTGAGCTTTAACCAAAGTGCTAATTCCAACTACAATAATTGAGCCGAATAGAACTACGAGAATTCCACCCATAACTGGTACTGGAATCGTTGCCAGAATAGCTCCCAGCTTGCCTACGAAGGCTAGCACAATAGCCAGCACCGCTGCTACTACCATGATGATAGGACTAAATGCCTTGGTTAATGTAACGGCTCCTGTGACCTCAGAATACGTGGTGTTTGGTGGCCCGCCAAAAAATGCTGCTAGTACAGTAGCAAGACCGTCGCCTAGAAGGGTGCGATGCAACCCTGGCTTTTCCAGATAATCCTCGCCAGTCACACCGCGAATTGCGATAATGTCTCCAACATGTTCAATCGCCGGGGCAATCGCCACAGGCACGATAAACAGGATAGCTGCTAAAGAGAATACGGGGAAAACGAATTCAGGTGTTGCAAACCAAGCAGCCTGAGCTACAGGAGTGAAATCCACCATTCCCAATAAAAGGGCAACAACATACCCGGCTGAAATACCTACCATGATTGGGATTAGTTTGAAGATACCCTTTGCTAATAGGGCAGTGGCAATGGTAGCTGCCAAAGAGACTGCGGCTACAAGAATAAACGTCCAACTATAGTCCCCTACTGCTGTACCAGTCGCCATGCTGACGGCAGTGGGAGCCAGATAAAGGCCGATAGCCATAATAACGGGACCAGTTACAATGGGTGGAAGAATTCTATGAACAGCCTCTACTCCCTTAGATTTTGCTAAGGCCGCTAAAAGAACATAAACCACACCCGCCGCCATCAAGCCTGAAAGCGTGGCGGGCAAGCCGAATAGTGCTATACCACCAATAATTGCCGGTATGAAAGCAAAAGACGAGGCTAGAAAAACCGGCACTCTAAAACCAGTAATTATGTGAAAAAGTAAGGTACCAGCGCCAGCAGTGAATAGGGCCACATTTGGGTCTAATCCTGTCAGCAGTGGTACCAAAACTAAAGCGCCAAATGCAACAAACAGCATCTGAGCGCCTAATACGAAAGTTCTCGGGCTTAAATCATTCATGTGATTCTCCTTTTACCCAAAGTCTAATCATATCACTAGAACTTTGACACAATCAAAACGTGGATGCTCTATTGTGTGCTTTCCAATAACCAGCGGCCCACGCCTCGTGCAACTCTGTATTTCCGCGTCCCATAGTCAGATATGGGTTTACGGTTGGCAACAAACCGCGACGATAGGCATTGGCACCGGCTTCCCAGGCTAGGCCGAATTCCTGAAACCCAGGGGTAGTATTTAGGGGCATAGGCTTACTCATCGTAATCCTCTACTAAAACCAAATCAGTGTCATAATCATCAGGAATCCCAGTTTCCCAGTCCCTATAGGCAGTAGTTACAGCCTCGTAAACTTTTCCGACTATAAGACCTTCTTCTGGCAAATGAATCGGGGCTTCGATACCATACTCAGCTAGGTCATCGAAAATTGGGTCCCACTCTGGCAGAGGAGTAATCCTTTCAAGAGTAATACCGGTAACAAAATCAATACCATCCCCAATACCCCACCACCCTTTACACTCAACGGCTCTATATAGGTGACGAGATTTGGGTCTGAGTTCCCTCTCTGCTTGAAAGATGCTCTCTATGGAAACAAATGACATGTTATCTCCTTATAGGCACAGTCTACACTAACTAACCATGAGAACAATGAGTGTATCAAACACCGGCAAAAAACCGGCTTTGGACACATAAGTTTGAAAAGTATCAGATTTAGATACTCACACTACGCCTTTGACACTAAAGTTAAACCCCGGCTTTTACACCGGGGTTATTGTTTGGTCGGGAATGCTGGATTCGAACCAGCGGCCCCTCGCTTCCAAAGCGAGTACTCTAGCCAGACTGAGCTAATTCCCGTTATGGTCTGGGGTGTAGGAATCGAACCTACCTATATCCTGGCTCCAAACCAGGTGACACCCCTTGCGTCTGACCCCAGATGGTCGGAAGGACACGAGTCGAACGTGCGTCCCCAACGCCCCCAGCGTTGTGCTTTAGCCTCTAAGCTACCTTCCGTAATGGGACCGAGTACGGGATTTGAACCCGTGATTACCAGATTCACAGTCTGGTGCCTTTGACCACTTGGCTAACTCGGACATGTGGTGGAGCCTAATGGAATCGAACCATTACCTCAAGATTTTCAGTCTTGCGTGCAGCACCTTGCACACCCAGGCTCCATATTACTTAACTAAATCTATATACAAATCTCCAACAATGTTTTCAATTGGAATGATTAGAAACCCGTCGGAAAAATGAATTCTGATATAAGACGGTTCCCAATCTATCGCAATAGCGTCTTTAAACCCGCTGTCAACTTTAGAACCGTCTGGCATACGCAAAGTGTACTCTGAGCTATAAGAAGCCATTATTTCCTCATTCCAAATTTACGGCGGCGATTCATTCTATGAAGTTTCTCAAACCCGTCTAGAATCAAAGCCCCAACAAATGCAATTCCTACAACCGCTAAAGCAAACGCACCGAGGCCGAGAAAAACTCCCACGTAAATAATGAGTGGGGCAAAAAACGAGGCTACAATCCACCACCAAGAGATGTCGATAACTTCAACAAGCTTAAGCACAATAAGGACGATTGTCAAGACCCCGAAAACGGGGAAAGACGGCAGTTTGATATCAACCTCTCGGCTCATGTGTTTCCCCTTTCACAAGTCTTAGCATAGCACAACTAGTATGAGAGTTATGAGTCGTTGTTTCCCGTAATGGTGAGGTTACTTGTCCAGGTGTACTGACTCGGGGAGCAGGGGCATCTACTAACGTGTGGAGCATTTACTCCCCCGCATTTAGGACAAACCCATCCGGTGGGTGCGGTAGACGGGTAATATGGAGCGGTTGGGTAATAAGGGTATGGGTAATAGGGATTAATCCACCAGCCGTCATAATACCAGTTAGAATTCTGTGTGCCACTAGTTTGACTGTCCCAAGTCTTATAATATTGCTCTCCGGGCTCCAAGTTTATAAACATGGCTTTCTCCCAACTATAAAATAAAACTCCAGTCCAGGTCGCTCACTTTTACGATACATACTCTTGTCTTTTTGCAACACATATCTCAGGTTGCGGCAGAGTTGCCTACCAGTTATATACTGGATGCCTCGTACTACGTCTTAGTGACGAATGCCCTCGATGCTGGAGTTTTTGGCACGCCCACTAGGAATCGAACCCAGGACTTCGGTTTTGGAGACCGACGTTTTCCCGCTAAACTATAGGCGTATGCGAAAAAGGCGGCTTCATGTTTCGTAAGCACTTTAAACGCGGAGGAATAGGTAGCTCTCCCTCACGTACCTTTTTCTTACTGCTACCACTTGGAGCGGAATAAGAGAATCGAACTCTTCTAATCGGTTTGGAAGACCGGAGCATTACCACTATGCTAATTCCGCGTGTATGAGTAGTATAGCACTACCCAATTTGGTTGTCAAGGCTATTTATAATTTGGCGGAAGGTACAGGATTTGAACCTGTGTGCCTTTTACAGCGCACCGCTTTCCAAGCGGGCCGATTTAACCACTCTCGCAACCTTCCAGGTTGGCGGTGGGGGTGGGATTCGAACCCACGGGGCTATGACACCCACAGTCTTAGCAGGACTGCGCTATAAACCTGACTCTGCCACCCCACCGTACTCTCGTGCATCATCCCTTTAAACGACACGGTTACCTCATATGGACACATGATACAACTACAGCACATGAGAATTATGTGGAAAGGGAGGAGGGATTCGAACCCCCAACATTCGCGTTCAAAGCGCGATGCAACTGCCAATTGTGCTACTCCCTCACAAATCAGTCCATCAAAAATGTCACAAGAAACAAGCCGATGAATAGTAAAAGCAAAAATGCCCACACCGGAATGTAATAAAACAGGACTAGAATAAAGAATAGAAAGAATAATAGATTCATAGTCCCGCCTTTGTAGTTGGAGCCCTATGTCGGAATCGAACCAACATCAACTGTTTACAAGACAGTAGTTTTAGCCATTAAACTAATAGGGCATTTTGGCTCACCCTCTAGGATTCGAACCTAGGACCATACGGTTAACAGCCGTGCGCTCTTCCGCTGAGCTAAGGGTGAATATGGAGACCCGTGGCAGAATCGAACTGCCTCTAGTAGTTTTGCAGACTACTTTCTCTCCATGAGAATACGAGTCAGAAGTCCCGAAGAACCATTTGAAAGGATTTAGCTACCTGTAGAGGAAGGTACATTTCATCCCCTACGAGTTGATTGTACTCGTTCCTAAGACTCAGAACTACATAATCTGGATTGTCTGGGTGAGTACGGACACTTAGAGAAAAGTCTCCGTGCCCGTCGTCCCATATAATCTGGTGGTTCTTTACAATGCTCATTTCCATAGTCTGCTCCTTGGTTTTAGTTGGTATGAGTGGTAGGAGTCGAACCTACGATGCCGCTGTATCAGAGCGGTGCCTTAAACCACTTGGCTACACTCATGCGCCCACATAAAGGATTATAGCATACTCTTGGTGAGAAGTGTGAGTCTACACACCGTCAAGTTTCTCTAAAGCCCGGAGAATATTAGTCTCTACTTCGTCATCACTCAATTCACCATTACCAGCACGGTGAGCATAAGACCAGGAGTCGATTAAGGAAACAATTTCACGAATCCTTTCGTTATTCATAGCTGTCACGCAGTAAGAGATTTTGTGAAAAACCCTCTCATAAATCCTTAGTTTCTCTTCACAGTTCATGGTAGTTGGAACCTCAAATCGGAATTACCAACCAGCTTAATGGTGACTTTTGAGCCATTAACATCCTTCTCAAAAAACAACTCTTCTGTAGTAACAGAGTACACATGACCGTGGTCGTGTGCCGAAGTGTACTTTGTTTTTCCTATAAGAGTAATCTCTTCGGTCTCTCCGTTGGGCCACATGATGGTTAGTTTGTCTCCGCTAAAAACCCTTTTGTCTCCCAGATAGTACTCAAGGTGTTCCCAATTATTACGGACTTTGATGGGTTCAAACATTTTATCCAACTTTCTTTATCTACCGCCGAAAAGTCTCCTAAAAAACTCAATGATTCTTTCCCAGAATGTCATTATTTTTTCCCCGGAAAACCGGTATCTATCTGAGAACCTAATGGTTTTATCTCCCCACTTCATGTTTTACCTCCGGGATTTTTGGCAGTCCCTCCTCGGTTCGAACGAGGACTCTTTCGGTTCAGAGCCGAATGTTTTTCCTATTAAACTAAGGGACTACGATGAGGATGTTATGCAGAATGACTCTGTTCAAGCAGGGCGGTCAGAGCTAGGTCCACTGAGTCAAGAATTGAATTAGGTGACTTATCACTCATTGCTCCCGACACGTTAGCCATAGTTCTCAAAAAAGCTTCACTTACAACAACCCCGTTTTCTGTAACTTCTCCAGTACTACTTAATTCGGCAATAACAAAGTGTCTCATGCTCTCCTTTCATACACAATAAAACGACCTTAGATGAGAATTATGTGGTGCCTAAGGTGGGATTCGAACCCACACGCCCTTTCGGGCACTGCCCCCTCAAGACAGCGTGTCTACCATTCCACCACTTAGGCTTATATTAGAAGCCGAACAAAACTCCGAAGTTTATGTGAATCCCGTTAAAGGTTGCTCTGGCCGTGCCTTCGGCTATCGGAGTAAAACTCTGAGAAACTACATACTTGCCTTCAAGGGTTAAGGCAAAGCCCTCAGTTATGTAATACCTAGCCTGAGAAGAAAGCTGGGCTGCGGGTCCAGCAATATAGTATTTGCTTTCCGGAGAAAGGTGAGTTCTGGTACCGTTTTGAAGCCCGCGAATTTCTGTAGCTGGATTAGGAATAGAAAGCCCGAATCCTGCCCTAGAAACAATGTGAAATACGTCGGTAATTTCGTAAACATGCCCTACATTAAATAGAGCAATGTTGTGACCGTCTGAAAGCTCAAAGTGCTGAACAACATTCTCCGGGTCATTACCACTGACGTAATAAGACTTATCGTGAATCCACTCAATCTCATAAACTATGTTATCGACCCTATTACCCAGTCTAACAGTGTAGTAATTCTCTGTCAACCCTGCCAGACTAGAGAAATTAGACCACGGTCGTGTTTCATACCTGGCGTCTGTAACAGAGTAATCCTCAAAACCGGATTGAGAAATCACTAGAGTATTAGGAGCTTTGAAGCTGGTGCCAGTAGATACCTCCAAGCTCCAAGCCAAAGAATAAGACACAAAAAGTGAAATTAATAGAACCACTAGTTTTCTCATATATTCTCCTAATTGGTGCCCAGGGTGGGATTCGAACCCACAAGCCTTTCGGCACTGCATTTTGAGTGCAGCGTGTATACCGTTCCACCACCTGGGCTAGTGATTAAGAATAAAGTACTCTGTCAATTCAGACTTCAATAAGTCAGGAAGGTGAAGCTTATCCTTGTTGTCATTATAGCACTCTTCCAGCTTGGGCACAAAGGACTCTATTTCCTCTTCTACCTGGGGCTTTACGAAGACCCCGCTTTTAACATTCCTTAAATGTACCTTCAACTCCGGGGTTAAATAAAAGTATTCGCCGGTTTGAAGAATATTGTACAAAGTGTACATTCCACGAAGAAGATGTGCTGCGTACTTAGGGTCATAACCCATACGGTTTACCAACTCAGTACGCTCAGGGCTACGAGGCTTATGTCCCACAAGCCTGTCCTTTTGACTCCTAACATAGCCCATATAGGAACCGGCTACGTTTTGGGTAATCACATAAGGACGAACAGCATCAATCATTCCTTTTACAAAAGACTCTTCTCTAACCGGGGAATGAAAAACTAGGTCAATAGCATTGAAGTTACCCTTTACCAGCATCACAGCCAGCTTAGCAGCAGTGTGAATAGAGTAGTCGTCTTCCTCATGCTGGGAAACGCTCAATAGTCTGTCCTGAAATGGATTAAGGTAGGAAATCCGGTTGTGAAAAACCCCCGTGAAATCCGTGTCGGATTCGGGGGTGTCCATACCGTACATTTTACTTCCCGTTACCCAAACCTGTGCGTTGTACTCAATGAAGAATTCTGGAATTTCCATCTCAATCTCTTTTCTTTATAAGTTATTCAGAGTAATGTTTGAATGAGTTCTTATTGACGGCTGACTCTGCCATGTTGGTCTAGACAGGAATTTCCTGCCCCAGGATTCGAACCTGGACTATAGCCGTTTGACCGAAGTATCTCACTCACTGGCTGCTGAAAACTTTGGTACCGGTGGTGGGATTCGAACCCACACTTTGGCGATTTTAAGTCGCATGACTCTACCATTGGTCTACACCGGCACGCGCTTACTTAGATAGTATGGAATACTATGTAAAGTTGGTGCCGACGACAGGACTTGAACCTGCAACCCCAGAGGGGACTGCGTTCTAAGCGCAGCGCGTATACCATTCCGCCACGTCGGCATAAATTCGGCTGCCCGTCTGACTAGGACGAAGTGTCGATAAAGCCGCTAAGCAATATCCGAGTCCAAGGAAATTTCACCAGACCGTAGGTTTAAGCTTCCCTAGAGGCTTTCGGCCTTGAGCCCACCGAAGGCTCAGATAGATAGAGCAGTTTATTCGTCATGCTCAGGACTAGCCCCAAAACGGGCCTTTTGTATAATGCGGGTTTTGCTGCGCGGCGGGTTACCCGGAAACCGCCAATATGGATACGGAGTCTTTTACTAAACCTGGCGCTGCCGTTCCAGGAACTACACTATACTGTGTCTCTCTATGAGAGTTATGAGTTGGTGATTCGCCTCAGGTTTGCACTGTTGAGAGGAACAACATCTACTCTGCGCCTACGGCTAGTGCGATAGCTATCGGCAATAAGGTTTGCCTGAGGACGACTATCCGCAATAAGGGTGTTAGCCCTGCCGTCACGATACGATTCCCAAACTACTACGAGATGCTTATTCATATTTCTTCCTTTCTAAGGGGAGGGTTTTTGCGCGGAACCCTTAAAACCGCCACTATCCCCGCAACCCGAACCTGTCCTCGGTCAAGCGTCTCTCCGCTTTGTCAATGGTGGACAGCCGGGGAATCGAACCCCGAATTCCTGCTTGCAAAACAGGTGTGTTCCCGTTAGCACTAGCCGCCCGAGCTAGAGTAAGTATAGCTTACTCGTTTGTGAGAATGATTAGAACTTGTAGAACTTATGGAAGTCTGGGTATTGACTAGCCGCGAAATTCTTCATCCAAGCATCTACCCTGTAACGTTTAGGTAGTGAGTCAAGAATGACAGCCACTTCTGTGATATTAAACAACTTATTCATCATAATTCCTCATTAACTCCTTTAGAGCTTCGTTTGGTTCTGGTGGATTCTCTAACATTTCCATGAAGTATTTCCAGTCTACTTCTGAAACTTCCATGATTACAGGGATTAGATTCTTGAAGGCTTCGATTTCCTCTTCGGTTAGTTTACTCTTTTCCATAGTCAAGGTACTCAAAGTACACACTCAGTGCGTAAAGTAAACTTTCTCCGTTGTCGCCATCGCCCCCAACTTCCCAACCCAGAGAGTCTCCCATTTCCTGGTAATCATAATCCATAAGAAACTCCATAAGCTTTACTGCTTTGGTGTGATGCTCCGCGCCGTCGTCATACCGTCTCTCGGCACTGAATTGACGTTCTGGAAGTGTACGCTTTACGTCATTAAACAAGGTCATGTTGACCCCTTTCAGTTAATTGGCGGAAGGTGAGGGAATCGAACCCCCAAGGCTTTTACACCCAGCCGCTTTCAAGGCGGTGTCCTCGTCCATTCGGGCACCTTCCGTGCTTTGCCTGGTCCCGAATCGAACGGGACACTTTCCCCAAAATGGGTTGTGCTTCATCATTTACACCACAGGCTAATTGCTGGTGACCCCGGTAGGAATCGAACCTACATCTAGACTTTAGGAGAGTCCTATTCTGTCCATTGAACTACGAGGTCATGTACGGTTTATGGGTGACCGAAAACCCCGCCAAGCCTATGACCCTCGTTGCGGTGAGGGGATGCTTTATGGTGTGGCATCTAAACCCTATGATTAACCCTATCAGTGGGACAGGGGCTCTTATGGTTAGCCCTGCGGAACCTGTGCAACCCTAGGGTTTGGGCAAACCCCGATGCCCTAATTCAGTGCCGTTGCCTCACCGAATCCGTTTTTGAAGGACGGTACCTTTGGTCCCCCCGGCAGGAATCGAACCCGCTTTGAACCGGTTAAAAGCCGGGAGCCTATCCATTCGGCCTCAGGGGGATGTGGAGGCCCGTGAAGGATTCGAACCCTCGACCAGCCGGGTAGAAACCGGCGGCTCTAGTCCACTGAGCTAACGGGCCTTGCGCTTACAGGGGTAAGCATACTACTTGGTAACATGAGAAGAATGAGTTACTCTAACGGTATTGAATTTCTGTGAATTCTATTAATAATAATTCCAAAGTCCCAAAAATTTGTGTCATGGCTGGGAGTGATATAAAATTCCCCACCATTAGTAACAAAAGTCTGCATTGTAAACGCAGGAACGGTTAAACAAAAGGTGTGTTCAATGCCTTGACCCCTTACCAGTGCTGACGTGTTTTGCCAAACAATATTACTACCAGAAACTCCTGGGTCACCAATATCTAACTCGGAGAGAATATAAGCTCCCTGTACCGCTGCGGAATCACACCTAAACTGAAATCTTATTATATAAAAATCCCCAACATTACTTGGCATAAATTTGTTTGTTGAGGGGTTCCACCAACACCCAGACGCATCCGGAGGCAAGTACTCTGTTATATTACTAAGTAGGCTATTGTTAGTAACCTTGGTTCTCGTACCCGCAGTTACTGGTAGTTTAGATAAAGATGTATACTGATTGTCAAAGTGATTACACCAGCCGGTTCCTGTTACTCCGACAATGCTCGCTACTAGGTTTCGCATATCAGAAGCGGAAATTTCACCGGTAGTGTTATCAGAAAAATCAGAGTATAGCTGTTGTATCGTACGTTTGGTGGCTGGCATTAGTATCACCCCACGTCAAAGGAATCATCAAAAGCAGAGCTAAAAGCGGGACCTTCCTTTTCTACGCAGCATTCCTCTATCATCTCTGCCATAGCTAAAATGGCGTGAAATAAAGTCATGTCCGAGGGTAGGCCGGGGTTGGATATCGCTCTTAGCGAAGCTTCATTGTCTCTAATAATCTTTTTCAGAGACTTGATGTCCATAACTAGAGACTACTACTAAAACCTTAATAAGTCAAGATTCCTTTATGGTGTAATCAGAGGGATTTTTCCTTCTACTAACATAGCCTTTAGCCTCTTGAAATACATCATAAACCTTAACGACTCTTCCATGCTTATTAATTACCAGATAAGTCTCCTCATCCAGAGGAAGGGAAACGACATAATACCCATCGACTAAAGACTCTTGCCTATTCCTGGACTCAGTGTACGTAGCTGCTAATTCAGAGTCGGAAAAAACCTTTACTGGAATAGCAGCAACATCCTCTATATACCAGTCGTCCTCGTAGTGGTACCCCTCCTTCATCACAATGTATAACATGTTTACTCACTTTCTATTGGCTGACCCCCAGGGAATCGAACCCTGCTAGACCGCGTTAACAGCGCGGCGCAGTCACCAGATTGCGAGAGGTCAATACGCCTAGTTTTTAAGGTTCTAGGAAACCTGTGGTGCCCCCTCCAGGATTTGAACCTGGGATTTCCCGCTTAAGAGGCGGTTGCCTTAGACCGCTTGGCTAAGGAGGCATGTGGCGGTCCATAGGAGAATCGAACTCCTGTCCCTCGGCTGACAACCGAGCGTCTTAACCACTAAACGAATGGACCGTGCCGCTTACAGAAAACATACTACACCGTCTCTATATGAGAAGTGTGTGGAGCCCCCGAGGAGAATCGAACTCCTATTATGTCCTTACCAAGGACACGTAATAGCCTTTATACTACAGGGGCATGGAGCGCCAGGAAGGATTCGAACCCTCGATAACCGCGTTCGAAGCGCGGTGCCTTAGTCCACTAGACGACTGGCGCTAGAGAGCTAAGGCTGTTAACCTTAGCCCGAGTAATATTGTCAAGGTACGTCACCCTCAAGGGGTAACGGACAGTATAGCACGAGGTTACTTGAGTGTCAACCCCTTTGAAATCTCTATGCCCTTATCCTGAATCTTCTGATAGTACTCCTCGGAGACATCAACCTCATAGAATAAGTTGTTAAATAGGCTCTTAAAAAGCTCGGAGTCTTCATTTAGCCCGAGGTTTTTTAGCATCTTTGCTTTTTCCCAATCAAACGCCTGAATCTTTGGCACTAGAATCACCTATCCAACTTTTCCTCAATCTCAGAAATTTCATCCACCAAATCTTCTATTTGCTGGTCAAGGTGTGCCATATCCTCAAAATCCTCTATAGAGTCGTACTCACTCTCAAGCTGTGTGAGTCTCTTATATAGCCTACGGAGTTTATCTTCTAGTTGTTGATTATTACTCATGATTTTAATATATCACCTTTTTGAAAAACTGTCAATCTACGTGTAGAATTAGAATTCCGGGAGAGATTCCGAATGAGTAAGCCAGTGCTTCGTCTGTACTAGGAATTAGAATGTCTGCCGTGCTTGTATACCTAGGGTTCATAGTATCCCATATGACATAATCCTCAAACGTTTCACCCCTATCTGTGATTACAGTAACAGGAGTACCACAGAGATGCTTAATTCCGTATTCATCGAAAAACAAATCCTGGCTAACGGCTATCTGTCTTTCTAAGTTGGGGCCACAGGAAGAGATATTTGGGTCTCCGTCTGTTTGTCTTGGTACTGGGTTATAGGCTGATATTCTGGCAAGAGGTATAACAACACCGGATTTTTCCTCTTCAACTGCCTGTACCTCGATTACTGGCTCATTGACCTCAACTTGGACTTCTGGAATGGGAATATCTACAAGTATTTCCTGCTGTGTTGGTGGTGTATAGATAGTTGAGAAAAGGAAAAGCACTGCGTAGCAGGCTAGAGAAATTGTTATTTGCCTCATTCATCCTCCGGTAAATTGCTCCTTTCTAAATACCATCCACCTTCGATAAAGTCATACTTCATTTTGGTCAGGTACTCTTTAAGTGATACATTTTCTATAGAGAAGCGGTAATACTTAGTTCTGTCTGGCGAAAATCCTACAAATTTAGCATGAAATGTACGGTCTAGCTGAGGTATGTAAAGTTGTCTGTAGGATTTCTCGTCGTGCGTGTCTAGGGAAAAGACTATCTCAAAACCCTCATTGGTTTCTATCACGGCACGGAGTATAGCTCTTTGTTTTTCATCCTCTGGTGAGTCTATGTTCCCCAAAAATCCTATATCATCCATCTCTCTCCGATAGCTTTTTGTAGGTGTCCTTTACTCCGAGGTAATACCCATACCTGTAGATTAGGTATCCCCAGACTATTGAAAGAATTGAGAAGAACAAAGGGCTCATCAATAGTCGTCCGAGTCTTCCACTTCAAAATCGTCGTCGTCATCCTCTTCGTAAAGCTGTTGAACAACTTCTTCTGGGGTCCTGCCTTGATTGTACAAGTCCTCAAAATCAGTATCCTCAAACTCGTCTAGTTGTGCGCCTAGTCTAATCCAGGCGATATTGTCTACCTCGTTAAGCCAAGAGTCGTAACTCATTATTCCTCCTATTTATAGCCATTAATCATGGGGCTATCGAATCTTATCTTTTTGAAAACCCTCTCTTCCATCAACCTAGCGGTCAGGTTAGAAACGAAAATCGGTAATAGATATTCTACTGCGGAAGCTCTGGCAATATCTTCCTCTTCCCACCTGTCCAGGTTAAAGAACTTATCTCCTGGGTGTGTGGAGCCATAGATTAGGGAGAACATATCCTTCTCTACCTCAGAGGACTTCTGAACGAATCCCTTTATGATGTAGTTATCCCCAATCATTAGGATATTCTGACCTTCATCGTAGAACATTTCAAGGTCTACAAGCGGTCGAATCCAATCTAGGGTTTCTTGGACAAGTCGTAGTTCCTGCTCAGTTATTTTTCTCATAAGCCACCTTTAATAGAAGAGCCACCCGAAGGTGGCTCATTCTTACCACCCGTAGTGGCTTTCTTCTTCTTCTTCTTCCTCGTACTCCTCTTCATCAAAGAGATTCCAGAATTCGTCTTCTTCGTCTTCTTCGTCCTCAGCCTCCTGATAGGAGACAAGAACCTGTTCAATGTGGTAGCGGTAAACACTGTTTGCTTCATGCTCAGAATCAAGCTCGTAAGCCAGAGAGTAAAGAGCATCCGTAGCTTCTTCGGAGGGTTCAACCTCAAGTCCCTCGATAAAGCGTTCTACCAAAATCTCGTAGCTAGGCGCAACCCGACCCTTACGGGTGTATGCAGAGGCAATCGTGGAAAGCCAATTCATAAATGCCTCAGTCATATCGTATCGGGTTTCTGCAAGTACGGGACGCTCAACCTGGCGCAGGACGGTGTATTTCGCTGTGCGAATCTTCTGGAAATTAGAGTCATTAGGCACGGACACAACATCTGCCGGGTCAATCTTTACCTCTACGACAATAGGACCGAAGCTAGAGGCGTATTCCCAGGTACCGGCGTGAAGACCGAAAGAGCAGGCAACGCTAGGGTCATCCATGACTTCACTACGGGCCATTTCGAGAATATTGCCGGGAGCATTGTGAAGCCGACCCGAAGTCTTCTCACCGTTAACGATTGCTTCTCCACCAGACGAAATCGAGAAGAAGGAAGGGTCAACACCCTTATACGCCAGGAAATGTCCGTCATCAGTAATGGCAAAGTTGTGACGGTCAAGGAACTCAAAAAGCTGAGTGCGAGAGTGTCGGCTGGGGTTCTGAAAGAGACGCTCCATGAAGTTAATGAGCTTCTGGAAATTACGCCCGCTCTTGTAAAACTCCACAACGGTTTCTGCCAAACGGTCGTAAAGTGCTTCCCCGTTGTAATACAGGGTGGAACCAGAGATGGTTACCTTTTCGCTGAGACGAGACAGAACGTCACGCTGAGCCTCTACGAGTCTAGGAAGCTCCTCAAAATCCTTGGAGAGAAGTGCATCCATAATCCTATCGAAATTCGGGTGGCTCTCTGTGACGGTGCGAGAAACACCATCAATAACCATGAGAATTTGGGTTCCGGAGGATTCTGAGCCGGTTACGGTATAGCTAACGTTCATTTTCATGCTCCTTTCGCAATCATGTTTGCGTAATCAATTAGGTGCTGGTCCCGAGAGTGCTTGGTAAGAAGCAGCGGGTACTTATCAGAGAGCTTTTCGTAGAGCCTGGTTGCCTCATCAGCCTCCTTCTTACCGACAATATCACGCTTGTTGATGAGATTTCTGAGACGTGCAGCGGTAGCCCCAGTTGCGGTACTAATGAACGGGGAAAGAGTGTCGTAGAGCCTCTTGGCTTCTGCGTAGGCAGAGTCGTTACGCTTTTCAGAGGTGGCGATTTGAATAAACCTGGCAAGCTCGGGGTCATTAATCTTGGTGAAGTCAGCAGGAAGGCTGAGGTAAAGTAGGTTGTAGCTGAGCTTACTGCGAGCGACAGAAAGAATTTCGCTTTGGTCTGCGTACACCCGGTTGACGGCATCCTCAAACTTGTCAATAAGAACTTCCACAAGAGGCTTGGCAGTGGGGTAAGTCTTAAGGAACTTATCCACCTGATTCTCCGCGATAGCGTAAACGGGAACATCTACCTGGGGGTTGCTAGGCGAGTAACGAGTTCCAGTAAAAACACTCTTTAGAAGCTTCTTACCGACGTAGTAAATTTGTGTGTTTTCGTCGGGAATTTCCTTAACGTACTCAACCGAGGCGTGGCTTCGGTAGCCATAGCTATTGAAAACAACTCGGTCGTACATGACACTCTTCTTGGCGGTCTTGGCAACATGCTTTACAGAAGCCTTAATTTCCTCTAGAGTGATTTCCAACCCAAACTTAGCCACGTAATCCGGGTGAAGCTTAGAGTTACCGGGAATAACCACAGCCGTATACGTCTTGTTCTGAATCATCCAAGTGCGAATCTTCTTAATGTCTGCATCCCTAAGGTCATCCTCTTCCGCACGAATTAGTGCGTACGTGGAAAGATGATGGCTGTCCCAAAGCTCTCCCTGAGTCGTCTTAGAAAGCCTGTTGCTACTGGGGTTATACTCAAGCTTAGTAACAAGAGTGTTAAAGGAGATGTTATCCAGGCTTCGGAGGCTAATCTTTTGGCCCTGAAACTGGAAGTCGAACTTGCCCAAAGCATAGAGGTCCCGATTAAACTCTCGGAGAATCTTCTTATACTCAACTAGAGTCTTAGCCTTGGAAAGCTCCTCATTAATGCGAGCTTCAATTTGAGCGTAAATAATGGACTTACGCTGCTCGATAAAGTGAAGAGTTCGCTGGGAGAGATTAAGCTCTTCACGGCTGGGAGTAAAATCCACTGCCCCCATAGGAGCATTCATCACTACCGTTCCAGAGTGAATCATCGTGGTGTAACCCTGGTGCCGATAAGGATAGGCAACTCCACCCATTACAACGAAATCCTTGCCCTCATCCTCCGAAACACGACGGATAATCCTGGTGTTATCATCAATCTGCATGATAACTTCGGGAACCATTTCGTGAGGGAAGGCCACACCACCGACAAATTCTGGAAGAGTGGGGAAAAAGCGGTAGAAAAGCTTGGCCTTACGGACAAAGCTAGTGACGTTATTTACCGGAATAGAAACTTCTACACCGTTTCCAGCCTCAGTGCGCTCCTCAAAAAGCTTAGTAATACGACCAACACCGTACTCGTCAAGGTGGACCGAGAAGATTCGCTTGAAGCCGTTCTTAATTGCGGTAAGCGAAAACTGGTTAGTCATAGAAAAACCGGACTTGCACCCGAGACCAAGCTGACCAGTAAAGTCGTTACTCTCACGCTTCGTTGAGGCACCATACATGCCGAAGACTTCGAAGACTTCGGTCTCATCCATACCGACGCCGAAATCCCGAACAACGAATTCAGGGGAAAACACAGTAGGCAGGGTGACCTGAATAGGCATGTCAGCCCGACCAGCTTCTACATGCGAGTCGTATGCGTTGGTACTGTATTCACGAATAACTGCCATCTCACTATCAGAGTAGAGATTGGCAAGCACGCTCATAAGGTGAGGAAGGCTCTGGCTGTCCAGACCCATCTGTCGAGACACAGAGTCCTCGACATTCCCGCTGATGTTTACAATCTTCTCTTGGTTTGGAATCATTGTCGCAAACCCTCCTTCTTGGGATGACTCATGGTACTACCTATCCTTGTGAGAGAGATGAGAACCTTTCCCAGTAATTTACAATTTCTAACCCTCGTCTCTCAGCACTTCTAACGCAGTGAGAAGTGCCCCCTTTGGTTCCGTTCCATAGGGCCAGAATCTTGCCACCCTTATGGTAGATGTACTCTACCATCCAGTGATTTCTGTCAGTTAAAGCCTTTGAAATTTCCCACTTATTATCCATATCTGGTGTGTAGAGAGTCCGAATTTCTGTAGACAGGTAAAGAGCTTCCTTGTACTTATCTCGCCAGAATTTAGACCACCTTCTGTCCTGACCCTCAAAGGGAACCGCACAAAGAAGTGGAATTTCTAGACTGATTGCTGCGTGTGCAAGTGCTAAATCCCAACCGGCAGCCATGCCAGATACTACTCCTATAGGCTTCTGTTCTTCAAGTGCTTCTACGGCTACATTGACAGTTTTATAAAAAGCGGATTGGCTATCCCACCCACCTAGCTTGTCTGGCCTGTGTCCCGTCCCTGCTACTATCATATTATCTCCTATGCGTCTCAAGGCTACTCCCTAGAAAAATGAGAAGGGTGAGCGGACACCCTTCCCTGGTTTTTATAATTGGAGGCTATGGGAATCGAACCCATGTCCAGAATATCTTAAAAGTTAGCTTCTACGTGTGTAGTTTGTCTTTGTATCAACAGAGTCGGAGAACAAACAAACCTAGCCTGTGAGTTTGATAGTTTATCCTCCGGTTTACCATCAAACAATCTCAACCGGATTCCCACGCTAGTCGAAATTTAGGTTACGTGGTTAGCCTAAATTCGGCCTCACTAGCTTACGCAGCGAGGGCTTGTGGGTTGTAGCTAGCGCCTAGCATGAAGCCAGGTAGCATTTCTACGTTGTCGTCAATTAAGACTTTTAAGGCTTTTTAGAGAGGCCAGCCTTTTCCTCTACACGCAACTAATTTCTCGTATACCCTGTCGAAACCTGGTAGCCCCCTTACAAATCAATACTACAATAAAATTCTCTGCTTGTCAACCTTAAAGCATGTTTTCGCAGTAAATCTTAAAAGCTTCTCGACACTCTTTCTCTGTTTCGAAAGGCCCATATGGTCGAGCCCAGGTCTCGTCATAAAAATACCAAAAACCGTCTTCGTCCAGAAAAACCGGGTCTGAGTATTCGCTCATGTCCCTAACGCCCATGTAGTGATACACTGAATCTACCACCGTCTACGATTCTTGTAGAAAATCTCCAGGTGCCTTCGATATAGTAATACGTCTTGTTAACTATGTCGAGAGAATAACCTCCAACTTCGCCTAGAATTATTCTACTCTCACTTTCAATGTAATACATATGCTGAGGGGCGCTGCCCCCTACTTGATATGTCATTGTCTCAAAATCAAGAACAAGCCTACGATTAAAGTCTGTAGACGTACTCCAAAGCTCTCCCTCATAAACTAGATTGTAGTGAATCGTGGGTACTGGATGTTGAACCCAGTACGGAGACACAGTTATGGCACACGAAGAGAGTAAAGTTACCAGCGCAATAAGAGGGAAAATCTTTTTCATCGGGATGCCATACCTTTCGGCTGCCTAAAAATTTCTCTAATTCGACGCATATACTTTTTGTTTCTTCGTGCCTGTCGATTAGACTTGATTTCGTAAAGTCTCTTGTCTGTAGTACCGTAAAGAGACTCCATCATGTCTCGCATCATTTCCTCAGGATTCTTCATTCTTCTCACTCCTAACTATAGTCATAGTTGATATGTAGACCAGAAATGCTCCGAATGCCATTCCAGCAACTCCCTCAACACTGGGAGTAAAAAGGCCGAACTGGGGCAATATGTATAGCTGGGAAAGCACAATAAACATTGCTAACCCAAACCCCTCTAAAAATACACGAAAAAGCATTTTATCTCCCTTCATATCCGCTCTTGTATATGGATGAACCGTAAATATTGTCCTCGGTTTCTTTTACAGCGGTGATTAATTCTCCGTTTAGACCTAGCTCCTCATCTGCAAACTGTATCATACGAGGATTAGGGGACAATGAGAACTTGGGTATCAACCACATTGACTCGTCAACAGAGTGACCACGAGAAATCGCGGCTATAATTGCTGCCGCCCCAGAACGACTAATACCGGCCCAGCAATGTAAAAGCATGGAACCGTAGGTCTCCTGAGAAAACTTTATCAGTTTCTGAACGTGGTATCGTTGTGGAAGAATTAGGGGGGCTCTCCTACCTAAACCGATTTCCCCATCGTTGTCAATGTCATCAAAGTTAAGCGGTAAAAGCTTAGGAGTTCTTTTGGACAAGCTAGTCCTAAGCCAATCCCTAGAAGAGTTTCCCATACAGTTTCTTCCCACTATACTAACTATAGAGGAAGGTTTTATCTCATCTGCAACCTTCTTAACAGCATTAGCAGAACAAACGGTAATCCAGTCTGTCATCTGATATCATAACTCCCCAAATCTTCTGGCGAATCTATAATCTTCGCACTGTAAATAGGACCCGAAACTGGCTCGTCATTTAGTGTCCAATGGAATAATGGGTCCCTTGTGTCTACCCAGGAAAGACAGTATACCTGACTGTCAAGAAGGTAGTATTCCCTGTCACTGGTAGTAAGAACTGGCTCCACCATGTTATTAGTGTGCCAACAATGGTATCCGTCCTCGTAAACAGCGAACTCGTTATAACTCCCGTTATAAATTACTACCAGATTATGCTCTGGAATTGCTGACGCGGTAGTATCGCACCCGGCAAGAAGTATCGCGGAAGCTAGAAGCAAATACCTAAACATTTTCCACATAGTCCCTCACCATCTCTACCTGTTTTCTATATTGGGGAATCATAGGCATGTGGTCCCTCTTGTTTTTCCATACCCAATATAGAACTCCAGCATGGCCAAATCTATGATACCAAGAGATAACATCTCCATATTCATCGGGAGTAATAAGTTCCCAATCAGCAGAGGCATAATACCAAGTGTCGCTTAGGAAGATAAACCAGCTATCCCCCATACGCATAAATGACCGTTCATCATCTGCTATCATTATCTTTTCTTCCGGGTGAATATCTCCTTCGGTGTCATAGATGATTTTGTTGACAACATTCATTACTTCCATTACCCCGGAATTAACACCGTGCTTGTAAGCATCACTCTTAATTAACTCTTCTGTTTTTGGTTCTGCGCCGCCCATTGGGTATATTCCTATGTCGTTAAAGGCTCCCTCAATGCGAGAGACAAGCTCATCCTTTGTCATAAATCCTCCAACTGTCTACGGTACTTGGTAACTAACTTTTCAGCCAGATACGCCTGCTTATCCGTAAGGTATTCCATACCGGCAAGAGAGTGACCAAGCTTACCATCAAAGCGGTTAAACCCAATGTCATTTCTAACCGCTGCTCTGTCGATATCATACGACGCCAGAACTCTGAGTTTGGTGAGAAACTCCTCTTTCTCGGACTTGGTGTACTTCTTAACCTCTTTTTCAATCTTTTCAAATGAGGGGAGCTTTACATTATCTTCAAAAACAGGGTAAGCAACCTCTTCGACTTCTTTATCCAAAGCCCGGTCAATAATTTCCTGCTTATCAATCAAAGACTGAGCCATGGTAGCATCCAAAGAGCCTTCCATGACGAGATGCTGTACAAGAACACTTTCCTTCTGACCAATTCTGTGACAGCGGTCCTCGGCCTGAGACATGTTACCAGGCACCCAATCCAATTCTGCAAAAACAACGTGTGAGGCAGAGGTTAGAGTAATACCAACACCAGCAGCTTGAATAGACCCAAGGAAATAAAGGATAGAAGGGTCATTTTGGAAGGCGTCAACAGCAGCCTGCCTATCTTCCATTTTCGTATCCCCTACCAATACAACCGCTTCGTCACCCAACTCCTTTTTCAAGGCCGAGATTACTGCTTTGTGGTGTGCAAAGATTACCACCTTATCAGAAGCGTTCTTTACATGCTCCACAATGTAGGGAACTTTTAGTAGCGCAATTTGTTGTCTAATCTTGGCCATCTCAGTAAACTTTGCAGACATTCCTTCCTGCAAAGAACGCATGGCCATTCTGTACTCTTCTACGTTATCGCTTACCTTAGCTAGGGCTAGAGAGATTCTAAGGTTTTCTACAACTTCATCCTTCTCGTCCCAAGCCTTGCTTTCTTTATTAACCAAATCCCTAATCTCTTTGGTAGCTGGCAACTCAATAACCTGTCTACGCTTAGAGGGAAGCTCTGTAAGAACATCCATCTTCAAACGTCGAATCATAATAGTGCTGCGAAGTCTATCCTGTAACTCTTCCAGGTTTGAAGCTCCGCTGAAATCCCATCCCCAGCCGTTAGCAACAGCACCACAGTACCTACGTGCATAAGAGAAAAAGCTACTCCACCTTTCAGGGTCCAAAGCGTTGATAATAGGAAATAACTCAACGGGTCTGTTAAGAATAGGAGTCCCGGTAAGAAAAATCTTATGCTTACTGGGGATTCCTGGATTTCTCTTACCGCTACCAAGTACTGCCTTTGTTCTGGCAGCCTTCGGGTTCTTTAGATAATGAGACTCGTCAATAATTATCAGGTCCCATTCCTTCTCATTAAGTTTTTCCCGGTGTTTTTCAACAACATCGTAATTAATAATCACGATAGAGGTATTCTCAGGGTAGTCTTTTCTGTTGACAACCCCGATAGTGTAGTCCTTAACCAACCACTTACTCAACTCCCTCTGCCAGTTAAGCTTTAGAGAGGCTGGGCAAATAACCAGGATATTCTCGTACTCTGGGTGAAGATTCAGCACCCCAATGGCCTGAATTGTCTTACCGAGACCCATTTCGTCTGCGATAAGTGTGTTCTTATCTTTAGAGAAGTGAATACCGGCCTTCTGGAAGGGGAGGTAGTCAAGACCTTCCGGGGCCGGGATAGTAACATCTAAATCAGTTGCTCTGGAAAGCTTTCGATTCTCGTCTTTTGATTCCTCTTCGACAGTCTGCCACCAAAGGATTTCCCAATCACCACTGGCACTCTTAGAAAGAGAAATACCCTCCTTCTTCAATTCTGCCTTTTGGTTTTCCCAGGCTTTCCAAAAAGAAGTATTGGGGGACGCACTTTGCAAAAGGCGTTCCCCATACTTTGTCATAACGAGTTTTGGCTTGCTCCAAGTGAGCCCAAAATCTTCCATACACACATTCTACTTTCTCAGTTTGTGAGAAGGATTAGAGCCTCAATCCATGTGGGCTTTCTGGTACTTATCCCTCTCCTGCTTAGTCATTTCTCTGCCCTCAGCCGTAGCCTTGTCACTAATAGCTCTCTTTTCTGATTCCATCTTCTTATCATAGGCAGTTAGCTCGGGGGAGGGAGGGGACGGGTCCCACTTCTTGCCGTACTTGTCTGTAGACTTTTCAGTCTTCTTCGCATCTTCCTCTTTATTAAGGTCTACACGAAGCTTTTCCATCTCTTCATGCTTATCGGCTTCCATATCAAGCTTGTCAGTCTTGTGGTCTGACGGGTTGAAGCTCTTAATAATAGACTTAATTGCTAATACGGTCTCGATAATTCCAGCGGCGTCTTCTGAGGAAATAGACTTTTTGGTTCTCCATCCTTTTTCAGGAGTTTCCCCTCTTTCTTCTCTTTCCTTTCTACTCTGCCTCTGCCTATCCCACGCACCCTCTTCTGCGCCTACAGCGTTGGGGTCTGCCTTAGTACCCTGATGCTTGGGCTCCACCATCTGACGAGAGTATCCATCGTCACTTTCTTCTGCTACTCCATGACCGTACTTTTTACTGTCTGAAACTAGCTTGGAGCTAGAACCGGGAGTAACAGACTTTAGAACCTCCCTGACATCTTCCATAGCATCAGCAATAAATGATTTTAGAGCATCGACTGACACAGGTTTATCAATAACGATTAGACTACCTTCTTCATAGTCTCTGTACATACTTTCTACGTTTTTTAGTGTTTTCATTCAATCATCTCCAAAGAAAACTAGCCTTTTCAACATTATACCCAATAGATGGGGGAAGTTCAAACCTTAAGATTATTCTTTATCAGCCTTGAGTCAAACCAGTGAGAAGTGATTCCAGCAGTAAAGCCTGGATTAACGAACTTATACGCCTCGGAATAATTCTTCACGTTGCGAAAAATGAACCCCTCATACTCCTCGGAGTAAAAGGGTGTGTGATTGTAGGAGAGCAGAAAATTCTCGACATTGCTGGTCGAAGTTACTAGAGGAGTGAAACACAAACCTACCTCGGTAGCTCTCAGTTTAGCCTCAAAATAGGGAAGAAACGTCTCATGGCCAACATATATATCATACACTACAAAAAGACTTTCCAACTTAGTATAGTGAATGGAGTGTTTAGCGTATAGCCACTCCCCAAATATGACGGAGTTCTTAGGGAGGTTTGTGAAAAGCGCCGAAAAAACTTCGTGCATCGAGTACGCCCAGTTTTTAGCCGCATCCCACTGAGGGTGTGGCCTTTTATTTTCGAGATAAGAGCCTCTGTTTTGTAGTTTAAGGACACCAGAGTCAGGCATGGAAATTCCCAGGTTGGCTCCGTCCAACTTCTCAAAGACATAGAAGTCCCCTTCCGGAAAACCCATCGCAGAGATGTCGTCTTCCGAAAAGTTACTTCCTGGTAAATGAGGTACTCTAGGATACTTTTTCATAAAGTGTGTGCGTTCTGCCTACCTTGTCTGGTAAGCAAATGAAGTTGACTCCATTATACTCAAAGTTATGATACACATGATAATGACCAAACACCCAAGTCCTAACATTGGGGAGCCTGTTCATAAGTAAGTCTAGGTAAAGACTAGTACGAGTCCTAATAATTGGTTTATGAGCAGCCAAAACAAGGTGTGAGACTCTAGCTGGGGCGTCATGCGAGATAACTGTCTCTACCTGTTCGAACTTACCTTCCAGGCTTCTAAAGATATCTTCCCACTCCTGCTCATTTAGCTCCTCATTATACCACCAGTTTAACCCAGGGGTTCTCATCTGGTGGTCTATCGACCATGCTCCACCAACGTAAAGGGTATTACCCTCCAAAGTACCGTCAGGAATCCATTGAATGCTGCCGCTGGTAAACTCTTTACAGACCTCTAGATTATCGTGGTTTCCACGAATAAATCTTATTAGCGGCTTTACATTCTCTCGCGCCAACACCCGAGCCTCATCGTCTCTATGAAAACCCAAGCCAAAATCACCCACGATGATAATCTCATCGTAGTCTGCGTGAACTTTTCTTAGGTGGGGAATTAGACTAAAATTCCCGTGTAGGTCACCGACTAGCAGCTTCTTCATAAGTCTTTTCATCTTTCTCCTGTTTTCGGGCTAGATAAGCTATTGTCTCATATCCCAAAAACATGGCTACGATTACTGGCCAAGGCGCTCCCAATATAAAAGCAAGCACCATTGAGAATATAAAGTATATCACGATATTCCACCTGGAAAATCAAGCGGTTGGTCTAAAAACATGGGCAACAAGTCCATCCAAATTCCGAAATAATCGAACAGTATTCCTACTATTGTCATAAGACAGAAGAGTATTCCGAAAAGATACCATTCTTTTCTATTCTTTCCACTTATGATAGACATTATAAGAACAAATATCATCATTAGAGTAAATAAGAACTCGTTTACCATGTTTATCCTTAATTGGTTTAGGCAAGCTGTACGCGGGATTCTGTATTATCTTGTCATCTATCTTGGCTAGCCATTACAGTTTCGCTCTTTGCGGGAATTACTCCCTTGCTGACGGGTAAGGATTGCCTAGCCGTGGGTTATTAGTCCCACGCTGGGGTGCTTTTATCACCCCGCTTTCACCTACCGCTAACGCGGTCACTATTCGCTGTTGCTCTTGCTCGCGGATTACTCCGGGCGGGTGTTACCCGCTACCCTTTTGCCAAAAATGGGACACATGTCTCAAGTTTGGGTCAGTCCCGACGTTCCTCACCGTAGCGCGACAAGTCACTTACCTAAAATTACAGTATCGTACATCAGAAGAAAAATACCAGACGAGATTAATGTTGCTCCGATGTAACTAGAAATGATGCCAAAAGGCAGTAAGGGCGGAATTAAAAAACTGGCGGCTATCAATAAGACGCCAATAAGTCTACGTAGTTCCATATTGTATACCTCCCAGCCCAAGTATGGTAGGGAGCCTCCAACATGACCATCATATAGCATATCAGAAGGGAGTGTCAACTACTCTATCGTAGCCGAATTCTTCTGCTTTTTCTTCACACAGAGTCTTTAACCATCCACCCTTACCTTTTGCACGAAGTCTTCCAGGTGTTCCTGTAAACTCACACGTCTGGTAGGACTCATCTTCTGCCTTTGAGACTTCTTTAGAAAAGTTTCTCCACTTCGTAGACTCCCATTCGCCCTCCGGTGGGGTGTAATAAAACCTAAGCCCACCAAACTTCTCTTTAACCTGGTCAACCTTACCACCATTGTCAAGAACAAAATCAATTAGCGGCTTAACTATACGGTCCCAACCAGAGTTACACTCAAAGTACACACCCCGATAACCAAACTGTTCTAAAAGCCCGTCAATTTGTTCCATGGTAACCTCTTTAGGTTCCATAACATTCACACCCTTTCTAGCTAAGTCCCAAGCATTTTCCAAAATAAGGTTGGTTAACTCATTTTCAATACTTTCGGAAAGATATTCTCTTATTCTGATAAGCTCTTCTTCTAGTTTCTTTTCCATCTTATTTCATCCTTGTATTCTACTCAAGCTCAGTTTTGTAAGGTCTAAAGATTTCCACTGCGATGTACATCTATCTTATAGTCCATACATTGTGGAATTGAATACTCACAGAATAGTTGTTGCCAAATCGGAAATACTTTCTTTTTATCACCGGCAGTAAATTTGACGGTTTTATTTTGTCCTTCACGGTGTTTTGAGAGATAAACGTAAAGAGACAACCCAAACCGTATATTCAAAGATTTCACCAATTCTGATAAGTCATCGAAAGCCCACCCTTTAGCAGCAATGCTAGGCGAGTGATATTTATTTGAGGATTGATGTGAGTAACCCAAGTGCCCATCATCTAAATACCAAATTAGCAGTCCAAATAAGTCCAATTGCGAAAAGATGTCAATCGGGATATAAGTTTTATTTGACACTAAGCCATTCCCGTAAATCTGTTGTCGTAATTCAGTAAGAAACTTATAGGCAGTTGTTTGGAGAGAGGGTTTGCCCCCACTGGCAGTATTGTAGAAACGAGTACCAAGAGCAGCTAATTTCTCACATTTCCAAGCAACGTAATCTGTCTGTGCCCTATGATGCCCCTCATAAAACACGTATCGTTTTGCGTTACCGCTACTCAGCTTTATACATCCATCCCCAAGAATACTGCCTAACAAAATTTGGGTTGCGTCGTATGACAAATCATCAAGTGACGTTTTTTGGTCTCCAACACACAAATTGTCATTGTCCCGAAAACCTGCTGCGTATTTGCCAACGCGCGAGAAATAGTTATCGTCAAGTTCAATCCCAAGTCTTCTTCTCTTTGCCATAATCCCAATTTGCGAATGACGAGGGATAAAATGTTGCAATTCGTGTGGCAAACACTTACCGCCAAGAAGATGAAGTGTCTCTACCTCACTTGGAGTCCATTTTACCTGTGTTTTCTGTGTCATCTTACCCCTTCAACACCATTACTGGTCTAAGACGCATTTCTACCTCAGCTACCTCTGCGTCTACTAGAGACTGAATTACCTCGTCAACGTCCTTGTAAGCCCCGTGAGACTCATCAAGTGGAACATTTTCGAAGTTGCCAATCACACCAGCGTCTTCGAATTCCATGTTTACAAGCTCCTGGTCAAGCTGCTCCTTGGCCTTTCCACGGCTCAATACCCTTCCTGCACCGTGAGAAACAGACTCTCCAAGTTTCTCTGACTTTACTCCTGGTCGTAGAACATAAGAACCGGTAGCCATGCTGCCAGGAATAAGTAGAGGAATACCGTCGAATTCGTAGGCTGGTGTAGCCCCTTTACGGCCCACGTATTTACCGTTACGCTTTTCTATGAAGTTATGTGGTATGTGGCCAAGGTATTCTCCACCAACTTCCTCAAAAACAATCTGGTGAATCACATGGTGGTTATAGCTAGCCCATTCAAGCATTGCTAGTTGGAACATGTAATACATTCTCCCAATGAAGGACTCCGCTGGCACAAACAATAAACCGTTCATTGGAGTCCCATTCCACTTCTTCAATTCCTCAGCAATAGCTTCATCGAACCACTTTGCCATAGCTGCTCCAATACCCCGAGAGCCGAAGTGTGTCATTAGGTAGTTTTCCCCGTTTTCAGCTTCTTGAATTTCAACGAAGTGGTTTCCCCCTCCGATTGTCGCAACCTGATGAAGCATTGCGTCTGTCATTTTGCTTTCTAGAAGCTTAACGAGAGCTTTGTACTCTTCTGTAGAAGACTCCTGCCATAGGGCTGGATATGAGTTAATCCATGACTTAGCTGGTCTCATTTCCCCGCGAATAATCAACTTGAAGGTCTCCATGGAGATTTTCCAGTCAGACAGCCCGCGACCAACGCCAATTCTTTCCCCCATCTTTTCAAGCAAGTCGCGGCGACCACTCCACTGTGACATGTTGTCTCTACCAAGCTTAGAAAGAGCTACAGAGCAAGCTGGGTCAGGACCAACAACGTCTGGGTAAAGATGAGTTTCTGACTCCACTACGGAGCCAATTGCGAAGCCATAGCCTGTGTGAGCGTCAGGAGTAATCGTTAGAGACTTAACCCCTGGCAACTCCATGGTGTTTCGAATCTGCGCCAATGCATCATTCTCTAAAGAATAGAACAATTGGTCAGACATCAAGAATGTCGCCCACACCTTACCGTGGCGCATCTTGTACACATTTCCTGTTTTGAATGGCTCAAATATCATGGTATTACTCTCCAATTACTTCTATAGAGTCCTTTATGTTTGGACGGTAATAATCACGAAAAGTGGGTTCTCCAGGCTTTCTTCCGTCTCTAATTACGTGAATGTTTGTACCTTTTACGTAAGCAAACTCACAAACAAGAGGGTTGCCGAACCATCTTTTAATTATTAACCTTTTACCCTTGTACTTCTCAAAAAAGCTCCTAGCTACTCTCATATCTCTCTTAAAGCTTTTAGAAACTCTTACCAGAGAGTTGTATTTGCGTCTGAGCAGTGCAACCGCATCCACCTTTTCACTTTCTGGAAGACTGGACATAACATAACTAACGGCTTCCTCATGCAGGGCTTGTAGAGAACGCCCTATAACCCTAATATCTCCTCTATATTGAACTCCCATGAACCTAAATTCAGAATATCTAGACAAATATTTATGAAACCTCTTGTCACTAGTCATAGTCTTACCTCTCTTGCGCTAGTGTATCATCGGCCTAGGTGAGAACAATGAGAAGAGGGAGGATTTCTCCTCCCTCAACCCGCTTTAAGTTGTAGCTTGTATTACCTTATAACCGGCCAGAAGTAGAGAATGTCAATGTCTACTACTACACCTAGCTCTACAGAAGTTTCTTCAAGAGTAGGTTGACCATCTGCTCCGAGGTAATAAAGCTCCCCGTATTCAAGCCCTTCGATGGTAACAAAGGAACCGGCAGGAATTAATTCTTCACCATCAAAGTAAACGAGGCTACGTAGGTGGACGTACGAATCTCCGGGGCTAGCAAGCACCCAGGCACCGGGTAGGTTAGTGCGAACAAAACCAATTTCAGCGTCAAACGGAGTCAGGGCAAATGGGGTTAGGAAAATGACTTCACCAGGAGGACCCTGTTCGCCTTGAGGACCCTGAGGGCCGGTTTCACCCTGCTCTCCGCGAGGACCACGCTCTCCCTGAGGACCCTGCGGTCCTACGGCACCGTCAACTCCATCTGCACCGGCAGGACCGGCTGGGCCAGCGGGGCCTTGCGGGCCTACTGCACCGTCTTGCCCGTCAACACCCGGCTCACCCTGTGGGCCTGCGGGTCCTACTGGACCCTGAGGACCAGTTGCTCCGTCAGCACCGTCTTGACCATCTTCGCCTGGAGGTCCCTGTTCTCCGGTATCACCCTTGGGTCCCTGTGGACCAACAGGGCCTTGGGCACCGTCTTGGCCATCTTCGCCAGGGGGACCCTGCTCACCCTGTGGGCCTTCCGGTCCCTGAGGACCAATAGGTCCTTGCTCTCCCTGAGGACCCTGGGGACCTTCTGGTCCCTGTGGGCCTTCTGGTCCCTGAGGACCCTGCTCACCCCCGCCAGTACAGAAGTGATGGTCGGGTCGCCTTTCGCAGAAATCCTCGTCGGAGTCTCCTCCAGCTAATACTAGAGGTCCAGCCAAAAGGCCGAATGCTAGCACGAGTGACATCAAAAGTCTTAGTCTCATATTTTCTCCTTTTCTTTAAAAACTAACCCAGTTTCCCTGCCGGTTACTGGTAAGAGCATAGTAACTCCAAGACTCTTACAGAACTCTTACTACACTTTGTAATTTCGTATTAGTTCGAACATACCCTTAACTTTTTGTAGATTCCTCAAAAGAAAGTAAAGGAAGTATATGTCCTCACGTTTAAGCGAGCTAAGAATTCTATCTATCTCCTTCAACGCGATTGAGTCTGTCTCAAGTAGAGAGTCGTCCCACCTCTTGGCCATATTATACCTCCTAAACTTGTTCCTGAGTGTTCAATCGTCACTGATGGAATCCAGGAAAATTCTGTTCCAATCTGAGTGTTCGTGAATTCCGAACATGTGTTCTAAAAAGGCAAGCGCCTTCCTGTATCGGGCCATTAAACTACCATTAAAGTCATCATACGGTGTAGACAAATGGTCCTTCAAGTCTGCCATCTTTACATCCACGGCTATTCTGTTTCTATATGCGTAGATTCTTTCTATATATTGCCTATAGGACATGTTTTTGGGCCGAGTAAGTAACCATAGAGCCTGAATCTCGTCATCTTCAAGTAAAGGAAACGTTCTCTTCATTTCTTCCGGGTCCTCTGTTGGATGAACATCCTCAAAGTAATCGTGAAGAATGGCAACTGGCATGTTTTCATTATCTACCAAACCAGCCACCCTAAAAAGATGTTGAATATAAGGTTTTCCTCTTTTATCGAACTGCCTATAATGACCACGCATAGCGAATGAGACGCATTTTTGCAACTTAACGTCAAACTCACTTAAGGTGTAAGAATCAGCCATGTACATCTCTCCAATATTAATTCACAACTCATTATTTTACCATTTCAATATGAAAGGCGGGTTATTAGGCCCGCCTTTATTTTAGCTCAAAGTGACTTTTAGTAACTTTCGATGTACTTGACTAGGCTGCCCTCGGAAAGCATGGACATAAGCTTGAGTGTGGAGTCTGACCAACCTCCGATGGAGTAAAACTTGCCCCCAACCCTGGACATCTGAGCCTCGTAAGCCGCTAGGTTTACGGAGTAAGCAGTGCCAGTGTAGCCCTTAAGGGCATGGAAAATCTGGTCATGAATTTGCATGTCGGAGAAAACAACGATGTTGTCGAAGTCCCTAACATTAACCTTAGAGAAGGCCACACTCATGTTGGTGCCGTATCCAAGCCTGTTGCGTAGGTTGCTATCCTTTAGTCGTGCCTGGTTAGCAAGAATACTGTTATTCTTGTTAAGTTCAACACGCTCTGCGGTAGTACCGAAGCAAACAACTTCTCCGTTTTGTGAGCGGTGCATAGCAGCCCCAAAAAGAGTACCAATATCAACGTAGGAAATCTCAGACTTGTCGCTAACAGTCGCGTCCATGGACCCAGACGTGTCAACAACGATTAGAGTTCTACCTTCGAAGGTTGGTAGGTTTCCGATAGAAGCGTCAAGGGCTTCGGATAGGGCGTTAGAGATTAATGCATAGCGGTCGTGGTCTCTAAACCCAGTAGAAGCTTCGCTCCAGTAATATCTACTTTCCGAACCAGAAATAGCTCGATGAGCAGAAAGGAACCGGAAAGGTAGCTGCCTAGACTTAGCTACTGCCTCAGGGTCAGCTAGCCTGTTAGCGACTAGATTCCAAAAGTCCTTGTCGGAAGCAGGAACCTTCTCAAAAAAGTTACGTAGGTTACGAAGTAGGGCCATGTAACCCATGTTGTCCACAACGGACTCCCAGGACGCACCAGCACTACGGCTGCGTTCCCAACTAATTTCCCCGCTATCCTCAGAACCATTTACGGCCTTTAGAATAACTGGTAGCAGAGCCCGAGCTTCGTCGGGAAGCTTTTCCCAAGCTGCGGAAAGGCTGCCTTCGCTCTTCCAAAGAAGAACAAAATCGAACAGGGCACGCTTTTCAGCAGTAGACTCAGCCCTTGCGTGAGTAATACGAATTGCCTTGGCAAGGTTCCAGTCTCGGCTAAAGTTGTTGTAACGAAGTGCGGCACGCTCGGTTAGACGGTCCTGTAGAATAGCGCGACCGAATCTAACAGCAGAAGGAATTACCTTCTTATTGTCGGAAAAAGAAGCTACGGTGGCTAGATAGTCACCAATTTCATCACCACGGAAGAACACGTCACGAATTACACGACCATCCTGTGGCTGGCCATGCTCTAGCGTGTAGAAGCCCATAAGAGCGGCAGGCGTAGTACGCATGTTAAACTCTTGTCGAGCCACACGAGCTAGCTGGGAAACGAAGTTCTTAGGTGCCTTGGCGACAAGCGCCTGCATACGAGAAACTGTGTCGCTAGACCTCTCGTAAAAGCTATCACTAAGGAAGCTAGAAAGAGCAAGCATGGCAAGCTCTTCGCGGACCTCAGCCTTACGGCCTACTCCACCTTCGTGTGTAACCATCTGAGTTACGCGCCTTGGACGTGCTGTATTTAGTACACTCATAATCTTTCTCCTTTGCTGCTACCCTAATGGGCATAGAAAAACGGTGACAAGGACTGTGTATCCTCGACACCGTTAGAGTAACATATGTATCTTAGAGTAGGATGAGAGGTCGGTGTTTTTCGCCAATGAAGTAACCGAAAACTCTGGCTGCTAAGATTTTTAAAATTGGTTTACCCCGAAGGGCCGGTTTGCGGGCTGTTTACGAATGCCTGCGAGTGTAAGCATACAAGAGACTACGATGGGGTTGCAAAAAAAGTTGCAGGGCTTACTTCCAACCCTCGCCTATAGTGAGGAATCTCCTCTCCATGAGTGACAAGTTTCTGTATGAAGTAGGCAACCCCGTGGCTGCTTTGCTCTTACAAGACGTATAGTAGCATATTCTCTACTCTATGTCAACCCCTTCGTGCTTTTGGTTGATTTTTTCTGCCAGCCCGGACAAAAGCTCTCGCTCTCTTTTGGTAAGTTTAGGATAAAACCCCACCAAAACACTAGACTTTTTATTGGTTAGGAAGTAGACTCTCTTCTTAGGAACCTGTGGTATGACGGTTTTTAAAAACTGGTCAACGCTTGAGAGCCCCAGTTTGTGGGTCCACTTAACCTTTTTGAAAAGCTTGTTATCTGAGTTCTCGGTTCCCTCTGGATGAATTTCGGTTATGAAGTAGGTAGTACCCTCATCAGAGTCAAGACTGTACTCGGTTATGTTTCTACTTTTACCCACAGTAGCCCCTAGTTTGGCTGCTTAGGTAGAAGCTCTTCTTCCGATTCCTGAGCTTCCATCTTAGCAAGCATGTCCGAGGCTTGAGAGACTATCTCATAGCCAAGAACGGTTTCTATTGATGCTATAGCGATGTTGTTGTTCAACAGCGCACTAGCACTAGCTACATCTCCGTTTGAAGCTGATACTGCAAACATTCGATTATGGCTCTTTAACATCTGCTTTACCTGTTTCAAAAGAAACACACTACTATCTAGGTAGTCTTTAAAATCTTTTTCCATGAGTTATTCTAACCTGACCTTTCGTGAGAATGATGTGCTAACTTTTCTCATCGTCTATGTGATATACTAACATATATTTAGATTGGGGACAACTATGAAGCTAATACTGGAGTCTGACTTCTCAGACTACTACGACTACCAATTCGACGTAATAAAGACCCCAAGCGTACACCACATATATCGACGTAGCTCAAGGGACAGAACTCCTAGACTTGAGCTACTTAGTTATGTACGTGAGCAAATGGGTCTTTTGGTACCTGAATTCGGAACTGTAAGAGAAGTGTCAGAGCGAGTAAGGTTTGATAAGTCAGGTAAACATCTAGTAGTTTACACCAACGAATTTTCTCACTTTGGAGACGGAAAAGAGAGAGTGGGTTTGAAAAGCGCGTTAAGTAGATTCCCACTCAAACCGTGTACTCTTTATATGCATCCCGACGAAAAGGCGCAGTCCTTCAAGTACGTGGCCGTGGGTCACGACATAAGATTTTTACTTCGATACACATCTAACCACGAGTGGAAATCTAACGTTGGTGACGTATCTATTGAGTTGGTTGAGTACAAGGGAGACAAACTTGTCTCTCATCATTACCCAATGTTTTCAATAGACTTTGTTGTGTCTAACGGGATTCCTTACGCCGTAGATTTTAATTCCTCTCCCAAATTAATGGGAACACCGATTGAGGAACTTTTAGAGCCAGAAGAACTAATAGAGGAGATGAAAAGATGGATGATAGACTCGATGTCATAGAGAGCCACGACAGCATTTTCGATGTTGAGGCAGACATGATAGTAAACCCAGTAAACTGTAAAGGCATCTCTGGTAAGGGATTGGCCTTGGAATTTAAGCATAAGTTTCCAGTGTGTCAGGCTAAATACGAGGAAATATGCAGGAGGGAAATATACATTAATGACCCAACTGGAACAAGGCGAAAGGTTCCAGCATTTAGACCGGGAGATATACTTCACTTCATAGAGATAAGCAGAGATAGAATACCCAAGAATATAGCTGAAATGTCCCCCGAAGAGATTGATGGGCTACTTAGCAAGAGGCAGCACATAGTGTATCTGCCAACCAAAAATCACTGGAAGAACCCCTCTAAGTACGAATATGTGAGGGCCGGTCTAAAGTCCCTAAGGCAACTTTTGGATAAGGAAGGTCTAGAGGGAGTTCAGACCATAGCCATTCCAGCTTTGGGATGTGGTCTCGGTGGACTTAACTGGGAAGAGGTAAAGACTATTATTTTGGAGGAGTTGGGAAATAGCGGAAAAACTTTGATTCTATTTCCTCCAAAGTGACTTCGTTTTGTTCTGGTGGCCTTTGGTATAATGTGACATGCCAAAGCAACCAGAAGACCTAGCTCTCATCATGCAGAACTTAATCAACGACGAAGACCTAGACCATCTCTCTCTAAAGGATTTAAGAAATATTCTCTTAAACATACAGCCTGTAATAAACTCCGAAGACGAAGAGTCGGAAGAGGATGAGGCACTAGAGGAAGAAGAAATAAGAAGATACGTACTTTAGGAGCCTATAATGGCTGACAGATTTGTAAGAGCAATACCAAAAACTGTAGACACATTACTTTTGGGTGAAAGATACCCGAAATTAATTCTATCTCCCGAGGGAGACCTGGTTATAACTGATGTTTCGGAAGAAAGCTTTCTTTCCGGGCTAGACGGGTCAACTCCCGCTATAGAACCCTCTGACGACCTACCTGTTACTTTGGGAGTAGACTTTGACACCTGTATCTTTCTTTCATATGCAAACAAGAACACGATAGTTAAAAGAAAGATTCCCGCCCCTGAATTAACGGACGGGGGGCTGTCTGGTGGGAGTCCAATTTTGTCGTGGACTAATGCTTTTGATATCCCCACCCTTATTTATAGAACAGATATTTACTTAACCGGCGCTCCAGCAACAGAATTCACGCTCATTGCTCAAATTCCAGGAACATCCACCCCAGGAGGAACAGTAGAGTACACAGATTCTTCTATCACACTCGCAGATGAGAATGATTCCGTATCCTATCTTGTAAAGAACAGGAATGGGTCTTCCAATATAATAGAATTTACTGGTGAAATTATAGCTGAACTTACAGTTGTGTCTACAAACCCACTAGCGGGAGGTAACATTAACTTCGACTTCTTTGGTGGAACACAGAGTACTCCCATAGTAGTTACTTTCAGTGAAAATATTTCTGCTGTCAATACAAACCTTATAACCTTAGACACTAATACCACACCAGCGGATTTATCGGGTGCGGATTTTGACGTGGTTGGAAACACCCTTACCATTGACAACGCATCTTCGATTCCTGGAGCAACAGATGAATTTACTCTTACTATACCGCCAGGAGCAATTGAAGGAGACCCAAGTGGAGCATTACTAAATTCGGATTTTGTTGTTGTTTTTGTTGGAGTAGGAACCAGCCCATTTTAATGTGGTAAAAAGAATTAATGTCCCAGACCCCCAAAACCCAAGCCCACCTACCTCTCTCGGCATTCATCTGAATGCTCGGGAGAGTTTTGCTATATTGGAGACCCAATGAAGAAAGGAATTAGCATTCTAACCGTTTTGAAAAAGTACGAGCTTAACGAAAAGCAAATGCTTGCAGTCGAAGCAATCAGAAACAACAAAATAGTTGTTCTGAGGGGCAGAGCAGGAGTAGCCAAAAGCTTCACTTCTGTCTATGCTGCCATGAAGTTGCTATCGGATAAAACGGTTGAAAGGATTGCTATCACAAGGCCCCAGATTGCAACAGAGAAAATGGGCTTTCTTCCAGGGGAGATAGAGGACAAGTTTGACCCCTACCTCTCCCCACTAATCAGTTTCTTCAATAAATTCGGAGATGCGGGAAATAATACCTTTAACTCTTTGGTAGTAGCGGAAAAAATTAGAAGGGCTCCCATTGCCTTCATGCGTGGAAGCACAATCGAAGACGAGATTATGATTGTGGACGAAGCCCAAAATATCTCCCCAGAGCAGATGCTTATGATTCTAACCAGAATTGGAAGGGGAGGGAAAATAGTTATTAATGGTGACGAGATGCAGGACGATTTGAACGCTGGATTCACGGGACTGGATTACGTAATTGCTCTTTCCAAGAGACTCCCTTACATCCAATGCGTCGAGTTGACTGAAAATATGAGAGACGATATCATTAACGATATTGTAGAAAATTGGCTGCCACCGTCTGCAAACGCTTGATTTTAGTTCTTTAAAGGGGTATAATGTGAGGGAAGTCCTACAAAAGGGCTTCTCTCATGTTTTTCATATGTGCTGAGAGTACAATGGGCACACAGTAAGAGGAGAGCAAAATGATTCAATTTAAACTATCTAAGAGAACCGAGTCTCTAAAGCCCTATCTACAGGAGTTGCTACTATACAGCGGTATTAGCAACGTAACCGTGGAAGTCGGGTCCGAAAAAACTAGAGAAGACACCTTATTCATCAACGAGAATGAGTGCGACAGTCTTGAGGATGTACTAGCTAAGTTTGCACTGGCTATATACGACGAAAGAGTACACAATAAGTGCCTAAAATCTTCTGTCGTGTCATTGTCTGCTAAGCACGGTAAGTCGGCTGAGAAAATAGCCTCCGTAATAGAACGGGCTATAGAGCCGACCTCTTTCTTTACGCTGGAAAGGTACCCAATCAATGCTACACATCAAAACGGATGAATCAATCTGGGAATATTCTGGCAAAGAAAACTTCATAGTACTCCCAATAACAAAACATGTAAGAAAAGATGGCGGTTTGGTGTTTGTAAACGACGAGACCAAAGAGGCATCAGAGAAGTTCCCTGACTTGCAAAAGGTCTGGGGGTACTTCGTTGAGAATGGTATTCATGTACCCACCTACAGGAGAAGTAACCTTAACCTCATTGGAGCAGTAGACAGAAACCATTACGCTTCAAATCCAGATGAGGAAACCGTAGAGCAGTCTCTATACTTACTGAAAGAGACCTCTGATAATAACCCCAATTACCTGTTTTATCTACAAGGCCCGTTGGGTGGAGACAAGTTCTCGGAGTTAAATTACAAAATACTGAACAGCGATAGGTTCATTCTTTTGGAAAGGGTAGAAAATGTTGAAGTGTGAGGTTTGCGGAAAAGAGTTTGAGAAGAAAAACACCAGGGGCAGGCCACCGAAAATTTGTTACTCCTGTAAAGGCAAGGTAGAGGAGCGGCATAAGCAGAACCGTGAAGCCAGAGAAAAGGCTGGGGATAACGGGCTGACTGTGGTACCAGTGTTCGAAAAGATTTCTTCCCCGGAAAACCTATCCCGTGGAGACTTGGTTTATGCTCTTCCGACATTCACGGAGAAGGATATCATTCGTAGAAGGTTTGCTATGGAGTACAAGGTACTATCCATAGACGGACTTATGGTAGAGGTAGTGAGAAACATAAAGTCTAGCTACAAGCAGTACCCGGTAGAAGTAGATTTTTCTCGTCTGTATCAGAAGTCTGGGGTCGAGTATCTAGACATTGGCTCAGATAATGTTATAATGGAAACCGAAGGGATTGATGAATAGTGGAAAATAATCAACCAGATTTTGTATTTAACCTAGCCATTCCGGTCTTTAAGCCGTCAGAGCAAGAAGTCGAAGTAATGTCAGACCCAAGAAACGTGGAGCCATTCTTTAGTAAGCTCCTGGAAGAGGGTTACCTTACTCCGGAAGAATTGGCTGCTTTTATCAGGTTTGCTCTACAGGTATCGGGTGTAACGCCATTCCTGTTGGACGAGTTCCTAAAAACCTACAGACAGCATGGAGTGGAGGCGACCAAAAAGGTAGACATTCTAAAGCCTACCGGACCCAAAATAATTGTACCAGGATAAGGAGGTAGACATGCTTAGGACCCAGGACTATTATAGACATCATGTATCCAGGGTTACTAGAAACCGAAACCACCTTTGGAATGATTCCAAAAGAGAAGAGTACTTTAACTCAGTCTCTAAGGGAAAAGAATTCTACATAATAGGGTATCCTGAATCTACCACTAGATTCTCTAAAACCAAACCGTTTGATTGTGGTGTGCCTGGATGCCCGTGCTGCCACGAAGATAAACTAAAGAAGCGCCGCTTTTGTATAAACGACGCTGCTGTTAGTAAATTTTTAGATGAATGGGGCGTTGAGACTCCGGAAGAATTCCTTACAAATCAATTTTAACACTTTCTCTACTGCCGATGTAATCAATGAGTTGAAAAATCATCGGCAGTTTTTTATTGCTTTGTAAAAGTTTATTCGGGCTAAACCTACCTAAATGAGAGGAAACGCATTCCATAATCTCATCGTATACCCTCTTCTCTATAAACCTATCAGCATCTGCGTTGAACGGAAACATATATTCTACATATACAGGGTGCAGAGGGTCGGTGTAATTTAGAGTTCTGGGTGGTATACCCCTAGAAAAGGAATCGTGCAATATACACGCGGAAATTAGAACATCCCTCTCCCAAGCATTGAGATTATAAAATCTAACCATATGCTCTGTAAGACGAATTAATCTTCTTACATGCAGGACCAACCCACCAGGCTGTCTTTCATCTTTGGGATGATATTTGCTGTTACTGGCAGGGACCTCCCAAAAGTAGTCTGGGAATCTGTCTATTGAGGAGATTAGAAACTTCTTTATGTTTCCATCTGTCAGCTTTTCAAGCTCTCCCTCTATGTGGAGCTTGCTTATCTCTCTTAGTTCCATGTTAACCTTTCTATAAGTCATTGAATGGAAGAACGTCAGAAAGGCGCAGTGTTTTTCCGGACTCTTTTAGTGTTCTCCAGGAGCCTAAGCCTGTGGTCATAGAATTTAGAGACTCCTGATAGGCTGCCTTATCGTCTTCTGTGGCAACTTTATTCTTTATTCTTTGTTCTACATTGTTAGTTGCAGAAGTTCCAGCACCCAAAACATCTCTGTAGGGCCACTCATACTTCAAGATTCTAACCATTCTAGCTAGAGCATCGCTAATATCTTTTGTCTGCCCCTCTATGTGGTCTATCTTAGGGGGATTTTTCGTTCTATCTTCTCTAAGGTTTCTTAGCTCCTCATAAACAATAGGATGCCATGGGAAGTCTATTCCACCGTTAGATTCTTTGGTACCTTTTCCGTTAGAGGGAGGAGCTTCACCAAAAATAGCATCCCTAAGAGCGGTATAGTCTTTGTAGTCTACAATACTTCTGTCATAGACTATCACGTTCTTATACGTTTTTGAAATCCACTGTGTTAGAGAAATGCTATTCCAACCATCGAAGGAAAAGATTCTTATATTATAACCCATTCTTTCCTTAAGTTTCTTTATTAGATTCTCAACCGCAACCATCTGCACTTGTCCCTCTTCGAACATTCTGCCCGTAAATCTAAAGGCAAAGTCGATAACGGGTCTTACGTACTTTCTTCCATCCTCGTCGGTTATCATCTCTCGGTGACCAAGACATATTCCATAACCGTCTCCACCATTGGCTTCGCTTCCAAGGGCTGGGTCTCCGGTTAGAACGTAATAGAAGTTTGGGTTACCGTACTCTTTAATGGGAATGTCATAAGGGTCTAAAACCTGTAGGACATCGTTGGAGTCTTTATATTGAGATTCAGACATGGGGGCGGCTCTCCACTCATCGTGGGATTCCTTATTCCACCATAATTCGCTTCCCACCGGCTGGGGGTCATAGGGAAGTGGCCAGTCAATAATCCACGGCCTAGTCACATTCATGGCATTCTTTATTCTTCTCTGGTCTTTTAGCCAAGAGTCAACGAAGGAGCCAGAATCCTCAGAGCCATACATACAGGCAGCCTTCTCTGGGTTTTCGTTGTAGTAGGTTTGGAAGTCGTCTTTGGACAGAATTGGGTGAAATTCCCAAGACGCATAACGTTTTGCGTAAACGTGGTCAAGCCCTCTAGCTTTACTGTAATACTCCATAATCTTACCTGAGGAACCTACATACCTCCGGTAAGAGATTACCATAATCTTTTCTTTACCACGAAATCTGGACTGGGAGGAAGTACGAAGAGTGTTTACAATCTTCTCTACTCCGTGGAATTCAACATCATCAACCTCGTCTGCAAGAGCCATTAAAACGTCGTATCCTTCGATACCACCGGCCCTACTGTTTGCAGAGATAATATGAATATTCTGAGGGAAAGTGATGCTGCTTGCCTGAATGTCATTAACTGGGTCAAAGCCAAAGTTCTTAAAAGCTTTGTTACCAGAGGCTCGGATAATATTCTTTAGTGGTTCGAAGAAGTTATCCTGAGCCTGCTTAGCGTTAATAGCAACGTTGATGAATGTTAAAGCCTTAGCCCGGTTATGGTTAAGGTATTTGTGAGCATCATACATGCATAGAAGCTTATATGCTGCGTAAAGGAAAAGAATACCGGAAGACCAGTTCTTTCCCCCACCCTTACCTACGAAAAGGACAAAGAAGTTTATTCCATTTTCGAAGTCAGAAGCTTTCTCAATGAATTCCTTCTGAGCCTCAGACATTCCCCACATCCCCTGATTTAGATAATCCGGGCTGTATACAAATGTCTCAAGGTCAACTGGCTCTATTCTATAAACCTCACCAGAGGCTTCCTTTACGGCGTGTTCTCCACGACGCATAAGATTACCCCACTCGGAAGTCGCCTTAAAAGCCTCCTTCTTCTTAGGCATTAGTTAACCTCTTCTAAAGTCCTGCTTGCTATCTTGCCACCATCTGAGTCCCAGTAAAACATAACGTCTTGACTAGATAGAGACTCAAGGACTCTCTTGGCTTCTGGGTCCGCGTCTAAAGCCCTCTGAATTTTTCTATAAAGGGTTGGGTCCTCTTGCCTTAGTATGTCTGTTACTACCTTAACGTAGGACACCTCACGCTGCACATCAAGCACTTGAGAGAATAGGCTAATGTACCCCTCAAGGTGTTTCTGAGCCCCGGCGACAAGACTGGCCATCTTCTGTGCGTTGGAGTACCACTGAGACAGAAGAGCGGCGTTTTCTCCCTTGTTTAGTGCTTCGATTCCCTCTTCCGAGATTACCTTAGCAATTTTTTCCCTAAGCATCTCTGAGACAATACCAGTAAAAGCCAACTCCTTAGCAGAATGGTGAACACTCTGAAAGTAGTAGCTTATGACATTTAGGGGGTTAAAGTCATCAGACATGGCAAGAGCTTCAAGCTTCTCGTCATTAAAGTTTTTTAGTTTGTGGTCTCTTAAAAACCTATATACCTGGGTATAGGGTACCTGTAAGTCTTCTGAAATCTGCTTTTGATTATAACCTTTTATATAAAACAACTCTAAAACTTTGTCTGTTAAGTTTCTTTCTACTAATTCTTTGTGACGCATCATCTATCTCCTGGGGTGTTGACTCCACAAACCCAATGTCTTTTTCCCTCGTTAGATGACGGCACCAGTTCAAATACTAACTCATTCTCCTTCTCAACAATCTTGTTAACTCTCCAAGTGGTAAGCCACTCGGCAAAAGAAAAGGTGTCACCTATATCTAACCATCTGAAATCTTCTACATTCAAGTATTGAACATTGAAGTTCTCTTCCAACCCTCTTTCTTTGATTTCGTATTTTATGAATCTTCTGAGGTTTGAGTAATGTACGTTATATTTTTCAGCTATCTCGCTCATGTTCATCTCACGCTCAAGATAGTCTTTCATTATTAACTCTGAAAATGGCCTAAGCTTCTTAAATCTTCCGTTCACCTATAATCACGCTCCCTGGTGGGAGTTTCGCGCCTTTGGACAGGGTTACATTCTCGACTGTAGCCTCCAAAGCAATGGTGTCCTCAATAGATATTCCATCTAGATAGGCATCCATAACAAAGGAACTGGTCACTCTGGAATTTATTACTTCCGTTGTTCCAAGAATGACAGTCCCCGGAGAGATATAAGAGTTCTCTACTCTAACATTTTTCCCAATGAAGCAAGGTCCACACACTGTAGAATCTCTAGACACATTTTCCGAAAGTATTATCGGATTTCCGTAAGTCCTGGCAGTAACTCCGACAGATTGTATAGACAGGTTCTCTACTAAATCCTGATTGAGCCTTAAGTAGTTCTCCTCTGTTAAATTGACAAAGTTTTTAAACCCGTCAAATTCCTCTGGCGCGGCTAGTTCCTGCCCCCTCTTTAGGTATCCACCAATTACTCCCCGATTTGTGAATAGTTTTTCGGGGTTCTGCTTTAAGTGGGAGATGTCCTGGTCAAAAAAATCTCCCAACATCAAAGAAAAGAGTCCGGTTATAAAAACCAGTTCATAATCTCTTTTCTGAGAAGTCGAGAGTTGATTTATTACATCGCCAGAATAAAAGCTGAAATTGGAAGAGTTCTCTATATGCGGTTCCCAGGAGGAGGGAAGAAAAATAGTATAATCCTCATCCAGAATTATACTATTCCTCACCACGCCTGTGCCTAGAAAAGACAATAGATTAGAGGACAAGAACGGAATCTCAAATTCCGGTCTCTGAAAGAAATTTATTAAAGCACTGTCTGATTCGTAAATAAAAACCTTCATACTTGTAATTATAACCTATACAAGTCTGGGAGTCAATCTATTGAATCATATATTTCCTTTACGTGGCGAGAAAAGCGACGTTTCTTTAGTGTTTCTCTGTCGTCTTCTTCGAAACCACGAAAGTCATGTATACCGTCCTTCATACCTGACAAGTACTTCTCATTGTTTACTAGGTACTTCTCAGGAAGTTTCCTTTCTTCCCCCATTCCAAATTCCCTTAGCAACACAGCTAGAGGTTTGGAATAAATAATTGTTTCGTACCTCTCCGGAGACAGCACCCTAAACCGGGCTGCCAGATTAAACGCATCTTCCACGGACTCGTATAGCTTGGTCGCATCTTCATCGTCATACATTCGAAAAACAACTTGTCCTCTGTAATTGGAGAGGTTGGCAATTCCCCGCGAAAGAAAACACCCGAAGAAATAGCCCAGGCTATAGTCGGAGTTTACATATATTCTTAGCCAGGAGTTTCCATTAATAATAAACCCATCCCTGACTTCCTTGGCCCGCTTAACATAGTGAGCCATGTTTATAGTGAAGCCTTTCTTATCAGAAGTGATAAAGTCTAGCGCCATTCTCTATCACCGTATGGGGAGTAACTTTCAAAAATTCCTTCTTCTGCCAAAACTCTTCAAGGTCGTGAGAGTCGGAATAAGACATCGCGCTGGTTAATCCGTCTTTCAACTCGGTCATAATATCAGCTATAGTCTTTCCCTCATAAGGTATGAACCCAGAGTCTCCCTCAATGTAGCTTTGTACTCCTTTTTCCTCAGGGGAAGCCATACCACGGTAGGGCTTATACCACTTACCATCGTGCTTAACTTCTCTCCAAGGTGTTTCTTTAGCGGAGGCAAAAATCTTACCCATCATAACTAGGTCAGAGCCGAGAGCTACGGCTTTAACAAAATCAGCTACACTTTTTACTCCACCGTCAGAAATGACAGGTTTTCTAGATAGATTTTTGGTCTCATCAATCAACCAAGCCTGTGGCGCACCCACACCGGTAGTGACTCTGGTAGTACACCCAGTTCCGCTGCCAATACCAATCTTAAAAGCTATTTGACCAAGTAAGTCTCTTCTGAGAACTGCACCCGGATTACCAAAATTTCCCACAATAAGTGTAGGGAGAGGGGTAATATAGTCCCCTCCCCACTGAATATCCCTGATTATAGCTCCGTTTGCTATATCAATAGAAACGACAGCCTTCTCTGGAAGAGACATAAGCTCTTCCTTATAGAGTTCAAATTCTGTTAGGCTCACAGCTATTCCACACTGAATTCCTAAAGTAGAAAGAGACTGAACTGCCTTTAGCCTATCAGAAAAAGAAGTTGACCTACTAAAAATGTGCAACGAGCCAGCCTCAGCCATCGCGTTAGCAAAGCTATATACGATTGACCTAGAATTTTCACTCTCGGTGTCAAACAAAGACATGCTAGCGGAAATAGCTGGAAGAGAGAAGTTTAGATAGTTGTAAAGTTTAGAGGACACATCTACCTCAGTCCTAGACTTAACCGAAGAATAAGCTTTGGGCTTAATAAGAATATCGTCAAAGGTGTAAGTTTCGGTCATTAGTTTATTTCCTCCCCGGTTTCTCTCTTTGCGTACGCAGGGTTAATGACCTTAAGAAATAGGCGTCTGCCGTCTTTGGTGAACCTCATAGTTTCTGGCCTGACGACAATACCCTCCTTTATGTGAAGCTCTTTACCGGAAATTTGCTCATTGCCCCTGCACATCTCTTCAAGAATGACATCCTTCAACTTTCCCAGGTGAAGAATTGGAACCCAAAGCTCCATTAGGTAAGCCGGTATGCTGGGACCTTCTCCTGAGAAGTCAAGACTGTTTCCGCTGTACCTAGCGTCAAATACAATAAGCTCGGGCTCCTTGAACCCATATGTCCAGTTTCCGCCCTGGACTGGAACTACTTCACCGAAAACCTGTACAGTTTCTACTTCCCCGGTGTAAGACTTTATTTCCCTCTGAAAAGCCTTCATTCTCTCTCTAATATCAATCTTATTACCGGCACGCCAGTAAGCGTTTGTATCAGACTCCTTAATCATGAGGTGCTTGTCGAAAAGACCCTTAGAGGTTACAAAGAAGTCCCCCTGAGAAGTAAGAGTGTACGCCGCCTGAGAGCCGTGAATCTTTTCCGTAATCACTACCCTGTCCTCAGGTACAAACTCGTCTCTATAAACCGAGAATTGCTCTACATCATGCTTAGAGTAGCTTCCACCAGGAATCGGAGCAACCTGTCCCGCCAACTCAATGGGAACAGGAGGCTCGTACTTTGTAACACCAAAAATACCTGAGTAGTCAACGTTTGACTGAACAACCATAGCTGGAGACTTTGGGTTTAACACTGCAAAAGCATCTCGTGGGTGCATGAGAATACCCATGGACAATTCGCCACGAAGCCTAACGGACTTTACCCTGTTACCTTCTGAACCAGCTAGATAAGCCTGATACTTTTCCTTTAAAGCCCCGGAAAGAAGGGACTTCTCTGGGATAACAAAAGCTCCTTCTCCTGGTCTGTATTCTCCCTTTCTTACAACAAATTGGTAGTTCCCTGCGCGAGCAATTTCCAACGAATCCGCGTTTGGGTGTGGAAAAAGCTCAACTTGCCTATAAAATACTCCCCATTCAGCCATAATCAGTTACCTTTCATAGATGCTTCCAAACTAGCCACTCAAGATGTTCCCATTCAATCTGTTTGTGAGATAGAAGGTGTGACAAGTCTGCTAGTAATTCTTTGTTTCCTTTTCCTGACCTAATGTAAACGGACTTAAGGTAGTTATATACACCAATCGTGGTTCCCACTACGTTGGCTTCCTTCTTGACAGATGAGATTGTCTCCAAAGCTGCTTTAATGTCTCTGTCAAGGAATGCCTTTGGAAGATTCTCATCAACCTCATCGGTAGCTACAGACTTAAGAACGGATTTAAAGATTTCTGAGGAGATAAATCCATCCTCATCTGCGGAGGCAACAAGCTTTTCCATAAGAGAATAAACCTGTCTAAGAGAGCCCTCACTCTGGTAGACAACGGACCAAAAGTCAGCCATATTCTCAACTGTTAGATTGAACTTGGTCATTACCCGCTTTACCGCGATACCAATATCTTCTTTAGTTGCGGCGTCGGTTTCGTAAACAACACACCTACTACGGATGGTTGGAAGAATTTTCTTGGCTTCCGTAGTAAGAAGAATGAAATAGGTGTTTTCCTTAGCGTCTTCCAGAGTCTTTAGAAGAGCAGACTGAGCCTGCTTACTAAGACCATGTACCTCATCAAGAATAAACACTTTATTCTGAGAGAATAGAGAAGACATGTACGCAGAGTCAACGATTTCTCTCATGCGGTCAACCCCGCCGTCGGAACCGCAGTCTATCTCGTATACCTCCGCGTCAAGCTCAGAGGCAATAATTTTTGCGATAGTTGTTTTACCTGAGCCGAACTGCCCAGTAATCATAATAGATTGACTGAGAGTACCAGACTCAAGTTGCTTCCTTAAAGGACGAACAATGTGTAGGTTTCCTATCACTTCGTCCAGCTTTGTTGGTCTCATAGCTTCTGCTAGGTTCATAGACACTCCTATGGAGATATTCTACGACCTATTCATGTGAGAAGTGTGAGTTACTTACTGTAGGCGTCTGCCTCGTACCCCTTGGAGTACCAGTCGTCCCCTGGGTCTGGGATAGTATATTCTCCCAAATCTGGGACTGTAAAGGACCCGGTTTCTCTTTGCTCTGGGGACGGAACGAAGAATGCTCTCACAAACTCGCTATTCTCTTTATAAAACTCAAGCCACCACTCTGCTTCTTCTTTGTTGTCAACAGGGTGATACAACCTACCAGGTATGGAAGGGTACCAAAAAATAGTGGTCAAATCTATCATTCCGTAGGTTCCAAACTTTCTCTCCCCATCTAATTTTGGGGCTAGAAGTTGTTCCTTGTTCCCATAACGGTATTCTATTCTCTGTAAAACACCTAGGATAAATGGTCTAGTTTGAGTTTGACTCACAATTCACCTACCGGAACAAACCACGCGGAGTCGTAAAGGGCTTTGGGTTCGTAGTGCCTTGCGACTGTTTTGCTGCGATAAAACTCTAGCCAGTAAGTTGCCTCTTCCGGACTATCTACTGGGTGGTAAAGTCTACCCTGATTTCTTGGTTTTAGATTGCTTTGATGCTGAGACTCAAGAGCAAGGCGGTAGGTATAAACGATGGTTCCAAACTCCCCCATTTTTACTTCGCCATCTCTTTTGGGAGCTACTCTATGGTCTCTGTCTAAATTGCCAGCAGGGTACTTTCTTATCATTTTTTCTTGTACTCTCTATAGATGCCGACTAGTATTGCTACACCGCCGCTTAAGAAAATGGAAAGGAAGATTGAGGAGATGTAACTGTTGATGAAGCAGTGGAAAACTCCTACGAAAAGTAAAAGGGTACCGAGTACCCAGAAATATATGCTTTGACGAGTTGACCACCCATATAAGTATTTTAAGAAGCCCATTGTCTTACCTCCCCAAAAGAAATAGAGCGCCCTCTCGGACGCTCTAATTATAGCATAATTCCTAGGAATTACTCAGGTGCTTACCACCAACCGAAAGGTAGTAGGGGGGCCTGCTGATAGCGAAGACCGATTCCAAAAACAACATCCGGTAGGGTAGTGAATCCAGCGTAAGTAAGGGGAGCCCTAACTCCTGCGGAGGCTACTAGAGAGAAGTCGTTCTGCTCCTGGGGCACAACTAGGTCGAGCATAAGGCTTCCAGCCATCTGTCCAAGTACGAAGAATTCGCCGTCATAAACGGGGACGTGAACACGTAGAGAGGTGGTCAAATCGGCTCCGTCCATTTCAAGAACAAGTGCGCGGGCACCAACAGAGACTTCTGTATCCCAAGCGAACGGAACAACAGAAACCCCTAGAAGCAACTCGCCTACGGACTCGACGGGAAGACCGTACTCGGCGGTAACTGCAACGTCACCCTGGTAAATCCCCCCTACAGTAAAGCTCTGAGCCATACCGAAGGATACTGCTGCAAGAACTAGCAAACTAACAAAAACCTTCTTCATATTTTTCTCCTATTCTCTTTCGGCACACGGTTTTTGTGCGCCATAATTAGCGAACTTCTATTTCCAATTCTTCTGGGGTGTTCAACTCTACCCCGATTGTAAGTATACCGTCTTCAAGGCTGGCTGTCAAGGTGTTTGGGTTAGAGTTTCTTGGAAGTGAGTACCTGTAGTTAAAGTCTCTACTGTCCTTCTTACCGAAGACTGAGACAACCCTATTTACAAGCTTAACAGAGATTTCATCCTTCTTAAACCCAGGAATTTCTAAAGGTAAGGTTGCCTTATCCCCGCTAATTTCCCAGTAGTTCGTTACTCTGCTATTGCGAGAGTAAGAAGGGATGTCCCAATTAAATAGACTATCAAAGTAGCGGTCGAAGTTGTTTAGGGCATAATTTCTTGGTGAGTATCTAACTAGTGACATATTTCCTCCTTAGTGGTTATGACTTGAGTGCCTTAGACTAAGATTTTCTAAGGCGAGTACATTATACTAAAGAGGGAGTTTTCATGTCAATACCCTACTCATCAGAGAAGCCAGACCAACCAACATCCCTTGCCTGAAAAGGCTCTCTGTGAACCAGTATAGGAATTCCATTACGCTCTACTGACTCTACAAGGAAATGCCTATTGGAGACAAACCAAACCTCCCCATTGTCATTGACAACAGAAAAATAAGCTTCTGAATTCATCTCCCCATTATCATGGACATCCAAAACCAGGTAAAGTATGTCTGGGTTTAAAAATGCTTCCTGAGGAGTCGGACCTTCAACTATATCGCTTCCTTTATATGTATTAGGTCTAACCCACAAATCATAGTTCATACAAGACTCTTTCTTTGCTGAATAGGAACGCAAGCCTCCCCGTAGTCCTTAATAAGAGCGTCCATATCGCTTATGGAGATAAAGGCATGTCCCTTCTTTCCCCAGTGCCTACCCCAACTGTTCTTGATTCTGAAAAGCCCCTTTTCCAGGTCAACACCGTTGATTACGTAAGCGTGTCCACCAGTGTTGGAGCCAGTTGCACGAATCAAGCCTTCTGCATCAGGATAGAACATGTCCTGCTTCCACCAAGTACCAACGATAACTGGACCTAGGGTTAGAATGGTTTGCGCTACTTCGTCAGCGTTACTAGCCCACCTGTACTCTTTAATATGTCCCCACTCCTGCAAGACCTTCGCACCAGCACGTACGCTGGTACCATCGTATAGAGGGGTGGTACAGTCTCCAGGCCACGGGTCTAGCTTCTGAGCTTCACAATAAAGAACAGAAGTATCTATAGACGGTCTGTTCTTCTTGAAAATACTGGTTAACTGAGGGCCATCATTTAGCCAGTGAGCCCAAGAAAAAGCAACGCAGTGAGGGGTGTGACCCTGGTCTCCCCACCAACCCTCTGACCACCAAAATCTTTTGGTAGCGGTGGAGCGTCGAGAGACCAGCATTGGAGTTATGGGGTAAAGGCTGTCTCTGTCGTCCTCAACGTAAAGCCTCCCCATTGAATATTCTCTTGACATTATTCACCTCCCTGAGAGGAAAATAGAAATACTCCTGCTGGAATTCCAACTTCGGAGGTTATGGTGTAATTTCCCTCAAAGCTTCCTTCTAGGACTGAGCCCGTTAAACCAAGGGCAGTAATGTCTTCGCAGAAAACAATTAGGTCTACGCTTGCAGCAGTTTGAGTTCCACCAACAGAGCATGGTGCATCGTTGGTATCAAAAATCCAGTTTCCAGAAATGCTTCCACTTTCTGTCTGTGGAGCGAGATTCATATTCACTATAATTCTCTGATTTTCTTCATTGCCCGAAGCGTCGGTAAAGGAAAAGTAAATCGCCCCTACCCAATCTCCTTCTAGGAGGGTGGTCTCAACTACTGGTGGCGGGGGAAAAACTACATCTTCCTCTTCGTCTACCACGTCAGGTGGCCAACATGCCACCAAAAGAAGTGGTAAAATCGCAATTAAAAACAGCTTTTTTATCATATGTCTCCTTAAAATAGAGGGGCGAAGATATAACTACGCCCCTAATGATTACTTACAACCGCACTTGCAACCGCATCCACATCCACACATAGCTACCCTCCTTATGTAACTTCGCAACTGGCACCATAGCAAGCCAGATTATCTGCCAATGATGTATTATCTTCTGGTTCAATGACCTTTGTCAAATCAACCATAGATAGAGTTTTAATCATTCTTTCGTATGTTTCAGCATCACAGTCCTCAAAAGGTGCCTGTTGATAACTGTGGTCACTGTGAGGCAGACAGGAAACAGCGGTAAAACTTTCGTTATGCTCCCAGAGGAAATCTCTAACTTCATCCCATTCGTCGTCCTTGATGTTAATAGTGCAACTAACGTTGTGGGTGTTGTCACCTAAAATATGTCCGGGCTTAATCCAATCCTCGTGCAGAAGCTGAACTCTTTCAAGAAGGCTTACGGCAGTTTCTGTGTGTCTAGTGACTGCGCCCTCTGGTGCCTTCTGTGGGACCGTAATTACCGCAGTCGTTTCTGGAGAGAAGAATTCATCCTCGATTAGTTCTGGGTGGTAGATGGCTAGGTATGCGTAAATAGCCTCATTCTTGTTAACCCTAATCCTACGTAGGTAGTAGTCGTTGTGCCACGCATGAACGCCTGAGGAGGAACCTAGAACTAGACTGGTGGTGCCACTAGGCTTAACCGTGGTAACTCTTCTAGCGTGGTTAATTCCTAGCATGTCAGCTACTCTACGGTTCTCTTCTACAGAAACCTGAGCGGCTTGCTCCATGTCTAGCTTAGTTACTGTACCGCTCGCAATACCAGTCATGCTAACTCCGAGTAGAGCTTCCTTTTCCGCAGTCTCTCTCCACTCGTCCCTTAGGTAGTAGAAGTCGGTGTAAGCTGCTTGCAGAGTTCCGATAAAAGCAGCGGCCTTAGCTCTGGCGTTATAGTCGTCCTGGTCAACAATACTGGCTGCATTAATCTCTGTAAGGTTGCAAAAACCGTAAGGTTTCAATGAGATTTCCGCGCAGGGATTTGTGCCGATTTCTTTGTCATTAGTGAAGTAAAATCCAGGCTCACCGGCACCGCTGGCACGCATGTATTCCCAAACCTCATTAAAGCTTTCTTTGTTCATGCGGTGACGAAGCAGTACAGCGGAGTTGTTTGCCCTACCACGCTGAGGGTTCAACTCATACCAAGCACCGGACTTGGAAGAGGCCATAGCATTGTCGCCATAGCTGAACAGTGAAATCATGGCTGCCCTACGAATACCCCCACTAAGAACCGCATCAGCAATATGGCACTGAATATCGTGAGCTTCTACAGTAGTTAGTTTTGAACCGGGTTCCTTTTCGGCTAAAATGGCTTCGATTTTCGTGAGACAGATTTTCAATGGCTCGGGACCTGGTGCCTTACCGCCACTAGTAACAAGACGAGCGCCCTTCTTACGAATGTCTCTAAAATCAAAAACTGGACGTGTGGTCTTTGAAGGGTCTAGATAAGCCCGCATAAGAACGAGGACGGCATCTGCCCATCCGGTGATACTATCGTCTACCAAAAACCTTCTTGTCTTCTGTGGCTTCTTAATAGGGGGAAGCTGCTCAACGTGGTGACGCTGAACAGAGTAACCAACACCGGTACCAGAAAGGAGAAGAAACATGGTCTCGGAAAAGGCTTCTATATCTTTTACGGGGAGGTAGGAACAGTTGTATAGCCTAGCATTGTTCAACTCTACTGCTCTACCGGCAAACTGCATACTCCTCATGGAAGGCAGAACTTTCTTAGTCCTTACAAAGTTATCGTAGACTTCGGTAATCTCCTCAGCCAAAGCAGGAAACTTCTCAACATGCATTGCTAAGTTTCTGTCTACCAACTCATCCCAAGTCTCTCTTCTCTCTTCTTCTGGAAGGTACTTGGCGTACTTCATAAAGACGGTAATTTCAGAGAGAATATCTCTAGCTGTCTCATCCTGCCTTTTTGTCATTCTGACACCCCGCTGTATTCAGAAAAAGCCGCTTCGTAGTCTCTCTTCGCCCTGAGACCAGTAAATGTCTTTTTCTCTACTCCGTTTACAAAAAGCATAACCGTAGGAACGGCACGAATCTGATGCTTCATAGCCAATTCCTGAGCTTCATCAACGTTGACCTTCAAAAACCGTAGGTTAGAGTATTTCTGTGAAAGGTCTTCCATGATTGGCCCAAGCATTCTGCAAGGCTGACACCAGGGGGCGGTAAAGTAAACCACCGAGTTGGTGTAATCCATTTGTGATAATCCCGTAACTTCCGTCATTCCTTCTTCTCCTTTAGATACGTATGAACCTTCTTTAAGATTGATGTATCTGCCACTCCCACAACTGGAAAAACTAGGTTCAATTTGTGTGAAAGGTCTTCTATGGGCACCAGAACAACTTCGCTCTCGTAACCATAATTCTTGACTACCTTTGTGTCGTAAGACTCATTAGATACTATTGTTTTAATCTCTTCCGGAGTGAAAAAGTACATCGACCACTCGGAATTTCGAAGATACATATATGAAATACAGTCTGCCTGTGAAGTGTGTGCCCAGCCCGATTTTAAAACCTCTCCGTCTTTTCTTCTGGATACTGTCTCTAAGGCAAGATTTCCTGTGGAATGGGCTTTGGTGTCGAACTTAACATCGTAATACACGTCGTCCAAGATAAAGTCGATTCCCTTCTTTTGCCACTTCCTGTCTGAAACTACTGATTTAACTTCACCTAGTTCAGAAAGCAGGCTAAAGAAGATTGCCTCACCAATACCGCCGACGCTGTTTGAAGATACGAAATTATGTGTTATAGCCATTGTCCTTTTTCACCATTTCTAAGGCATTTATGGCTAACTCAGCGTCTTCTCTGCCTTGCTCTATATACTCTTCGATTAGTTCGATAACTATTTTAACGGGGTCTCTGTCGTACTTTTCCCAAAATTCGACCTTTCCTAAATCATGTCTTCCATACAGATGAAGCTCATGGTCTAATGGGATAGCACCAAAATCAAAGTACTTTTTAAGTCCCCCGGAATATTTTCTAGTTACCGACTCGTGATGGATGTCTGGATTTCGTCGTCCAGATACTACACACCCCTTGCCACCTAGATAGTCTAGGTAGTCTTTGCTCTTTATCTTTTTAATTCCCATGCTCGACTCCAGTTGGGTTGATGGTCTGTTAGTGTAGCAAAACCGGGATGAAGAATCAAAAGTTTAACTACAGAAAATCAGGCGCTATAAAACTTAAAAATTGCTCATACAGACACTATACACTAACTTTTCATGAGGAGTCTGAGAATCACATAAGACAGGATTTTACGTGTGCAACCACTCTATCAAACGCATCCAAGTCGGCCAAAGCTTCCATAATCTTAGCTTTGCCATTGAACTTAGGCTCCTCGTAATCAGGGAAAAGCTCTACGGGGAAGGTGTACCAAGCCCCAGCACGAACAATTCCAAGACGTTCAATAAGGGATGCATCGGTAAGGATTCCCGACAACTCGTCCACCATATCAATGTAACCATTTACATCCATGATGTACTCTGCCTGACGACCGGGAGGGGCAAGCTTGTTCTTTTCCAGAGTTGCCTTGATGAGAACCTGGTCATCCTTCCTTTTACTCTTCAAATCCACGGTCATTGAGGAATGGAAATTTAGGGCGTGGCCACCTGGTCGGACGGGTTTGGGGTTGTACATGTTGAGTGAATCCCTTAGCTGATTGGTGATTATCATCCAAAGGTGGTTTCTAGAAACCGGGCCATTAAGTTTTGGCATGAAGTCAGACATTATCTTAGCCCGCTTGCCCATGTTGGCGTCACCCAACTCCCCAGCTACAACAGCCTTAATCGGAGAGCCAGCAATAGAATCAAGAATAATCATGTCGTACACTGAGGAGTCTGCTAAGTCTACTGCTACTTCACCAGCTACCTCAAGGCTGTCAACCTTAATCCACTCAAATGTTCCGAGATTAACCCCGAGCTTTTCTGCCCAGGCAGGGTCTAGTGCGTACTCCGTGTCAATAAAAGCAACTGTACCACCCTGCTCCTGCACGTTGGCAGCGGCTTTCAAGGCGTGCGTAGTTTTACCAGAAGATTCCCACCCTGCTATTTGAGTGATTCTCCCTCTGGGGTATCCACCAATCCCTGTAGCTATATCTAGAGCAAGGCTTCCGGTAGAAATAGTCTCTATCGGAGAAGCCTTACCTATCTGTACGGAATCGTCTCCATGCTCCTTGAGTATCTTAGCCAATAGAGACTCACGGGCTTTCTTGTCCCCCGCATTGAGGGACAAAGAAGTTCCGTGAGTCTCAGAATACTTACTATCATCTAATTTTGTAGTCATTCAGCACTGCTCGCTTCCTGAATAATACGCTGAACCTCTTCATAAACCGCACGCTTAACTATAAGCGGGGCATAAGAGTTGTAATTACCCATGACATGAATGTGTCTTAGAGTTTCGTCGGCCCTGCGAGCAAGCTCAGGGGACAGGGATAGCGTCTTGACCTGTGTAATGGCTTCCTGAATAACGGGGTCTGGACTGGGCCTTTCAGCCGGGAGAGCCCAATCGGGGAGTTCCGGTGGTACGGTTACCTTACCATAGTCAACCTTAGCAGTAAGAGTTCCCAGTCTATAGAAGTATTCGCCAATTCCAAACTTTACAGCGGCCCTCTTTAGGGCATCAGAGTATGCACCCTTCAACTGCTCTGCAAAGGAAGGAACCCCAACGTCAGACTTGGTTACTCCCAACACCGTAAGATGGCATCTGATTCCACCATACCTAATGTCGTTGTAAAGAAAACTCTTATCCCTTTCGAACTTAGGCGTCGTCTTATACTTAGTTCTGTTCACTCTGTCGTCTGGCAGGGAGTCAACATCGGTAACGTCTCTAACTTCTGTGTGAACAATCGTAGACTCAATGTAGTCATCGTGCCAATTATCTGCTCCTACAATCTCGTTAAGCCTGTTGGTAACAGTCCTTGCGTCAACGTATGCCAACGCCCCTGTGTTACCGCTACCGAATGCTGGTAGCCATTTCACATCTTCCGGGTCGAACGGCTCTGCTAGTCTACTTAGTACCCAATTATCAAGCACAAGCTTCAAACTCATTTTAAATCCTCCTAAATTTGCTTACTAGTCATTATAACACGTAGTTTACCGTCTGACTAGTAGGTCTTATTGAACTCCGAAGCGAGAGTAAATACACCATACGGCTTCTCCAACACAACCGACTCCGAGAAGACAGCACCGTTTCTTTGCTTACCAACCTCCACTCTAAGGTATAGCTCGTCGTTGTCTTTGATGTAGTCGTCTACGTCACCATCACTTAATCCGCTAAGGACAAACTTATTCATGTCTACGTAAACAAATAGTACAATAGAAGCATCCTGCTCTAGGGAGCCACTATCCCGCAAGTCAGCAAGTGTGGGTTTACCAGTTGTGCGCTTTGTCACATCTCGATTAAGCTGAGAAGCTGCGACTACAGGAATGTTCAACTCACTAGCCAAACCCTTTAAATCCGCTGAGATTTGAGTTAGCTGTTGATTTCTAGGGGCAGATACCAAATGGCCTGTAGCATTGATAAGACCAATATAGTCAACATAAACGACCTCACACCCATGCTCATAAACCATTTTACGCACCTTCTGAGGCACTGTAGCGTTGGTAAAAGGCCCACTATCGTCTATGAAAAGGGGCTTATTCTTGTACCAGTCTAACGCAGCCATGAGCTTTCTGTCTGTGCGAAACTCGTCAGGCTTCATCTTAAGAAGTTGAGAGCCATCAAAACGGGCTTTGGCAGAGATAAGTCGGTTAAGAATCTTTGAGGAATCCATTTCCATCGAAATGAACCCAACTCGCCTTTCGCTCTCTAGATTGGAACGAACGGACTGTAGCATCAGTGCTGTCTTACCAGTACCAGGCCGAGCAGCAATGTAGGTGACTTCCTTGGCATCGAAATCTACCAATCTATCATCCACGTCCTTGAGCCCCGTAAGCCTCAACAAACTCCTATCCTTGGAAAGCATGTTGATATAGGACTCAACCAAGGCGGCACCAGTAACAAACTCCTGCTTAACACCTTTCTCGTTAATTCGGTGAGAAATTGTTGATATTTGAGAAACTATCTCGCTGAGGGATAAGTCTCGGTCCTTTACATGACCCTTAAGCTTCTCAAGCTCAAAGTCGAGAATTCTATACCCGGAAAACTCAGAAACCTGAGTTGCAAACGAGATAACCGAATCTGCTGGCACCCTGTAATCCAAGTACTCTTTCAACTCGGACTCTGTAATGCCCTCGTAGTTTCTCTTGGACAGGTGGTTAAGAAGGGTCTGTATGTTGACCTCAATCTTATTCTGGGCCAAATCCACAATCGAACGGAAAAGATATCTGGCCACGGGATTATAAAAGTCCTCAGGCTTAACAATCCCGTACACCTTAGGAAAAATCGTCGGGTCATACAACAAACTTCCAATGATTGAGATTTCGGTTTCTTTAGAGTTAACCATTCGTATTCCTCTCAAACAGGCTATCCAACAAATCAAACCCCTCTACCGGAGTAGCATCCTTGTCTATCTCTACCACCTTAACCTCTTTTCTGGGCTTCTCTTCACGCATCGCCTCTTGGCGTAATTCATGGTATTCCTTGGAATGTTGCTGAACCAGAGTAATTAGGTTTCTTCCACCCTGCACTAAAAAGTTTAGAGTTCTTTCGATACCAACGGCTTTCTTTAACGTCCACAAACACTGTTCGTACGAGTATTTGCTCGTCAGATGCTTCTTGTACGCGCCACGGACCTCGGTGTAAAATTTAGCATTTTCTCCGTAGTTGGCACCCGTGACATCTTCGTTTAGAGCCTTCCAGAGCATAGAAAGTTTAACATAGTCCGATTTTGATGCCTCGGATTCGGAATGGTCAAACGCATAGAGTCGAAACGCGAATCTTGGGAATCTCCTGAACCTGTCGTATTTCTCAGGAACCCTATCCGACAGAAGACTGTTTACCTTAGCCAGGGTAGCTCCTGCCTGAATAGCCTCCCTAGCAACCTTCTCTGCATCTATCCAGTTTGGCTCACTTCTTATCCTAGCATAGAGAGCGTTCAAAGGATTGTCAGACGCGGTAGCGTCTTCTTGTAATAAATCTATACTTACTCTATCTATTCTAGGGGCATCATTGACACCCGAGTTTTCGCGTTCAGGACGCTCTTCTCTCACGGAAACTTCTGCGTCAGTTTCGGAAAAATTTTTCCCTAGCTTTGGAAGAATTTTTCCAAGAAGCTTCTCGCGGGCCTTAGGCGGAACCAGGTTTTCTATGATGAACATGCGAAAAGAGTACTTGTCTCTCTGAGCCCATGTCTCCCACGAGTCGATAAAGAAGCCTTCGTGGTCCTCACCTACACTATAACCATCATTAGCCTCTAGCTTTAGTCTTCTGCCAACAACAAAGATATAGCCAGAGCCGAACTCCTCGACCTGAACTAGCTTAAGCTCCTCTAACTTCTTAATGAAGTCACGAATATGACGTTGTGTAAAACCAGTAGCTTCCTCTATTCCCTCCAGCGTGAAGTAGGCTGACAATTCACCGTTATCATAACGCTTTGCTAATTCAGTTACCCATCCACCCTCCTTATAGTACCTGAGTCCGTCAGTGTACTGTCTCCGAACCCCCGTCATAAGTAGACGGTGAATGAACCCTATAGGAGCCCCATCGAAGTACCTACCATACTCAGGTATCCTCAACAAGGCATAGGGAATCATTAAAAACGGTTCATTAAAAACCCTTTTCGCCATACTTCACCTTCCCAACACACGGCATTTGTGTGTTATAATTATCTAAGACTATCATACTCCCCAATCAAAAAGCCGTCAAGGAGTTGCATAAATGTGAATTTTCTTAAAAACGAAGATATTATTATAGGCGTTGACCTGGCTCTTAACAAAACAGGTCTGGCCATATTGAATCGACAAAACAAGGTCCTCCATACAGAGTTAATTAAGGTAAAAACAGGCTGGGAGTATTATAGAAAGATAGGTTATTTATACGAGACCTACCTGTCCCTGTTCGACTCCATATTGACAGCCAAGCCAGCCTCCTCTATACTGGTTCTAGAAGGACGGCTTAGGGCTGGTTGGAGCGGAACTACCCTGGCCTCCATAGAAGGAGCTAGGGTGGCTTGCTACCTGGCCTACAAGACTACATGCAATCTGCATGAGAAAGATGTGATTCATGTTTCTTACGACCCGGCTGAGGTCAAACACTTCATAGCGGGCAAGAGGAACGCCAAAAAGGAGGAGTTACTAGAAAAATCGGTCTCACGTTTCTCATGGCTTTCTGACATAGAGTATCAGGAAGATATTTACGACGCAATATACATCGCGCTTAGGCACATAAAAGGAGTAGAAGATGAGCGTTCTTAATGAGCTTCTAAAGGTAGAAAAGTTTAAGTCAATCTGGATAGATAGAAACAAACTCATGGACAGTCTAGGAATCAACCTCGATAGACGAGAGTTCCTAGACCTTTCTAGTATAGGAATAGATGAGTTGTATGAGCTTATGATGAAATCCCTGATGTGGATGGAGTACATCAGCGATGTTCTTAGCCGCGCCAAAAAGTTGAAGATGGACGAGGAGTTAGAAAAAGACGCCGTTCTTAACCGAGTTTTAGCTATGGGTACACCAGATAAGAAGGTAACAGAAGCAAAGGCCGAGGCAAAGTCTCACCCTGACTACCTAGAGGCACACAAAAGATATAACACCTTGGTAGCATATGTGGACTATTTGGACAGGCTTTTGGTGAACTTAGATAAATACCACTACGTTATGAAGGCGAAGATGGAGTCTAGTAGAAATATCGAAAGAAAGTATCAATGATTTCTCTACAGATTCACACCTATAAAGGGCAGTGGACGGTATCGTACTTAGATAGTATAAATTGGGACAACATCTGTAGCTTAATGGACTTTGGAGATGTTGACGCAATGTCCTCGTGCGTGCGAGATAACCTTACGGAGGAGATGGGAATAGCCATGAACAAGAAAGACGCCACTAGATTAGTAGTTGAGGCAGCAGGAAGATATGCAGACCACCTAAGACAGCAGTCAATCTCTTGGACATATGCAAACCCAGACCCGATGGAACGAGTTTACAGAAAAGCAATTGAAGTCTTCGAAGAGGCTGAAAATGTTCACCAGACTAAGTAACGGATGGCAAGCTGTACTTTGGGACGGTGAATACGAGCTTTACTCTAAACTCCGGTATGAGCCCATGTTCGTAGGGGTTTTACATAATCCGGACAAAAGAAAAGAGGTTCTAAAGCTCTGGGACGATACCTCAAACGAGTGGGTAGACTGCGAGCCAGGAACTTACATTGCCCGAGATGAACACGGGGTTTTTCATTCGGTTACCAAAGAATTCGTTGACGAAAGAAGATTGAGATGATTAAGAATTATAGAAAAAGGCCGGTAGTAATTCAGGCCATACAGTACACAAAAGAGACTTGTGAAGAAATACACAGTTGGGCTGGACTAGAACCACATGAGTACCGAGACTACGTGTGTGGTGTTGAACCCATTCTAATACCTACCCTAGAAGGAGTTATGGAGGCTTCTCCGGGGGACTTTATCATTCGTGGTGTAAATGGAGAATTTTATCCGTGCAAACCAGATATTTTTTATAAAACCTATGAGGATGTGCAAGAGGGAGTAGAGGAATGATTAAACGTGCTGTGATTTTAATAACGGACCAAAGTAGCATCAAGTGGAGAGGGTGGAACGACCCTGTATTTCAGACACAAGGTGTTGAAGCCTCCGAAAAACTTCTGGCAGACCTACATACACTCGCTTCTGAGTGCGGAGCGTCAGATATACCTCACCTTCGCAACGCTGCCGCTCACGTTAGGGAGTGGCTGCCCAAGGAGGACGAAGATGAATGACTTTGTAAAGAAACTGCGCTCTGGTGCAGAAATGGTGGGGCGTGACCCGGAGCAGTACATGACTTTCCTCACCGTGGCTCAGGCAGACGCCGCCGCTGACCGCATCGAGGCTTTGGAGGCCGAGGTCAAGCGACTGCGGGAGATGCTGACCGGAGCATCAGCCGAGTTAGCCGCCGCCATCGACCACCTAGAGCGCGTCCGCTTGGAAGCCTCCCTGGCGGGGGGAGGAGACGAAGATGAGTGACCTGAAAGAACGCCTTAGTTCCCCGATGGCCGTGTTCTATGGTTACGACGTAGACGACGGTGCGCTGCTGCGAGAAGCCGCCGACCGCATCGACGCCCTGGAGGCCGAGGTCGAGCGGCTGGAAGACCTAGCCGACACCTACCTCGTCACGCTAATGCGGTGCGCGAAGGACGCCGAGCGGCTGCGGGTGCTTCTAGCCGATGCGAAGAACACCCTCTGGGATGCGGTGGACAGCGGGTACGCGGCACCCAAGAGCGTGCTAGCTGCCCTGGCGGGGGAAGGAGACGAGGATGAGTCAATCACCGTATGACGCTAGTCAGTTGCCCAACAGAACCGAAACACAAATTGAAGTTCTTGAACGAAGGCGAAGACAGCTTATGTCTCGTAATGCAGCCCTGGAATCCGATATTAAGAGACTAAGAGAGCATCTTCGGGATTATGTTGAGACGGAAGATACCCTTACTGAGAATCTTGACGAGTCCAGAGGAGAGATTGAAAAACTGAAAAATAAAGTTGCTGAATTAGAAAACATAATAGGGGCACAAAACCATGTTAAGGAGTTAGAAAGGGAAGTTAGAAGGCTCAGGGTAGCCTCAACTAATCTTCTCGCTCTACACCTACGAGCTTTAGAGGGTGACGTGGCAGAGCAAATCACTTGGGACGATGCTATTTTTCGGTTGCACACTTCCCTGGTTGGGCTGCCAGAATGACAAGAGCAGAGTGGCACGACCATTTAGAGGGCTCTATTCTTCTTGTAGACAGTGAGATTGTTGCTGTAATAAGGTTAGTAGACCTTGATTTTGGATATAAAGCTTGGGATATTGATGGACATCTTTTTGGCGAGTTGCCCGCAGCTAAGAAATACGCCCAGCAAAGATATGCCTGGGCGCAACATCCGTAAGGAGCTAGAATATGAAAGATGAGATAGTAGCGGGATTAAGATGGATTAGCAAATACGCTACTCCCCAACAAGAGTACGAGATGGTAGTTTGCAGAGATGCCGCAGATAAAATTGAAAAATTAGAGGCAGAACATGAAAGCCTCACGCTTTTACTGGAGAGGTTTAATAGCGCCGGGGAAAGAATTATTAGGATTGTCGGGGGAGACCCAGATAGACCTGATTACGTTGACACACTCAACGACCTTACGCTTGCCGTAATTGATGCCAGAAAAACCTTACACTCGTCTCCAAACTGTAGACTTTTGACAGAGAAAGTAAATGACAACTACTGTAGAAAATGTAGAGAGAGGCTTTTTAATGATTGAAGACCTAAGAGAAAAACTAGAGTTTGCGGAAAACAACCCGGTAATATTCAACCAGAGGAACGTTTTAAATAAGGGGTTCGTACGACTGGTTGATTGGATTGGTAGCGACTCAAGGGTGGTTCAAGCAGCTAGGGTGTCTTATGGCAAAGGAACTAAGACCATAAGAGAAGACTCTGGTCTCATCGACTATCTTATGAGACATCGACACACCTCACCTTTTGAGATGGTGTCGTTTACCTTTCATATTAAGCTGCCTCTGTTTGTCTTTGCCCAGCTAGTCAGACACAGGACCGCCAGCCTTAATGCTAAGTCTGCAAGGTACTCTGTCATGGAAGATGAGTTTTATATTCCCGAGGAATTTAGACTGCAAAGCATGGAGAATAAGCAAGGAAGCGATAGCGTCCTCTCTGAGGAAACAAACCAATTTGCTATCAATAGCCTGATAAACTTCTGTGACGAGACTTATGGGGATTATGAATACCTTATTCAAATGGGTGTAGCTAGAGAACAGGCTCGTATGATTCTTCCTCAAAACCTTTACACGGAGGTCTATTGGACCCAGAATCTGCACAATCTTCTGCACCTTCTAAAGTTACGTCTTGACCCTCACGCCCAGCAGGAGATTCGTGAATACGCAGAGGCGATTCATGAAATCATCACACCTATAGTGCCAATGTCCTTAGACTCCTGGGAAAAGCACGTTCTAGACAGCGTTTCTCTCTCAAAAGATGAAGTAGATATACTTATCAGAGCCGCCAAGGGGGACTCCCTAGAGGATGCTATGGTCTCTCATGCAGAACACATGTCAAAGGGGTATGCTAGAGAAGTGCGAGAGAAGATTAGTAAACTGATTGGAAAATAACATGGCAACAGCAGAGCATGTCCTAGAAGGACTTAAAACCGCGCTAAAGATAACCAAAGAGGCACCCGTCATAGTGGAAGCTAGGTCGGGTAAACTCTTTATTGGTACACACAACGAGTATCACAGCGTTATTTTTGAATGCCCCACGATTTGGGAGGATTTCAAAGCAGTTCTCAGCTTCAACATAGCAAAGGAAATACCGAGGTCAATCTCTGGTGGCAAAGTAAGCTTTGAGGTTCTCGAAAATCACACGTTAAAATTCGTTTCTAAGGGCGTAAAGTTAAATCTAGCCCTCTTGGATAACTCGTCTCTTTCCTTAAGTACGTTGGTGAAGAAATATATCAAAGAAACCATGTGGGAAGTTAATGGAAAAGGCTTTAATGACGCACTAGAAAGGGTTAGACACGCTGCGAATGATAAGTCAATCGGGGATGTAGTTTTGCGCGGTTACCACCTTAAAAAGAAGGGCGAAGCACTTGAGTTTATGGCCTCCAACGGAGCAACACTCTCGGTGTCTTCTGCCCAACTTCTAAATAAAGATGAGGCAGTAGAGGGAACCCTTCTTCTTAACCCGGAATTTTCTCAGGTAGCTAATCTTTTGTTTGAGAAAACCAGAATAGGCTTTTCGGAGGACTCAATTAGTCTTGAGTCTTCCTCAGAAGATAAGACTTTGCGTATGGTCAGCCTGTTGACAAAGGGAAAGCCTTTCGATTATGACACCGTGCTTAACAAAGTTAAAGGAAACCCTATTAGGGCCTCCTTTGACGCAAAAACTATGGCAGAAGCCATTAAAAGAACGGACTTCTTCACAGACGAAGCCAATAAGAACAAGATACGCTTTTTTATTAACAACAATGGTACCGCTTCCGTTCACTCCGGTAACCACTACGGTGAGTCCTCTATTCACCTGGAGACCATAGAGCATAATTTGGACAGCGACTTAGAGTTGGAGCTAAGCGGCACACACTTCCTTAATTACCTAACCAGTTTGAAGTCTAGCACGATTACCGTCTACATCAAGGACGACACCGTTCCCATAAGGATTGAAGACGGCTTAACAACAGAAGTTATAGTATTGTTCCGTAAATAAGGTTTTTTGTTGACAGCCTGCCAGTCTCCTGCTATAATTGTATTTGTAAGGGTTAAAAGTTAGATTCTTACGAGTACACAAAAAGGAGACTGTATATGCCAAGAGAAGTATCACAAGCAACCGTCGCCCTTGAAGAAGCCGTGGCTAGATTCATGGAAGATTTTGAGGGAGAATTTAGAAAGCAAAGGACGAAGACAAACCATTCATCCGAAAGAAGGATGAGAAAGCTTCTACGCTCTTTCCAGGAAAGGGTTTACGTTCCATACAGAGACGCAACTTTGCCCTCTAGGGACTCCGAACCGTTCTAACCATTCACATCTTTGAAAGCAGTACAATAAAGCAAGATGTAGACCATTAAGTTGCATGTGCAATAGAGCGGCTACAAAACTAAGGAGAAAACATGAATGAAGTCATAGTAAGTGGGATTATAAAAGGCGACTTCGAAGACGTTAGTAACGACGGAGTTAAGTTTCTGGCCCTAAATAAGGGTAGGAATGGTGAAAGTGAGGAGTTTATCTGCCTCGCATATGGTAACTCAGCCAGCTTCCTGCGCCAACACGCAGAGAGTGGCCGTCGAGTTGTACTTCAAGGCCGTCTAAGCAGCGAGAAGCTGGACACCGAGAACTATCATACTGCCATTACCGTAAGCAGGGTTCTGTCTATCACGGATAGCAGTCAGGGTATGGATTATACTCATGCTGTTATTAGCGGATTGGCCTCGTCCGATGGTCTTACCCGCCTAAACAACAAGAATCAGACCCCCCTAATTAACCTGAACGTGGCTAATAAGAGGGAGTATAGAAACGCCGAAGGTGAGACTCAGGAGTACACTACTTACCTAGGTGGGACCATCTGGGGCAGAACGGCAGAAGCGGTTGAAGAAGCCTATGAGTTCCCAATGAGCAACGTTCCCGTTGTGTTTGAAGGGATTCTAAAGCCCAGAACTTATGAAAACAAGGATGGAGACACCATTAACAAGATTGATGTGTGGGTCAACACCATTAACGTAAGCGGTCAAGCACCTACTTCCGCTGCCCCAGCGCCGAAGCGAGAAGAGAGACAAGCTCCTAGGAAGTCAAAGCCCCTTGAAGGCTCTCCCTTCTAATAGACAGAGAAATTAATAGGTGGGAGGCTCAGTCCTCCCACTTTATTTTAAGGGGTATTGTGTGATAGTAGCACTTTCAGGTAAAAAGAGAAGCGGCAAAGACGAATTCTATAGAGTAGCCAAAAGCTACCTTGAAGCATTTTACGGGATTCCGGTAACCAGATACGCTTTTGCGGATAAAGTAAAGGAATACGCTAACTTATATTTTAACGTAGACATAGCTAATGAAACGGACAAGGAAAAGACTCGCTTCGTGTTACAGGGAATTGGACAAATGCTACGTGAAGAAGTAGAAAAGGATTACTGGCTAAATGTCATCAGAGACGAAATAGCTATAGACAACGAAAAGTACGGAGAGTTTGGGTTCGTAGGCTTCATAACGGACACTAGGTATCGGAATGAAGCAGACTGGGTTGTAAACAACGGCTACCCACTTCTAAGAATTGTTAGAAAAGGAATCATAGCTGACGACCCCCATCCAAGCGAGATGGAATTGGATGACTTTGTTTTTGAAAACACGTTCCAAAACATGGGAACGTATGAAGAATATAGGGAGAGCGTGAGACAATGGGTGAACCAAAACGTATTGACATCACTGTCCCTCTAGTAAATGAGAATCTAGAGGAGAATGAAAACTCAAAAGACGTTATTAACGCCATGCTGGATGAGTCAAGTGAAGTTCACCTTCACATTCATATAAACGATAAGGAAATGATTCCCACGGCAATAGCATTGTCTATGAGCAAGAGGCATAATGTTCGTTATTACGCCACTATAGGGGACTTTCCGGGCAGAGAATATATTCACGGTTACCTTATGAGTGGTTACTTTGAAAAGGTGGAGATGATATAATGTACCATTACATGCCGACAACCGTCGTCTTTGAGAGACTTGAAAGACCACAGCACCTACACGAAAGTTTTCCTTGGACCCCGGTTATGCCAAGCTACGATAACGACCTAGGAAATGCTGGAATTGACCTGGCTTCGGCAGCTACTGTAGTAGCTGAGGAAGTGGGTGCCTCTTCCAGGCTTCCATACGGGTACTTTGAAATTACCGGCTCAGACATGAATCAGGACGATATGCAGACGCTAGCCAGAGCCCTGACTGATATGGATGCCTCCGTAGATGTCTCTTTTATGGGAGATTTAGCCCGTAAGAATGTGAGAATGGAGTACAGTTCAAACTCTCCCAAGCCCTTAAGGATGTATCAAGCGGTTATTAGAACAGGGCTTAGAGTAGCCCTACCGACAGGGTTTCACATGAAGATAGCCTCTCGTAGTGGTTTGGGGTTCAAAAGAAACATTCTCGCCTTCCCAGGAATCATAGATAACTCCTATAGGGGAGAATTAATGATTAAGCTTTACCAGTTGACCAGCGATGAATCCCCATTTATAATCGAGGCAGGAGAGAGAATCGCACAGGGTATCTTATTCTCTACCCCAGAAATCTTCATTAGAGAGGGAGAAGTCTCTACCTCCACTCTAAGAGGAGAAAATGGTTTTGGTAGCACCGGAGCGTGATATATGGTTTACAATTACAAGTGTAGAAAGTGCGAAAACGTCTTTGATATAGACCACTCCATGAAGGTCAAGGACGCCGTAGAAGAACTTGGAGCGTCGTGTCCGAAGTGTGGTTCCACAGATATTTTCAAGTATCTTGGTAATATGAAGACGGCACACATTCATTTCAAGGGTGTAGGCTTTGCCACAAATGACCTAGCCCTAGATAAAATCGGGTTTCCCAAACATTACAAGGACAACCCAGAAGTACGAGAAAAGCTAAAGAATATGTAAGATAGGAGGCCGACATGAGCAAAGTAGAAGAGATTATTGGGAAGCTAGATTTTTATGGCCTTGTTAGTAAAAAGACACAGTTAAAAAGGTTCAAGGGAGACCAATTCAGAGGTCTCTCTCCCTTTACAAACGAGAAAACTCCTAGCTTCTTTGTAAACACACACAACAAAACCTGGTACTGCTTCTCCTCCGGAGTTGGAGGGGGAGTGTTGGACTACGTGTCTAGAGTTGAGGGTGTGGGCAGAGATGAAGCCATACGCATTCTGGCCGACTACACGGGCATAGAATTAGAGGAAGAATCTGACCCTCACTATCACACCAAGAAGGCCCTGAAATTAGCCCTGAATTATTACAGACAGAATACAGAGCCTTCTGTAGAATACATGGCGTCTCGTGGATTCAGCCTCGACACCGTAGAACACTATGAACTGGGGTATGCCGAGGATTCAACTCACGGTTTATTCTCTTATCTACAAAAGAACGGAATTAAAGAAGAGCATATAGTCTCAGCGGGGCTTGGGTATAAAAGGGACGATGGAAAAGTAGTCCACAGATACAAGAATAGAATGATGATACCAATCCGAGACGAGTATGGTAATCTCATCTCGTTTACTGGCAGGGATTTGACCGGGAATTCAAATGCAAAATATTTGCATGGACCGGTTAACGCATTGTTTCAAAAGAAAAAGGTTATCTGGGGGCTGAGAAACTCAAGAAACCTAATTTCCGAAAAGGACTATGTGATTGTCACAGAGGGCCAACTAGACGCAATGGCCTTAGTGGACGTAGGAATTCCTGCTGTATCTATTCTAGGGGCGAATGTGTCAGAAGAACAAATGCTTCTTCTGTCCAAGCTCACTCAAAACATTTATTTTACCTTCGACAGTGACGATGCTGGAGACCGTGGTCTATTCAAGGCTTTCAAAATGGCAAAGGACCTGGATGTTGACTCCGTTATTTACGCCATTGTTCTTCCAAAAGGAAAAGACCCGGACGACTTCATTCACGAATTTGGAGCAGAGAAGTTCGACGCCCTTAGACAGGATGCTACCTCTGATACCGCAGCAATAGTGCAGTCACTTATCAAGACACACTACAAAGATGGGGCTAGTAAAGCCTCCGTTGCAAAGAAGGTTCTTTCTGAGTTGAAGGATTCCTTTCAACAGACTTTTACATATAGAAGCATGGATTTGATTGAGCGTCTTTCTCAAGAATTCAGTATTAACCCTAAAGAGTTACAGGAGTGGATAAGAAAAGAGCCTTCTTTTAAGGGTGGAGGGGCTGTTGACAAGAAGATTGACGACATGTCCTTCCCAGCGCCGATTTATGAAAGAAGAATCCTTTACGCTGTACTACAGGAACCTGGGCTAGTAAATAAGGTAGTTAACTCCCCGGTTTCCTTTGGTGATTTTACCTCACACCTGGTCTCTAAGACCCTATCCAATATAGACCCCACCTGTTCACCGACCGAAGTTTTTGATATACTAAGAGACAAGCTAAATGAAGACGAGTATGATGCCGTCCTAAAGTTTTTCTCTACGGGCCTTTCCGGAGTTGACTTTGAGACTTCCTTTGACATTTTGAGGCTTAAGGTACTTCAAAGGGAGAAAGAAGCAAAGCTGGATTTTCTCGGAAGACCGGTAACGGCTACAGAGAGCGAGCTAAGGAACGTGTTCAAAGAGATACTCGACTATAAGGAGCAGCAGTGAACACAAAAAACTTCATATTTTCCGCCAGCAGCGTGAAAGAGTACATGCAATGCGGATTGAAATTTAAATTCAATAGGATAGATAAACTCGAAAAGACAGATGTTTCCTCCCACCACAGGTGGTTTGGAACTCTGGTACACAATCTAATCTACGCTTCTCTATCAGAGCCAGCAGAAGACTTGAAGAAGATGGTGCTGACCAACAAGATAAACGAAAAGTACCCTATGAAAATCTTTGAAACGGTCTGGAAAGAAAAGGAAAGCGAAGACCTGATGGTTCAGACCATAAGAAAAGATTTGGGAGAAAAACCGGTAGGTCGATTTATGAGGGGCAAGATAGTTTCCCTTGGAATAAACGACCCCGACATTACTCAGGCTCAGCTTGAGAAGGGCTGGAAAGCCGAAGCCAAAAAGATGGTCAAAAACGGCATCTCTGTGGTCAAAGAGATTCCAGAGATTGTTGAGCTAGAAAGAAAACTCTTCTGGATTTTTCAGAACAGAAAGTTTTTGGGTTACGCAGACATTCTAGCCAAAGATGAGAGTGGAAGATATACCTTCTACGATTTTAAGACCACCTGGGACAAACCCGGAAAAAGACTTGACGACGATTTTCAGTTCTTTTCCTACTCTCACGCATTAAAATCTTACTACAACCTAGATTATTATCCAGTAGGAAATTACGTACACCTAAGAAGTGGTGACGTTATACCTTACGAGGTTACACCAGAGATAATTTCCAATATGAACAGAAAAGCCAAGAAAGCCTTTGATAACATGGAAGCAAATATCTTCTTCGATGATTACGGTGGCTCCCTCTGTCCCTATTGTGACTTTAGACATATATGTTACGGGAAAGATTCTGACGTGTGGAAGAACTCTTCCTTTGGAGGCTGATTAACATAGCAATCATCATACACTTACCAGACGAACAAAAGAGCGTTTCGGTACCGGATTGTAGCAATCTCCAGGAGTTGGGCTCTCACAAAAGCAAGTCCCTACAGCGGGTCGCTTTTAGCCACATATTTTTCCAAAAGATTTTTGGGTATATGGAGCTTATCAATACCGGAGAGTTAACTCACGAACAGGCTCAGGAACACATTAAAGACTTTGCACAGGCGTATAACGCTAACATACTAGACTTTGACTCGGAGCCCGATGATGATATCTCAAACAGAGTTTTTGATATTATGAAGAGCGATGAGTTTAGCGAAAAGTACCAGACGTTTCTGCAAGTGGTCAGCGGAGAAATATTCAGGCTATTTGCTAGCGGTGCCATGTCTTACGAGGAAGGAGACACGGAGTTGGGGATTATGCCTTCATACATGACTTCCTTGATTCCTACAAAAGCATGATAAAACTTAAAAGTGATTTAGTAAGCATAGAAGTAGACCCATCCAACCCTCTTTACAGCGTTTTGGCTAAGTTTGTTGGCGAGGTCTTCTTCGTACAGTCAACAGAAGAGAAAAAAGAGGAGAAGCCAGTAAGGGAAGCTCCTAAAAAGAAGAACACTATAAGTCACCCAACCGAGGGTGTCTCGGTCAATATAGCAGAGTACCTTTTTGAGCTAGACAAACTCTTTCCTGACGAGAAGAGCGTGACCAAGAGCATTCTAAAACAGCACGCTGTGAGATTCTTTGGGGTTTCAGAAGGAGTTAAAACAGGTAACTACGCGGCTATCTCACCATTCTCATCTGACCAGTATGTAACATGCGTTAGGATGTTGGACGACACGCCAGCCTATCTAACCGTACCTATGAAATGGATAACCACATTATGAAAGCAATGGGAGTAGGAAGATATGTAGCAATAAAAATATCCTCTGTTAATGAGGATATAGGTGAGTCCATGCAGGATGTAGAAGAGTTGAGTATTTCTTCCGGAGACACAATCTTTTTTAGCCCGAGTGGAATAACTTTACAGGGGGACAACAAAGAAATCTTTACTTTCGTAAGGCCAGAGGACATCTACGGGATAGTTACTGAATTATCATAATTCTCATTTAATAATATTGTATAGTGTTGTTACTATGAAAAACACATACATATCAGAAGTCAGAACAGAATTAAAGGGAACTCCCGGCTCAAAAGATTTAGACCTCTCGTTCTCTGTAAATTATTACGATAGAGACGGGGAACTAGCTCTTTATATATTTAGTGACTACAGCGACGAAATAACAATCTTTTCTTTCAAGCCAGCGTTACGGTTAGAGTTAGCAATACCATTTCTTCACTCGTGGCATATTTACGAAGATATAAACCAGACTATAATGACCTGTAAAGTACCCGCTGGTAAAAATTTCTTTGAGGAAGACTTTTCTGTTCTAAATTCACTATTAGGATTTGAATACAATAGGGATTTTATATTCAATAGATGGTAGGAGGATAGTATGAACTACACAACTGAGCAAGTCATAGACTACATTAAAACAACTTCACCACAGACCAAAATCTACGTAGGTTGTGACTCAAGACAATCGGGCAAAAACACCATCTTCGTAACAGTAGTAGTAGTACACTTGGACGGAAATAAGGGAGCTAAGGTTTTTCCTTTCATTGAAACCGTCCCCAGGATTAAGTCACTAAAGTGGAGACTAATTCAGGAGACACACTACGCTACCTACAAGGCACTTGAGGTTAAGGAAGCGGTTGGAGACAGGGAGTTTTACGTACACCTAGACTATCACCCATCCGATAAGCACAAGTCCAACACAGTTGTGAAAGAAGCAATCGGTTTCGTTGTGGGTCAAGGTCTAGACTATGAGTTGAAGCCATACGCTCACGCAGCGTCATCAGCCGCAGATTATTTAGGAAGACACGGTGGTGTGTTCAGACACCCGCTAAACGCATAGAAAAATCCCAGGGTTAATCCCTGGGGTTTCTCTTATCATATTCTTCTTTGTCTTTCTTAAGAAGCTCCTCTAGTTCATCTAGTCGAGCTTCTCTTTCTTTGTCCTCGTCCGAAGGTACCCACACTTTTATCTTATCCTTATTCTCATTTACTATTCTGTTAACTTCCCTCTCAACCAATTCCTCTATAAGTTTTGCCAAGCTCTCCTGGTCTATCTCCACGTTAGTACCTGGGGCTGGTTTGAAGTTTGAGAAGAACTTACTAAGACCCCCCAAAAGACCAATGATGAGAGGCAGATTCTTTAGTATAAGAGGCAGGGTTGTTAGGAGCAAGGAAAGAATGCTCGTAACTCCAATGGACTTTGGAATCTCTGGTACATTGGAGGAAACTATAATTTCCTCTGACTCGACCGGCTCTTCGTGTACTAGCTCTACTTCTTCCTTCATTTCTTCGAATAGAGCATCAAACTCTTCTCTATTATCTGACATTGTTACCTCCTAATAAAAAACGGGGCTGCTTTCACAACCCCGTTTAAAACCTCATAGGTTTATTACTCTTTTACTTCAAGCTCGTGTAGTCTCTTGGCAGCAGAGGCGGCAACCTGACGGTCAGCCTTGGCCATACCGTTAGAGCCTAGGAAAGCAACTGCTACTAGGAAAGCAGCCTGTAGTGCGCCCTGTAGACCGGAAACTCCTGCTAAATATCCTAGGGAGAAGTATCCACCCACACCGGCAATAATTACTGCCACACCTAGAGAGAGCCACTGAGTTGCCTGACCGTCGGTGTTAAACCAATCCTTACCAAGAGCGGTAAAGATTTTGGTAATCCACGGAACGATTAGGGAAGCGGCGATTAGAACACTCTCAGCACTGGTAAACCAGGTTGAGGGGTCAAACACGATAACATCCTGTGCAATTCCTACGCCTACTAGAGTAAACGCTAGAAGAGCGGAGAAGAAGGTAATCATTCTTAGTTTCATAGTCATATTTAATCTCCTACTTACTGACGCTTGTATCCAGTACCGTATGCGTCTGCGTTGGTGTAGCTCACTCCATCAATAGATACGGTGGGTGCCTGAGGTTCTGCCATATCGCCAGCATCGGTATCGTAGAAGTATCCATCCCTAAGAAGAGCATCGCCACTACGGTTGATTGGGGCCATTGCTTCGGAAGGAATTCCGCCGCGCCAGCGAAGTAGACGGCTAGGAATCTGCATAACGTTGCTATCCAAATCAGTTACGTCGGACTGCATGTAGATGAAATCGAATAGTGGACGGTCATTGTTAATGTACATGGGCTCAAAGTACACAACCCCGCTGACAACAGGTGCGTCATTTACATCGACCCAATCACCGGAGAGGCTGTGAAGTTCGCTCACCTTAGAGCGGGAAACTCCACGAGGTAAAACGAACCCGTACCTGTTAAAGCCCTTTACAGGAAATGCCTGTACGTATTCAGAGAAGCTACGAACCTTTCTGGAAAGGTCTGGTGCCAACATGTCTAGGCCCAACTGGCTTCCAATCCCAGTCAAATCTTCTCCTGGGTCAGAAAAGCCGACGGCAGAGGAAGGTACCTGAACAAGAATACGCTCTTCTTTAGTCCCGCTTACGCTGTAATAGTAAAGAAGGTGTACAGGAAGGACTTGAGGAACTACAATAGTACGCTCATGTACCTGTACGCCGATACCATAAGCACCAGGGTCGTATCCCTTGTCGGTAGTATCGGTTCCAGTTACAAAGGTTGCCCACTCGCGCTGGAAGGTCTCTGGGTAGGTAGCGGCAGAGGTACCAGCGGGGGTAATCTGAGCCGTACGTGGCATAGAGTGTTTGCCGGGTAGGTAGGTTTCCGTAACTTCGAATTTTCCGGTCTGGACGTATGCAGTAGTTAGATAGTCAAACCAGACTTGTCCTTGGTCTGTCATAATTTGTTTCCTCCGTTAAGTCTTTTTGATGGCTTAACCATCGCACAGACCGTATTTTTACCCCGACCAACACTTCTGACGGGTATGGGTGCGATGTCACTTATAAAGTCAGCATAGCATATTTTTTTTGAAAACTCCACTAATTCTCGACAATGAATCTTTTTTCCAAATCCATGCAAATAATTAGTTTTATGTAGCGCCAGAATGAGTATACTGCCAACATGGTATAGATTGGCACAGCGGTGTTTTCTGGAGACGCAAAAGCGAACATAACAGCAACAAAAACCCAAAATGCTATGTGAAAGAACACCATTAACTTTCTTAAAAAATAAGATTGAGTTCCAGCAGCTATTATAGTAGTCAATCCCAGGAATAAAGCCCAAAGACCCCAAATGCATTCAGGAGCTACTGACAAAAAAGCAGAAAAAACGGGTAATGAAAATGTGTCCCAAAATGGCAAGAGAAGCCAGAATCCCCAAGAAGCAGCGAAGAGTCCTAGTATAAATTCACCTATCTCAGCGTGTTTTTTAATTATAAAAAGAGTAGCAGCTTCTAACATTTCTTCACCCTTCCTTAATTTTATTATACTCACTTCTTCACGGCTATGTAAAGTTTATCGCCTACAATGCTCATTCTCTCTATGGAAAGTTGTGTTTGTACCCCGTCTTCTATAATAAATACGCGCTGAAATGGGGTACTAAATGCTGGAAGCTCGTCGTTGTCTATGGCTCCACCGGCATCACCGGTTATACCCAAGTACTCTTTTACTCCCAAAAGAAGTAGGTTAGCAAACTCAAGTCTAGCTTCTACCGAGGAGTCTGCTCTGTCAATTCTATCTACCTCTACTAGAATAGAGGGACATTTGTTGTCGTCAATATAGAGTCTGCCAAACCTACTAGAGGTGGAGGGTCTTAAATCCCCGGTCTTCAAATGCTTGTCCACTGCCTCCGCTAATTTGATACTATCTGCACGAATCTTTTGGTTTTGACCGGCAAAATAAATCATTCTTCTTCCGCCGATATAACTATCAAAGTGAATTGATATGAACAAGTCACCCTCTTTAGCAAACTTAGTTCTCTCAGTAAGGGGGACAGTGTATTCGTCATGCTCTCTAGTTAGAACTACATCAAACCCGGACTTCTCAAAAATCTCTTTAACCGCCTTAGAATAAATCCATGTGTAATAAGACTCAATCTTTTTCCCATCAGCAGTGACTACGCCTGGGTCTCCCTTAGGAGGCTCTGGACGCCAAACTCCACCGTGTCCTGGGTCAATGATTATTCTCATAAATCAGGCTCCTTTGGCCAAGCCACATCACAGGGGAAACCTGGTTGCTTTGTTATGTCCCTAAGTGACTGCCTGTATTCTTTCCAAGCAGATTTAAGTTTTTCTGGTACGTCAGAGGTTTGAGTCCAATCAGAACTGAGAAGAAGTCTGTTTCTATGATACCTAATTTCCTCTGATAGCTCCTCTTCCGATGGTGCTGAGTATGGTTCTACTATTATTTTTCCAGACTCTGCAAGTGATTTTAGATTAAAAAATAACTCTTTTCCATACTCAACATCGTCATAAGGAGTTGCATGAAACGGAATCCAGCCATATTCTTCGTGCAAAACATCACAGGAGATAGTACCTAAGTCAGTGTATTTAAAGTTTTTTGCTTCAAGTATAGGACTATGCATTAACTTACCCTAACCCACAAAGTGTGTACATCATTTCCCCAAGTACCGCTAAGGTTCCGTGTCCACCCCTGGCATCTCCAAGAGCCACTTGACAAGGAACTACTCCTTACAGTAGTAGCACCAGCATTTTGATAAAACCCCGCTGGATAAAGAAGTGCGCCAGAAATTATTCTCCCTAACCAAAACTCCTCACTTACGTTTGCCCCCTTCCTGGTAGCCCAAACATACGCACCAATTCCCGTGGTAGAAGCTACTCCAGCAGAAGAGTCATCCACGTAGCCCTTTGTTGCGACAGTATCACTTGAGTCACCGCTAGAGGTGGCCGCTGCCCTAAACTTACCAGAGGAATCTCTTCTGACAAGAGTATTAGCTGTAGAAGCATTTGTGCTGTTGGTTCTAATCCAATTAACATTAACTATTTGAGTTGAAGTAGATGTAGGACCGTTAACAGAAGTACCAACATTTGAATTTGCAGCCCCATCCCTAGCCATAATTGTACTTAGTGAGGCAGAAGAGGTGGCACCGTGAACAGCAGTTCCTGTGCCATTTACGTGTGTATCAAACTGGGACTTTGGTACAGCATCATTGGGGTCAGAAGCTGTAGCAACCCTAAGCCTTCCACTGCTGTCTCTTCTTGCTAAGGTATTGGCAGTTTGAACGTTTGTAGAGTTTGCTCTAATCCAGTCAACATTTACAATATCCTGAGAAGTGCTTGTTGGGTTATTGGTAGAGGTGCCTACTTGGGCACGAGCATTTGTGTCTCTAATTATAATTCTGCTGGCCGTAGCGGTGCTTCTGGCGTCGTGAACATCTGTGGCATTTACGTGGAAAGAGATGTCCCCGCCAACTCCACCAGCTACTGAATCCACATAACCCTTAGAAACCAAAACATTTGCTGGGGTGCTTGGACCTAAGGCGCTGGAGATTACAGAAGAATAAGTTATATTACCTTCTATATCTTGTAAGGCTATCGGTCTTGTGCTGTTAATCCACGAGCCCCCAGAGTACCTTAGAAAATTATTTTCCGATGGGGCTACAATATTAGTGTCTAGAAGAGCAGAAAGTGTATAATCAGAACCAATAAAGTCAGTCCCCAGTGCGTTTCTCAGTAGTATCTGGTTTGGGCCTACAGAGCCAATATCATTTAGGTCTGCAAGTCCAATGGTATCAACAATCTTAAATGCTTGGTTCGGGTCAAAGGTGCCAACAAAACCAACGTTTCCTGCTTCGTTTGCAGTTAGGAATGTGTGGTATGTTTCGTTTGTTCTGTTAACGGGGAAATACTCAGAATCCAAAACGTCTCTGTTATACCAGGAAGATGGGTTCTGCTCAAGGAAACACCTTACTTCTGTGTTTGGAACTGCGGCAGACTTAACTAGACCCAAATGAAAATAGAACTGGAACGTGTCTGGCTTATATCTGTTTCTTTGAACCTTTTCTAGTTCCTCAGAGTTTGGAACCGCATAGTACTTTATACCCAAGACTACCCCGTCTGTATACCTACCGTTAACATCCTGGAGAAGTAAGTCTCCAATGCCGCTAAAGTAGTCACTTTGAGGAATTTCTCTTACAATGTTGTTATTTCCATCAAAGATGTATTCCGCCAAAATTGCATCTTGAGATTCCCCATTGTAGACATTACCATATCTTGTGTAGTAGTACTGAACTCCACCTACATTTTCTTCCCGTAATTGCTCAGCAGAAATTACTGTAAAATTCAACTCTGTGTCTAAGTCGGTGAAGGTTTCTCCGTCAAATACAAGAGTTTGAAGCTGAGCATTGGTGATGTTCAACTTAATAATTCCTTTACTGTAATCTAGAACTTTGAAAGTGCCGGAAGCTACGTCCTCTGAGCTACTTAAATCCTGAGGTATGTAAGAGAATTTATTAGACCCAGAAACACTTCTCCAAAGAATAACGTGGGCTCCAAAATCTAGAGAAAAATTAGTGTGTTCAAAGGTAAGAGTGCTATCATAATTGTTTCGAAAATAAGCTCTAGTAATCGTACTATTTTGAGGGTCTATGAAGTTACCATCGTATCTACCGTCTTTTATTGGCAATGGACTCTCTGCCCCCAGTCTTAGCAAAGAGAAAGTTACGCTCTGACCTGAAAAGTTCAAACCGTCATAGGGATAAACAATCGAGTATTTATCTGGCTCTTGAAAAATCCCGTTAAGTCTAATATCCAAATACCCATAGGCGTAGTCATCAAAAAAATCTTTGTAAATCGGCCTGTAAGGGAGTTGTCTTTCCGCTGCACTAAGATTTTCAAAAACTATTGTCTGTGTATTTCCACTTGAGTTCTCGGTAGCAAGCGTGGTCCACTTATACACCTGGGGCTCTACCGCTCCGTCATTAGTTAAGACGTTAAACCTAAAGTACTCGGTGTCTAAGCGGCCAAAGAAGTTACCCTCCTCCTTTCCAACCGGAGTGAAAAAGACCGACTCGTTTCCACCGGCACCTGTTCTAGTGTCGTAAAGGAAGTTATCGGCGTCAAAGAACCCACCTTCATTAGTGAGGGCGTTGGTGGAGAATCCAAAGTTGGCCCCCAGGAACCCACGAATATAATCCATGAAGTCACTGAAATTGCTTCCACCAATAGGTACACCCTCATAGGTGTTAAGTTTAGTTATCATAGTAAATCTCTCCCTTACTTCCTCCCGCTCCGGGCTCCCTAATTATAACCCGGTCAACACGAATACCGGCAGCGGAAATATCATTTATTAATGAGCGGAAACTATCTGCCCTAAAAGCCTCTAAAAGTCTATCAAAATATAAGTTTTTAACTCTTCTCCACTCAACATTTGGTGGGTAAATAAACTCCTCCATTGAGAATGTATCAAAGTTAAATATATCAACTTTTCGGTAAAGAACATTTCCATCAGAATCTAAAACCGGAACAGAGGCATCGTAACTTTTTGGAGAAATGACAATAGAAAGTCCGTATAGAAGAGTACCTTCCGGTTCTCTTATGGGAACATCGAAGGTAGAAGAAGTACCATCAAAAGCAGTGCTAAAGCTCTCTCTGATTTCAACATCGGCTTCTATTCCATAGGTGTCCATCAATCTAGCAATGCTTCTTGAAATACCGCCGCGAGTAGCACTCTGTCCGATTGAGAAAAGAATTCTTCTTCTATACTCCTTGTCATTTTCCCCGACATTTCTTAGAACCCCAAACATGTCTCCAAGTAGGTCTAGGTAACTTCCAGAGGATTCTGGATTTATATTTGGAAAGTCCCCGTCATAGATAAGCGGAGTTTTACTACTACTTTTCTCCTCATTTATTAGATATAGATTTGGAAGGAGGTTTCTTACCGCTGTTTTTAAAAGAGTAATACCGGAAGAAAATCCCCTGGTGAAAAAATAGAGTATTTCTCCCATATTACTTAGACCTTCCTATGTCTTCAAGAGAGAGAAAGTATGGTGGATATTTAGAATAAATGAACTCCACATCCTCTTCTAGATACTTCTTTAGTGCTTCATAGTCTGTAGTAACTCTCATATAGACAGATGGAAGGAGTTGATTTACAGGGACGTTATTCTTTTTTAGTTGTCCTGGGTATGTCTCTCTAAATTCGCTAGACACCGTTGTGTAGCTTAGGTGGAAAAAAGAGTAGTCAGATTTTATAGGAAAGTCTGGTAGAAAGTTTGTGTTTATTTTTAGATAAACCCCAACATAATCCCCAGGAGCCAAAACAGGAATTCTTGTTACTGTATTTCCAGGAGTAAATGTTTGAGAGCGGAGGTCAATACCCACACCAGACCCATCTGAGTTAAAGTTTGAAACGTTCCTTACGGGGGAAAATAGGTAGCTTACTGAAATTTGATTGAACATGGAGGTTTTTGAACGGCCATCAGTAATTATTTCATCTCGGTTATCTAACAAAACACCGTACCTAGACTCCTCATCTTCAAGAAAGAACCTATTCTCAAATATTTTTTTATCATCTATCGTGTATGTAGAGCCACCGTCAACCCAAAAATCTATGTTTCTTCTTTCTAGAAAAGTAGAGTCATTGCTTATGTAAAAAGCTCTATAGAATGTTTTTGAAAACAAAGCATCGCTAGACGGGATATACCTGTCCATAAGGCCAACAACAGGGGAGTAGGAAAAATCGGCTCTTGATTCGTAGGTAGAGGAGGGCAGTCTTGGATAATAGTTCTGTGAGGAGGCTAAGTAATCTTTAGTTATGTCTCCACCATAGATAGTGTCTGCCCTTTTAAACCTAATAGGGTCTATTATGTCTCCTCTGACTCTTAGGGGGTATATGTATAGGTTGTCTATAAACCCAGAAACATTAATATCTACATTTCCTGGGGAAACTTCCGGGTCATAAAACTCACCCTCTAAAACCTCTGTAATTATCTCGTTTCGAAAGTCTGTTGATGACGGAAAAAATGAAAAATCGGAGAACTCCAACAGACGTATATCAACCCTCGGTATTATTGGGTAAACCTCAAATGAGTTAATAATGTTAGGCGATATTTGTCTTCCGGTTATAGTTGGGTTGAATATTTCAAAAGAGTCAAGCAAGTCCAAACTAGCCGCTCTACCAAAAACAGAGGAAATGTCATAAAAATTAGCAGAGTCAATAAGGTTTGGAGAAAACGAAAGCTCAGTTCTTATTACATCGTATACTTCTGACTGGTCGATTATCTGAGTTTCAATCTCTTGTGGGTATGAAACTAGGGGAAGAAATACAACTCCACTCGGTAGGTATTCAATAAGGACAGGGTGTCCAGAAACACTACCATTTGCGGTAATGTAGTTTTCAAAAAAAGTAAATTCCTCTTCAAAAAAAGCAACAGAAACTATCTCCCCACCCGTGACAGAGGGGGCAAAAAAGCTTTCTGAATCTAGTAATTGAAGAGAAATATCAGCCATTCATTACAGCCTAAAGATGTAACCGTTCCCACCATTCCAAAGAATAGTTATGTCCCCTCCGTTTGGAGTCACTGGCAATCCAGAAATTGCAGAGTCAATATAAGCCACAAGCACGTTATCATCTTCGTTTGCAGTACCGTTATCTCGATAAATTACTACAGCAGAAACTTCGGCTCCGGTAACAGTAGAGAAAACAGTGTTAGTTGCCTGGGCGATTCCCTCGGTGGTAGAAGAGTTTCCAACCAGCGGAGTGACATCAACCCGAGCCCCAACCGGAATATCAGCCAGGGAAAGATGGGTCACATCGTGTGTGTAAAGCGTAGTGTCGATAAGAACGACTCCAAAGCTGTCGGCCTCCCAGTCTATCTGGCCCGTGAATGGCGTCGTTCCCTGGGTTATGGAGGTTAGGAACCCTCTTCTTCCAATATCATAAAGTGAAGACATTTTTTCTCCTTATTAAATAAACTTGATTCCAACTATTGTAGTTGGTTGAGTACTTAGACTAATTGTTGATGGCCTGAAAATTTCTACTTCGGAGGATTCGTAGTCTCTAATAACATTGTAGTTAATAAAGTCTGGTTTTAGCGGGTAATTTTCCGGAGCTAGAGTTTCAATTGGCTCTCCGAGAATGTAGGAGAGAAAGTACAACTGGTCATTAAACGTAGTTCCAAAAGAGTCTAGATAGGAAGAAATAACAGAGCTAAAATAATCTACCGTAATAGCATCTTCATACCTCTCAATCAGTGCTTCATAAAGATTATACAACACTTCTGCATTTCCCTCAAGAACTTCAAAATTACTACCATCTATAACGTTGTAAAGAATACCTGTGGCGTCTCCTACCCCAGAGGCGGTAATGTAGGTAATATCGTCTATATCCTTTTTAATATAAACAGCCTGGCCTCCTGGTGCGTAAGGAGTGAATGAGTGTGCTTGGTTTATCTCTAACACTCCTGAGGTTGACGCCTTAGAAAGAACTTCCTCATCATAAGAAGCCTTATATTCAACGTATGTTTCATCCGTAAGATACTTAGACAAAACCATGTTGAAAACGTTGGAAATTCCAGTTATGTCACTAAGCGCCCTCAGTAATTCTGAGTACCTTACAGAGTCACCGGGGTTAATCAACTTTAAGTATTCCTCTACGGTTACTGCGGATTGCTGATAGATTGAATTCTTTGAAGTGCCAGCATCTAGACGCATAGTAAGAGTAGTGTTTAGTCTTATAAGTTCTGGCTCTCTGACAATTAGGTTTATTCCAGCGGCTTTCCACTCGTCGTTTAGAAACTGCCTAATAGTTCCTCGTAAACCACCTGGCAAAGTACCATTCTCGTCTGACGCAAGCACCACAGCAGAGCCACGAGGAGTCAAGGTTGAAGGTAGAGTTTTTGCAAAAGACACACCAGGAATTTGTAGAGTACCAGCCTCCAGGGAGGTGCTGGTAGCCCTCGCCAGACTTCCAAGATACTTTCTCAGAGACTCTCGATACTGAGCATCAGTATCCTCATCCGACGCCCCTCCTACCGCAGCAGAGTCAATGATTCTATAGTCCGAAGTTAAAACACTATCCGGGTCAAAAATCAACTCGTTGCTGATTTGGTCTGGTCTCTGCTGGACTCTTAGACCGTCAACAAGGTTTGTCTCTATAAAGCTTCTAAGAGAAGCAACAGTCGGAGAGGGGTAGACGGTGTCTTTGTAATTGAATGACGTGAGAGTTAGTTCAACAACCGTATTATTGTCCAAAACCTTAATTGAAGGAAGCTTATTTAGGGAGTTTTCTATGGGCAAGGCCAAAGTTATATTTGAAGTACTGGCGTCAATATATTCAAAGATAAGACCAGCAGTTCTATTTATTGTTCCACCATCTGTATAAGTTGCAACGATAGAATTTTCTTTCGTAACATCCCCAGTTATTTCCACAAAGCCCGTTTTAGAAAAGTTAAATGCATTCAATGTGGAAAGAGAGCTAGTAGCATTATCGTAATCTAAAATCTCTGTAAATCGACTATAGAACGGGGCTCCAGAAACCGCCTGCTGAGAGGAGAAGAAAATAAGTCCTGGATTCTTTGTGTTAAGAACACCAGTCAGACCGGGTGGAGGGGAAGGGAAGGAATAAATGCCGCCCTCACGAATGTTTGTCTTGCTCCCCTTATTTACAGAAGCTACAGGTAAAATCAAAAACTGAACAGCCCTATCTATGTAGATAAGCCTGTCTGTGTTTCCGGGGTCCACAAAAGGAAGAAGGACATCTGTGTTTCTTGGAGCTATTAGAGAAAATACTGTACCCTCTTCTCCCTGTAGGTTATACCCAACAAACTTGGTAGAACTTTGTACACCGCCGGTAAATTCTCCGGTTTCGTGATTATAGTCGGCATATCTCAGTTCAATACCCTCTGGGTTTGTCAAGGGAGAGTTACCGTATACCACAACGTACCCGGTAGCCCTAGTGGACGGACTTCTCTCTAGCTGAAAGGTTCCCTCAATTAACTTATCCAGATACTCTCCGGTCGCCGTTGCTACGTATGCCTGTCTACGAATTTCCTCAAGCTCGCTGTACACCCTCTCAAGAGAGGAGGAAAAGGCGTAAAAAATACCACCAATTACCGAGCCTATGGAGAAATCTGTAATTCTATTCTGAATAGCAGAATAAAATGAAATTATATTTCTTCTAATTTCGCTAAGAGTTTTCATTGTCTGTCCTCAACGGCAAGAGAAATACTGATTACTTCTCTTTGTGCAGTAATTGGTATAACCGAGCATGTAACTTCAACCGAGGTGGGTGTAGAAAAAACTGCTCTCACTTCCGCTACTTCTTTTGTTCTCCTATCTTTATACAACTCTTCTGTTATGTCAGCAACAAGTCTAGATGTTATTACGCTTTTCGAAGCATAACTTTGTCCTAAGTAGTTTCTCCACGGAACACCAAAAAACCTGTCCTCAGGGTGAGTACCCCTATCGGTCACAAGCCTGTGGGTTATAGCTTGAGCATAATTTAGAAGTCCACTTACTTCGCGCAAATCACCGGAGGAGAAAAACTGCCTCTCGTTAATAAATAAGTCTCCTTCGGCAAACATAAGTAAATCTGTGCCATAAAGCCTTATATTTTCCTGGCTTCTGGCATAAAGGGCTTCTTTTTCCACGCCATCAGCAGTAAGAAAATCCTCTCTTGAGGAATTTAATATAGCCCCGTTAATAGAAATAGTTGCCTTGGTCGTCGTTAACATAAAAGTATTCTACCACAGTTAAAAATCATTCTCAATCAACTATACCTGTCAATAATTTCCTGAGCATTTCCACCTATCTGACCGAAGAGCTTCCCAATTCTGTCTATAGTGGCAGCAGTACCGCCATCCCCACCAACGATGAGAATAATTGCAGCGACAGACTCGTCTCCACCCCCTGGACTTCTATCTGGTAACCCAGAACCTAGCTCACTCGATATTTCTCCGCTCATTCCGTCTATTCTTCCTACGTAGTTAAAATGATAAATTCCAGAAGCACTAAGAGCATCAGCTAGTTGACTCGTTAAACCCTTAGCCTCGTCAAGGATAGCGTTAGCTTGAGTTAATACATTCTGAGCATTATTAGCGGTTGCTTGGGCCTTGGTAAGCTCTTGTTGAACACGAAGAGCCTTTTGTTGTAGAGCCTCAACACCCTTTTGCTTATCTTCCAAGAAGGACTCTACCTCAGCAGACTTTTCTTGCAATGTAGCTGCCGCTTCATTAAGACCAGGAGCTAAATCAGAAAAAGAAATTTTACCCTGATAAATTAATTCGGCCATAAATTCTCCTTAAACAATATTTACATTCCCGCTGTTTGCAACAACGGTGTGAGTAGCATCGCAACTAGCCCTGTCTCCGTTTACAATGACACCCTGCCCGTTAACTCTAATTGTGCCCTGACTAGCTATCATGGTTGGGGAAGTATGAGTTGGAAATAAAAATCTCGTATGCGTTGGTATAACATCCCCGTGGACAACAACTGTTCTTCCATTAATTCTAACATTCCCTGTTTTAGAAATAATAGCAGGGCTAGGGGACCAGGGGGAGGTTATAACACCGTCGCCAGAAAGGGCAATTGCAGGCATATTTTCTCCTAAGCGTCGAAGTCGATTGAAGCGCCAGAAACTGTTACTGCTCCGGTTGCCGTTAGACCAAATGTAGACCCGCTTGTCAAATCAGCAGCGCCGACACTCTCCATTAACAAAGTTGACCCATTAATAATTACAGGTGAGGTACTGTTACCCAACGTTATCGCTCCGGTTCCAACATCGTTTCCAACGTTAATCGTGAAGCCAGCCCCCGCCGCCTCCCTCATTACATCTACGGTGGATTCATTCTGTAAAATCCTTGAGGCTGGAGCCCCGCCCAAATACTTAATCGTCTCTATCTCTGTTCCAGTTACATTCAAATCAGATGCTGGAACTCCACCAATTAGGACATTTACAGTGGCAGAAGGGGTCAAGGCATTCTCTGTGTGAACTACCGAAGGAACACCAGCATTATACATGGTGGTTGTAGTTGTAAAAACAGAACCGTCTTCTACTCTATCTATAGCTGGTACACCGGCTGTAAGAATGTTTGTTGTTATGGAAGGAGTGGAACCATCTTCCGTTACAATAATCTGATTAAGGTTGGGTAGAGTGGTGGTCTTTCTAGACATCGCGGTGTTCGTTCCGGTTATGGTTTCTAGAGTCTCAATAGTATCCTCTCCAACCCTTTCCAGAAGAGTTGTTTTGGTTACCTCGGAACTAGACACAGTTACGGTTTCAGTGTATTCATGTGGTACAGCGGGGTTATCGTGCTTAAGTATGTTGGTTTGCGTTACGGCTGTCCCATCCATTTCTTGTCTAATTGAGGAGGACTGTACAGCCCCGTCAAAACCAAGATTTTCCTGGGCCGTCTCAACAACCAAGTTAGTACCGCTTCTGTACATAGAGTATGACTGAGCAGCAGTGTCAGGGTCTGTATTACTCCTCATGTAAATTCCTGGGGAGCCAGCACTATTCACCAACGAGTTCATTCCAGAAGAAAGCCTGCTATTAATTTCCCCTATGATTCCTGCTGTACTAACCATGAGAAATTCCTGATTAGGAACATCATCTTTAGTTAACCCGGTTTTAGTTCCAAACTCCGTTTGAGAGTCTCCGAAGTTAGAGCCGTTGCGAATGTAGGTAAATTCTCCCACATCTTTTACTCCACCCTGCTCAATCACCTGTCTGTTAGCAGTCCAGGAGATAACCCTAGGAGCCTCTGGATTAGCTTCTAATAAGACTCCTTGACCTAGGTGGTCTCTTACTCGCACCTGACTCTTATCTGCATTATGCACAACGGTGAACCCAGAGTCATACTGGTTCTTAAGGGTTATCAGAAGTTGCTCACCGTCACCATACTGGTCCTGAATCAGAAGCTTGTTGTTTCCCCTTAAGGCCACCTGGTACTCTTCTGCCGCTGGTAATTCTCGTTCAAACTCAGCTTTATCTAGGTAATCCTTGTCTAGAACGGGTTGATAGGAAACGTAGTTTTTGTTTTTCAGTACTAATTTCTCTTTTTTGGGCTTCCAGCCCGAAACCTTTTCTTCAAGGTCATAGTGGTCTGCTGTAAACCTAGTATCCATAGGCTCATTTAAAACATTTATATATGTGTAATTCTCGTCCTCTTCTATTTCAGACGGAACATTAAGAGGGTTGGGGTATAGACCTTGGTCAGCCTCTAGGTCCCCACCGTACCCAACATAAGCACCAGATTCTACAAGGTATTCATCGCTTACGTTTCCGCCAATGTCGAAAACTGAGTCCCCACGAACAGCAAATCTTCCTTTAGAAAGATTACTCCTGTAAAAACTTCTAAACCTATACCCAGTAATAGACCTTACATACTTCTTTACAAAGTTGGAATTAATAGTGGCGAAAAACTGCTTATTGTGGTCTCTATGTGTTCTAAGATGACCGTAGTCGCCCGAGAATGACCCCCACTGAGGCACTGGGGATTGACCAACAATGTTTTTAGGGTCAGGAGTACTGTTGTAGGTAGAATACTTGTATATAGGATTAGCTCCGTACTCTCTCCTGCTCTCTTCAATCCAAACAACATCCCCAACCTGGGGAACCTTGAATGAACCAAGTACATCCTGTGGAACAACGACATTTAACGCTATTCCACCGCCACCCCCACCGCCAAGTTTAAAAACACCGAGGTGAAAGTTCCTTCCGGTCTGAGGGGACATTTTTTCAATGACGCCCTCTTCCTGCAAGTCATTAAGACTTCCATTGTGGTCAACCCATGCAACATAAGCCTGAAAATGAGAGCTATAAATTCCGAACTCATTCATTTTCTACTCTCCCAAAAGTTTCAAAATTTCCGCTTCTTAAAAACGCTTTTTGCTCCCCGTTAAGACCGAGGACATCATCTGGAATACTTCTAAAGTTGTCTCTTATGTACTCAGATACCTCAGGTATGGTTGGCTTTTCTGGAGAAACAAAACGCCTATAATTTTCCAGAAGAGCGACAACTTCAAGATAAGCATTTCTGCTATTAGGAGTTTCTAAGTCTGAGTCGATGGCCATGGTTGTTCTTACATTGCCCAAAAATCCATCTCTCCATACTATATAAGCATCGCTAAGCGGGGGAACTATAATTTCTGTCCCCACAACACCTCTGCCTAACTCCCTAGCTGACCTTTCGGTTGTCTGTAACGTCTCAGACTCGCTTACGTCTGGGGGCTCGTAAGACAAACCAGTATCAATTGGGTCATAGAAGTTAGCCAACTCATACATGTAATTCGAAGAATTTCTAAAGTACTGAGAATTGTGTAGGAAAGAAGCTTCTTTATACTTTTTATCCTCTTGAAACTGGTTTATGTACATGTTCTGCATAGCAGACCTCTCGGAGAGGTATTCTTCCCATAAATCCTGCTGAAAAGTGTCGTCGTAACCAATTTTCATCTTCTTTTCGATTGATATGAATCCTATTGGTAAAAAGCTCTTAGGCTCTAGAAGAACAAGATTGTCCTGACCGTAGTTAAGATTTAGTACCGTTTCAGCGGCAGCAGCATAGCTAAACCTGTGAGCTACCCCCTCTATGTAGTAGGAGGAGGCCCTAAAGTTCTGAAACTTTACAGCATTAATGATGCCTTGGTTTCTATCAAGAGAAAGTAGTTGATTAATAACCTCTTTTGATGAAGCATACCCATAGGTAGCAGACTTAATCAGGGTACTGTACACGTCTATTATTTCCTGGTCTTTTATATTCCCCTGGTCCCAGTTTTTAAATCCTCCAGGAAGTTTTTGGTGATACCAGTAGGTGGTAGGAAAATACTCTGGAGTAAATACATTTATATTGGGTATGGAGTCTCTCAGAAATTCAAATGTTCTTAAAAATGCATTGGCTACAAATTCGTGTGGATTTCTATTATATAAATCGTACATGTCTGTGTTGGGAATAGGCAAAATACTTTCACCGGTAGTATAAAAATATGAGTCTTTTCCGGGCTGTAAGAATCTTTTCTCCACTCCAATGTACATTTCTAGAAGCTCTTGGTCTGTCAGTATATAGTTCAACCACTCAATCATCTTGTTTACATCAAAGACTGTTCTAGAACGCTTCTTATTCTTCTGCAAAGAAAGAAGCACTGTCTCCCCCGCTCTAAACGAGGTATTGTTTCTCAACCTTACGGTAGCCTTCTTTAGGGGCTTGCCATAAAACATTCTGTAAAGGTGAGCCTTTCTCTTGGCCCCGCCCCTCTCTGACTGATACAAATCCTGAATTTGCATGGTTCTAAGACCATATTTGAACAATTCAGGGGCAAGACTTTCCGGTGGAATGTCCTCCTCTATGCTGTCAATAGGCATTTTTCCAGAAGGAGGAACACTTCTTCCAATAAAAGCTAGACCACCAAAGGTAGTTACCTGTCTAGTGAGGATGGGAGACACGTCTACAATGGTGGACAACTGAGAGTCATCAACGGAGAAGGAAGTACCACTGGCCATTATCTCATAGTCCTGAATAATAGGGGTAACTCCCGTGTCCGGAGTTCTTTCTATAGCCTCAAATTTTAGGCGATACCTAAACCTACCAGACTCATCAACAAACATTTCGTAAAAGTCAGCAACCCCTCCTACGCGACGTAGGTTATTCATAATGCTTTCTCTTCCGTTTATGTTTTGAGCAGTATTGATAGCCCCTTCTACTGTAGGGTCTCTATAAGACTTGTCCAGAGTTGTTGACATCTCTCTAATTCTAGTTATATCTAGATAATTAATAGGAGAAAACACCCTAAGAAACTCTGGTTGTTCTGACTCCGCTGAATTAACGTAATCTGAATACACAAATGTTCCGCGAATTGGAACGTTACCGTCTTCCTGGCCGGGAAACTTGGGGTTAAAGACGTTTTGTTCTGATTCATCTGTGTCTACCGGGTCTTCGTCTCCGTACGCCTTCCTTAACCATAGACTTCTATTAAACGCCAAAATTGAATAGGAGGTTGGTTTACCGAAAACAACCTGTCTAGCAGCCCACCTTGAGATAATCTGTTGAATAGCTCTGGGTGGGGACATGTTCATATAGACGGTGTTGTAGTCTGTTAGTGGAGCATAGGTGGCTTCCGGGTAGAGTAAGTCCTCATAAAAAACCTCATTCGACGTGAGAACCTTTTCATAGCCCGAGCCAGAAAGAGTAACCAAATAGGTCCCGTCCGTTGTTCCTATAGACGTAGAAATGCTAGAGACAACTCCCTTTAGGGCTAGGTACGGAGTTTCTCCGTGGGCTCCATTAAGTAGAACCTTTCTTCCGTTACTGAACACCTGGGAAACAGTTGTCTGTCCCCTTCTGGCGAGGTAGTTATTAGCGTACGCTCTGGCTTTGTCATTTACGCTATTTTTTAAAATGTTTAGAGAAAGTATTGCCTTATTTGGGTCTTCAAAACCAAGTTCACGGAGTTTAACTAGCTGAGTGTTTAGAACATCGGCTTCGTCTGTAGAGTCCAGAAGTAAAAAATCTCCAGTAGACTGGTCAACCTCTAGATTCTGTATTACAGAATTTAAAGTATTTATTCTCCCCTGAAAAGCAGGAGCTTCTGGGGATAGTACGCCAACTGGAATATAGGTGGCTGGGTCAATTCTTCTTAGAGTAGCCAGAATATCCACTATGTACTGTCTCTGTGTTTCGTCCGCTTCCGGGAAGGAAGCCGCTACATAGTCCTGAATCTTTACATAAGCAGTCTCAGGCAAGACTCCGGTGCCAGCTTCTTGAGACATAACCAAAAGAACATCGGATAGGTTTTCCTGAGACACAGTATTTATTTGGTCTATAGGATTAACATCTTCTTCCTCTGATGCCCCTAAGTTTACCGACTCTAGCTCAACAGCCTCTTTAACAATATCGTTAACAAGTCCTAGGTTAAAAAGCATCGTTTCATCGAAGTCTCTTTCGCCAGTAGAAAACTGGTTCTGTCTGTCTCCAGAACCTATAATACCCTTTATTTCATTACTTTCATTTTGAAGAAAATCGTCGTTATCAAAAGAAGGAACATCGTCCTTTAGATAGAAGTCCTGGGGGTCATGATAAATCCAGATGGTGACAGTATCATTAACATCTACCAAATCTTCCACATTGAAGGCAGACTGAGAGCCAGAGATTCTATATCTACTTAATCCCAAGTCGTCATCTTTTACATATTTCCAGTCAGCTTCATTACTACCATCTGGACTTATTGGGTCCAGTAGTTGTGGAAGTGCATTTTCAAAATCAGATTCAATTAAGTCGTTTCTTGAAATAGGAAGACCGGTGGCATATCTAAAAGCAGACTCGCTGCCCTTGGGAAGAACCAAAAGCAAGTCGTCCAAAGTAAACGCTACAGAAAAACCAGAGCCTCCATTTACAGAAGTAGAGGTTTCAACTCTAACAACGTTTAGAGGAAGGATTTTATAATAGCCCTGTTTTTCCTGGTAATCCTCTTCGCTAGCAACCCCAACGGTGTCGTTAACTCCTGGCCTAATGGTGGATTTATACGGTTTGGATTCTGCCCCGATAAGAGACATGTCTGCATCATTGGGGGATAACTCCGTGCCTTCCGGGTTTGGCCACACAGATTCTATCGCTACTATAGCGAAAGCTGAGTATTGAGGTGCGTTTCCTTCATATCTCATTACAAAGAGCCCCAAATTCTGGCCTTATTACTGGCCCTGTGAGAGTAGTCCTGTAGAACTATCATTCTTAAATCTGCGCTTAAGGTCGTGTTCGAATCTGACCTTTGCTGCATATCTAAGCTTTCGATAGTTACCTTATACTTACCTAGGTATTTTTCTGTACCGTCGGAAAAGTTGTCGTATCCCAACAAATAAAGCGAGCCAAAATACCTACCTTGATTAGCAGAAAGGTAAGATATTGCTTCTAATCCATTAACATAAGACTCCCAAAGCCTCCCGGCCTTGATAATCTTTATATTTAGGCCAACCTTTTTGATTCCAGCACCAAACGTGGTCACAGAGTTGCCACCCAAAGTGTGATATTGAACAATTTTATTCTTTATCTGTGGGGTGTACTCTTGGGCAAGGGCCACATTGGTATTAAATGGAAGAATTAGGGTTGAATTATAGCCAACCCTCACAATCTCTTCTGTACTAAAGTCATTTGGGTCATAGGAGGATGTCTCAAGAGTAAGATTAGCCTTGTCTTTTTCGTCCCCTACGTACTTCTTCTTCTCACCAATGACATAGATTCTAATCTTCCCGTTTATGGTAGCCGGGAAGGAAGGTTGCCACATTAATTGATATCTTTTTAACTCTCTACCACTTGTAGCCATAAAGTCAAGCCCTCACGAAAGACGATTGAAAATGTCTAGCAAAATCCCCTGTTCTTATACCGTTGATTTCAAGGTCTATATTAACATAGTTCGGGATTATTTGCGAGCTTCTTCTACCTATAGGTGAGTACGTTCCACCGGAGATTTGCCCACCAACAGAATTGAGCCTTCCTAGAATCAAACGAACATAGTCTTTAGTTTCCTTTGGAGCATACTCCAACCAGTCTTCCCCGTAATTCTCTATGGCCCGGTTTACATTCCCAGGCCCCCAGTTGTAAGCAGCCAACGCTTTCTTTATATCATTATCATACTCTTCTAACATTGCCTGTAAATAGTCCTGACCAAACCTAATGTACTCTGCCTCAGATTGGTCTTTTAGTGGAGCAACACCGTAACCAGGGGATTCGCCGGTAGCTACCATAACCTGTGTAATACCGCGAGCCCCAACCGGGGATTCCAACAAAGCTCCAGAAGAAGTTCTGTGTACCCCTCCAGACTCCTGCTGAATAAGAGAATTAAACAATCTAGTAAATTCGTCACTGGAGGGCTCAGATGTAACTACCCCTGGGTCCAACCTAGCTTCATTGGTAGAGCTAGCCCTTCCACCAGAAGAGCCATCTCTTTGCAGCCCTAAGGCATATCTAGAAGTTCTTTGGCTGGTAGAGGTAATTGTCCTTTGCATTTCAGGCAGCATGATTGGAGCTAATTCCTTGGCTAACTTAAGAATCGCCCTATCCATCTTAACCATGACATCAGTATAGGAAAATAGTACATCTGTCAATACCCTTGAGCCCTTAGTCCATGACTTTGCAAGACTAGTTATTGAGTACTCAGGGTAATCCTCTGCGGCGTACTCTTCAAAAGCATCAGCGTAAGCCCTACTTACATCCTCTCCTCTAGCCCCCTGCACAAATCCACGATAGGCAACATAGGTCGCCCTTTGAGTTGCTTGGTCCATACCCAGACCGTGCTGAGAATAAGCCATGAATCTCTCCATGTCTTCATCGCCCAATTCTCCTTCGCTATTAAAATCTGTGTTTCCTATGCCTAACTCTAGATACATACCATACAAGAATTTCTCTAGGGTCTCAGGCTGTGAGGTGACACCACCAAGGGCTTCTCCACGAGTAATACCAGTTCTCGCCATAATCATTGACATGTGAGGACTTGTTCCCAAAGCCCCCTCTTGAAGCACGGCATCAAGACCTGTAACAAGAGTCTGAGTTGCTTGAGTCGTCTGCCTATCCCCTAACATTGGGTTAACGAACGCATGAGTTCTAGCTAGATTGCTAGCACCATCTTCTAGGTTAAGCCTTCCACCAACTACATAAGATTCTGCGAAAGAGGACATTTCATCTACAAGGGCAAGCTGTGACAGGTGAAGTCTTCCGTCGGAAACCATAGAGGAGAAGAACTTTTGAAATAATCCGCTTGCTTCGTCTACATCTCCACCTAGGTTAACCCTACTCATTGTGGCTAGAGTTCCGGTCATGTCTCGCCCATACAACCCGCTCATCTGTAGAGACCTTTCGGTGTAACCAAGATAGGTATTTCTGTCTATGATGGCAGAGGTGTTTATCTGTGCGGTTGTGTTTATAGCGTCGGAGTAATTTCTTCCAAACATTTCGGGAGAAACACCTCTGTACTCAGATGTTAAAATATTCTCCATGGTTGGGTAAACATTATACCCTCCCTCTTGCATAAGATAAGTTCCTTGGTAAGCAGAGTAGTCTTGCAAAAGAGTGTCGGGCTTCATAATCTGAGGCGCAGCAGACTGAATTGCCAATCTAGTGGCACGCCCTTCCATCAGGGCTTCTCCAGCTTTTTGTGCAGCAAGACCTATGGCCTCCCCAATGGCAAATTGAACAACGGCCCACAGAAGTCCAACACCGGTCATGGCCGCACCGGAGGACACTGCTCTAGAAATTCTAGTAAAGGTTGAGACGTTCTTCAACGCTTTAGCAACACGAAATGCCCTTATTAAAGCGTTAGACGTTAAGGCGAGATAGTACACACTTTGAGCCGCCTGCCTAGCCATCGTCCCATACTCATACTGTAGCTCTTCCTTGGTAGACAGTATGGAGCCTATGACTTGACCATACCCGTCAACTGTTTTTGCTGCCGTTTCTATTGCTGGGGAGCGAAAGAATTTATACTCTTCCGAAATCTTTAGCTGGGCACTAAAAGTACCAAGAGCATAACCAGTAGTAGGAAGAGTTTCTCTTTGTAAATCTTTTAATTTGTCTTCTAACTGGCTTTCGGTTAACCCGCTGCCGCCGCCCAAGTCTTTCCAAGAGGACTCAATAGAGTTTTTTGCTCTGTCGAAATAATCATCTCCAAGACCGAAGATAATGACTCGCATATCATCGGTAAGCCCCTTTTCTACTAGTTGCTTAAGTGAAAAAGACATTATACGTAATTAAGCCTATTTCTGACTATATAATCTTCCGTTACCCTTCTAGCGGTATCCTGAATATCTTCTGGGGACATCCCATGAATTTTCATGGTCAAATAAGTTACATTGCCCTGTCCAGAAGACACGGAAGACTCAGAAACGGTTTCTCCAGATTGAATTCTGTTTAACACATCTATATTGTTTGATACATTATTGGAACTAATAACATACTCACCCGCGTGTACCATCCCCGCGACTTGATGTCTTCCCCCCATACCCGTAAATCCACCAGAGGAAAAACCCTCACCTTCCGTGTCTCCAAAGCCAGGCACAGAAAGACCATGAGTCCCAAATAACTCTCTCAAAGACTCGTTCATTGTGTCCCTGTTTGAGATAGCCGCTGTTAGACCCTCTCTAAAATTCTCATCTTCTATTCCCTTGGACATGATATCCCAGTATGCCGCAGTATCAGTTCCACCTAGAGCATCAACAAATTGGTTATAATTTCTAGTTTCGTGAAGGCCGCTTCTTAGCTCAGCAAACTCCCCTGGGTTCATTTCTCGGGAAGCTTGGTGTCTCATGTGAGCGTCCTCTACGGCCCTTCTCTCTGCCGCTTCTGCCCCCCTCTCGGCAAGACCCTCAGAAAGCCCAGAGACTCTATCCGAGCTTTGTGCAAGGAAATCACTCATTATAGTAGCAATATGTGAGTTCCCTAAAAATCCAGTTAGAGACTCTTGTAAGGTTTTTAACTCATCAATTAAACCACTTGATGTAGTCATAAACTCGTCTACCTGTTCAGACATGGTAGAAGAAATTTCGGCAAGCGGACTGCCTCCCAGGGCATTGATTCTTTTGGCCATGTCTTCGTCCATGGCTCCCATGTCAATGGCTCCCTTTTCGTCAAACAGGGTTCCCTCCATGGCTAATTCGGTTAAAGCAAGCAAATCCTGAGGAGAAATTCCAGTGAATAGTCCCTGTAGAACCCTCATGGTTCCTATTCCCTGCATACTGCCTAAAAATTCATCCGGAGAGCCAAACTCTTGACCCGCTAATCCAGATTGGTTTAAAACAAACTGCATTCTTCTGTCCGCAACAGAAGCTCTGCCCATGAAAATGTCCGCAAAGGAACTGCCGAGGGACATGTCCAAAGCTGCCATAGCAGGGTCTTCCATACCCATTGAGGCGCTAGCCTGCAAGCCTGTCAATAGCCTTCCGAGTACTTCCGGGTTTGCTTTTGCCAACTCCCCAAGCCTTGTTTCGCTCTGAATTACTGTTCTACCGAAGGTGGTAACCTCACCAGTCAACTCTTCAGTTGTCCTGGCAAGGTTTCTCATCGCCATGCTCTCGGTTACTTTCAACAATGCTGGTACTAGAACAGACATTGAATAGCTGCTGATATCTCCATCTTCTTCGGCAAAAACACCAGCATATTCTTTATATGTTCCTACGGCGTCTTGACTTCCAAATCTCTGAGCCGTTTGCATAGCAGAAATCGCGGCCTCGTCACCTATACCGTATAGGCCCCCAACTTCTCCAGCAAATGCCCCCATTGATGCGAGCCCAGGACCAGTATCACGGAGGGACAATGCGGACTGGGAAAGAAGTGCGCCTAGGGATTCACGGTTGTATCCCAGTGCCCTGAGAGTGCTTACGCTTCTTGCGTTTCCACCCTCGTCAAGAAGTGCTTCTCCCTGTGGGCCATAAAGATTGGTCCTGCTAGTTAACATTTGGTCTAGATATGTATTCCCGGTTAGCCCTTCGCCACGAGTACCCTCGGTTTGATACCCCATGTTGTAGGAGGAACCGGCACCCACAGCCAAAAGACCAGCCCTTGAGACCTGGAATTCATTTAGAAGTCTACTTGGGTCTGAGAATTGTTTTGCTAGAGCCTGACCTAGAATCTCATCTTCCGGAGTACTGAACCCTGCTCTTCTCAGCGCATCATCCCCCACCCCGGCGACTCCCATTGCACCTAAAGATAAGCCGCCAGCAAGAAGCGCACCCCCCGCAGCCTTTTGCCAGACATTCGCCCCGCCAACCAACATAGAAGCACCAGCAAAGGTACTACCTACACCAGCACCAAACATCATTTGGTTTAATTCAACGTTATAGGCTTCCAACTCACCGAAAGCAGAGCCCATAGCAGCACCCATCTGACCTTGCTGCCCCATAATCTGTAGCTGTGGCTGAGTCTCAAACCTGTACGGCTCACTAATCGCAAATCTGCTAATAGCCTGAGAAACACCAAGAGAAGTAAAAATCGTACTGATTGTTCCTAAGGCTGTGTTCCAAGCACTACGCTGTTGCTGTGCGTTTAACTCAAATAGATTAACTATTTCGGCTTTTAATCTGTCTGTGGTTACAATTCTGCGAGAGAAATCTTCAAGCTTTCGGATATCTGCTGCATCGCCCTTGGAACGCTCTTCCTCATACCCTTTTCTCAGGGTTTCAGAATGCTCGGCAAGCTGCTCTCTAACATCAGTTTTTAATCCACCGTAATCTTCTGGTAGTTGACCAGAGCCTTGTAGGCTTCTACCTACACGAACGTCTGCCCGCACTCTTTGAATATCATAATCAGGTCTAGGGACTCCATATCTCTCATAGAAATCCCTGGGACCAGTTTCTCTTTTTGGCTGACCAGATGCCGCTGCCGCATTTCCAAGTCGTGCAATAGCTCCAGCGTCTTTAGTTGGCATATCAGAAGCGTCTGCAAGAATCTGTTTTACCACCTGAACTACTTCATTACTTAACTCAGTTTCTAATGTGGTTAAAACTGCCTGCTTAGCTTCATCTAAGCCACCCATAAACTTAGACATTTCTCTCAGAGACTCGACCTGAACCTTATGCTCTTGCACGAATTTAGTTAGTTCTGCAACTGTGCTACTAGCATCCTTTGTTACAGTGCTATAAATCTGTGCAGCCCTATCGGACTCCAGATATCTTCTGCTGGTATCTGCTGCATTTACTACAGGTCTATCTTCTGGCATCTTTATTCACCTCGGAGGAATTGTTCCTCGTTTATTTCTTCAAACAAATCCTCTTTAATATTTAAGTCTCCAAAACCTTCCCCTTCCATAAGCTCCTGAATCTTACTCAACCAGTTCGGGTCGCCGCTGTCAACAAGTTCCTCGGCCTGACGAGCAATATCCATTTCCTTAACCTCTTCTTTGCTAAGCTCTTTTCTGTTTCCAAGTGCAAGCTCTACAAGACCGTAGAGTGAGTAATGGTCATCCGTCCACCTATCAATGGGAGGGGCAAACGGAAGAACACCTTTCTTACGCTTTCCTAACAAAGAATCCCCCTCTTCGTTACCAGAATATTTAACCCAAGCGTCTAATATATTCTGCCACCGATAGGTTTTTAGGAGTTTTTTATATCATCCTCCGAAACCTTTGTGCTTTCATTTATCCAGTTAGCGTGAAGAAGGATAACTTCTGAAACGAAAGTTTCTTCTGAAATTCCCTTATCGTAGATTTCTTGCATAACATACTTTTCGAACAGGCTCTTGTAATCAAGCTCCTTCTCACGGTCAAAGGTATATTCGGAATACTTCTTACCGGCGAGTTTTATAGCCCCGGAAGAATCTTCGATGTAAATCTTATTTACAAAAGCGTTTAGTGTACCCCAGTATCTAAAGAAAAATAAAAGCTGCGGGTCGTCATCCTCTGTTAGCTCAAGTTCCTTTAGTTTTCTAGAGGCCCATCCCCTTTGTCTGAACTTATCGACCATCGACGGGCGCTTAAACACTAATTTTACCTTGTATTTATCCACCTCAAAAGGCTCGCTAGGCTCATTGGTCAATGCAGCCATCACAAAATCTTCTGTGGCTTCTACTTGTTCTGGAGTTAGTTTCTCGTTATCTGGCATATAATACCCCTTTCATGTTCTTCATTATACACTACTCTGAAAATATCCACAATAAAATGGCCCCGGTTTCCCGAGGCCAGATGTTTTTGATTAAAAACTTTAGTATCTGTATCCGAAGAGTACGCTGTTAACGATATCCCTCATGCCGTTCGTGGAATCTCCGTTGCGGGCGTATGCCTGACGAACTGCCTTGGTAAACCAAGTTCCAGTTAGTGGTCTGGCGATTGCCTGTACAGAGTCCATGATAATGGCCTGCTGAGAGGACATGCTAATGCTGGCGCTTTGTAGAACACAAGCGTAGATTCCGAAGCTGTTACTTCTTGCCTCTCCACCAGAAACCGCTACTGGCTGGTTTTCGGTGTTGATATTAGACTGGCTGTAGCTGTTTGACACTCTGTTCTTAACCGCGAGAACAAACATGAATGGGTACATACCCTCGTTACCGCCGCTCTCAGCTAGTGCGGGCTCATTCATAGCCCCGGTTGCTGTTCCTAGAGTTACCAGGTTAGAGTCCAAGTAGGTACGCCCTACGTGAGCCCATAGAGGGTTAAACGCCCCGAGGTTTCGGAAATCGGCACCATCAATGGTCGCCTTGTCAATACTGATATTGGTTACTTGATATCCTGGGGCAAGAACTGGAAGCGGAGTTCCAATTACATTCTCTGCCCTGGTTCCGAAGTTATCATCTACCCTAAGGTTCTGAGCCATACCTACGGTTTTTAGGCGAGCGGTCTTATTGCCCGCCAAAACCTCGTAATCACTTGGAGGAACAATTACTTGTAGTGTAGCAAAATGTGAAACTCTCATGATTACACCACCCTATCCGTTATTGTTTCGTTGATTAGGTTGGTGGTATCGAAATAAGCTTCTTCATAGCTGTACTTGAACCCGGTTAGGCTAACGTTGTGAGCAATCATAACGTCATTGTTGGAAATTGCACGCTGAGAAGTTCTTGGCATCAAGGCGTAAATATCAGTCCTTAGACTATCCGTCCTGACTTCTTTACTCTTTACAAATAGGAAGGTGTAAAGAAGAACATCATCAATTCCAATTTCCCTCTGAACACCGTCAGAGTACCAGTACTCCGGACGAGTAATGTAGTGGTTCAAATCCCTTGTATCTAGCTGAATTCTTTCCACAGTTACGTTAGCAGAGAAGTTGTTAGGGACGATTCTGGGACGTGTTGGGGCTCCGATTCCGTAGATGTTCTGAGTACCAAAGTCCTCGTCAATTCTAACGTTTCTAGCGATTCCTACTGTCCTGAAAAGGGGCTCGCCATTAAAACTGTCTGTATTTTTTAAAGACTGCAACTCCGCAGGAGAGTTAATCTTTTCTCTCATAGACTCAAGTGCCTGTGATACAGTGCTAGAGGTTATTTGGGAGGTTGTTCCAGCCGTTTCATAAAGAACAGTAGCCAGAGAAAGCACCTTAATTTCAGCTAGTGTGCTTAGACGAATTGCCATTACTTACTCACCTCCCCTTTAGTATTATGTTGATTATTTTTGGTCATCTTCTATTTCCTTATGCTAGGTTGTAAAGAAGCTTGTTGGTTACAGGGATGAAGTCGATTTCTGTGATTGGCTGGAAGTCGTACTCGACGTAGTAAATGGTCTTGTCGTTATCGTCAGCGTACGCTCTTACATTTGCGTAAGTAACCAGAACCTCTTCTCTTACAAGTCTGTCTAGAAGCGCACTTACAAATTCAGAAATTCCTGCTGCTGTTTCTGCACCGCGTGACTTGCGACCAATGAAGTTCTCTTCAAGGTTCTTGTACACGAAGGTGTTCATGTAATCAACTATACGACGAGTGATAAACAATTGCAAGCCACGGCTTGAGGCACCAGTGAAGCTGGTGTAGTTGTGAGCAGCTACGTACTCGATTGCTCCAACAGAGTTACGACGCTTCATTACGAAGGCTAGGCTACGAGTGTACAACTCGTCTTTCTGAGCCTGGTTAAAGGCAAACTCTAGACCGTCGGTGAAGATACCGGCAATCTGGGCAAAGGTTAGGGAAGTAGCAACCTGTCTGGAGGCATGTGCGCCCACTGCGAAGCTGGCGAGCATGTCCGCTCCGTAATTTTCTAGTCGGCTGCTAAATGCTCGGCTCTGGAACCCACCGGCCCATAGCTGAATCCTGTCGTTGTTAATCAATCCGCTAATCTCTTCGACTGCATCCAAGAAATCCTGAGCAGTTCCATTAACCGTGCTTCCAGTCTTGTAGTAAGGAAGTCCAGCAATCATGGTGCGGAACTTTCTGTTCGCAATATTAGACATGGTGTTAATGTGTGCAAGGAACTTGGGCATCAAAGCCTTGAAGAATCCGTACCTATTTGCCCACTCAAATGTGGTTGATAGGCTTCCGTCAGAGTTCTTCTTGTAGTTGAATAGATAAGCAGGCTGAATGAAGTTTACATCCTCGTCTTCCATCACGGCTAGAGAGGTGTCCCAGACATCAGTAACGCCTGCGGTTCCGTAGGTGATGTTGTAGTCCATGTCGCCACTAACATCGTCTAGAATCCCGTAGAAGTTGGTTCCATCGTCACCATTGTTTCCACCGGACATCTGAACAAACGGGTGAGTTAGAAGCTCGTCTGCGGTGGCCGGGTCGTAGGTGTATCCTTCAACTAGAAGGTCTTCTACAGCCGGGTCCAAATCAGTTAGCTGCACTAGGGAGGAAGGAGCCTGTCCCAAACCACCGTTATTAAGAACAGATGCGATTAGAGCAATAGGATAAGGGTTGGTTCCTGCTCCGTAAGGGAAGGGTCCAAGCAAATCCTCTGTGGTGGACTTCAAATCCTCTACCTTCTCAAGGAAAGCATCCTCATCGGCATTTCCGAAAGTCCAAGTGTTAGGAATTTCTCTAATTACCCCGTTTTCCCTATCACGTAGGACGTAGTAGTCCCCCGTGTTTGCGGCCCAATAAAGACCAGTTCTATCAGGGACGTATCTAGGAACAACAAAGGTTTCTCTAATATCATTTCCACGGGAATCTACGTACTTGATTCTGATAGCGTAGTTGTCGTCCCCAGTAGCTGGGGTACCCTGGTCCTGCTCTTCTACAGCAATGAAAATGTTGTTACCCAACGTTCCCTTTTCTCTTGCGACGAAGGTGTAATCCTTTGTTGGGTCTGCACCAGCAGCTTCGATAGCAGTTAGGCTTGCTCCTGAGGGGTCACCGGTACGAACACATACTAGTTGGCTAGCTCCACCTACGTAAGCGGCTAGACCATGACGAACAAGAGGTCCGTCTCCGAAAGTTTCTACAAGTTGAGTGTAACCGTTGATTGTTACAGCTTTGTTAACCGGACCTTTTTCAGCTAGACCGATAACTCCGATGACGCCGCTGGCTACACCATTGATATCTACTAAGCCGGTAAGGTCAGTTCTGATGTAAGCCCCAAACTGCTTAAGCAGGGCACCACCAAAATTGATTTGCTTTGCCATTTATTATTCCTCCTGATTAGCCTGTACGTCAACCCTTTCTATGCAATCAACGATTTGTCCTATTAGGTGTATTTTATAGCGTTCGTAATCGTTATCGCTCGTAGAGTGATAGAATGGGGCTATTAGGTTGTAAACTAGACTGCCAATATAGATAGGCCCGTTTCGATATATTTGGGAATTCACACCTTCGTAAGCTCGGATGAACCTAATGGCAAAAATATCTTTGTCAAAAAAGAAAGGAAGTCCCAGTTCTATGCTCCCAGATTTGATATCCTGCTCCAATTCTAGCATCCAAAGCTTGATTAATTCCACTATATTGTCTCTGTCTTTAGAATCTGGTGACCAGATAGAGATTTCCATGTTGTACAAATCAGCCCAACCAAAAACCTCGTGAAGTTCTAAGTCGTCGTCGTCAAACTCTCCACTCACCAATTGACCAAGGGCATACCTCTCTACGGTGTTACTCATTTGTCGAACGACGATGCGTCTTTTTATTCTTCTTGACTCAGCGTCGTGGTCGTATGTTTCTCTGGACGGGTAATCTGTTGTAATGTCAAACCCTTGCCTAAGATTACCCTGTTCGGCAATCTTCTGCTCTAGCCCCCGAATCAAAATCTCCTTCGGGTTTCGTATTCCTAGTACATCTAATTCTTTACCTATGTTGGCCATAAACAAATTATTTTATCAGCAAAAGCTGGACTAAGCAAATCTTCTAAAGGTTTCTCGGAACTTAGTCAAGTAAAGTTTCATTAGATTAATGATTCTATTTGACGAATACCTATCCAAAAGGCTCTGGTCTACGGCTTCTTCTTCATGCACCTGTACTAGGTTCGCCTCAGCTATCGCGCTGTCTATCATCATGTGCATGTCTAAGTAGTCAGGGGGTCTATGCTTCCAAATAGTTTCGTTGGATATAGGAACGAGACTGCATCTGCAATTCTCGTGAAAAACCTTAGTGTGGTATTCACCGTATGTTTCAAGCCCAGCATTTAAGGTGTTAGAATCGTAGTAATTTCCCTCAAAGGAAAAGGGGAACTCAAGTCCCCCCTCTTCCATAGCATAAGCTTCTATTGCTTTGCAAAGCTCGCTAGACCTCTCGTCGTCTATTCTCAACACCATATACTTCATTAGTAGTTGTTCCTTACTCTAATTATCTGATAAATGCTTCCGGAGTTAATGAACGGTTGCACGGTATCGTCGTCAAGGTAAAGGGTCTCAATAATTTCCCTGGAACCATCAGGCTGACAACATCTACCCAAAAGCTGGAACTTATCCCTAAGAATCCTTCGTGCCGAGTCATTGTTCCTGGGCTTCATTAATTTAATATCTAGGTTGCGGGGTACCGAGAGCGTCTTATCTCCTCTGATAAATCCCCCAGACCCATCTGGTACAAACTCGTTGGACTTATCTGAGTAAACTCCCTTGATAAATCTGGGGGAAGCGTAGACTACGCCCTCTCCACCACAGATGGGACACTCAATCCAGGAAGAGCCGCGAGACTCGTCGTAACATGGGTTACCGTCGTCACGTACATAAGGACAGAAAATAGCTTTATGCCAAGCTATGTCTGAACCCCCAAGCCTAAGTGCTGAGTCGGCTATTAGTTTGCTAATTGGAAATAAGTCCATGTTAATATCCAGTCATAACAAGCTGGTAATACGGGTGTAGCAACTCGTCTGCTTCGTCCTTATAACGCTGCATAACGTCTGCGTAAAGTCCCTTACCAAATGCGGCAGAGAATCCCTGCACGGAATAGCTCATCATACCCTTTGTGAAGGCGATGTTTACCAGTTCAAAGGTTTTAATCGCGGAATAAAGAGCAACTGCGTCTTGCAAATCCTGAGGAATTTCCTTTAACCCGAATTCATAATCCACAGCAATAATTTGAGGCATGTTTGGAACTACCAACCCATACCCAGATGAGGCAATCATGTTGCTAGCACCAGTGGCACTAATCTTTGCCTGTGCTGGGAAGAGAATAACAGCCCCTTCCTTTTGGTAGAGAAAGTACTCGTTAGGGGCGTAAGTACGGTTCAGGTAAGGAATTCCAAGTCCCTGCGGGTCCTGAATTTCAAGAGCAAGCTTGTGAATCTTTGTTACGTATCTTTCATAAAGCTTAATATAGCTTCTTCCCTTACCGTCGATTCTTTCCTCATTCTCTATTTTATTAGGCACAAAAATTACTTCTCTGGCGAACTCTTCCTTTTGTTCCTGAGTAAGCAAATCCCAAGGCAGGGTTCCTGGCGAGTAAAGCGTGGAGTCGTTATTGTACTGAGCCTGTTGGTCAGAAGATAAGTCGCTCCAAGTAGGATATTCTTTGGAAGAAGGGGTAATGAAGGAATCCAGTCCACCAAAACCGTACTTTACCCTGTCCTCATAAACCTCTTTCGGGGTCTGAGCAAAGTTGGTTTTTCTTCTTGGGTAAAGGGATAGCTTAATCTTATTTTCTACTCTAGCGACACTTCTCTGAATAGCTCTAAGCATGATTGCCTTAAAGCCAGGAAGGGATGAGGAGCCATCACTACACCTGGCTTCGTCTGGAAGACAGTCGTCGCTAGTGAGGTTTCCAAGGCCAAGTTGTTGAAGCCCAAAGATTCTATCTTCGGTGGCCTCAATCATTAGTTGGAGTTCTTTTCCTCGTAGTCCTAAACCCCTACTGAATTCCATTTAATCCGCCTTAGAGAAGACCAGTTTCTTCTCGATACTTTCTTAATGTAGTAGTAGTAATTTTTAGATGATTAGCCACAGCAGACCAAGTACCGAGAGAGTCATACAAATCCTGAATTTCCTGAGCCGTTAAAACCCCATCCTCAGTTTCCTCAACATCTGCTACAACATTGACGTGAGCCACTACTGCTTCTTCTGGCTCTTCCTCAGGTTCCTCCGCAACAGCCTCTTCCTCAACAACAACTTCCGGAGCTTCTTCTGCAACAGGAAGCACTGTTTCTACAACTACAGGGACCTCAGCGGGAATTTCCTCTACTGACGCGATAAACCTTAATTTCTTAGCATTATCAGCGGTTTCTTTACTGGACACGTAAGCAACACCGTCCTGAAAGAGGACGAGCTTGCCTTTTATGTTTACGGGGTATCTACCCGAAACCTTATACCTTTTATCAAAAACGAGTCTATATCTCATGACTCCTCCTATCGAAATCTTAGTATATCATATCTAAGAAGTTAAACACAATAAAAAAGGCGGGGAATTAACCCCGCCCTTACTTTAGTTAACTAATTTTAGTCAACGTTAATTACGGTGAAGGTAATGCTTCCGGAGACAGAAGGTGAGTAATCACTGGTTGCAGTGATAACCGTAGTTCCTACTCCAACGGCAGTTACAGTTCCAGCAGCAACGGTGGCAACTCCTTCGTCAGAAGAAGACCAGGTAACGTCCTCTGCGGCTCCACCCTGAGCAACGACAGTTGCGGTAACCACCTCGTCAGCATCTGTAGCGCCAGTACCTACTTCTAGCTCTGTGTCAGCGGCTTCTAGGGAGACGCTAAGCACGCGGGGTACTTCTCCATCAAGCTGGTTTACGACTCCAACCAACTCTTCAAAAAGTGCAAGAATAGGGCTGGAAGGAAGGTCGGTACCGGCGTACGGTACCTGATTCCTTAGGAGTTCCTTTGCTCTTTCGCTAATTGTGATAGCCATGTTATCTCCTCTGTAGAGGAGGGGGGAGGGTTACTCCCCCCTCTTCATTAGATTACGTTTTCCTGCGCTACGTTAACGATTAGGAAGTTAAATTCCGGGGCGCGTGAGAACAAGGAGGATACGTGGCGGATAGCGAAGTCGCGGTTTAGGGTCTGGGGTAGCGGAACCTGCTCAAGCGGAATCCACTGTGCAAGCATGGTGGTCATAAGGTCTACACCAACTACGAATCCAGTTCCGGGGACCTTGCGGTAAGTAAAGGTACCGTAAGCTGAAACAAGGGTCTCGTGTCCGTCGTCAACTACGTTGACAGTTCCACCAGCGTATACAGGAACCTTCTTGAGGAACTTGAAGTCGCCGCCAGCGTCGGAACGGTAAACAATTAGCCACTTGGCACCGGCAGGAACAGTTGCTACAGCAAGCTGAATCTGCTGTCCAGCAGTTGGGGTTACGGGTGCGCCAGCTTCTACGGCTTCGGACTCTCCGTTGAAGTTAGCTGCCTTTACCATGTAGTTATACTCGATTGCCTCAAGACCGGCGTTTCCAGCAGCGTTGGCCTGAGCGGTCAAGGTTACTGCGGAAGGTGCGGCTGGACGTGCGAATTCTCCACCAGTGTTACCGAAGCCCTGGTCAGTGAACTTGTGCCAGTCACCAAGGAAACGGTCGGTTACTAGCTCGGTCTCACCGTAAGCAGAGATGTAGGTCTGGGCATCGGTTCCGAGTACGCCAGCTACGCGGTCTGCCTGGGTGGTACGAGCAATCTGGTAGAAGCTCTGCTGTAGGTTAATCTTGTCAACAGGTGACATCATAACTACGTTCGGGCGAGCAAGTCCCTGGGTTAGGTAGACCTTGTTCTCTGCGGCCCATAGAGCGTTTAGAGAAAGCGGGCGTCCACCCAAGTCAGTTACGTTCTGCGGGGCACCGCGCTTGACGATGTTCTCAAGGCCGTCGAACTGTAGGTTCTGCGGGCTGGAGAAATCGGTTGAACCGAAGCGGCGGTCTCCGTGGAAGAGTAGGTACTCGGTTTCTTCCATGACGGCAACCATCTTTTCGGTGCGGGCGGTCTGCTCGGCGGTCTGAACACCGGCACGGGTGGTGGCAACAGCCAATTCCGTGATGGTGATGCGGTGTCCGAGTAGGGTAGGTAGGGTGCGCCTACGGGCTACTTCTACTTCGACGGTACGAGGAACGCCACCGTCGCGGTATGCGGCGTAACCAATCTTGTCCTGACGGCTGGTTACGACGTTGTACTCATGCTCGTAAGCAGTGGCCTGAATCTTCTGGAGCCTGTCGTAGAACGGGGTTTCCAAAATGTTTAGACGCTCTAGTTCACCTTCTAGGTCCTGACGCTCCAAGCTCTGGGCAACCTGGCTGGTTCCGTCAATGGCCTTAAGAACATCTAGGGGCAGATGCTCTAGGTAATCTAGGTGGTCTGCGTAATTTCTCTGAACGACTTCTTTAGACATAATCTTCTATATCCTCCTGGAATTATAACTTGCCTTTATCAGCCATCTTGACGAAGTGCTTGAATTCTGGCTCTGAAAGGTTTAGGGTTTTTTGGGCCTCTTCCACAATGCGGGCGCGTTGCTGAGCATGTGCCCCAGTGTGTCCAATGATTGAGCGGTACTTTTCAGTGAATGACTTAAGTACCGTCTTGTCGTACTGTCTCTCTTCCCCGTCCTCAGTCACAGCCTTGATAACATCAAGCTTGGCTACCTCTGCGGCTTCTTCACCAGTTACAGAAGCACCTGGATGTACTATTCTAGGCGATTCTTTTGAAGATGTCACGCTTTTGGTAACGATAGTGCTTTCTTCGGACAGCTTAGTGACAATACTTGCTGCGATTCTCTCTTCCATGTCGGCAAAGCCGCTCTGGAAAATAGACTTTAGGGCCTCGCCAAACTGAGTTGCAGAGTCTTCTGAAAGACTTACGGTTAGAGAGTCGAGGGATTCCTTAATGACCGACTTGATTATATCGGTTGGGGGTTCCGTAGTTACTTGCTCTTCGACAGGAGCTTCTTCCATCATTTCAGTAGCCTGAGAGGAGTCCGTTAGCTGCATGACCAAATCAATAAGGGTATCAACCTTATCCAATAGCATCTGAACGGAGGCATCCCCGTCTCCTGCCATTGCGTCAACTTCCTGACCTTCCTCAGAAGTTACTAGGCTGTCTAGCAAACCGCCAGCATCCTCTTCTCCTGCCTCAGCAGCACCTAGTTCTGCCATTTCCTCGGCTCCACCCTCTTCCATAGCGCCTTCTTCCTCACCAGCGAATGGTGCCTCAGCAGGGGCTTCTTCCATGGGTGCGCCTTCGGCTTCTGGAGCGGCTCCCTGAGCCTCTTCCTCTTCCACCGGAGGGGCAGCTTTTAGTACAACTTTAACATCTTCTGCCATAGCGTTTCTAATTTCCTCCTTAACGTTTACATACGATTCGAAAACGTGAGTGGTTCCGTCCCCACCCTGAACGGTTGATTTTATAACCAACCTATCGTTTTCTTGGTCAAACAGCACGGAATCTGGTGCGATTGTGTGGTACTGAACTTCTTTTGTCTCCTCTTCATCGACCAGCATACTCTTTAGCACAGACGCCCAAGTCTTTGTGAATGGGTTTACGGGCTCCGGGGTCATAGACACTTCGTAAAGAAGAAGCTCTGGCAAATAGGTAACGTACTTACCCTTTTTGACATCGTACTCCCTACGAGGACTACCAAGATATTTAGCACCGATGGAGAGGCCGATTTGGTCGGCAAAGCTTGTGTCCTTGTTAGTAAGGAACTCCTCCCACATCTTTCTTGCCATCGGGTGAGACTTATTGAGAATTCCCTTGATGTATAAACCTTCTGGTCTAATCTGTGCATCAAGGGGCTTTCCAATTGGGGTCTTTAGACTTAGAATTTCGTCCTTGGAAAATCCGTACTTGCCCAACCAGTCATCATTCTTCTTAGCGTAATCGTGGTCGAAGTATATCTTTCCGTTGGACTTGAAAAACTCTATGGTCTGGGAGAAACTTTCTGGGTATACAACCTCACCGAATAAATCTACATCGGCGGTAGAAGCAATGCCTTCAAAGACCCAAGGCTCTTCTTCATTAGCTGAAAAAGATTTGGTAATGTCTACGGGCATGTAAAAATGAAAATTTCTATCCATATATTCACCAGAGTGTATAGTATCATAAAAAAAGAGGAAAAATCAATGTATTTCGTCTGTGTTTATATTTTACTTCTGTGGCTGTGAAAAACTCAACCCAGGGATAAAATTAGAGGACTTTTGTGCGTTCCCGAAAAACTTTAGAACCTCAACCATGTCTGCTTGTTGTGGTCTGCCGCCTTTTTCTGCCATAAAAAGCCTACCGTTGTCTTTTCCGCGAAGAAGAGTGATAGACTTAGCTCCGTCTGAGACCTGGAATGCAGAGCCTGGAACAACAGTGTTTACCTGTAGCCCCCTTTCTTTTACAAAGTCTGTGAAGTCTGTTAGGAAAGGAGTATCATCCTTATGAATAAAATCCTTAAACCCAAATACTCCTATTTCAGGAGTGGGCTCCTCTGACTCTTCAAGATTATTTTCGATAACCTTTCTGGCCTCGCGCAAAGCCTTCATTCTAGCCTTTACCGCACTTTCTCTGTCACTCGTCTTCTGAACGAAAACCTCTCCAACCTTAGCTCCCTCTGGAGAGAATACCGGCCAGGTTCCACTTGGGTCTGGAGTAAGCTTCCACCCTTCGGGTGAAATGAAGGAGTCTCCAACCTTCTCAAAACCATGCATTGCTACGGGCTTCTTTATCTCGCTTGGGACCTCTAATTCCTTCTTCGGCTTTTCCTCTGGTCCCTTGGGCTTATGATACAGTTTAAGAGTTCTGTTCTTGTACATAGCCCGCTGTCTAGACTCATCATCAATGATGTTTCCTATTAGGTCTGGACCTTCACCCTTTTGTCTACCGGTGTTAAGAGAGGCGTCCTTCCACTTATTCTGAAAAGACCTAGCAGATGGATTTTCTTCATTAAGTAGGGAAAATGCGTGAATACCGTCGATTCTTCCCAGTCTGGCAGCTATCTCTTTCATGGCCTGGACTTTAGCCTGGGTAGTTCCGTTACTGGCTTTTGCCGCAAAGCGAAGGATTTCTTCCATTTCTTGTTCTATATCAACAGACATTCCGAGAGTTACTTTTCTCTGGTACACAGAGGAAAACTCAGACTTATGAATGGCATGAAGACCCTTAGACCCGTCACTCAATTCGGAAGCAACCATAGCTCTATCCTTCTCTGGAATAGAGTCGTATAGTCTGGCTAGGGTGTGAAGAGCAACTCTGTTTGCACCGGCAGCAGGGGAGTTTTTAAAAGCCTTAAATACACCATAAAGAGCGGTGGACTCTTCCCTCGTATATTCATCAGGAAGTTCCTGTGGAATACTTTCTCTGCTCATAGTGCTTTCTGCCATAGGCTTCATCGGAACAAAGGTTTCTTTGCCGGTGGTAAAGTCTTGATACATCATAGAATACTTAGAGTCCAACATCTCAGATAGCTGAGAAAATGACTCGGTGTTATTCCTCATATTTTCTCGTAAATTCTTAAGACCCAATATGATGTTCGCATCGAAGAAATATTCTCTTCCATCCGGTCTGTATTCTTTATACCGGTCGTTTAGATGCTTTTTGAGGGTCGGGTAATTCTCTTCAAGTTCTTTTTCGAGAATTCCCTTTAGGCTGATTTTAGAAGGACTCGCCCCGTCCCTTGCCAACTCCGATGCACGGACCATAAGAACATCAAAAGCCTGAATTAGAAACCACTCGACAGAGTTTGGTTTAATGTCATTCTCCTTAATTATTCTCTCTGTGTATCCTTTAAGGTAAGACTCCCACCCCCTGTCGGGTAAATTCTTTCTGGGTACAGTTGACTCCTTATTGGCTTCGTAAGTTTGCTTTCTTTTTTCATGTAAAACGTGTGAAGGTACACCCTGCTGCTGGGCTTGATTCTCAAGAGCCTGCTGGTAATACTGCTGGGCGTGCTGATAATATTGTTGCCTTTGCTGGTTGAAGGCTTCTTCATATTGCTTTTGCAATTCTGGGCTTATTTCTGCCGCCCGCTCAAGCACATCTAGCTGGTCCTCAATCTGGTTAAGTTGGGTCTGGTCAGCAGGGTCAATCTCTACCCCCTGCTCTAAAAGCCATTCGGCATATTCCTCGGCGGTAACCTGAATAGGGGTTACTTTTCCGTTGATATTTCTGAATATGACGTGCTTACCGGAATCATCTAAATAAAACTCATCCGTTGCACGAACAGATTTTAGTATTCTAAGTGACTCTATAATGTTCATAGATAATCCAAGTTAGTTGCTGGGAATCCAAACCTCTGTGCCTCTACTTTCAACTCTTCAATCCATTCGATTAGCTCTGCTTCTTCTAGGGTGGGATATTCTCCCTTTAAGGCATAGAAGGATTGTAGGAAGTCAAAATACTCGTTGAATAGGGTGCCTTCCGGGTCAGAGATTTCTTTGGGCATGTGATGAGTAACTACGTCAAAGTCTCTTTGCGCGTACAACTCAGTAAGTGTTCTTAACGCGAAGCGTCTCTCTTCATCTATCATAGTCGTCCCGCCTCTTCCTCTCTAATCCTCGGTCTGTATTGAGACATTCTCTTCAAGAAGGACATTGCTTCCTTCTCGTCAATATCATCTTCTTCCTCAGAAGCACCAGTAAGAACAGCGCCCCTGGTCTCAAGCTCCATCTTGCGCTTCTTCTGTTCTACTTCCCTCATATATTGACATATACCATCTGGAACTACAACTGTTACCAGATTTTCTTGGCTGGGACTTCTATGGAATCTGCCCTCATACTGACCAGCCTTGGCTGAATTCCATGTAGCAAGCCTAAAGCTTCTGGTAGAAGGAAGAGAAAGTCCGTAAAGTCCAGCGGAGGTAACGATAGTAATTACTGGTCTACCAGTTTCTGTCTGGTGCCTCTTCTGCTTCACGCTAACTTCTTCCGCTGGAGTGTCACCGTCAATAATCTGAATGACTGCCTTATCCCCGTATTTTTCTAGAAGCTTTCTATACACAGCGTTCATGGCAACCTTTGAGAACCCGGCCACACCAATTTTCGGAGGCTCTCCGGGAACTTGGTTAACAATCTCTGTCTCAATTCCATCTACAATAGAATCAAGAATTGGAGCATCCCACGAAAATACCGCTCTGTCCATAGCCGCTCTGGATGTTTCACTGAAAACAGCATTGTAGACAGCATTTCTTTCATTTACATCGCCCGACTTAGGCAAAATTCCTACACCAAATGACTCTTCGGTAACCTGGTTTCTGAATTCAAGCAATTCTTCACGGAATTTTACGTAGTCCTCTGGCTTTAGAATCTTAGACACTGAGTCCATCAATTCTCTCGCGCCCAAATCGTACTCTATAATTCTGGCTGGGCTCACAGCACCAAGCGAGGCTTGAGTTAGAACACTCATTAGACCTAGAGCTTTTCTCATCTTCTTAGCTTCCGCTAGAGCCTGTAGCTTTCTTTCAGCGGCGAGATAAACTTTACCCCAGGTAGAACCCAACTCTGAGCCTATGTCAGTAGTTCTAGCAAGACCGTACTTATCTCCAGCGATTGTTTGTCCATCCAGAGTATAGATTTGCGGTCTAAACGTAGAAGTAAAGTCATTCATTCTTCTGACATCCTTCCAGATTCTTCGCCCCAAATCCTTAGATGCTCTAGTTTGCTGAGCATCGTGGTCCTTTTTAGTGTATTCATGCACCACAGTGTTGTAGTTATCCCTAACCAACTTATTTATAAAGGAAACCTCGGACACCGTATCACTAGCTGAGTTACCAGAAATATCACCGTTAAGGCTCCAGGTCAATCCTCCACCCTGATAAGTGGACTCAATAATCTCATGCAAAGCAGTATGTCTGGAGGAGCCTGGGTTTACGTATTGGCCCGACTCATCTATTACTATAGCGGAGACATGTCCCCCAGCTACGGGCTTTTCTCTATAAGAGCCCCCCAAGGCAAGAAGCTTCATGTACTGAGCATCTAACCCTAGCAAGTCTTCTTCCTCACCGGAGGTGTATCTGAACTTGGAGCTACCCAAAACAATCATGTTGGGTAGGTTACCAGTCTGGGCTCTGCTAATCAAATCTTCCCACTGGGCGGTGCGGGTCTCTCTGTCTCCATCAATGACAATAGCGTCTTCGTTTCTGAATTTAGCAATTTCGGACTGCCAAACATAAACATTCTTGTTTGGAGCAGTAACAATGGTTACTTGCTCTCCAACCTTGAATCTACCTCTGTTTCTCATAATGGCGTCAGCGGCAGTTACGATAGCTGTCTTTCCAAGTCCGTAGGTAAAGTTTAGAAACTGACCATGCCAACCCTGTGGTCCACCATAAATCTCATACTGAGACTCTTCGGTAAGTGCAAGTATTCCTGGACGCTGATAGTCAAACGGCTCCATAACGAAGTTTGCATAAAGTCCGTGCAAGTCATCCAGGGGAATCTTACCGGCCTCTTTTGAGATTTCATGTCGCCCGGTAACTTCGTTATACTCAGCCGTCATTGCCTTTATCTTCTTCATGTTCTCAGCGGCTAGTTTATACTTCTCTACGTACTCGGCACTTCTAGCCAGGTCCAGAGTCAGGCGTGTAGATGACATCTGATTAATCTCCATGTTGCCCTGGCCCGGAAGTGAAAACTTAAATCCGGAGGAAACATCTAAATTCTTTTCCGTCTGAACTACTCCACTCTCAAGACCTGTGATTAACTGAGGTGTCAACCCCGTGATAGAGGCATACATTTCTCTATCTGATTCATCAATGCCTAGGGTATCAAAAACATACCAAGAAAGTTTCTCGTACCCCTCGATGGGCGGTGGCCAGTTCTCTGAGAGTAGTGCATACCCCGTAGTTGGAGAATACATAATTCTTCCGGGGGAAAGCGAGGTAGGTGTTGGGGCTTCTGGAACAATTTCTTCTTCCCGTGGTTTCATTACCTCAGAAAGACGCTTACCAGATTGAGGCTTGAAATCAGTGTAATAGTACTCGCCTTCTTTTCTCTCTTCGTAAACCTTCTCGTCTGCTCCGGGGTGGTATTCCTGAACATACATGTCCATATTTTCTTTGTCGGATTGGCGTTCTTCCGGAGACATATTTTCATAGGGGTTTTCTACTAAAGTCCAATCGGCATCTTCTTTGTCGATATTAGCGTTTATCCAACCACCAGCGGCGATAGTCCTTCCGTCTGTATGGACGGCTATATACCCTGTAGGCACACGCCTCACGATTCTTTCGCCCTGAGCATTATTATAAATATCACTAGCGGACTTGGTTACAAGAAAACCTAAGTCTAAAAGATTAATGGATTTATGGGTTTCGTTGACAAAGCGGCAGTTATACCCCTTCCAAGAAAGAATCTCTGGCAATGCCTCTAAAAACTCTATTGTGTTCGGATAGACAACCAAAACACCATCAGCAAAGAAGTTGGGACCAAAGCGGCCCGGAGCAAGAATGTACGCTTCGGTTGACATTAACCGCTCTATATGCTGCTTCATCTTTACATTGTCGCTATAGACAGAGGTAGTAACAGTACCATCCATCTGATTGTATGGAACAATCTCGGCGGTACTCTTATCCATTGAATCGTTTATTAGGCTGACTTTATAGTACATGTCCGTAGTCCTTAAGTATACCTTCGATTAGGTCCAACTTCTCAGGAAAAGCTCTTTCAAGATACTTTTGATTGGTGAAGTAAAGAGCGAATAACTCAGCGAAGTCATCCATTGGTGTGAACTTACTAGCCTCGGTCTTTACCCTTTTCCCCAGACCGCGCTTCCAAACAGTCTCTTCGTTTACGTACTCAAGATAACCAGCCTGAGTGTTCTCATTAGATTCATGCTTAGACCAACCACTGAATTCTAGTAAAGAGCCTAACTGCTTTATCTTACCATCATGCATGAGTCTTGCAAACATTAGGTGTCCAAGGGAATGAAAAACAGAGTAAGCTGCAACACTAAGTCCCTGGTCTAGCCCTGGAATTTTCCCTATTAGAGGGGCAGAGACATACTTATAAAAACTAGGGTAGACTATCAGCTTTCCGGTAAATCCGTTTCCGGAGGTGTACTGAGCCTTGATTACGGTTTCTCCGTAAATAGACAAAGCATCCTGTTCTTCCCTAGTACCAGCATCCACATAAGATAGACCCAAAGACTTTATGAAACTATCTCTTCCATCAAGAACATCTACCAAGACGGCTGATGAATATTTAGGAACATTGGAGTTGATGTGAACCCCGGAAATTTCTGGAGTCCAAGCTTCCAGCCTCTTCTCGTCAACATTTCCTGCATCATCATAAATAGGTAGTTTTTTAGACACAAGTCCAGCATTGTCAGCCTGAGCCAAAGAAAGGCTTGACAATTCGTCCATTGTAGGGGCGAACTGACCACCACGGTACACACCGCCGCCCGGTGTGGGGTCTCCAGGCATAATAGGAGAACCTGGTTCTCCAATTCTGGTTCTAAGAAGCCTTTTGTCAATTTTACCAGTTTCAGGCATCTTTATCTCCAAAGCTGGAAAGAACGTCGTATAGAGTTTTCTCTGCGTTTGGAATCTTCATATTCACAGAGGAAATCTTTTCCTGAAAGTATTTAGCTAAGGACTTTGCGTCGTTGTCATTGTACACCCTGACATCTCCAAGCCCTAGGTTAGAAAATAATAAATTCTTAGAACCGTCGATTATATCGTCCAGAGAAAAGTTATGAAGAATAGGAGTGTACCCATCGCTCTTTCTGAGTACATAGGTAACCTCTCCGTCTGAAACGTAAATTTCCTTAAGCTCAAACTTATTGTCTTGATTATACATAACACGAGAAGATATCTTTAGCATTTCATTCACCCCACGATAATCTTTCTGGCTTTTTCAAAATACCGCTTGATACCTTCAAACTGGTATGGGTAAGAGGACAGGTCCAAGTTGTAAGAAGCTATCTTAGTTTTAACATTCTCTGGGACAGAGTTTATCATTGAGGAGAGAACCTCTGGATTAGTCACAGAAAAGAAGGTTTGAAAGGACTCGGGCGAAAGCTCTCCAAATTCTCCTAGAGAAAGTGTGTCCAATACACCTTCATCCATCGTAAAGTAATCTAGAGAGTGGTTACTGAAAACCTTTCCGGAAACACTATCCACAGAGAATGAGGACGGGCTGAACCACATGTTTCCAAGAAGAAGTCCGTCTATAACAACCAATGTTGAGATACTAGCCATCAGGTTGGAAGAAAAACCAGAGGAACGCTTTGATGAAAACACTCTATTAATAATGTCAAGAGTTTCACTAAACGTAGCATCTGAAAATTCAGCCGGGTAAAGTTCTGTCATCAATGCAATTGTGTTCCTAAAGTCCTTTATTTCTACGACCTCAGGGAAAACTACTTTGGTGCCTTGCAATAAGTCCATCTTTACTTTAGCGGCTATAGAGGAAAGTAAGTACTTGTTAACCATGTAAGGCTTGTTTACATCATCCTCTACAGCCTTCATGCTATAGCGAGTTTCGCCCTTCTCAAAAATTGCTTTTTCTGAGAATGGGAAGGTTAGCTGGCTGGAAAGTCTATAGCCCTCTTTGTAAATATCTACCATAGAAACACCGTCAATTATGGTGTTATACCGGGAGGACTTTTTAAGTATTCTTCTTAGGGCGTTGTAATTGATTACATAACCCGCAAATTTATCATCAGAAACTCTGGCCAAAAGAACGTCTAGGTTTCCAGTTGCAGCTAAAGAGTCTGCATCGTGACCAAGTGTTTTTGCAAGGGCGGAAATCTTAGAAGCAACTCCGTCTTCTAAGAAAACATGGGCAGAAGATTCATCAAATGAGAGGGTGGCAACCTCTTTAAATAAAGGAGCCCTACCCGTCATCTCAATAATTCTCTGTAAGTCTCCGTTTACCAACCAGTACTGGTTTGCTTCCTTCCTTATTTGCCATCCCTTTAGAATCATCTGCTCTGAGTAAAGAACAATTTCCTTATCTGTCTTGCCATCTAAGTCCTTGTCCTTAAGGTAGTGAAAAATTCCCATATGATTCTCAGAACCGAAAATGTTTTCTAAAAGAGCTTGTCTATATCTACTAGCATACCCTAGAGTAAGTAATTTGGAAGCAACATAGGGCTGTAGTATCTCTTCCAAACTGTCGCTATACAAAGCTACAAACTCCTCTGTAACTATATCTGGTAGAGGAGCTAGCCTATTGGGGTCTCCAAGAGTAGCATAGACAATCTGCTTCTTTTGGGCCTTTTTGGGTTTGGAGTTTTTAGCCCTCGGTGAACTCTTCGTCACAGTTGGCTTAATGTTATCAAGTATTTTGGAAAAGTCTAACTTTAGCATGTGTTGTCCTCTTTGAGGATTATACCACAGAACTTTAGCGGAGTCCAAAGAAAAAGCGGGATTGAAGCCCCGCTTTTATTATAGACTTTAATTTATTTTATGCCTTATCAGCATCTACAAACTTGCCCTCAGCAGTGACCGTGGTTCCCCTCTTCGGGTGACCTGGTTCGTTTGCGTATTCTTTAGAAGTAAGAATTGTATGGGGTGCCTTTTCCTTCATAGCCTTGCCCTGGGCATCAAGAGAATCCTTTCTCTTTTTGTCATCAGGCCAACTGCCAACGTCCGGGTTGTAGCCTTTTAGAACATCCTCTACAATTTCTGAAACAGACTTCTTGCTATCGTCAAGTGTGGAAAGTACGCCAGAAACGATGTCAAGCATAACGGACTTTAGACTTTCTCCCGAAAGAATCGCCGCTCTTACCTTGCTGCTAGACTTCTCTTCCTTAGGCTTTGCTTCCTTCTTTTCCTTACTAGCCAGGTACTTATCCTCTCGGTTAATTACCTTATCTTCCCAGAACTTGGACTTCAATACTTCCTGAACAATGTCTGAGACAATGGACTTAGCTACCTTCTTTACCTTTGGAGTTTGTGGAGAGTCGTCGGAGTAATCATCGTCGTCGTTATCGTCATCGTCCTTTCCTCCCCAATGGCTGTCGAAGTATGCTCTACCATAAATTCCGCTATCCCCAGGAATTCCACCACCGGAATTCTTATCATACGCTTTTCGTAATTCCTTCTGGCTCTCTTCTGAGTCTGCAAAACCAGAGCCATCAGAGCCGTGAGAGTGAGGTGGTTGAACCATAGATTCGCCCTTTGGACCCTTGTATCTGTGGGCTAGTACTGTGGCTGGGTTTTTTCCTGCTGCATCAAGTTGCTCATCCATGTGCTTGGTTGGGTTCTTAACATCGTGAACAACCGTGTCCTTGGGCATTAGTTTCTTGTCCCCACGAAGAGTGTCCTTCTTGGGGTTGTACTTAGCTCCCTTCACAACACGGTTTCCGAAAGCACCAACAGCCTCTCGCTGAGGAATTTCGTCAACGATAAAGCGCATTCTAGGACCAAACTCTCTTCTCTCTGAGGTTGTGGTGGGACGAACCTTATAAAGACTAGGGTCTGGGTTGTTCCAAGCGCGTGCCTCACTTAGGGACTTAAAAACAATTCCCTTCTTAGTGCCGTGCTTCTTGTCCCAGTTTCTTGCTGCTTCTGCATCAGTTTTTCCATAATCTAAAGCCGCATCACTCATGCCACCAACCTGTCTCTTTGGCTTCTTGGCATTGAATTCAGCATCGCTCATTTCTTCTAGCTCTCTGTCCTTTGCGGCGTGGTAATCATAATCCGCTTTCTCGTAGTCAGCGTCTGAAAAAGCCTTTTTAGCGTCTTCCTCCTTAAGGTCTTCTTTCAGGGGCTTGTTTGTAGCTACTGCATTGTCAATTTCGGCTGCTCTTGCGCCCTGAGGAGCAAACTCACCAAACTTATCGTAATGGTCCTGATAGGGGTTGGTCTTTGGCATTTTAATGCGAGCCTTCATAGTGTCTGGCTCTTCTGCGGACTTCTTGGTGTCCTTACCCTTACCCTTCATCTTCTTTGCTTTTTCATCTACCATTTTTCCAGCGGCGTCATCGTCACCCTTTTCTGGTTTTGATGTGCCCTGAACATCGTCATCCATCTTTGTTTCTTTCGGGGAGAGGTTCTTCTTGATAGTCTCTCTGACTGACTTGGACACAAGCTCATTGATAGGCAAGTCACTTCCAGAGGACAATTCTTCAATAACCTGTTGAACAATAATGGAAGCTAATTTTCTGCCGTGCTTCTTGTCATCCCAGTCCTTAGGGTCAATACCATCAGCGTTTTCAAGCTTTTCTTTCATTGGGGCATTTTTCCCGCTGTGCCCTGGGTGAGTTCTGGATGGGATTGAATAAGGCTCCTTGGGAACAGTAGATACTGGACGGCCCTCTGAAATAGCTTCATGGGTGGCGTCCATATCCCCCTTTTCATAGTCAGGTTTGGCGACGTAACCAGCCAGCTTTACGTCTTCTGACTGTAGAGCCTCTAATAGACTAGTTTTAAGAGCTTCGTAGTCCATTATTCCTCCCTTGCAGGAAGTAAGTCTTCTACTACCTCGTCAATGATGGACTTTAGAATCTGCTCGTCGTCCAACATGCTCTTTAGTGCGTCTACTTTCTTAGCCCTGGCTTCTACGGCATCGGTGCCACCGTCATCGGACACAGACTCTGGAGCGGTAAGCCCCTGAGTCCTCTTATCGGCTTCGGTGGAAGTAGCAGACTTTAGAGAGTGTTCGTACCACTCAAAGCGTCCACGAACTACGTACTTAGCGTCTTCACCAAAAAGCTTTCTTTCGCTTTCTGAAACAGGAGCCACCTGGTAAACACCGATATCTGGGTTCTTCCAAGCACGGGCTTCATCTACTGACTTGAAGGTCATGTACATGTAATCATCGGCGTCTTCAACGCTCTTACGGGCAGTATTTCCGGGCTGGGCTAGAACTTCCTTACCTGAGTTATGGTCAGCTTCGTGAGTTGCAGAGTCAACTGCCTCGTCACTTACTGCCTCGCCGTCCATTTCTGGGTCGCGTACATCTGCGGCGGGGGCGTCATGCTCAAACCCGGCCTTAGCTTCTGCGTCAGAAATTGCCTCGTTGTCCCTTAGGGCATGTCCAAAGTCAGCGTTTTCAGTAGCTTCACCCATTGAGGCGAGAGCTTCTGAATCCTCAAGAGCCTTCATTACCGTCTCTAGGGACTTGATAACCATTTCCGCGTCGGTACTTACTTCACCATCGAAATCGTAGGTGTATTCTCCAGCGGACTTTAGGGCGTCCTTCAAAGCTGAGGAAATGTAGTCCTTAACCATCTTATGCCACTTCTCAGTTAGGCACGGTCCAAAGGAGTCTACTTCCATGTAACCCTTGTCCATCATTACCTTGATAATTTCTCCAACGTCGCTCTTCTTTAGAACATTAACAACGGGGGACAAATCTTCTTCCATGATAACGTGGCTAGCACTTGGCATTGGGTTAACCGGTGGCAACCCAAGCGGGTCCATGAGGCTACCGTAGGACTTTAGTGTTTCAGTATCTACAACCTTGGCATTTGGGTACTTAGAACGCATGAGACGAGCCCAGTCTTCCGCACCAGCAGAAGTCCTCATGCTCTTTAGGACTATAGCTTTCTTCGTCATTTTAACTCCTTTTTTGGCCTTTTTGATGGAAGCCTGACAAATAGCCCAAGCGGAGGATTCATCGTGACCCTCGTCCATGAGCTTCTTGACGCATCTGTCTAGTTTTTCTGGCATATTTAACACCTGTGGACATTATGCCACATTTTAGTGGAGTCCACAAATTAAGACTCAAGAAACCTTTTGAATCTTTCTACCTCGGATTTAGAGGGAACATACTCCTTCATATCCGGTGAAGATAAAAATGCCGCGCTTCTTCCGCTTATTTGCATAAGTTCCTTCTTTCCTAGGTATTTCAGTTTATGAGTTCTAGTAAAGATGGACAATAGAAGCTTGTCTTTCTTTGAGAGGCTTCCCTTTACTTCTACATATGTTCCGTATGAGGGAAGATAAAAATCCGGTAGATAGCTTAGACTCTTAGAGAAGAAGAACCTTCTGGGCTCATACATGAAGTATATGTCTCCGTATAGTAGTAGCTTGGCTACGTATACTTCCCATCTACTTCTGTATTTTATTCCTCTATAGGTAGTTTCAGAACCCTTTTTAAATACTCGTTTTAAAGGCATATTCACCAGAATAACAAATCCTGATGAATATTTCTATGATTAGTATGTATTTTTTCCCGTTGCGTACGGACCAAAGTGGTCGTACTCAGATTTCGGAGTAGCTCTGCTAATCTCATATTCAAGCATAGCAAGCTGCTCTGTTGAATACATATCAGATAGTTGAGGCTTGTCTACGATTCTGTCGGACACAGCCCTAACCCCATCAGCAACAGCAAGGGGTAGGGGGTCTACACCATTGTTGGTAACTCGGTCATAAACTTCTTGGTTATAGAAGGCGTCTGGATTTTCATACGTGCCGCCGCTTTCACTCATGTATGGTGAAACTCTCGGAGCATCAATACGAATTTCTTCTCCATCACTAATAATTCCACTAATGTAGGCAGAGTCCTCTACATTAATAGTTTCGCTTTCGGTGCTGTACAGGTAGAACTTAATAGCCTCCTGTAAGCGTACCGCGTCTTCTGGAGAATATGCAGGAGCAGAACCAGCAAAATCGGTTCCCTCGTAATATAGGTCCCAAGCGGTTGGGTAAAGAGTAACCATTTCATCGTAGGCTTCTTCACTGCTTAGGTCGAACTCTACTACCTTCCTGTACCTCTCGCCAAGAGAGTCTACAGGGGTATCCAAAGTGATTTTTGCAGCCGGTACTGGCTGATAAGTGTTTAGGGTATCTAAATCGGTGACACCACCGTATTCATCTCTTGCCATAGGAATACCTCCTCCTAAAGTTTAATTATAGCGCAAAAAAACTGGTAATGCGAACTCTTTAGAGATATTTAATACTCTCTCCAGGGGTCTACGTCTCCACGTCTTTCAACAGCCCTGGCGTTTAGGTATTCCACAAGAGCGTTAATTGCCCTAAGGGACTCCGCTAAAACCATTTTATGAACAGAGTCTTTGGGGTTTACCAGTCGTTTTTGTATCGCTCGGCTTATCTCTGTCCATCTCCTAGCTTCTTGCTCTAGTTTTAGAGTTTCGTCTTCCTCGCAGTTGCAGGGGGAAGAAACAACCGGTAGTCTCCAAATTTTTTGCACTTCAACAGGAATTTCCTTAGTTCTCTCCTTTATTTTTATCATTTTAATTCCTTTCTTAATTTATTGTTGTACATGTAGCCCCTGCTGACGTACCAAAGTACCTTGGGGCAACGTTCCCTGGGTCAAGTTGAATGTGAAGTTGACTACCAGAAACCCAAATGGAGCCCTGAGTTGTAGCAGAAAAAGAGGATAGATTACTTGGTCTAGCGTCGGCGTAGTAACCGTTAGCCGGTGAGAATCCACAAAATTGCCATAAATTGGAAATGTAGTCAACAAACACTTCACCAGCAACCACTGTTGTGGGCCAATCCGCCGGTTTGGTGGTAGTAAGGGCGGGCTGAGCTTCTGTTGCCGTGCCTGTAGAACTATCAAACATTATATGCCACCTACATTGTGATAATATATATATTCTTTTCTGCCAATATATCTCTCCTGCTGCCATAATAAAAACTCCTTTACTTAACAGGTATAACTAAAGTTCCACTAACATTAAGCCCAGCCTGTGCATATACCAACCCGTTTGTATCTATTTTTATACCCTTGCTAGCGGTTCCACCGCGAGCGCCGAAATAAGCATCATTTCCATCAGCATAAATTCTGGTGGTACCCCCGGTTGCCCCGTTAAAGGTTATTCCCCCGTTGGCTCCGGTGGTGCCAATGCTGAGAAATCCGTTTGAAAGACTAGTAGTACCTAGACCCATACCCTCACTAGTAATCCTAGCTCTTTCTGTTCCTCCGTTAACGAAAAGAGTTTCTCCACCGCGATATATTCTAATTTCTCCGGAGATTGTAGCTGCATCAGCGTTTCTATGAAGAAAGCGGGCGGACCCGTTTCCACTCATAACATCTACAAGAGCCTGGTCATTTTGGCCAGCGGCGGACTGGTCCGACCTCTTTACCGAAATTGAGGTATAGTTTGACCCATTATCTGTAGTTAAAGACCCCGTTAAAGTTCCTCCGGTAAGGGGTAGAAAATCTCCTCCCCCGGAAATCTCTTCCCACGCGGAACCACTCCAAACCTCAAGGTAGGGAGAGGTGCTGTTGAATCTGATGTACTCAGAGGAGCCAGAGCCCAACCGCATAGTTCCGTCAGCAACGGTAGGCTGCTGCAAAAAGAAATTATTCGTTGCAGTTGCACTGTCGCCTATTTGTATTTTTTTGGTTTTAACTAGACTCATGGTTTTCCTTATTCGATATAGGGGTATCTAGCTTTTATTTCTTCTACTTTTATGACCCACTCTTCTTTCTCTATCTCTCCCCTTTGATATTTAAAAAACAGCGGGTCTGCTTCAAGCTTATACGCATCCATTCTAGCATATTTCTGATTCTGATTGTAATTGGCCAGTTTTTCGGCCTCAATGTCTTCCTTTTTCTTTAGCTTGGTCCAATCAATCATCTTGTATTCCACCTTCCGGTAGTCTGATTATACCATCTTTTGGGTTTTCTATTGGGGTTGGAAACCTAGCTTCATAGGGTGCGTCTTTTCCATGGGGGAAAATCAGATGTATCTGTAAAGCCCCGTTTTTTCTTGTAACATCATGCTCCAAGAATTCACACCCAACAGCCTCTCTCGGAAGGATGTCACCCTCCTCTACGGGGGAGAAATCATACTCTTCTCCGTTTACTGTCAACACTTCTCCTGACTTCTCAAGCGAGAGTTTTCCTTTTCTTCTTTGGGGCGAAAGATATATTATCATTGTTCGTACCACCTTCCTATGGCTATTAATGAGTATGTCATGGAGTTTATTGTGCCCCCGTAGGAGTACCCGGCGCGAAGCGCAAAGCTCCAGTGAGTTAAATTGTCGGTATCAACCCTGACACCCGCAACTGGCCACGAGTCATACCCGGCAGCACCAGTTGTGGAAGAGGTGTTTCCTCCATCAACCCCTATGGGAGTGCTAGAAAAAGAAGCTGGAAAGGGGACGGGAACTCCTGCACTGGTTCTGTAGACTACAGAGTCATTGCTAAATACGTTGCCAACACTCCAGTGTGTCCCGGACCCGTTAACAGTAACGGAAGAGGCATCGCTGGGAGAAACTGTCCTCCAACATATCTGAACACCATTTCCAAACCTAACATACTTGCCGTTAGAGTTTTCTCCGTATTCAATTACTTTATAGCCTCCCTCAGTAGCATCTGGAGCATAGATTTTACCATCACCAGTAATTGTAATAGGCATTATTTCCACCTGCCCATAGCAAACAGGTTAAAACTGGCGGCACTTACATTAGACTGGGAATACCCGCACCTAACGGCAAAGCCCCAATTGCTTGCGTCCCCAGTTACACTACCCCAAACATCGTTCCCAGCGGCGTTTCCTGAAATTCCAACAAAAGTAACTGGGTCCTCAATAAATGCGGCGGGATAGGATACTGCTACACCACTTGATGTTCTATAAACAGAAGATTCTGACGAATACCTGTTGGTTATTTCCCAATTTGTACCGGAACCATTGGTAGTTATTGAAGTTAAATCACTGGGGGAAACCTGTCTCCAACAAATCTGAGTTCCGTCCCCAAATCTAACATAGTTACCAGTAGCACTAGTAACATCTTCTTCAATAATCTCTATTCTATCATCCCCGAGATAAAGGTTGTTGAATATAACCCCGCTGTCACCAATTTCTATCGGGTCAGTGTATGTGAGGGGGGTTCCAGAGTCGCGCCAACCAACAACCACTAGGGAGTAGTCGTTATTATCCTCACCACTATGGCTTCTTCCTGAGCGTATGGAGTAGCTTGCAGCGGAGGTGCTAGAAATTCCGGTAGAAATCCAGTCATCATACCCGGCAGGAGAGCCCCGTCTACCGCCTGAGCTTACCATATAACTGGTAGAAAAATAAGTTAGCGGTAGGGTTATACTAGCCCCTACGGAAGTCCTGTAAACAGCAGAGTTTGTGCTGGCTCGGTTGGTAACTATCCAAAAAGTATCTGTATTAAGAAACTCTGCAATACCGCTAGTAATACCATTACCCCGAGTAATTGGTTTCCAACTAATAGTAAGCCCAACAGATGTGATGATATACTCCCCGTTTAGATTACTTCCATACTCTATAATAGATACACCCCTATCCAGAAATGCTCCTAGTAGAGTTGAGTGTATTCCACTTGACGGGTCTAGAGTTATGGCCATTGGGGAGTTCTTTCTTTAGCCGCCGCTAATTTAGCTGGTGTTCTAGCGGCCATGACTATTGCTATACTATCCTCGTCCAGACGACTCAAGTCGGGGGAGTCGTCTTCGATGTTTATAACATATCTGTGATAAGTTCTAGCTATGACCTCTTCACCCTTAACCACTTCTTTTGCCTCTCTAACCTGTACAGTTCCGTCTCGTAAAACTTCTAATTGGTCGATAACAATTCTTTCTGTAATTTCCATAGTTATAACCTCACTACAGCGTTAAGGATTATATCAAAATAAGTGGTTCCTTGCATAGTTCCAGTTACTACGTCCCAACCAGCAGCGGGACCGCTCTGATAAAGTGCTAGAGAAGTGGTATTTGTACACCAAAGACCCAAAACAGGCTTAGAGGAAGTTAATTGAACTCCCAAATACATCTCAACAGAACCAGCTACCTGACTCTGGGCGAAGGCAAATGGAAAACCAGTTATAGTTATAGATGAACTACCTCCGCTAGGTGTTCCAGGTATGCGAGCCCACAAGTGCAAAATCTTACCTATTCTTATGTACTGCCCAGCCCTATTTCCGCCATATGAAATAGTCCCACACCCATTTAAAGAGGGGGTCCATGTTCCCTCTTCATAGTCCTTAAAAGAGTCTCCACCAAAACTAATTCCATCTGTACCACTTAATGTAATAGGCATCAAACCACCGTCCAAGTAGAGCCAGAAGGTACCGTAACAGTAACGCCGTTGGCCACAGTTACCGGACCCGCTGTCATAGCGTTTTTATTTGTAGTAATTGTGTAGTCAGTAGTTATAGCAACATCATTTTCCCAGAAAATTTGGTCAGACCCACCACCCGTAGCTCCGAGGTCTTCCAGTCTAGCAAAGGTTCCGGTAGCATCGGGTAGTGTTAAGGTTCTGTCTGCTGTCAAAGTAGCAGGAACTAAAAACACTGTGCTGCCGTTAGACGCAACATCATTACCTTGGATATTAATAGCATCTCCAGCGGCATTTTTTCTAACGGTCAAACCACCGTTAAGACCTATTAAAGCTCCTGCTGTTGTGCTTTGAATTAATTGGCCGACTGTAAATATATTTGCACTAGTTGATAAGGCAACGGTGCCAGAGTCGTTTGGTAGAGTCAAAGTTTGCGGACCAGTTAATGAGCCAGGAGTAATTGTAACCGCATAACCGTTAGTCCCCCCAGCCCTACCGGAAATAGTTACGCCATCCTGACTAGCAGAAGCTCTAACAGTTTGAGCGGCTAAAAATGTTTGTGAATTGTTTACACTAACCCAATTTTCCCAACTGGTTCCATTAAAAAGTTCAACGTAGGGGAATGTATCCTTAACTCTAAGCCTTTCAACCGGGGAGGTGGGATTGTTTGTGTAAAATTGAAATCTACTTCCATAAAGGCGCATATCTTCTTCTGCCAGGATAAAAAGCCTACCAAGAGTAGACCCAACGTCATATGCAGCAATCCTACCAACATTATTAACAGTGCCAGCAAAAAATGTCTGGTTGTTAGAGCTATCGTGGAACCCTATATTTGCGCTGTCCCCACTTGGGTCTTTTATAATAACACTTTCAAATCCAGCCGTGCTACTGCCGGTATTAGAGAAGGTTTTTTCCCCGGTAATAGTTTGGTCACCGGTTAGTTTAACAGCAAAACCGTCTACCTCTGTTTCTGTATAATACCTAGAGTCAAATCCGGTGTAAGTAGAAAGTGCTGTATTTTCTACGTTATTTATAGAAAGGTCTGTTTTTACTTCCGAAGCAGTTCTTTTTTGCAAAACCCCAGTTGCCGACGCGGTAACGAAGTCTCCAGTAGCGTTATCTATTGTTCTGGCCCGAATTCTTCCATCAATATCTAGCTGCTCTGATGGTACAATTCCCCCCACGGCTAATTTTGCGTTAACAACACGAACATCAGTGTCTCTAAAGGCAATAGTAGAGTCTGCAACACCGTCCTTTAGTCTCTTTAAGTTGCCTACTCCGTTATCAAGAAGCTCAAACCCAAGTTGATATATGGAAGTATCAGTTCCTTCTCTTTGTACCCTGATAGAGCGAAAAGCCGTCCCTCCATCGTTTGCATCGACTAGCAGGCTGTTTCTAAAGGTCTTAGCACCATCAATTGTCTGGTCTCCGGTCAATTTAACCGCGAAATTATCAACTTCAGTCTCGGTGTAATACCTAGAGTCCAACCCCGTATAGCTGGAGAGGTTGGTAATGTCTGTAGTTGTATGAGTGTGAGAGGACGCTGCCGCCCCTACGGTGTTATAAGAAATAGTCCTAGCAGTAGTTCCGTCAAAGGTAGTGCCAGAAGCAGCGCCCGCGCCTCCATTGTTAAATGTAGCAGCAGCAAGGGTTAGGGCGTGAGTGTGTGAAGTTGCTGTCACACTGTTTGTAGTAGCCCCGGTAATTGTTCCTGGGGTGCCCAGTGTCACAGAACCAGACCCAGTAATTGTCGTAAAGTCTAGACCATTCCCTGCGGCTACAGAAGTGACCGTACCTGTCGTGGAGCTAGTACCAGCACCAATAGCACTTCTAAATGTAGCAGCGTCTAGTGCCGAGACGCTATTATCTGCATTGATTCTAATGAAGCGAATTGCGCTAGGGTTTGTAAGCTTAACGAGATTTTGACCAACTGTCGTTGAGTCGTTAATTGTAGAAACCGGGGTAGAAAGAGTCCCACCCAGAGTAAGATTACCAGAGCTTGTGACTGTACCAGAAAGAGTAATTCCAGCAACAGTTCCCGTTCCACCAACAGAGGTTACAGTTCCTACGGTAGAGCTTGTTCCAGCGCCGATATCCCCTCTGAAATCTGCTGCTGTTCTAGCTGTTACGGTATTATCCGCATTAATTCGGATAAATCTTATTGCGCCGGGATTAGCAAACTTTACAAGGTTCTGACCCAAAGTAGTAGAGTCAGAAACCTCGGAAACCGGGTGAGTGTGAGACGAGGCCGCTGCACCAACGTCCCCGGCGGTTAGGGTCCAGGTTCTGTTAGCCTGTAAATTTTGTGTTGTTCCATTTATGGTTATGCTTCTATCTGCTCTTACGGCAGAGGTAGAGCCAGTGCCCTGAGTTGAAAGGGTTATATCCCCAGCAATAAGCTGTAAAGTACCTTGACCTAAGGTTCCACTTCCACCAGAGGCTAGTATACGAGCATCAAAGTCAGTTAACGAGGTCCCAGAGTGAAAATCAATAAAGGGGGTACTAGCTGTCCCGTTAACCAAGCCCAGTTCTATATTTGGGTTTCCAGTGGACCCTTCAATCTTTAAAGAACCAGAACCGCCAGTAGGTATCAGGTTTACGTTACCAGTAAACGTAGCTCCAGAGAGATTAGCTTTTCCATCTAAGGAAGTCTGTAAATTGGTTATTTCACTAATTGGGTGGGTGTGACTTGAGGCAGAAGCACCAATGTCAGAAAGAGTTTCGGCAGCGGTGCGCTTTTGTAAAACCCCGGTGGCAGAAACGGTAGCGAAGTCTCCTGTGGCATTGTTTACTGTTCTAGCCCGGAAAGTTCCATTAACATCCAAGGTGTTGGTAGGAGTGTCTACACCTATACCTACTTCGCCAGAAGTTTTTACATAAGCTACAGCAGTGTCGTTAGAGCCTAGGATTAAGTCGGTGGATGAGTATAATCCATCATTGGTTCTTATAGCCCCGGCTACATCTAGTTTTTGTGTCGGGCTAGAAGTACCAATACCAACATTGCCATCAAATTCCGCTATAGAAACAGTACCATCAGCATTGACTTCAAGAGAAGGAATACCCGAGATATCGTTTACACTAAAGATAGTTCCGGTTAAATCATCGGAGATAGAAAACAACTGACCCGCGCTACCAGAATAGGATAGCGTGGGCGTAGTCAAGTCCAGCATTTCTGCTGTTATAACTTTATCGTCAAGGGTATAATCGACCTTAGGGGTCGTAACTCCAAGTTTGACCTTGAAGTTCTTCTCATTAGAAGCCATCAGAGTTCACTCTCCCGCTGTGGCAATTTTATCTATTATACTACTCCATAAAGACCTTTGGTAGCAAGGTAATGTTGTTTCACTTCTTCTGCCGTCAAAATTCTATTATAGATATTTAGATTTGGCAGTTTTCCTATTAACCTATAAGATGTTCCATTAGCCCTAGCTCCTAAATACCAATACCCAGTCCACCCGGCTGGGTCATATGTAGACGTAGTTTCTGACGCGAATTCTCCGTTAATATACATATTTCTATATCTGTCAGAAATGTTACATGAGAAATGTGACCATGTGTTTAACGGAACGGAGTTTGTTGTGCTATAAATTGCGTGATTGTTAACATCAGCCGCCTCAGTTACCTGAAAGGCCAATCTTTTTTGAGAGTTGTCATATCGTATGAAATGGTCGGAACCAGCGGAACTTGGAGAAATAAAAAAGGTTGATTGGTCTCCTGGGTAAATCCATCCGGTAATGCTGAAAACATTAGGAGAAACGGACACATTTGGTTGAGCTATTCTTATATAATCAGAAGTCCCGTTAAACTCAAATTCATTATTTGAAGAGTAAGTTAGGCTATAGGAAATCGTCTCGGTGTCACTGATTGAGTCCACAAGAGACTGAGAGTTTGTTCTATCCAGGGTGTTGCTGTACGGAGAGGGTATGTCACCAATCTCTAACTGAACGTCAGAAAGTTTTATCGTACCCCCACCACCACGGTGACCATACATGTATAAGTTAACGCTGGCGGACAGATTGACTGATGTACTGACTTGAAACGTAGCATAAATACGCTGCCATGTGTTGGCCTTTGTATTATACGCATTCGCTCCTGCGTTTGGACTCATTCCATCATAAAAAGAGCGTACTCCAGTGTCTATGTGTGCTACATATAACCCAGCGTTAATCGTCTTATTTATATCATTTGTCCATTGTAACCAAGAAAGTGTGTAATAATCCCCGTGAGAAAGACCCATACTAGTGTAGGTGGTGCTTGGTAGAGCAAAACTCTTTGCCTTCCATACATTGTCAACGTCTCTGAGGGTGACAACTGGTTTTTTTAATTCCTGTTCATAAGTCCAAATAGCGTGATAAGTAGTCTCCCACACCCCACCATTAACACCTTCGTTTACATAGTTACTTATATTACCACCGTCAGTGTTGTAAACGGTTATAGCGTCTGGATGGTTTGTATTCCAAGTTGCGGTTCTCGTGTAAGGAGCATAGGACTCATCTATTCTTGGGTTTTGGTAGTATATATGGTTTGTGGTAGGCTTTCCCCTCCATGACTTTGAATTATTCATGTCGTAGGAAAAAACCAAACTATCAGAAACTATTCGTTTCCCTGCTACTACAGTCATAGTCCGAACCTACTTTTTGTGAATAGGTAGATGGAACGTATTTCCGCTTCGGATAGAAGCCTATAGTAAAAGGTTGCAGAAGTTATTTTCCCAGACCAATAACCTCCACCAGACCAGTTCCCTATGGAGCCAATTGGTGAGACTGCCAAATCTAAAGAAGTACTAACCGTGGAAATAAAAACCCCGTCTACATATAAAGAGGCCGATAAACCGCTGTTGTAAAGAACTGTGTAATTATGAAACATCCCATCTACCGGAGGTAGATAACCAAAATCCCTAAAACTCCCATCCCACACACCAAGATTTCTTGAGGTTTGCTGAGAAATTAAATGATGTATATTTGTTGATGTGGTTGCTAAAATTGTCCTCCAGCTTCCAGAACTAGAGGATTCATCTCTTTGATACCACACCGAAGCTGTAATATTAGTATTAGAAAGAGGTGAGCTTATGGTCGCCCTCTTGCCGGAAGCATCAAAATTAAAGGAGTTTTCGGAAAAACTTGGGGAGTTTAATAGAGTTGCATTGTTAAAGCTATCCACTAAATTTCCCCAAACACTCCCCGTACCAGAGTAGGACTTTTCATTAGCAGAGTCCAGAGATAAAACAAGTGCAGAAGTTGGGATTTTAGGAGAGTGAGTAAGTGCCATTATATACCGTACCTATGTCTTGACATTTCAAAGATATGCCTAACTTCATCGTCCGAAAGCTGCCTATTGTACACAGACGTTGAATATAAACCTCCGATAAAGTCATTAGTATACCCATCTCCAATAATTATGTTTGAGGTTCCGTTTGCTGTAGTGGTGTACCCTCCAGCGGTTCCAGAATTTGAAAAAATACCATTCTTATACCACCTGGTAGAGTTTGTGGCTTGGTCTCTGGTTACAGCGACAAAGGCCAATTCGTTTGGCTCTACAGTAAATGTAGAAAGAAGGCTAGCGTACGGAGAAGAATTCCCACCATGAGTACCAAAGAAATATGTTAGACTTCTGTTTGTTTCATGCGTAATGGTCCCTGGACCCCCATAGGCTTGGTTATAGGGGTTCCTTCTGGCAGAAGAAGAACCTGTACCTGGCTCTATCCACATGCAAATTGTCTGGCCCAAAGAAAAATCCATAGTAGTTGCGTTATGCGGTATTGTGAGATTTGAGGTAGTACCATCAAAGGCAAATACATTTTCCGATGAATAAGAAAGGTTATTTGCTGTTAATTCATGTTTTTTAGTTAAATCTATAACTGCTTGGGTGCTGCTTCTAGTTCCTGGAGTATACGGTGTGTTATACGGCTTCTGTTCTATCTGCCCTTCTTTGATATACATAAAATCTGTAGCGGAATTGAAAACGGTTCCGTCTGCTACCGGGCGAGAAAATATATAACCTGTCTGAGTGGTAGTAGAGACATATGCAAAACCGTACTTTCCTATCCTATGTACCCCATCACCTAAATCTTCTGTAAAAGTGGTTCCTGGCGGGTCTTGTGTCTGATTGACATATGCTATCCCTATAGAAAATAAATTATCAAACTTACTAGGGACATTTGTTTTAATCAAAACAGAGGCGCTGTGTACAACACCCGCTCCAAAAGAGTGCGAAGTAATACCAACACTGTACGGATAACTTCCACCGGCCCAAGTTCCATTTAGAGAGTATTTTTTCCAACCGTCCTCTATGCCGACATAGGCTACAGTAAGAGAGTTTATAGCTACAAGTCCCATATTAGGGGCAAGGTTAGTAGTAGGCTCTCCCTTCCACGACTTAGGATTATGCATATCATAGTAAAGCACCAACCCGTCGGTTGGCACTTTCTGGTTATTATAGGCTACCGCCATGTTTAAACAACCTCATTCCACCCGTATACTCCAGGCTCCCAGACGTTGTTTGCAACAATGCTTATCCATGTTGAGCCGTTATGGGTGACAACATCATCAATTTGGTATTCTGTACCAGCACCACCAGGCTGTACCCAAGCTTCAATGGTAGGCTCTCCGGTAATCGTGGATTCGTCTGTCCAGCCCGAAACTCCTGGTTCCCAAACGTTTCCATCTACATTACTAACCCACGTTATTGAATTATGAGTAACTCTAAAACCAGCGGGGTAAGCGTCGTGCGCTCCTAGTGGCTGGCTCCAAGCAGGAACCGTGTCTCCTAGATGTACTTGCTTCCAGATTGAGTAAGAAACTTCTGGAAACCAGGTTGGCTGAGAAGTGTGAGTTACTATAGCCTGGTAAAATTTTCCGCTTCTAGAAACTATGTCATCAGCAAGGTATCTCTTCCAAGCAGTCCAGGTTGGGACTATTTCCGCAACAGTGGTTAAATCTTCTTCTGTAGTGGTTTCATCCTCGATAATATCCTGAACATACAAAGCAGACGCCCTCTGAATACTTTCAACAATTTGGTCTGTCTCAGATGGCATAGGCAAAGCGACCCAGAATAGAGAAGCCTCAACAGGTTCTTCACCAGTGCTAGTCTGAGAAGCCTGCCAGAAACCGCTGATATGAGAGACTACATCTCCCTCTGCATAGGCCGTTTCTACATCCCAAGGCCCCAGTGAAACATCTGAATATATTTCCTGTGCATCGGCTACTGGAACTGATTTTCTTACCGGGCTTAGTCTTCCTAATAGGCTTCCATCTTCGTAAACCTCAACGGTCTCAAGGTATGTAACGCTCTGTCTATCTGCCCCATACTCCACAACGAATTGGTCTACTATGACTTTTTTAGTTAACATATCATCCTCACTGTAAGGTTACCGAGATTTTAAAGGTTCGTGAAGTAGCCGTGGTGGGTGTAACATACAAATGGAAATTACCCGTTGCTACATTGGCCGAAAAAACATCATCCATCAAGTCACTAGTCTCATCTGTGGATACTATAGCATACTCAGTAATAAAACCATTAGTACCATCGTGAATAGCTAGAAACTCTCTGACAACATACTCTGTACCTAAGGTTGCCTGCACTATGAACTTAGCGGAGCGAAAATCCGTTGTACTAAGGGAAAATAGAGATGTCAAAGAGGCGCTAGCCACGACAACCGTCTGGCTATCGTGTCTAGCATCCTTCAAGTCTATAGGTACTAATACCCGCATTTATTATCCAATCACGACTACCCTAAATTCATCCGTTGTTGGCGCTACCGAGAAACGCAGTTTTACGGCGTTGGTAGTCTCATGTTCTACTTCTGGGAAAACCCTATCGTAAGGAGTTGAGTTGTCATACACTTCGACTACAACGTCTCTAGTTCCAAAGTTGTGGGTAATGGTAAATTCTGTAGCAGAATTATTACCCACGTTAGCTACATGCCTTGTCATAAAGCCAAGGTTTGTCTTAGCCCCGGCTTCCGTAGTAGCTCCGGTACCACCCCTGGCGATAGCGATGGTGGTGCCGCTCCACGTACCAGTAGCAATTGTTCCTAGGGTAGTAATGCTCGTTGAGCCAGCCCAAGTAGAAAGAGCAACATTTTCTACGTTATTAAGAGACAAGTCGGTTTTTACTTCGGCGTAGGTGCGCTGTACTAGGTTTCCAGTTCCGTTACCCTTTAGATAGGAGTTAGTCGTAACGGAAGTAAGACCTGTACCGCCCTTAGCTACGGTAATGGTTGGAATTCGGGCTATATCAAAGGTACCGGTTGTAATCTTATCTGCATCAAGGCTTGGAATATCGCTCGCAATCAGAGTTGTACCAGCGGTAACCAGTCCCTTTGCGTCATAAGTAATTTTTGTAGCAGTACCACCCGTGATAGCAGCATTAGCGGCTACCGCCCCAATATCCGAAAGAACCTGTGCAGGAGTACGCTGCTGTAGCGTCGATGCAGAAGCGGCATTAATGTAGTTACCAGCGGTGTAGGAGGAGATTCCAGTACCACCACGGTTGGCTGCAATTGTGGTTGCGCTCCAGGTTCCTGTAGTTACTGTACCTAGTGTAACGATTGTGGACTGACCAGCGTACGTAGAAGCAATGTCTACCGAGTCTGCTCCAACAGTGATTCTATCCGCAGTTCCACCAACGTTAAGAGTGTTTCCAGTCTTTGTTAAACCGTTACCGGCAAGAATTTCACCCTGGCTGCTGAACTTTACGAAAGAAAGTGCAGTAGTATTTAGTGTAATTGGGTTTGCGGTGGAAAGGACCCACCCGGTGTTATCGTTCTCTGTACCTTCTTCAACGAAGGTAAACATTCCGGAATTAACTTCTTCATCGCTGTTTGCGTCGTCGGCTCGTGACCATGCACCAGCAGCCACAACGTAAATACCATTCTGAGAAGCAGTGCCCTGATTCTTGACAAGAACTCTGTCTCCTGCAATTAGAGCAACATCGTCAACCGTCTGAGTTCCTGAAAGCGTAATGCTGCCTACGGTAGCTGCTCTTACAGACTCTTTGGCATCCAAACCACTTCTAGAAGCGTCAACGTATGCTTTGTTAGCAGCATCACTTGGGTTAACCGGGTCTGCCAAACTGGTGATTATCTGGTTATTTAGAGAGACAGAGGCTGTAGGAGCAGCCATCTGGTCGAGACGGCTTGTCCTTACCTGTGTATCAAAGTCTGAAATAGTGGAGGCAAGTTGGGTGCCTGTGTGGTTTGTTCTACTTAGATAATAAGCTCCGTTTTGGCTATCTAAGTTGGTAGCGTTCGAAGCCGTACCCGTTAGATTGGCTGTAATTGTACCGGCGGTAAAATTCCCTGAGCCATCCCTGAGTACTAACGTACTTACCGTATTAGCAGAAGTAGCATTGTTTACAAGAGTAAAGTGAGCAGAGGACATACTACCGGCGTTAGAACCACTGGCTGCTAATATGCTTACAGTAATGTCTCCGGTAGAAGCACTAACCTGAATAGGAGAGGTTGCAGCTAGGCTAGTTACACCAGAACCGCCAGCGGAGTCATCCAAATCGACCCAGGCAGAGCCGTTATAAAATCTAATCTTTCCAGAATTAGAATTAAAATAAATTCTAGCGTCCGCTGCTGTTGGGTCCGCTGTTAGTGACTGTAAGCGAACGTTTCGTATTTCGTTTACAGTAAGGTCAATAGGTGTTAGGAACCTCTGTGCCATTATTTTCTCCTATTAATTCAAATAAGCCTTTCCTAGAATATTACTAGTAAGATAAAGATAGAGTTCATTAGTGTTTATATACTCCACCTGTCCTTCTATAACTCTTTCGTTACTGCTATCATACGCTGTAACAGTTGGAAACTTCCCCAAAGAGTGAACTATGTGAAACCTATAAAAAGTCAACCCCAACTCTTCATTATCCATACCAGTAAGAAACTCTGTAGTTCCAGACGTTGGTGTATATATGAATCTGGCATCTCCTGGGGTTCCAGAAAGAAGTGTATTAACTGTGTTAGTTACGAATTCGGTAGTAGCGATTCGTGTAGAATAGTCTCCTGCTGTTGGTGTCACTGAGACAGAATTTCCACGCAAGTCTGCGTCATAAAAAACAGCAGCCTCCATATCTAGACGAAGGTCCTCAAGGCTCTTTAGCAAGGCACTGTCGTATTTTATTGTCCCTTTAACCTGTTTAAGAATAGAGCGGAGATAGTTCAAATCATCTTCCAGAGACTTCTGAGAAGTGTAGGACAAGGTAGGTACAGCAAGACTATCAGTGACACTTGCGCTTTTGTCAACCTGTCTTTGTTTTACCTGTGTACCATCTGGAAGAAGTATTGGCATATTAATTCTCTAGGGATTCTACCTCTGGTGCTACCTGTGGCTCTTCATCCGTTCCAAGAGTGTCAACATATTCAAGTATGGCCTTAACTTCCATGAGTCGGCCTTCCAGCAGGGAAATATCCTTTCTAGTAGCAACGAGAACCTTGTCAAGCTCGGCCTCCTGGCCCTTCTTTTCCTTTAGCTGGTTGAGGATGCTGTCTCTCTCACTGTTTAGGTCGGAAATGATTCTTTCTTTCATGTGTTTGTTCCTTTCTATGAAACGTCTACCCCTATCAATCTTCCTAATCCATCATAAACCAATGTTTTAGTAGACGTAGGTGTGACAACCTGGGAAATATTTCCCTGTAAATCATATATTAACACGGTCTCACTGGTATCATCAAATACCAGTTTTTCAATCTGACCAAAGTCATTATACACTATTTCAAAGCCTTGTTCTACTAAAAGAGATTCTAAGGCTTGAAGTCTAGCCTCAAGAGTAACATCTAGATAATTCTGAATAGAGACTAGAGTAAGCTCTATAGTATCGACATCAGAAAACAAATCGTTGAGATTTGTTTCTAACAGGCTTACATCTCCTGCCAAAGTGAGCAAGTCTCCCTGAGTAGAGGTAAGGTCAATCTCTAAGTCTGAAAGCCACTGTTGCAAATCCCCGATGTCTGATTCTATGAGGTCAATCTCTGCTTGAGTTGGTAAAGCGGCTATTTCTAAATAAATATTGGAAATGTCACCGTTTATCGTCCCAATGTCGATAAGAACATCATCAACCCTCTGATGAAGAGAAACTATCTCTCCCTCATTTATAGTGACTCTACCATCTAAGGCATTTATGTCTGCAACAATATTTCCCGCATCGACAGACAAAGAATTAATAGCGGCCTTTAGCGCCGCTATCTCTTCTAGGAGGTCGGCATATTGCGGCTCCCCTCCCCTAATTTGTCCCTGACGGACTCTAGTGGCCATTTTTAAATCCTATATTGCAAGGCTACCAAATCCCCTGCTAGTGGGGTGTTGATGAACTCTATAACGTTCGTACTTCTCTTAACATAGTCGATTCCAGAGGACTGTACAACACCGTTCAACGCTACAAAATAAACCTCACCAGAAGCAGAAAAGACACTGGTAGTTCCATCTGCGACAAGAGTCTGCCACATGAACATTCCAACCAATTCTTGGGGAAGTGTAACAGGGTTTGGATTAATCGTCTGGTTAAGGTTACCAAGTAGAGGAGTACGCTGTTTGGGGGGAACGTAGTCCGGAAGCTCATCAAAGTCTACTACGGTAAGAGTTCCATTAACTATCTTATTATAAATGTTGGTGGTGTCCTTAACAATTTTAAAGGTGTAATAATTCTCTCTTTTTCCATCGAAGGAACTGGGAACTAATTGAAAAGAGAATCTTCCGTAAGAGTTAGAGAACTCTCTTCTCATCTCATTTCCATAAAGAGAGGAGCTATAAGACATTTGAGAATTTAGCCATACCTCTATCAAAGCCCCGTCGTAGGGCTTTCCATTTACATCTCTTACAGTTCCGTTTACCGTTACAGTGTTAACAGGCATGGTTTATTACCCCGGCTGATAGCTGAGTAGTGTTTGAGTGGTCAACTCCACAGAAGGTAGATTAGGTACGAATCCTCTTGTTGTGAATCCAACAATCGGTACATTAATTGTTACGTCTAGACCTACAACCAATGGCAGTTCAAAATACCCACTATCGTCGGTAACCGTAGTAGACGCATACCCAATAAGTCCAGCTTTGTGGGTAAAGAACCCAGCCCTATTAAGGTAAGCTTCAATCTTTTGCCCAGACAGTGGCTTCCCGGCCACATCTTTTAGGGTACCAAACACCTTACACAGACTTGGCTCTACTGTTGTCGGAGCCCCGCCGAAAAGGTGCCTTTCAAAGAAATATTCAAATGTTGATACATCAGGAATGTCGATAAACTCAACAGACTCGGGAACAAGGGGGTCATAGTCGGGGTTTGGAACTGTTTCATAATCAAAGGACTGATATTCAAAAACCAAGTCCTGAACAATGCTGGGCAAAGTAATAATGGTTCTAGTCTTTAGAAGTGGGTCACCGAAGAACACATCAAAAAGATACCAAAAATCTTCTAAATCATATGTAGCTTCCGGGTCTGCAACATCTACAAAGTTATTTAGTGCTGGGCTAAAATAAAACCCATCACGAAGCCTTCTTATTCTGACCCTAAGACCGGCTTTTGGAGTAGAGCGAACAAGTTCTAGTCGCTCATTTATTTTGTGAGTATATTCTGGTATGCTTTCCATATGTCTCCAATTATATCCTTAAGGTCAGGAGGTTTCAATTATTTTTCGTATGAAGTCCTCGCCCTTGTCCCAAAGTTGCTCCATTTCCATACCGTTTGCTTGGGCAAAAGCTATGAGAGTGTTCTTGTCTTGAGTGCTTAGGCTACTGGTATAAGAAACTGCGTTTTGGTATTGGGCCGAAAAAAGTCTAGTAGCATAGAGAATGCCACCAGCTTCATCCTCAAATAACCCCTCCATCTGAGCTTCAAATAGGGTTTTTAGAACCTCTGAATAATGCAGTCCACCGGTTTTATACTCTTCCGGTAGGTAACCATCCTGAGCCAAGCTCATCAGGTGACGGCCAAGTACAACCGGCTTTATTCTCTCTTCGGATAGGGAAAGCTGATTTGCCATGAACAGCAACTCTTTAGCCTTCTCAGGTACTCCCTTTTCTAATGGAGGGCGACCAGAATGGTCTGCTTCTATGACTCTAACCAACATCTCAACATTAGCTGGGTGAAGCCTTAGAGAAAGCCTTCTAACAGCCCGAGGAGTTATGTCGTTTAGGTGAGACATATGCTCAGAAACTAGAGGCCAAACCTTAGCGATTACGGTCTCCTGAACACCAATTGAGCGAAGAAAAGACTTGGTTGGGTCAACCCCGGCCTGTGCATGTCCCGGAGCATGGTACTCTCCGTTTTCTACAATTGTGGTTGTAGGTTTTCCGAAATCGTGACATAGGGCTGCCATTAGTAGAACAAACCTATCCTCACCCTGTAGTCCGTCTCTTTCGGCAATTAGAGCGGCTTCATCAACTACATGAAGAGTATGCTCCCAAACATCTCCCTCTGGATGCCACTTCTCTTCCTGCTTTACTCCTATGAGTTCTTTTATTTCTGGATAAAAGTCAATCCATCCTGTCTGTCTAAGAACCTTTAATCCAGCACTGGGTTTTTTGCCTTTTAAAGCCCATTTCTGCCATTCAGTAAAAATTCTTTCTTTTGCAATGGTTGGATATTCGTGCTTAATGTCGTTGGCTAGTTTCGCCGTGGAGTCATCCATAGTCATGTCAAACCTAGCGGCAAACTGCATACCACGAAGAACACGTAGAGGGTCTTCCGAGAATTTGTCAGAGATATGACGAAGCCTTCTCTGCTGCAAGTCCTTCATTCCCCCGAAAAAGTCCAGAATTTTGCCTTCCGGAGTCATGGAGAGACCGTTAATTGTGTAGTCTCTACGTGAGGTTGCTTCCTCGGCAGACATCGTATGGTCTGGCTCAACTACGAACCCTCTGTGACCTTCACCCTCTTTGTTTTCTCTTCTGGGCAAAGAAAAGTCATAGTCACCATTCTGAGTGGTAAGTTTTATAACCCCGAAACTAGCTCCAACTACATCCACCTTTCCGTAGTTAGAAAGAATCTTTTGAAGCTCTTCTGACGGGACATTATAAACCTCTATGTCAACATCCTTATTCTCCGAGCCCATGTACCTGTCTCTCACTGCTCCACCCACAAACAACATGTCGCCGCCAAGTTGTCTAATGTCATTTGCGATATGGTAAACCTCTTGGTCAACCTGTAGAGGCTCGTGTGTCTCAGTTTCCAGGTTGCTACTCTCTAGTGTCCAACCGGGAATAAGTCCGGTGGAAACGTCGGCAAATCTGTAAGGACCCCCGGAAAATTCACCTGGGGTCTTCACAACCTCGCCTTTTTCGGAGCTTATTCTAAGCACATAGCCAGACGGGACTACGAATCCTTTTAACGAATCTATTCTGTTCATTCTACCTCTTCGTAGTCTTTGCCTAGTAGTTTGTATATTAGAGAGGGGTATTTCTGAGGGTTACTAGTCTTTTTGTTTATCTCCATTGTCTTCATCAGTTTCAACTGCTTTAGGATTAACTCCTCCAGTTCGTATTTGTTTGCTGGCTGCATTAGTAACACCTCCCTCTAAATCCTGTCTTTCTAGTGCCTGAGCAACACCACCGGCTGCCGTCAACGCCCTAAGTATATCGTATGTAAGGTAGTAATTTCCATCTTTTTCTACTATGGAAGTAGAGTCTAAAGCATATGGTGGAACTTCCGATGGATTAACGGGGTCTGCTAGATTCGTGAAAGAAACCGCCTTCAAAACATCTTTCTCGGAGAACTCCTTCATCATCTTCTTGGCAGTTACATTAACCTTGAATCCCAGGTAAATATCCTTAAGCAACTCTTCGTTTTCTTCCAACGCGGCTTTAAAAAGATACTTTTCTGTTATCCCCCCGAACAAAATCATTACCATAGCGTGCATGTAGAAGAAATCCCCGGTCTTTTTTAGAAGAGAAACAGCCTCTTCCACCTTATCCAAATCTACTGCTAGAGTCCATGGGGTATCATCGTAGATATTCCATGTAGGTTCATATTCTTTCCCGTTTATAGAATTATCCAGGTGCTTAAGGAGAGTTACGTATTTTGCGTCTACGGTACCAATAGAGCCGTGCTTAAATCCCGCTTCGGCTCTAAGAAATTCGCTAACAGAGTTTGTCAACTCCCCGGTGAACTCCATATTCATGTCCCCTACGAAACTTGAGACCCACTCATTTAATTTGTCTGTACAGTAAGTCCAAATTCTTATCATATAGTCATTCTCCTTTGAAGCTCATCTGCTGTAAGTAGGTTACCATGGGACATGGTTCTTCCTGGTGCCTGAATACTCTGTACTTCATAGTTCATACTCAATTCATGCACGGCTACTGAATGGTCTTTTGAGCCGTTAGGCATATTTAGGACCATTGTTGGGTGAATATTCATTTTTCCCTTGTTAGACTTCCACATTTGAGTTACAAGTTTATTAAAGTTGTCGGAGTTTCCGTGGTGTGGAATGTTTCCTCCAGAAGACTCCATTTTACCTTCTCCTGGAAAAATATCAGTACCAGAGGGAGACTGTTTTATGACCATGTAATCAACTGTACCATTCTGAGCGTAATCCATCTTTCCAAATGTGTAAACTTCTCCACCTTTACCCGTCCAAGAGAGTCCAACCACTCCGGAGACAGAGCTTTCTCGTATGTCAGAACCAGAAGAAGATTCAAGATGTTGAAGAAGCATTGGAACTGCGCTTAGAGACTCAAGTGCGTGACCGATTGTACTTACAGAGCCAAGTCGAAGATTTTGAGAGACATAAGTTGACAAAACCTCTCCGTACTCGGGACTTAGTTTTTTAATTCTGTTTTCTACAACTGCTCGATAGTTGTTTTGTAGCTTTTCAAACTCACCCCGCCCAATTTCCCCTCTTCTATCCATATCATAAGCACGCTTGAGGGAGGTCGCAAGGGAAGAAAGGGTATACCTCTCAGAATTCTCCACAGGGCTCTCAGATAAAAGCACACCTCTTGAGGTAGCCGCGTTAGCCACTTCCCCCGCCGAAAAATTCTCCATGATTCTGGAGGCCCCACGGAGAGACTCTGTAGTCTCGGTGAGGGACTTCTTATCGAACAGGTTGGTTGACTGAACGTCTCTCATCATCTCTAGAGCCTCTTCTTCACTGTCGAGAATGGTGAGCCCGTCATCCCCTACAATTGTGGAAGCACGGGAGTGAATGTTTGCAGTGAGCATTGAGTGTGCCGGGACAGCACTCTCATCTTGAGACATGAATCGAACGAGAGTCATATCATCAATTATCTCTCCCGTATCACCGTTTTTTCTAATGTAATTAGCTAAAACAGCTTCTCTAAGTGAGGCATCCCAGACAAAGTTATCCTCACTGTCCTGGTTGGGAAGAAACCTGGCCCTGTTCAAAGCTTCAGCAAAAAGAGCCTGAGACGCACTATGGAAGGAGCCAGTTACACTGTTATACCCATCAACCGCATCCATCAGCACAGTTGAAAATAACCTAGCAATCTTGGGAGAGAGAGTCATTCCAACGTTAAATCTACCCGCTGCTGATTGAACCGCGTGTACAACAAGAGCAGAAAAGCCTCTTGCAGCATATTCGCTGAGTCTGGAAGTAGAAGAATTATTGAAGGCGGAATTCAAATGCCCTTGGAAAATTCCTGCTCTTTCAACTAGTCTTTGAGTAGCAGACTCGGCAAGGTCTAAAGGCACAGATAAGTCGGAGACCATAAAATCTCTGATTTTATCAGAAAATTCTGGAGTATTCATGTAGTCTATCGGAGACATTCCTGTTCTATTATTTCCTACCAATGCTGTTATTCTGCTCGCTAATTTAGGTGCAATATGCTCTTTAAAGATGGCCCCATATTGAGCATTACTGTCTCGATAGTAGTCCGTGAAAACTTTGCCCACAGAAGGAATACTGGTCCCCCTGGAACCAGACAAAACCATGGTTGTAAGAATCTTGGACGGGTCCTTTTTAAACATAGAAGTTATTTCAGAGAAAATCTCATTCTGTAGCTTAACAGAGAACTCTTCCTGTCGCTTTCCTCCACGAAGAATGAGTGGGGACTCGACTATCTTATTCTTTAAAACCTCACGAATATGTTCCATGTGGTCGGGAGTAATATCACCGGTTTTTGGTGCCAAGGAATCAAAGATTCCGGTGAAGGATAGATTCGTATCTCTGAATACAAAGATTTTGTCTAACCTATCTAGAATACCGCGAGTCATTTCAGCCCCGGAATCATTAGTCATACCGAGTTCAAGAGCCATTTGAACAACGAAGTTTCCTGTTTCTACGGAGTCTATGATGTCCCTTACGGCCTTTATCTTAGAGATATCCGAGGATATTTTCTTTATCTCGGCAGAGGTACCGGAAGAATTCTGAGCCAAAATTAAAGACTTCTCAAGGCGAAGCAAAAGCTCCTGATGCTTTAGCTTTTTCTTCTGCTCCGCGACCGTGGCGGCAGACGGTGGAGACATGTACTCTGCCATTCTAATTCCTGCTGCCAAAGCTGCTTTTCGCTCTGCTTCACGAGAGTCTGTTGGAATCTTGCTAGAATCGAGTATGTCATAAAAGGAGTCATAAGCCTCCGTCTGATTCTTACCAAAAGCCGGGAAGAGTTTTGCAATGTTAATGCTTGCCTGAGAGTCCTTATTCCACCCGCCACGAATACCTTCAAGAAGTTTTGCCGCTTCCTGATTACCATTCTTACTAGCAACAAACAGAGCGGTTACCAGCGCCTTAGGGTGAATGTCCTTTCTGTCTGGCTTGTTTGCATCTCTTACACCGGGCCTAAACTTAATCTTAAATTTAGCCTTTATTTGCCCTGGAAAACTGATTCCTTTCTTGTCTTCCTGAGTTGGCTCGTGTACAATCTTTCCCTCTGCCTCTTTTAGCAAAGGCTCTAGTTCCTCTATCAAGCTCTGCTCCACGTTTCCACCGCTTACCTCGTGAAGTAAGTCAACTCTGTGTGCCCAAGCGTCAATCAACTCGTTAAAGGTCTCCGTTACTAGAGCTTCCTCATCGTCAATTCTAGCTAAGGACTCTGGGTCATTTCCGTAAGCAGCCCTTTGCATGTCGTAATACTGTTGGTAGTAAGCAGCAACCTTCAAAACATCCCCGTAGGTGTAATCTAGACCCATGTACTGCTTCAACTGACTGGGATTAAAGCCTTCGGGAATTTCTTCATCGCTTGAAACTGAGTCATCGAGTTCTGGCTCTTCTTCCTCGCCAACGACTTCCTCTATCTTCCACCCTCGACTGGGTGCATTCTGCATGAAGGAATCCCAGTCGCTTTCTCCAGCGGCAGTGGGAACCATATGTGGGGCTCTATATTCCTTGTTTTTGTTTGGGCTATAGACTACATACCCCCTTTTTACGGGAATGGCTTTTAGTGCTTCCAATGCCAAATCTTGGTAAAGCTCGACCCCGATTCCCATTTTTTGGAGGTAGTCATAGGAATCCAAAGCAGACATATTCCCCTCTGCGTATCCAGAAGGGACTGTCATGCTTTTAAACGTGGTTAGTTTGTACTTAGAGTTCAAGGTACTCACCAACTTTTTCCACCTGAGCATCCGTCAGATAGTTAGGTTGGAATTTGTAGAAATCCTCATATAGATAATTCTGTAGCGGAGCATCGAGGGACTTGTAAATAGCCCGCTCAATAGCTTCTTCCATTTGCATTGGATTTCCGATTACCTCAGAAATCTTCTGTCTCTTTTCATCAGAAAGGGTTTCTTTGATTCCCTTCGTAATAGATTTGATTAATGGCTCTTCACCATTCTCATCAACGATTACCTGTCCACTACCTACGTAGCGGGAGAAGATGATTGGGTCTGCCGAATCAACATCAACAGACTTGTGAATTGTTATACCCGCGTTTTTGGAGAACATCTCGTAAGAATCAATAGGGGTTCTTAGGAACTGTCCACCTGGGTAATTGTTTATGTCGTAAAGCTTCAACATGTCGTGATAGTTGGATTCATCTTCATACATGCTAGAGAATCCCTTAATCATCAACTCATGCGCCTCGTCCTCGTTCGCAGCATTCATGGAAAAGAAACGAGAAGACTTGAGGTTTGAAGGAGAGCCGACAGGAGAGGGACCTTGCGGCGGTTGCGGAGGCCCCCCTGCCATCGGGTTGTCCCCACCCATAGGCCCACCTGGGTTTTCGGGAGACGGCATTCCAGGAAGTGGTGGAAGGTTTCCGAGGTTGGGCATACCGGGCATACCGCCGCCCTCCTCTTCCTCGGGTTTCCAATTTCTGAGTCCCTGTAGAGGGGTATTTCCCCAAGGTACTGGGTGAAGACCCTCTTGGGCTCGATATTGGTTAATAGTTAGTACACCGGAGACAATCTTTTGCTGACTAATCATCCAGCGTTCGCGTTCTTTTTCTACATCGTCGTCTTCGAACCAAAGTCGGAGGTCATTCTCTTCACGAAGCTCTGCAAGAACCTCTGTGGTTAGGTACTCAGAGATAACGCGCATGATGGTCTCTAGGCCCTTACTCTTTGTCATTTCGGCCTGAGTCTGAGACGTGCTTCGGTTAACGTCGGAAATAATTCCTACGTCCTGAGGAGAAACCTGATATACAGCGCAGATTTTACGAGTTAGGTATTCTGCCAACTCTCTAAACTGCATGTCCTTTCTCTTACCCTTGAAATCAATCCAGGAGACCTTACCGCCTGAAATAATCGGGACTTGAGTGTAGTCACCCATCATAATGGACTGTAGGTGACGCTGAATGGACTCTAGCTGCTCTTGGTCAATTTGTGAAATCATACCTTCGCGGGAAGGTGGGGGTTCAATAGAGATAAAGCCTTCGGGAATGGAGCCACCCTTACGGTAGTAATCCAGATTTCCCTTGTCAATGAAGATGTCAGAAAGGACAGTGGTGTAAAGAGTCTCCATTGGAGAGAAGCCATAACCAAAGTACTTGATATCTGCCATCGGATAAGCGGAAAGAATGATTACGTCTTCCTGTCTTAGATAAACCTGTGGAGAGCCGTTAATTACCTGAACAAAGGCTTTCGTGGGGTCAACAAAACCGTACTCGTTGATTAGGGGTCGAACAGTGGTCCCGTCAACAGGCATCAATCCTTTTAGCTTGCCGTCTTCGTCCCTGATTTTAATAAGAATTCCACGGTCAATAACCAACATGTCGTTAAGAATCTTCTTAAGCATGTTTTCCCATGTCTTAGTTTGGGTAAACCACGGGTCAGGCGAAGACAAGAGCTTTTTAATCTCTTTTATGTCACGAGTGCGCTTTCTGTAAAATTCCTCGTGCTTCTTCTGTAGAAACTTTATGGTTGAGTGTTCCAGGGAAGTAAACTCTTCTGGCATCGCCTCGTAAAGCTCTTTTTTATCAGCTATGTAACCTTTTGGGTCCAGCCTGGTGTAAACCTTGATTAGAAATTCAACCTCATGCTCATCGAAGGCTGGGTGATGTTCAATGTTATAGACACTGTATTCCAAAATGCTGGTTTGCTTGGGCGGCTCATCCTTGTCCTTTGGAATAACGGTAAAGGGAAGCTTGGCCACCTGGTGAGAGCGTAGCGTAAGAATGGACTTTACAACGGTGCTGTTGTAAGCAAGCATTCTTTGAGTCGGGAAATTGACTCGTCCAGGATAGGTCTTACCAACGATATCGTTTCTGTAATAATCACTTGAAACGAAAACGCCTTCGCTACCGTGGTCTCTAGCCCCGGCCTGACCCACTCCTGCGATGCTTAAAGAGGGTTTTTGATTTTGAGAACGGGCCGAGGTTGTTCTTATTCGCCTCTTAGCCCCATTAATATCAATTTCTGCCATTTACGACACTCCCGTTAACTTTGTACATTATAAGCTATTAACACTTAAACAATCAAGCTTGGGAATGGGTAAAAGACAGAATTGATAGTATACTCTCTATTTTACTATTTTAGTTCAAAAAAGTAGGTCAAAACGGTAGGGAGTCATTGGCTCTCTCAACCGCATTGACGATATCCTTGTTTTCTTTTAGCCATTCCGGGGTCTGAATTCTCAGCAACTCAGTAAGTTTTACTATCGCCCCGTTATAGTCCTTACTGGCGTCAAATCCCTGCTGAATGAGCAGACCGAATACTCTTGGCTCAACCCAAGTGTCGTTTTCCCTGACTTCTCCGTCTTTGAAAACGTGACTGTAAACAGAAAAGTCGATTCCGGTAACCTTACAGGAGCGGTGTACCTTATGTCCAAGGTCCACATCTACTGGAACAAGCATTCCAGGGAAAATCTTGGGACCCGCTTCTTCCATGATTCGAATGATGTTTGAAACAGTAGTTCCGCTGTCTTCTTCGTTAATTTCAAAGATAACGGAGTCGTGAATTGTCAACACCATGTATCCCCTACCTGTCTCTTCAAGATACTCGTGAAGGTCTACGATGGCCTGCTTCGTAATATTAGCACTCATGGACTGAATCTTGTGGTTCTGAGCCTGCCTAGCGGCACGATTTGTTGCCTGCCTAATCTCGTCCTCAGGCGCTCTCTTTGGAATTTCATACCAGCGAATTCTACCAAAAGGGTCCTGAGTATAACCGCGAGTCAAAGCCTCGGTAACGGAGGACTTTAGAAACTTCGCTACCTGTGGGTACTGTCCGAGGAATCCATCAATCAAATCCTGCCCAATATCAGCGTTTTCAGCAAAACCCCGGTTAACAAGACCAACTGCGGAAATACCGTAAGGAATACCGAAAGATACACCCTTACTCATACGTCTAAGTGCATCACCAGGGAGAGTCTTACCTAGAGTTTCTACAGTAAACATGTCTCCCTTATTGGCGTTCTCTGGTAGCCCGAAGATTTTCTTAGCATTCTCCCAGTGAACGTCCTTTGAGTTTACTGACTTGATAAAGTTAGCGTCGTCAGCCGCATAAGCCAAGATTCTCGACTCCATAGCCGAGTAGTCAGCAAAGACAAGCAGCTTTCCCTCTGCGGAAGAAAGGAAAGATTTAAGCATCTCAGGGGGAATATTTTGAAGGTTTGGCTTTCTGGACTTGAATCTACCGGTGGCTGTCTCTGTCTGCGGAAGAAGGGAATGAATTCTCCCGTCGGCCATGATGAAATCAAGGTATCCTTTACCGTAAGTAGAAGCAATCTTCTGACTTTCCTTGTACTTTAGAATCTTAGGAATTAGTGGGTGGTCAACCCCTTTTAGAATTGCTTCATCGGCGTTATCAAGGCCAAAGAATTTAGCTAGCTGAGTTGGAGAAGAGACCTTAAAGGATTTCGGAATGAAAGTTCCAAACACGGTTTCATTACCCTCTCGTTGAGCAAGCTCAAGTCCTAAGGCGTAGTTCAACTCTTTCTCTAACGCTTCGGCCTCCTTGCCGTAGTCACTAGCAGCCTTTAGCCATTGATTTTTATCAATCAGAATTCCGCGATACTTCATTTCGTTAACAGCGATAGCAACCTTCATTTCAAGGGCTACAACGGCTTCCATTTTGAATCTCTTGATAAAGTCCCATTGATTTCTGGCAACCTCAACAAGATACCTAACGTCGTCCTTCGCGTACCTAAGTTGCTCATCCGTCAACTCAGCAGCCCAGTCCGAGTTTCCCTGGTCTTTCTGTATCTTAGCCCCGTTCGCATAGCGATAAACAGTTGCCTGCAAGCTATGTGAAAATCTACCGGCTTTAGAAACACCGAGATTCTCATCATTCTCAGACAAAAGTGGTGTCCAATGTCCTAAATAATCCAGGTTCTTAGACTCAGACCGTCCAGAGACAGCCGTAGCAGAATCAACGTCAGCCTTACCGGCATTGAGAATCTGAGAAGCGAGCATAGTACACCAAATCTTATCGAACCTTAACCCGGCTTTAACCAAAAACCAGTCAAGTTCGAAAGAGGCGTTATGAATGAGAAACCTATAGTCCTCAGAGATTAGTCTCTTGATAGTGTTAAGAGTAGACTCGTTCCACCTGAGAACTTCTATTCTTCCGTCCTCATACGCTAATTGCACCAGGGCTATCTGACTACCCTCGTGTCTAGGCTCCAAAGCACCGCTACCCTTGCCATTACTCGTTTCAATGTCAAGGGCAACGAGTTTTTCGTTATCAATCATAGTCTTACCTTTCGTGAGGGTTGAAGAAGGCGAAAACGTTCACAAAGGTGTTAAACAGTCCGAGCTTAGCCCTACCAATCGGAGTTTTAGCCTCTAAAGAAACTGCGTATCCCTGATTTTCCAACCACTCGGCAAGCATATGTGCCCCGCGAAGAAACTCTCTGAACTTATTAGACTGAACAATGGGATAAACCAAGTCTCTACGAGTTCTAAAAAGAACAACCAGAGGCCAGGAAGGGTCCTCTAGGCTGCTGTCATTACAGAAGATGTTAACTTGCCACTGCTGATTTCCAAGACTAATAACGGTATCGGTCTCGGGCCTAAACATCTCTGAATCGTAGTTTTCTATCTCCTTCTCAAAGGAGGTGCAGAGTTCGTGAAAGTCATTGTCTTCAATCATTTTGGCTCCAATGCAGATTGTGGGTTGCTCTTCCCAATCTTCTTAAGGATAGCATGACACTATGAGCTACTGATGAGCGAGAAAGGTCAATGTAGCACAGAGCGGCATCCGAGTAAGACAACACCCAAGACGCATAGGGTTTTGGGTTCTTGAGAAACGCCATGTAGTCCTTCTCAAAGACTATCTTGTTAGACACTCCGCGAAGTGCCTTTTTTCTAGCCGCTTGGTATGCCTTGCTACCTAGCACCTCACCGTGGGGAAAGACTCCCATGAGAGGTATCGCAAGGGCTTCGGCTTCTTCTGCTACTAGTAGTCCCCACCCATTCTCAAAGTCTGACATGACTAGAGAGGGCTTTAGGGAATAAAGAGAGCCTTTAACAAGCTCCCTCAGAATCTCCTCATTTTCTAGTTTTTTCTCTCCCAGAGCTATAAGTTTCATATAGGCTCATTCTACTCCCTCACTAGCAGGCTGGTCAAGTGAGCCTGTTTGTTAGTATCTATTCTACTTTATCTATTCTTAGGAGTATGAGTGACTTCAAGACCCCCGACAAGAACGCTAGAAACCGAGTTATCCACAGGAGAAGTTTTGGAAAAATTTTTCCCAACTCTCGGAAGAATTTTTCCCAACTTGCCTTCTTACCACTCCGCAGTGTAGAATAATTGCAGAAGGGAGTTGTTATGTATATCTTCGGATTTCCCATAACAGACGACAATTCCTGGGATGAAGACCCCTTCGAAATGGTGGGTCATGTTCCGGAGGACGATATCTGTGAAGTGTGTCATGTGTACAAGGATTCACAAGGTCAAAAGTACATAGGCATTGAGGTTGCCTTGGGCATAAGCGTATCGGATATGAAGGACTTGTTACTCCCCTTCTCGGAGGACTTAGATATAAGAAAGGTCATAAAGTGAAAAAACTTGTTGTGCATACAAGCGAGTTAGACCAAGAACTTACCAACCAAATCGAGCTTCATTCTACCATGCAGATGTCTTACGGTCTATACGAATTCAATAGGGACAAGCTAGTAAAAGAGTTGTGTAAGGTTTTTAATTTGGAGATGGTAGGCGAGGAACCCCCGATATTCATCCTTCAAGATAAGGAGGGGAAAACCATAAGCCTTATCATGAAGGAAGAGTATTTTGGATAAACATAGTCTGGAAATTTATTATAGTAGGTTCGGTGTACTCGTTAGACCCATTCTTCACACACTCGGGTTTGACTACAATCGAGTCTACTATTCTATTGATGCAGTTATCGAAGATTTTTGGAGAAACGGCTGGAAGGTGACCGATATTCAAGGAAGTATAGAGCCCCACTCTGGGAGTTTTTACACTTTCGAAAAAAGGACTTAGCCAATGAAATTCCTGCAAAAAATAAACCCAGATACCTGGATGACCGTGCAAGGTTCTATTGCCTTGGTCTGGGGTATATGGTACGCAAATCCTGTGGTTAGAAACATTCTAGACGGTAGTGCTTCTTATTTTGAGCCGCCCCTTATTGTTGGTGTTTTTGCCGCCGTTTTAGGTATTCTATCTGTCACACCCATAAGAAAAACATTTAAAAGAGCCCTAGGAATAGCTCATATACTTTTTTGGACCTATTTGACTATATTCTTAGCTCTGACAAACATTGCCTCTTCTATATTTCCGGTCGGCGTTGTTTTAGTGATAGTCTCTGTTCTAGTCTACGTACTACAGGAAAGTTATGTTCGATAATGTTCCCCCAGAAATTCTTATTCCCGCCTTGTCTGCTATAGGGTTAGCTGCTCTAGCTCATATAGTTACTATTCTTATGCAGATTAGGTCTAATAAGCATGATTTTAGCATGAAGACCTTTGAAAGCGTCACAAAAGAGTTATCAGACAAGAACGATGAACTATCTGACGAGAGGAAGGACAACAGGGAGTTGTCTGCCACAAACGTGCAATTGTTAGGAGAGAAGTACCTACTAGAAGCAAACCTACAGGTCATGCAAAACCAGAGAGACGAGTCTAGAGAAGAAGTTACAGAGCTAGAGAATGATAACAGAAGGCTAAAGGAAAAAATCTTTCAACTTAACACAGAGGTTGAAGTTCTTAAAAAGACCAATGAGAAACTGACTCAAAAAATAGAAGAGCTAGACTCATAGGATACTCATAGTCTCAGTGTAGACTGAGGCATGAACATCTTCGTACTAGACAGAGACCCGCGCTTAGCCGCTGAATACCACTGCGACAAGCATGTGATTAAAATGATACTAGAGACGGCACAACTGCTGTCTGCCGCGCACCATGTTTTAGATGGTGAGAAGCCCGGACTTTACAAGCTCACTCATAAGAACCATCCCTGCTCTCTGTGGACCCGTGAGAGCCGGGAGAATTATTTTTGGACCCTCAACCTAGGGCTCTGGCTACTTTATGAGTATGAAAAAAGATATGGGAAAACCCATAAGACCTCAGAGGTAATGGAGAGGCTTAAGACGGCCCCGAAAAACACCCCCTACGGTAGACTCACCACTTTCGCCCAAGCAATGCCAGAAATATACCAAAGAGAAGATGCGGTAGAAGCCTACCGCACCTACTACATAGCTGAAAAAGCGCCTATCTGTAAATGGAAAACTCAAACTCCCTGGTGGTTCGTCACGTCATAGTGTCGAACCATTCTTTTGCTATATTTAGGGCGACCTCACTGGCTCCTAGATTTCCGCCACTAATACCGGCTGCTATAGCTGAACTTGTGGGGGCAAGAGAAAAGTCATAGGTTGCAGCATCAGAAAAATCCGGGTCTGAAATACCCAAAGTCCAGGTATTGTTTACTTCTGTAGCGTTTGCTCCGATATATCTAGGAGAAACGTCGTTGAAGGAAATACAGTCCTCGGCTCTGTTAAGATGGTTTGCTCCATCTCCACCCAAATCGTACCCGTTTAGCCCACTTCCGTAGGATGTGCAACGCTGGAAGAAGATGTTTGGGTTACTTTGAGTAGTGTTCAGAGCCTCGTTGTGAGCAAAGCCGTTTGAGCGAGAGTCGATAGAAATGCACCCAATAGCGTAGTTATTTCCAGCATCACTATCGCTACCCCCCATCTTAAACCCAGCACCATCTCCCATTGATTCACTACCTGGGTTGCCGTTCCAGTAATACCCAGCACCAATACTTACACAGTCAATCAAACGAGTTCCACGACCACGGAATAGGTCATAATTGTCATCAGGACCGTTAGCCCCAAGACATCTTACAAAAACGTTATCTCTAGTTACGGAACCCACACTTGCCGTGACCGTGTAGGCATCCCCGGTATTGGTGCCAACAGAAACACCGTCTCCTAACCTGTATGCCCACGTATCCATAATCAGGTTTCCACCAGCGTTCTCTCCGCTGAAATTTCCAATCATGATGGCATCGCCTATACAATCGTGAATTCTAAAATCCTCTATAGTGTATTCAGTAGCTGGTCCACTTAGAAGAATAGCTGGTTCAGTGGGCTTTCCATTAATGACTTCGAAACCTTTCCAATGCTCTCTTCTTCCGTATAAATTAAGAATTCTACCCGCAGAACCAGTACCTAGATTAACACAGTCTAGCACTGGTCTTTCATTTCCATAAGCGAAGATTTCTATACCGGTAGTCCAGTTTGTACTTCTGTTAAATCTTAGCGTAGGTGCAATGGTTCCAGAACGAACAAGGATTCTCTGTCCGTCTTGAACAGCAGAGAGCGCACTACTAAGGCTATTGAATGGGCTAGATTGGGAACCGTTTCCATTTATTGGAAGCTTAGGGTCAACCCACCAGTCTCCGGTATAAACAAGCCCTGTTTTTGGGTAATCCACTAAGCTGGTACTGAAGCTTCCAACTCCAAGTAGATTACTCCCATCTTCGACTGGAAGCTGGTCGTTTTCTATTGCAAAAATCCATTTTTTAGCTAGGGCTAGCGAAACATTGCTTGCTCCTATGTTTCCTCCGTTGCTTGAGGAGCTTATCGCAGGACTTCCTGTGCTTAGTGACCAGTCAAACTCGCTAGTGTTAGCAAAGGAAGGGTTAGAAATCCCTAAATTCCAAGAGTTAAATGTATCATCAACCCTAAGGGAATTCAAGCCAGGACCAGAAACATTGTTATAGTCAATATTGTCCGTAGCGATGTGCCTGTTTCCGTCTGTCGTAGCGTTGTTTAGGTTCCAGCCATACCCGTCCGAATCTACACAAGTATTTCGTAAAAAAGTAGAAGCTAATGGGGAACTATTTGGTTTTATAGCCTCACTCTTACACGCAATAGCTATACTTCCAACAAGGAAGTTATTACCAATTCCAGTTCGACTTCCACCCATTTTAAATCCGCTTCCATCCCCTGCGCTGAGCCCGTTTGAATAATACCCTCCTTTGTAAGCAACACAGTCTAGAATTAGGGTGTTAGTTCCTCCCCAAAGGTCGAATACATCATCTGCTCCGTGGGCTCCAAAGCACCTAACAAAAGACACTCCAGAGGAAGTAGTTGAAGCGGCAACTTGATAGCAGTCTGGAGCATTGGTTCCCGTAGTAATTCCGTCCCCACAATTCCAGACAACACAATCTTGGACAACGATTCCTACATCCACCCCACTTCTATATGCACGAATCATTCCCCTTCCCTCTGTCGTACTTAAATCTTTACCGCACTCGTGAACCCACATGTCTTCTATCTTTATATTTTGACCTAAAATATCAAAAGCAATATTTGTCGCATTTTTTACCTCAAATCCCTTCCAATGCTCATTTCCAGAAGAAGAATCAAAGGCCACTGCACGGCCATTATTTCCAACATTAACGTTGGTTGTGCAGTCAATGACTGGCCTCTCGTTACCATAATTAAACACCCTAACAGTTTCTATCCAATTAGAAGTTCTATAAAAAACAGTTGTGGGATACAGTGTCCCAGCACGAACTAAGATAGTCTCTCCAGAGCTTACAGAGCTTAACGCACTTTCTAAAGAGTTAAATGGGTCTTCAAAGGAGCCAACTCCATTAGACATCGCGTTGGGGTCTACGTACCAATCTCCTATAGTCGTGCTTAAAGTTTTTGGAAAGTCCGTAAAGCTTGAACTCTGGCTTCCAACGCCCAAAAGCTCAGAAGAAGAAGATTCGACCCAAACACCATCCGCCATATCATCTGCGTAATTCTCAATAATCATTCTTCCTGTTCCACCAGAGTCTATTTCGTACCACTCCCTGGTTTCTTCATTCGCACTTCTCCAGGCATCACTTATAATTCCGTCCGACGCGGTTGGTAAAAATCCGGTATCTAAAGCTGGGTATCCACCGGCAGAGGAAGCCGACGTGTACATGGAGGAGGGTCCCGTTGTGTTGGTTGCCTCTGAAACGGCGCGGCTATCAATAAAGTCTCTATATAAATTATTACCCGCTGTAGAAAGTACCGAAGAGTAGAATTGACTTGCGGTGAGCATAGGAAGAGTTGGAGTTCCTACACTGGAAGTAGAAACCCACTCACTAACTATCGCCGGGTCTGACGGAACCGTTGTTGGGCTGGCGGCTAGAACTCTAGCCATTTCCTGTTGTTCCGAAAGGGTATTAATATTTGTAACAAACCTACTAGCATTACCCTCTAAAAAGGTAGTAACCCTACGATTATAAATACCGCTTCTATTTCTAAATCTAATATCCTTGTCTGTGTCTGTCCACGGCCCCGCTTTATATGTATTCCTTTGAAAATCTATTGCGCTCAAAATATTGTTTGATTGAACAGTCAGAACAGAGCCAGACTTAGAATTATAGATAACATTACCTACCCATTGAAGTTTTTCGGTGGCATAAACTTCTGGAACCCTCTCCCTAACACTGGAAATTAGATTTCTATACATTGTTGTTCTTCCGGTGTTATATACCAAAGCAGCATACCCGTGGGTTGTTTCTGGGTGTCCAGCGTACTCAAGCGGATAAGAAATCAAGCAATTTTGAACAGTTACCAAGTCACTGCCAGCTATACCGACAATTTCATCTGTGGCATAACTAGCACTAACGTGGTCTACAATAATGTTAGTAGAATTAGTTATTCTCACACAGTCGTTACTAGTGTAGCCAGCGGAATTTTCCCCAGAGCGAACAGTTAGGTATCTAACAATGGCATTGCTTATTCCGCTAAGTCTCAAGTAGGCACTTATATCTTTTGGAAGAGAATCTGGTCTAATTCCAAAACCACCCGGAGCTAACTGCCCTAAAAAGGTAAAGTCTCCGGTCGCCTCTATTCTAGAAGCAAGAGGTACATATCCAGATACCCTCGGAACAATAATTCTTTTTCCAACGGCGGTAAGAGCCTCCCTCAAACTTCCTGGGCCACTATCGTTTAGATTATCAACAAACATTATTTGAGTGCTACCAGGAGTACCGTCTCCACGCCCACCAGTTGCATTAGCCCCATAACCAACAGCACCTCGAAAAGCTATGGTGCTGTTATAGAACGGGTCACTCGTGTAATCTCCCTCAGAAGCGGAAACAACAGAAACAGAGTGATTTAGGCTATTTCTTCCGGTAGCAGCGTCCCACATATTCACATTACTTAGACGAACCATATATCTTACGTCGTTAACCAGGGGAGTAGAAACAACTCCGCTAACCGTAGAGACAGAATTGTCTGGCATTTTAAGGTGAATGGAATATGGTTGTCCCTCTATTAGACCAGCAGGCGCAACAAACGTAAATGTAGAATCTATCGTCTGACCGCCTAGAGGCATTTTTAGTCTACAATCTGACTCAAGAGTTACTTCTACTGTGTTAGACCCTACAAACACTAAGTTAAGTGGTCTAGGATTATACATTTTACCGAAGCCTGAGTTTTTAAGTTTTAATGTTATTTCATAAGTTTGGCCAGGAATTATTGTATTTGGCAAAAGAGACTCTAGAAGAGAAATCCTGTAACCAAGTCTTCTAGTAATCTCGTCGTAGTAACCCTCGCTAATCCACCTGTTGTAGTGAGTCTCTGAATACTCCCTGTTTAGAAGGTCTGGCCCTCCCATAAGCTCCATCTCAGCAATGGAGGCCAAGCTTTCATTGTACTCGTTCAGGCTAGTTCCGCATGTTTCAGCAGATGCAACAGTGTACGGCCCTACGGCAGAGAAGGTAGCTCTATCCAAAATAAATCTCTGCGGTTGGGGGGCGTCCCAGGTACTATAAGTTCCCGTGTTAGACTCACCGGAAAGAAAACAATCATTCAACCAACCAACTCTGCTTCTATCGGAGCCATTAAATCTTATACTCTCATCAAATGCATAGTCTGTTGGGTATGGCTGACTGTTGTATGTAAAGCCGGTGTAAACTTCTCCCTCTGGGAAAGCCTCTCTAATATAAGGTGGGTATCTATTTCCAATCATCCTGGATACAGGAAGGGCATCTAGAAGAGCATTAAGAATGTTAGACCTTGCCTGACGAGATTCTGGGGTGTCGCTGCTCAGTCCGTTTGTGCTGCTGTGCTGCTCTCCCCACTTTCCGATAAATCCATGGTCAAGCATTGTTATAACATCTTCATACTCTTCAAAAATTGGAGTAAGTTGAGTGATGTGTTGAAGTATTATGGCTTCGCTAGCGTCCTCAGCGAATTCCGGTATAGGGTTTCCGTTATAAGCAAACCTAACCTTTATTTTTAGCCCGTTATTTCTAGCCGCCTGAAAATAGTCTCTAATCTGATTCAGTCTAGTAGTACTTATAGCACTATACCTAAACGCATCTAGCCTAAACGGAGAGCCCTCGTAGGTACTAGCCCAGACCACGGTATACCCCTGACTTCTGAGGTTAGCAAAGTCCCAAGTTCCGGTTCTAGGAACTATCCATCCCCTTTCGGGGTTGTTAAAATTGGTTGTGGTGTCCTCGGTGTAATAAACTATTTCTGTTCCGGGAGTAGGGGTTGTCAGGTGAGAAACAGTGACAGCCTTACCGTCCCTGTAACCATTCAGAGCTTTTAGGTCGCCAAAAGGCCCTTTCCACGCTCTATAGGGCATGTTAGACCTCCTGGAACCAAACGTCTTCTGCGGTCAACCACGGAGGAGCAGAGGTGTGACCTACGGCACTAACATGAACAGCTATCGGTCTTGACGCAGGCCAACCAGATGAGTAAATGACGGTTTTTGTGTCGGGAGTAACCCAAACAGCGTCATAATTTGTGGCGCTACTCTTTTCAAGAATTTGGCCTACTGTTCCACCGGTAGGAACACCCTCTCCAGCGGGGCCTTGTGGTCCATCTGCTCCAGTCGGCCCTACCGGGCCAACGGGACCAGTTGCTCCAACTGGGCCAGTATTCCCAGTGTCACCCTTCTCTCCCTTTAGGTTTCCTCTTAATGCCCAGGTAGAAACCCCGGTTTTTTCGTAAAAGTTACCGTTACTGCCGTTTAAGTAGAAGTCTCCTACCTCTCCCAAAGCAGAGGAGGGGAAAACTGTACCGGTGTACCAAGTTGAGCCCTCTGTAGGAATTGGAGCGGTAATTGAGCTAAATAACTCGGCTAGAATTCCCTCCAAGTCCTCAGCAGTGAAGTTGTTTGCAACATCTTCAACAGATACATCAGACGCAGCGACAGAAGTTAAAAACCCATCCACATAAACAGGGTTTATCTTTCCATCTATGAGAAGGGTATCAATGTCTTCCGGGCCGAGAGAATTAACCTGAGATTCTAGTGCGTTGGAAAACAGTCTTATAAGAGTTAGAGACGTGTTTAGCTTCTGTCTTCCCTGGTCTAGGGAATCAGAGATGAGAACATCATTTAATTCTGCAATCGGCATTTTCAACCACCTTCCGTATAAATATTTCCTTCAAAGTCAACAGGGTCTTCAAAACTAACAACTTCACTTCCCCAAGTTATATCCTCTGCCCAGTATACAAATATAAAAGTCCCTCTCTCGGTTTTTACATACATAATGTCAGTTCTCGTGCCGAGTCCCTGTTCAAGAGGCTCAAAAATCTCCTCTTCTGCGGTAGTCCCAGCGTCAAGCGCCTCCCAGGACTCAAAAACATCCTGTAGAAAAGGCTCCTCACTGAGTATGGTGAATTTCGGGTAAAAATCGTTTACAGAGTCTTTGTAAACAACTTGTCCCCTAATTCTTTTTTTATCCATAAATCACCATTTTCATAGTTTGTATACCGGCTCTTTTCAGTTTGAGAAGAAGTTGTCTAGTACTGACGCTCTCGTCTTGATAAATAAAAAGCCTATTTTTCCAACCCTTAGTTACACTAAGTCTCTGGTGTAGGTCGTTACCACCTACTGTTCCAGTAAAAATTATTATATCATACGAGCCGACCTGTTGACTTGGAACGGTAGTTATATCTGTTACCCAGTTAACTTCGTAACTATCCAGAGAGGGAAAGTTAAGGTCGAGCCATCTCTCTATATTTGAAAGAAACTCTTCCCTGTCTTCAAGTACTAGAATCTTTTTCATTACTCTACCTCTCTCGGAAATTCTAAATAAGTCACTGTGATGTCCGGGTTTTTTAGCCGGGAAGAAACATCAACTCCAAAAATAATATCTGGAACAGTCGTAGACAAAACAACCACAAATGGGTAGTTTCTCTTTTCCCACTCGTATAGTGCTATGTTGCTTTGGAATGTGGCTGTTTTTATCATGTTTAATAAGGAAAAAGTGTAAGGAAAAACTCAACGTCTAGTACCTGAAACCCAGCCAAATCAGACTCAAGGAACCACACATCTATGTAGGTAGAGGTTACGGTTACATGTGAGGGAGAAACCTGAGCAGCAGTCAGGAGGGGCTGAACTCCACCGCCAGATATAATGCTGTTGATGCGTTGAACCTGTACAGCGAAGTTTGTGTTACCTTGGCTGTGAGTAATACGGAACTGTGAATCTCCGGGAAATGCAGCTACTCCCAGATTTGCGTGCCCAGATACCTTAGTGGGGGTCGTCGCAGCGTACGCCACTCGTATAGATTGAGGCAATTTGTCTAATTGTGGTTGAATTGCACTCGTCACACCACTCAACCACACTAGTTCCGTTGAGGTGGTCGTGGAAAAATTAATATTACCCAAACTGTCTGAAATCAAGGCCCGACTCGCAACAAGGACAGGCGCTGTGCTTAGGGTACCCCCAACAACTCCATTTGCGCTCTTTACAATAGCGTCCCCCTCTGCGACATCATCCCAACCAGGGGGAAGAAATTTCTTTAATGTGCTAGCCATAAATCACCTCTGCCGTGTTTACTAAAACCGCTTCATTCCATATAGCCCTTAAAGAGAGGGCAACAAAAAACCAGGTATGAGTATGCCCTATAATCACCCAGTAAAGAATAAACAGGACTGCCAGAGCCCCATAAATCCACATTAAAAATCTAGCTCCGAAATATCAACTCGCGCAGTCCAAGTTATATTTTTAGCCGCTTCTCCGGTAACCTGAATTCTGGCATTAGCAAAGTTGGCAAGCGGGTCAACAGGAGCCGGGGTAATGGTTTCTACGTCAATAGACACATCCCACGCAGGAACGTCTTTGTGAATCTCGTTAATAATCGGAGTTCCCAAGAGCCTACCAACACCCTCTCTTACATCAGTTGCGAAGGTAATCTCCCAATAGGCAGACTCGTCTGCAACTTCATCGAAGTTGGTGGCTACTAGATAAACCTTAAATCCCGTCACGGTTCTGTCAAGTAGCGGAACGTGGTCGGAGGTATCCAGCCTCAAGTACGTGGGAGTAGCGTCAGTGGTTCTGACAAGCATCTGCATACTGCTGGCCTTTCCTCCAGTTCTTATAGCGTTAGGGGTGCCAGTCCTGTTTAAATCGGCATTAACAGAGTTATAACCTGAAATTACAAACTCTACGTCCCTACGAGCATAAGAGGCCCTTGAAGCCGGGGAAATTCCCACGTACTCAACTCCCGCCCTGTCTATAACGTTGCTCTCTCCTCCAAGGATTGAGCGGAACCAGGCGTTTCCTGAAATTTCATTAAAAGAGCCGCCTAAAATAAAACCATGGTCAGAGGAGGTTGTTATTGAGTTACTGCTTCCGCCAAAAATAGCGTTGTTATTTCCCACATTCTCAATATTGTTTGAAACTCCGCTAACTATCATTCCATAACCATTGGCACTTGTTACTGTGGAGCCCTCAGAGGAAATTATTGCCCCTAAATAAGAGTCTGTAACAACCCCGGTGGCTGACCCTATAACAGTAGAATAGCTAGAGGTGACTACCTCTGAGCTATCTCCCCCAAAAAGACTGTTGGCAAATCCAACATTTCCCACAAGTCCGGTGATTCTGCCAAACCCGCCGTCTGAGGTTACCGTTACGCTTGAGTCCGAGTAATTTATGTATGCATTAGCACCTACAGCTACAGAGTCAGACGAGTTTCTTACCTCGGCCAACGTTCCCAATACTACACCATTAGCGGAGTCCCTAAGGTGCGTGTATGAGCCAATACTTACACCACTGTTAGAGTTTTGTAAATCTACTACTCTACCCACCCCAACAGCGTCAGTTGAGTTTCTGACTAGACCATAACCGGGTACTATACCAATGGATGAAGTGGAGCTTTGGTCAACAATAGCTCCCCACCCCATAGAGATTGCCCCTTCTGACGTGTCTACACCCGCCTGAAAACCTATAGCAATAGAGTTGTCAGATGTGTTTATTGAGGAATTTGCTCCAATAGCAATAGAACTATTCACAGTGTCTATAGTGGAACCGGACCCTATAGCTAAGCTGTCGTATGCATCAAAAGCGTAAACACCGTCTCCCATAACGATGTCGCTGTAGCTAGTCTGCAATCCGGGAAGAGTCGCACCAAAATATCCAGACGTGCCCCAGTAAAATGAGGTATCCACATTTTCAATGCTACTAAATGTACCAAACATTGAGCTACCGTACACAAGATAAGGGGCCAGACCAACACCCCCAATAGTGCTGTCAGACGTTTCTGAGACCACATGGTTTCTTCCTACAACCGTGTTGTCAGCGGAGGTATCCAGAACTTGTATTGCAGAGCCTATAGCAACAGAGCCAAGAGCGGTACCAGCCACTGTTGGTAGAGTAAACCCTGTTGTTCTTCCGTCGTCCGCTATGTACGGAGAGCCGCTGCCCCCGCCAGCACCTATAGCTTCATAGGCTTCTTTCAAGGCCCCTTCAACATTTGCAGAGGTATAATAATTGTCCGCGTCGTCTATGGAGATGGAGGTGGCTGGAAAACCAGAGGGAACCGTGATAGCTTCTATAGCATCATTTATTTCTATAAGAACGGTTTCTACATTATCTCCCGAAAAGTTTTCTCCGGTATCAGCAACTGCTATTTGAGAAGCGGTAGCAGAACTAAGAGCAATAGAAAGATTTATTATACCCCCGTATAGATAGTCAAGAGCAGCCTCTACATCCGTACTGGTAAACCCAGCCTCTGAGCTTGTAAAAGTAACAATTGAAGCATCTACCGAGGTTAGAAAAGCTTCTAAATAAGTCGGGTTTATTTTACCGCCGACAATTAAGTCTCCTACCTGTTCCGGAGTAAGACCATTCAGATAACTCTCCAAAGAGTTAACAAAAATACGCAACAACTCCAGAGAGGTGTTGAGTTTTACTCTACCCTCCGCTAGTTTATCAGGTGCTAGAATCTCATCAAACGGTATGAGTGGCATTCATTTACTCCTAAAGTCCAGCTACAATAAGACCTTGGTTTTCCTTTACCTTCTTCTCTACGTCGAGAAGTAGCTTTCCTACCGTTCCAGGGTTGTTCATCATAGCCGTGGAAAAAATCCAAACAGCATTTGCCAACTCTGTCGGGCTGTACTGACCAGGAACATCGTACCCAAACCCCTCTACAAGAGTAGAGACGTTGAAGGTCGTCTCAATATTAGCATTCCCAATTGGAGGAACGAAAACCGGGTCTCCCTCTTGAGTGTAGATGTTACCGTTAATAACTAGTCGATAGCTTCCAGCCCACGTCCTCATTCTCCAACCGTTGATAAGGAAGTAGGTGGAACCAAGGAAGTTTCCACCTACCGTTGGGTCCCCACCTACGTTTCTCATAGCTTGCTCATACTTACCGTGGTCATACATTACGGACCACTCTTTCCAGGCCGAATAAATGTCTTCCTTAACATTCATCTCAGTTACGCCTTCGTTTACAAGGACTAGTTTATTTACCCCGTCAAAAGTTACCTTATGACGATTCTCCCAATCCTGCCAGAAGGCGTAAAAGTACTGATTCATTACTGATACTCTCTCCAGGTAATGTCCCCAGACACAGAAAGCTCGTCGGCAGGGTCAACCGGCTTTACAAACACACCAAGATAAGGGATGGTTCCATTATGCCAGGTGGACAAAAACTGATTTCCGGTGTACGGGAAAAGGTGGTCAACATTAATTGTCTTTCCTGGGTGAGTAATTCCTACGTAAATAATTCTTTCGGCCCCAGTAAGCACATCGTTTGAGTTCATGGTGTACTCAACAGCAGACTCAACGTCTTCATGAGGAATCCAGTTTGGAGTAGTTAATGTTGGGCTAAAGGCCAACGCTACTCTAATGTTTCTTTCTGCGTCAAACGTAGTGTCTGTAGCGGAGAAGTTAAGAGCAAACGGAAGAGCAAAGATTCTGTTCTTTCTACCTTTGTACATGGCTGCTGTACGTATGGAGCCCAGGTGAGTATAGGATGCACCGGTAACAATCTTGGTATCCAAATCCTTACCAAAGAAATTGTGAATAGGGTCAACTAGTTGCTCCTGACCAACAGTTGCCAAATTGGCAAGAAACTCACTCGTGGAACCAGTAGTACCCAAGTTATGCTGCTCGAAAGAGACCGGAAGAGTTGCAGAGCGCATGTATGAGTAGTCCTGCTTATTGGTGTTTTCAAATATGTGAGCAGTGACTCTGGAGCCGTCTGGAGCAAATACACCAAATCTTACTCGACCACCGCCCAAATATGCTAAGTCAATCCACCAAATGTTATTTTTGGCGGGATTAACATTCATCTGAGAAATTCCCGTTCCGTCTAGCCTGTCAGTATTCCACTCAGATTGAGGAACTCTTGTTTCTTCTACTCCGTTGCCCATATTCTTTCTCAAAACAACATTGAGAGTATGTTCATAAAGTTCGAAGAATAGACCGTCGTCCTCATCGAAGTATCCCCAACGACGAACAACGTTGTCCTTACCTTCATCTCCCATGTCTACAGTCATTTTAATTAGCTGACTAACACCTGGGTGATATTGATGGTATTTATTGCTTCTTCGAATAATCGAATCTGTAGCACCAGTTCCGCAGCGCAGAATGTAAGTGCCCCTGTCAGAATCGTACTCACCCTCGGCTCCACCGACAACAACATTGCTGAATAGGTGAGGAAGTTCATCGTAGGCGGGATTATAAGCACCGATTGTACGATACTGAGTAACTTGCAAAGCCCCAAAAGCATCGAACTGACCGGAGCCTTCTGCAAATCTAATGTTGGCAGCACCTTTTACATCTACAGACTGAGCAAAGTATGGGTTATTTCCACCAACAAGTTGTGTCTGGTTTACATGAAAGGATTCCTGACCAGAAACCTGAAAAGTCGTTCCATTAACTACGACAGTTTCTCCGACATCGAAGGAATTTAATTCAAAGCCGGGTAAAAGAATTACATCAAGAGCCCCTGTGGTAGCAGTGGTAGGCAAGTGTTTAATAACATATCCACGAGTACCACTAACCTGACCAACAGCTTCGTCCCCAATTAGGACTCCACTGCCAGTCGCGGCGATGTATTCTACGTGAAGGAAATGACTTATGTGAAAGCGCCTACCGGCACCATCAGGAGGCATTCCTATTGATGTTCTAGGATGTGCGGACATTCAGCCTCCTTAGTTTGTTTCTTCTTCTTCTTCTTCTGACTCCTGTGGAAAAAACCAGGTCTGTTCCACGGACTCTTCTTCCTCTGGCTCCTGAGGCTGGTCGAAGGGCCAGTCCTGTGCCAACTCTAGAAGTTTTTCATTCCATCTTTCTTCGTAGGACTTTTTTAGAGGAATTACCAACCAATGACCCCTTGGCCAAGTTCCTTCTTCCCCAACATCCCACGTCTTGTTGAAGTTGTGCCAGCCGTCAAATTCTGGCTGGGTTTCAAAGTACCCCTGTAGACCATCTTCCGGGTCTACAGGGATACCATTCTGAATTCTAAAGAGTCGGTAGCGCAGCTTTCGCCTATTAAGCTCCCGAATATCTAATTTTACGGCCATTAGTTACCACCAATCTCATTAAACTGGGTTGCTATAGTTACGTTCAAGGGCGGAAACCAAGGAGAAGGTCTGTCCTACTGACCTACCGATGGTACCGTTTAGACGCACGAACTGTGCGGTAGAAAGTCCAATAGCGACAACTACTACACCAGCGTCTGTGGCTGGAGTACGACCCCCTTGGATATTACCGTCATAATCAAAGGTCCAGTTCACAAATGCCTGAGAATTAACAAGACCAGTAATTGGGGTACCACTGTTGTCGTTTACAATGATAGCATTAGTTGTTCCGTAGTTTCCACCTGGGTTGGTGTTGAAGAACATCCAGTACTTGGCAGAAGCGTCGTTCTGCAAGTTGTCGTTGAAGTTAATGGTTCCAGCGGCAACGAAGGGGAAGGTCTGAGAAGAGCCGTTTGCATCACGGAATTCAATTCTGTTGGTGTCGTTGGAGTTGAAGTCGTCTACGAAAACTCCAGTACCGGTAACCAACGTATCTCCAAGGAAGCTTAGTAGCTGAGGAGCGATGTTTCCGTTTACGTTTCCGAAACCATCTGTCGGAACATCATCGTTGATATTGGAAGCCTGACGGTTGCGATACTGAGTAAATTCGTATACTCTTTCAGCTACCTGACCGTCTGCGTCAACGATAACGTTGAAGGGGTACCAGTCAGCGCCGATTTGCCTCTCCCCAATGTATGACTCCCAATTTGTGCCATCTGCACTCGGGTCAGTGGTTCCACTTGTGGCAATTAGACAACGGTACCACCTGTCGTTAATAGGTGATTGAACAACGTCTCCTGGGGTATAAGAAGTCCCGGAAACCCAAAGAGTAAACCCATCACCAATAAGGTAGCTAATCTTCATGTTGGCATAAACACCCTGTAATCCACCGTCATCAATATCAATATCAGCAGCAACAATCTTAGGGTCAAGGGCGTTAGCAAGAGGAAGCTTGTACACGGTGTAGTCAATGACATTTACGGCCTGTTCTGCAAGGCTGGACTGAGAATAAACCTTACCCTGCTCACGAAGGAAGGCTGTGAAAAAGTCTCGGTAGTCAAAATCTCCGTGAGTAGCATCGCCGTAAACCTTTACGGCTTCGTTTACTGGACCAGTATATACCGTATCAGTAGTTGAGGCGGTATTACCAGCAACTTGCTGATAGTATGCCTGGTCCGCGAGGGGGTCATTCATAAGACCTAGAGTGATGAAACCGAAGTACTCTTCTTGCGAAACACCCACAGCGTCACGAAGAGACCAACCACCGTCACGAATCAACTCTCTGGTAGTTTGGTCATCCCAATCCCACCCGTTGATAACATCGAATTTAGCTTCCGTAATAGCTTCTAGGGGGAAGGGAAGCTTGATAAGGTTTGCGTCGTCCTTCCATTCTTCCTTACAGAAAGAGTAAACCGCCTGTAGGGTTACACCATCGTCACTCAGGTTTCCAGCCTTTAGAAGCTGAATGGTTTTACCCGTGGTGTCGAAAATAATCTCGGTTGCCTGAGAAAGCTGGTCCGGGTCAATAATTTTTGCCATGAAATCCTCCCTCCTATAGGAGATGAATGCTTAGTTTGTTCCTCATTCTATCAAAACCCCAGGATTATTACTACTTAGACTGGGTTTGAATAGTTTCTATCAAATCTTTGCTGTACTGGAATAGTTACACCGTTAGAGGTTAGTGTAGAAGAGATACCCAACCACACATATTGTATGTTGTGTATGTATACGTCAACATCAACATCTCCTGTGTAGTTATATTGGAAGGAGAAGGTAGTTCCAGAGCTTTCCACACCTGCCAATTCTACACCGTCGCTCTTTCTGTAGACTCTGACCTCGCTGCCAGCGACAAGACCAGTAACAGAAAAAGTCTGAGTATTCTGAACCGTCGTTGTTGCTCCTGTGCCGTTAGTTACGCTAATACCAGAACCACCGGACACCTGTAGTGTTACAGAGCCTCCTGAGTTGTTGTAAATAGCGGCGTTTGTGGTGCCGTCTGCCCCGTAGCCTGTAAAAATAAAATTAGAAAGTACATATGTACCAGGAGAAGTGATTAGAATCGCGTGTCCAGTACCGCCAGATTGGAAGGTAATTCCGCTCATTTGCGTTGTATCAGTGAGAAGCATCGCTCCACCCGTGTCGGTAGAGTTGGAAATTGTGTTATTTCTAAACTCAACCACTCCGGGAGAGATTCTTCCACATCCCTGGAAGGCGTTACCCGTAACTACGTGACTTTGCGCCGCCGTGTCCGTGCCAAACTGAACGGTACTACTGATTTCGGTTACGGTGTTTCCGGTAAAGGTAAAGGTATTAACGGAGTTTGTGTTGAATTCAAGTCGGGCAAAGGGACCGGCTGTCGTGATGGTAGAGTTTCTTAGAATGAAGTGTGTTTCTCCGGTGCCGCCTTGAACTTTTAGATAGTATTTATCATTGCTGATGTTTCTGTTCTCAAAAGCTATAACAATACCCGAGTCCTCAAACCAACTATTTCCCGTAGCCGCTCCGAAAGTAAGTGGCCCTTGCAATCCATAAACACCTGTAATCAATTCTCTTATTACTCCGTGTGCTTTGTTTGCAGCAGTGCTTCCATCCTCGGTAGATACCTCAAGGAAATTTCCCCTGTCTCCCGTCGTGCCGCCAGTAACAACTAATCCGTCATTACCAATACGTATAATATCCACCGCAACGTTAATACCTCCACCCAATCCCTTGGACTGAGTGGTAAAGTCTGAGCCAAATTGTGTAATAGCTGCCAGGTTTAGGTTGGCGAAGCTACCGGCGCGAGCTACGGTAAGACCGTTTGTGTTCATGGTAGAAGCCTGAGAGCCGTCTAGAACAAGACAATCCCAGTCTGGAGCAACTTCAAGGTGGGTAAATGTTTTTCTGTCTCCACCGGCCATTTTGAAACTTACTCTGTCTGTACCGTCACCTAAATGCATCGCATGGGCCGGGTTAGCATCAAGCCAGGAACCTTGCTGAGCGAAATTGTTAGACCAGATATAAATCAGAGTATTTGAAACGTTTCTTGCTGTAGTCGTAAAGTAAACTTGGCCAGTAGTAATGTTAAAAGTAGATACTACTGAGTTCGTTCCCTCCATAACAACAGTGTTAGAGGTTCCACCGGAGCCAGTCCACCCAGTAGTGTTTTCAGCGTTGGTTATCGTTGTCCTAGTGTCGGTTACGACTACTGCCATTATAGGTTACTCCAAGGTTCTTTTTCTATCTGACCGGGAGTTTCCCAAGGCCCGGTTTTTTTGAGACGGTCATAAAGAACAATTGCTAAGGCGTGATACGGCCAAAGTAGTGCTTTGTTCTGAACAGTCTGAATGTACACGGACTTATCTTCTTCTCTCCTGTTTCCTAGAGAAGGTCGGTAGTTTGAACTTCCAAAAATATACAAAGCATTTTCCGGGTGTACGAAACTTTCTAAGTCTTCGTCTCCCCTAGGCTCTACATACACATGTGTATACTCTTTTTTCACGGCTAAAATATCTTCCATGGAGTGATACTCTTGTAAATCTACCTCTCTCCATTCACTATGGCGTATGCCTGTAACCGGAAACATGCTCCAGTCTTGCACGGCAAAATCCCTCATCATAAGGTTCCAAGAATTCGCCTCTCGGAGTGGGTAGTCCCACCCTATGTCCCAATTTCCCGCCACAGCAATTTTCGCCATATGTATTACCTCTCATGGAATTATACACTAGAATGACAGCAAAGTAAAAGGCCCGGATTTACCGGGCCATAATACCACCTGATTGTATACTTACTCTGGACGCTCTCTCTGCCCGCGCATAAGCTCTCTAATAGCCATATGGAACTCTCGTCTATCGCTTCCTATAATGGCCTCCTCTCCGGGCTGCTCGATAATAAAACCCTCGATTTCGCTTGAAATCTCTAGAGTTACACCCTCAATCATAGCTACTCTGAAAAGCATTGGGTTTGCTAAAGAACTATTTAGTCTAATTACCATTTTATTCCTCCTATTAAAACGGGCTATAAATAAAGCCCGAGAATTTCTACAAACTCATTATATCATCGAGCAGGAATATCTACAAACTGTAAGTTACGAACTCCCCATTATAGGTTACCGGAACTCCTCCAAAAGTAACTATACTCTCAAGCACAACACCGTTGTCAATTCTAGCAACATAGGAACCTTCTGAGGAGGTAGCGTATATTACAACGTCCTCACCAAAGAAATTTTCTAAACTTTCCAAAATCAAATCCCCGGTGGAAAAAGCCTCAAAGTTAATCTGTGCTGGAGAAGGTATTATTTCCGAAGAATTATCAGGATGAATTAGGACTTTGGGGTATATGTCATTCACATGCTCTGGTGAGATAACTATTCTTCCTTTCATCTTGTGTTCCTGCCTCTAGGATTCATACGCTAATAGGTTTGACATCAGAAGGGCTCCATTTTAATGCCTAAGTCTATGGTTGCACTTCCAGTTCCTATATTCTCTATCTCTATGTTCATATTGTTATCTCCTAGGGAGTCTCTGAAATACCAAGCTTGAGAAACATCTTCCGGGAGTGCTTCCGTGAACTCAGCAGAATATTTTATTCCTTCCGGGGAATTATCAGAAAAAGCAACTCTTACGGAATTCCCCGCTAAAAGACCAGTTGTACCCACGTACACACCGTACATCCTGTTAAAGGGTATAGCGACAGAAGTGGTGTAGGTAGTTGCCTCAGCTACAACGATATCTTCCAAAAGAATCTCAACAATATCCGGTAATTCTTTTTCGGCTATAAGTATTTCCTCCCCGTCTAAACGAAGATTTACCCCGTAGCCCTTAGTGATTTCAGGCATTTCTACTCCTTGGTTCTATATAAATAGGAGGATAAATTCTTGGCACCTTAATAGTGGACTGCTCCTTACCCAGATTAAAACCATATTCAATATTGGCAATAGGTCCGGGAATAATAAACTCTATTGAAGTTACTGAAACGGGTATTGATGACTGTGGAAAAAGGTTGCCCTTGTCTGGGGCCAGCAGGCTGGGACTTTCCTTTTCTCCCTTAGTGACTTGAACACCTGTATACAGGGAAGGAATTATTGCCCCAACATTACTAACCGTGTAGTTTTGTATGTTGGTGGCTATATAGGACTCCGGAAAACTATCCACCACAACACCAGTGTAGTTATCAACATAGGAGTCTATTGTACCCAAGTCAGCCATTAAGCCACCCGTATAGCAAGTTCGTATTTTATGTCCGTTGAGGAAGTACCCTCATCAAGGGAGGACACAATCCTATAGGACTGCCCGTTTGAAGTGAAGCTGTCAGATTTAGCTCCTCCAAACGCCCTAGTAATAAGCAAATCACCAGGCTCTCCTAGGTACCCTCTGGGGTCTATAAGTTTTGTGGAACCGTCAATGTATGCGCCAACTATCTCAGGTCTGAATCCCTCTACAAAGGTTGCCCCACCAGACCACTCTGGGACCCTCTTATTTGGTAAAGTTAAATACACTCCTTCGTCCCTGGCATAGTAGTTAGCCCCCCTAATCACAATTGCATAAGAACTCTGCACAGGAGTTCTTGAGGAGGAAAAAAACATTCCTCTATAGGGTACATCAATTCCATTATTCCATGTTAATGGGTGGTCAGGTAGAGACACCACGACCTTTGGTGTCTGAACATTAGTAAAATAAACACTAAAGTTCGCGTTTGTTCTGTCAAAATAGACCCCACCAACCTTGGCGTTGTTATTCCAAGACATTGGGTACCCACCCCAAAGCGGATAACTAGAGCCGTCGTCCCCCGTGTTGAGCAAGGTAACACCATCGTCTTGGACATAAGGCTCTATACTAAACAATGATACCTCAGGCAAAACCACACTACCTTGTTCAAACCAAAACACCATATTCTTGAAATTTGGAGTGTTGCTGTGGTTAATAAGTAGGTTGACGTTTCTATCCAAATCCTGACCTATTGAATGGTAAGTCTCCACTGGAACTGTCCCAGTACCATCCGTGTAGGCAGCTTTTTCAAAAAACAACACCCTTATTGTGGTGTTATTCACATTATTAGTGCTTTGAGTAAGGTCAACATACATGAGAATGTCTCTGCCCGTTCCCAGGTTGTTTCGATAAATTGCATAGGGGTAGGTTGGTGTAGCTCTCTGGTCTTCGTAAAGTGTCCAACCAGCTAGTGGGTCTGTGAAATTCGTATTAAGTTGAGTAAAAAGCTGTTCATCGGTCCAGGGTGCAGCTAAGTAATCTTGTGACCACATACTTGAAACCTCCAAAATAATTCTAATTATAGCACTACCCTACGGGCAGACACCAATAAGTTTTGGTATAATCTAGAAATGAGAAGAATACCAGAAGAAAAATCCCCAATACCCAATAAAGAGTATCCCAAGATACTTATAGAACAAGACGGTAGCTACTCAGTCATATCTACCCCAAACCAACTTCCAGAAGAAGTGAGTGGTTATTTTATTCAGCCATCAACTAGACCGAGAGATTCCTTTTTCCTAGAATCAAAAAGCACTAAGGGGACCAGGCTGGTTTTTGACTCGGTTACTCCTTACGCAACATCAACCGGAAGTAAAAATGACTACAGGGAGTCTGTTGACTTACGTATAAATTACGACTGGAACAACATGAAGGTGTATGTGGTCACAACTCCAACAGGGGCCTATTATTTTTGGGCCGGGGTAGTTACCAGAGGAAATAAAATAATTTTAATAGGTGATAAACCTATGGCCTTTGATAGGTATACAGGTGAGGAGTTGTGGGGAAAATATGATTGGTCTGGTACGGGGGAAATAGAGTACTCAGAGGAGGACGTATCTGCGGTACATGTTACCGAGGACGGGATGGTATACTGCCACGACTTATGGCCTCATACAGCAGAAAACGACCATTTCTTTGTCATAAATTCAGAAACTGGGGACATGACAAAATATAATACCGGAATAAACTTTAATTCCTCGGTTTTGAAACCAAACGGGGATTTAATCCTTACAGACCAAACAGATGCTAATGCCCCATATAATTTCAATCCAAGAACTGGAGAAGTTACTCCGCTCCCAGACGAGACCATCGAGTACATATTCAGATATGATGTTGGTTTTACTGAAAAGCTATTTTTTACTCATAGCAGCGACGGAAAAATTCTCTTTATAAACAACTATTGGAATAACATGGGTGAGGATAATCTCGTAGCTTTAGATTCTGAAACAAACACTGTAGCTTGGAAGCGAGAATATTACATTGAGGGCGTTACTAACTTCATGCCAGTTCCACAACTAAAGGTTCTGACCGACGGAAAAGGGTTGCTATTTTTAATGGGGGTAGAGTATGAGGGTGCTTGGTATGAAGAAAGATTTGTGATGTCCTGGTTAAGTGAAAAAACCGGAGAGGTAATTAAAAAAAGGGAAATAAATCGGTATGAGTATGATTCCGAGTTAGACGACTGGTTCGAAATACCAGAAAATCAAACCTTCTTCGATAACGACTGGTTTCCCACATGGGTAGCAACCCACGATGGGGATAAGGTTATTTTTGCCTCAGACTGGCCAGCAGAATGTAGAATTATTGACAAAGATTTAAATTTCGAAATCTTCACAGATTTTGAGGTTTCTTCTGGCGTCCTCTACCACTCAGTGGCTTCAAAGGATAACAAGCTGCTTTCTGTAGCCCGAAGTAACGAGGGAATAAACTCAGTTTTTGTATTTGACGTAGAGTCTAAAGAAATTAATTATCTAACCAAGTCAGATGATTCTTATACTAAATCTACCGCTGTAGAGGAATCCGCAATGCTGTGCCCAAATGAGGACGGGATACTTCACTTTACAGAAGGTGGTCAAGTAATACTCTATTCGGACTTAGATTTGCCGCTTAGGCGGGCTGGGAAAGTAAATTCTTCTGGTCGCAAGGGGGAATCTCTGCCAGAGGGGTGGTATACGGATACCGGTACAAACCAAATATGGACGCCCCCGTCTTACATAAGCAATTATGTCTCTGGTGAAACTTCTCCAGTATTAATAAATGATGAGCTTTATCTTCTTTTCTATGCAGACGGAACACTGACGGTTAGGGAATTTGATGGAGAGAAATACGAAGATTTTGCTAGTTATTCAGTTGGGGAAAGAAGGGCTCTCGACAAGGAAGGTTGGTGGTACACATCTGGGGAAAGATTGAATTTTGTAACGGGGGCTAGAGAGTCCATAGCAACTTCCCCTGTCACGTTCTCCGGAGAGCAGGGGACAAGGGTTGGGGATGTAGTTTATTTTGAAACCAGATTCGCCCCTCCGTCGGCAAACTCTCAAAACTACCGTTACAATGAATCCACTAACACATGGACAACAATGAATTCTAGAACCGGAGCTTCTTACTCCAGCTTCCATTACAATGGGTTTTTGTACAATGTGGGAGTAACCACAGTAAGTCCTAGGTATGCAAATATATACCGTTATGACCCGGCAACAAACCTATGGTCGTTTGTGTCAGACTCTCCCGTCCCCCCAACCACTAACCCTCTTGTAATGAGGGATAAGATGAAGTTGATAGGGGATGAAATCTATATGGTTCTTGAAGGGTATAAGTATAACATACCTGGAAATGAGTGGATTCCTATAACCTCAGTGGAGGGCATGAGGGAAGTAGCTTCCGGGGTGGTGTCTTTTAGACACAGGAATATAATTTACCACTATTTTAGACACGGAACCTGGTCTAGAGTACCGTATAACACAGCGGCCTACGCCCTTCCGGGAGCGGTAGTACCGCATTAGTAGGAAATATGAAAAAACTGACACCTAAAACATCGGATTTTTTACCAGGTAGAAAAGCCTTTTTCAAAAGCGACGGAACTTACTCTGTAGAAGAGGTAGATACCTTACCAGAGAATTTTGAATTTGGTGTTGAGATACCGACAGAAAACGGAATTTACACTCTGGAAACCTCTTTTGGAGCTTTTTTGATGTCCGTTACAGTGGAGGAAGTAGTTATTCTCCCCTGGAAATCCACCAGTGGGACCGGTAATGACTATGTTTTTGACGCTACATATGACGACCGGCTTACACAAAAGGCTGGTCTCTTGCCGGTCATACTTCCGATAGACGTTTCTCAGTTTGACCTTGACGGTTACCGGGTAAGTCCCTTAACAGAGATGAGTTCTTACTGGGAAGCACCTACACATGCTACTCATTTTGAAGCCGGTGACTTATTCGTGTTTTTCAACGGGGCTTTTGCGGTAAACAAAAATACCTACGAAGTTGAGTGGATATTTAGCGAGGAGAACAGGTGGCCATTCCCAGCACTTGACAGAAGCTACGGTGCTGCCAATTCTTCCGGAAATGAAGACTACTACGTGGGTATTAGTGGTTATGGAGTTGAAGGTCTATATGTACTTAAAACCCAAACCGGTACTCCCATCTACAGAGAAGAACCACTATACTCCCAACCGTATTTAAACGAGGGTGTACACGTTTTCCCTTCCGGAAGTAACAACAAATTTTTTCTTTGGGATGGAGGGGGGTGGTCTGGGCAGGCTACTCCACAAGTGTACATACTAGAAATAGATGAACTAGATAATGTCACCATAACTCTGCATCCAGAAAACGAAACCATGTCTTCCGGTGGAAACTACCTTATGAAAGAAAGACTGTTCATGGCCTCTAAAAGTTTCTTTGTAGACAAGGAAACCGGAGAATATTACTACTCTAGTGGGGATAGTCTTACAAAGTTCAATCAAGACGACTCAGTTTCCTGGTATCTAGACTACGACGACGGTGCTTTAGGAGCAGCAGGCTGGTTCCCACAGGGTTGGGGGGCTTTCTGTATTAAAAGAAAAGGAAAGATAATAGTTTTCTCAAGGTGGACAGTTCCTCTTATCATAGACGACGTGACAGGAACTTGGGAAATTGCAGAGATAGACCCACTAGCCACAGTAACTGGGGATTATGATGGTTTTGTAGAATACCCTCTAACTGATTTTTGGGATAGTTATGAGGTAGAAATGCCAAGAGTAGTCTCTGATGATATAGACTACCTACCGATGCTGAATGAGTTTAGTAATTCAGGAGATTTTGTGGAGCTTCTAGTTACTGACTTGGATACATTTAATGTTAGAAGTATTGCGGTTATTCCAGGCGAAGGTGAGTCTGTGTTTTATAACCAAACAGGATGGCCAATTATAAATCACAGAACAGGGGTAGCATACATAAGGGTTTTTAACAGAAACTCCGGTGGAGACAATTTATATAGACTAATTGGATGGTCTAACGAAGGAGTAGTAACAAATATAATTCTTTCCTACTGGAATCATGAAGGAACAAACGGGTTTTACATAGAGGACTTGGCCCCCAGTCTAATGTTGGCCGAATCTGGAGATTTACTCATACATATAGAAAATTGCATAGCAAAATATGGAGATGAGGTTTGGACTCTAAATGTTGGACAGAACGCCCAGTTAGTGGCTGACGAATGGTATACAACTAAAAATACCACTTGGGACCCAGGAGTGCCTCTGTTTGAAGTCGGAATGACTACTAACTCATGCGCTACCAACGTCTATGGGGAAATAAATACTAGATACTTCCCTTACTCGGTTAGAACCTTTGCAGACACAACCGACGGTTCCGGTATTTTTAATCAATCATTGCTGCCTGGATTCTCAGCCAGTAGCTCTCTTGATATAACGAACCTGTTCCCGACTGGTGTTCCAAATGAATTCATATCCACTCCCAGAGTAAGTGGAACTACCACGTCCGCTACTGTAAGAAATTTAAACCTTGAGACCGGCTCAGTCACAGACCTTGTTCTGCCAGACATAACCACGGGATTGGTCAACGCCTCAAGGTACATAAGAGAGTCGGCAGTCATGCGACCAAATGGAAATATAGTATTCCTTTATCACAAAGTTTACAACTTTGAGTCCCCAGAGTTGAGAATGTTTGAATACGACGGGGCTTCTTGGTCGGCTAAATCAAATACTATTTACCCAGCCTCTGAAAACGACCCCAATAATCCTATCGGAAGCTCTGGCTATAGAAGACATCTGTCTGTTTATCACAATGATAAGGTGTACTCCATACTGTTTAAGAGAGTTGCAGGGGACGACTTCCATGTCAGAGAGTACAGCTTCGATACTGACACCTGGACTGATTATGACTCTATCCCCGTCCCAGAAGTCCCAATAAACAGGCTATCAATTAGTGCTAGCTATAACAACGGGAAGGTATATTTTACTAACGGATATGTGTATGACATAGATGAGAAGGTGCTATTCACACTCCCTAATTTCCCATTTCCAGATTTCAGCAGTGCGAGATATGTCACATTTAGAAATAACTGTTTGATTTTCCTTGACTGGGATTTAATACTGCACGTATATGCTTTGGAAAATACCCCGGCTCCATACTAAGAAAAAGGGCTCCTTTTACGGAGCCCGTTTTACTAACCTCATACTTGAGGCAGAATCTCTAGCCTATTTACAGTAAACTCATCGAGAGAGTAACTGTAGTGTACCCAGTAAACATAGTTTCCTATTATGGACAGGTTTGAGTTGCCGTTATACTGCGCGTCCACCTCTCGTATAAAGAAATACCCAGAAGAATCAATTATCTCAACTTCATTGTCGTATGAGTGTGGGAGGACAGTCCCGTCGTTATCTACGATAATTGGGATTCTAGCGTCCATGTCATACCCTGGTTGCTCATAAAAAGTAGTTATGGACACTGAGTCAGTGACTTTTGAGTCCAATTTGTATATTTTATGATAGTCCTGCAAGTATATAAACCCGTCTGGGTCAACATAGGAGATATTTCCATCCCCCTCTATAATCCCAGTGACATCCCAGGTATTAACAACCTGTCCATCCTCTCTTCGGTACTCATTTACAGTATAGGTTAGGTTACCAGAGACTCTATTGTCACCCCTAGTGCCCACGATGTTGCCGTTTGGCAGTATTCCAACAAATTCTTCGATGTATGAGCCGCCCTCACCACCAACTGCGGTACCAGTGTTATCATCTTCCCACAGTAATTCGTAGGTAGACAGGTCTATAGCTCTAATTCTTCTTCTGGTAGGGCTTACTTGCATGTCTCCTATGCATATGGTGTTCGTGTTTTCATCAAATTTAAAATTAAACATCTGATGGTAACCAAAGCCAATGCCGTTTTGTGTGGGAATCTCAGTGTGTACAAAATTACCAAGATGCTCCAGAGTCAAGTCCTTGAATCTGTAGACAGAGGTGTAATTATCTCCGATAATCATGAACCTGTTATTGGGCAGTTCCATGATTCCAGCGTATCTAACCGGGTCCGCATCCGGTATTGGGTAGCTATAAGAAACCTCGTTATCTGTGTCTATATAGTACAAAAGGGCCTCTGCGGTATCAAAAGCTAAAAACCCGTTGAACTGCCTGGAAAGTATATAATCAAAGGTGTAGATACTTGCTTCTGCGTCGGATAGATGGGAATTTATAAGAGTGTATGAGGAAAAATCCGTAGGAAACTTAATTACCCCGTAAGGAATGGCTGTGTTGGTATCTATGTCCCTGGTCATACAGCCGAAAACGTAATAATCCCCAAAATCTATCAGGCTGTCGTAGTAGGCTTCATAAGGTAGGCTAGGTAAGGTGTCCTTAGTAAAAACAACTTCCTGAATCCCCAAACTGCCACCGTTTTCAAAACCCATGGAGTTATTAAGTCGAAAAGTTCCGTCACCGTAGCTGCCAGTTCTGGTTGACCACAAAATACTTATTTCCTTCGAAATTTTTAAAACAAAGCTACCTAAAACAGAAGAGATAAAATATACTCCCTTCTCGGATGGCAACTCAACACCGAAGGAGAATCCCTCAGGTAGTGTTTCCGAATTAGAAATCTCATAGTTTCTATCGGGTTTAATAACCACGGATTTACCGGTAAAACCTTCTAACTTTGGAATGAGTCTTTTCATTTAAAATTACCTAACCTTTATAAAATACATTAATGGTGCTTCTTCATAGCTGGGTGCTGCATAACTTCCTGTGTAAAAAATAGCTCCGTCTACTTCTACCATATTACCTCCATAGTCTTCGTTTGGAAAAGCCAGAACGTTATATTCTAACTCAAAAGTATTCACATCAATGGAGTGAATATAAGTAGCAGTCGCGTCTATTTGTTCATAACCCTCAAAATAAGCTTTTCCATCTACAATTGCACATGGGTAATAGTTGGTGCAGTGGTGCCAAATATTAGCGGCCTCCAAATCTGCCTGCCCAACCACCTCCCACCCAGAGGCAAATGTGTACCTATACACGTTAGTATTTAGAATTGGGTCCTCTAAAGCCACGTCTATAGACCCTCCGAAAAGATAAATCTCTGTTTCTGTATAATAAAAGTAGGGAAATTTAATTCTTTCTGGCAACTCAGGAAGCTCTACCCAAATATCTTCTCTCGGGTCGTAGTAATGGTGAGATTTTAGGTGTCTAGTAATAGGGGGGACGTTTTGGTTACTATAGCCGCTAAATGTGTGTATATACTCAAGACCATCTCCGTGCTTTATAACGGCAATACTAAAATCCGTGCCAAGACTGAATTCGTCTCTATCGGCCATTCTTTTCCAAGTATTTCCCTTTTCTAAATCACAAACATAAGTATCTGGAATGTATGAGGTTGTGTCCCAATCGTATATTCCCGTAACCAGAATTTTTGTTTCATCAAAGACTATGTGAGAGGTAGAGTAAAGGTTTTTGGGGAACATTGAGAGAACGGGATAATTCCACTCTCCTGATTTTAAATCGTAGGTACCAACGAACCTATTACCTTCACTGTTTGCGTAGGAGATAAGACCAAGCCCTATATATAGTTTATCTCCTATTTTTCTAATCATGCTTGTATAGGACGAGGTAAATGGTGGCTGAGGTACAGGAAAGTAGTCCGAAGACTGGGAATAAATCCCATTTGGGAGTTCAAACTCCACTACCACCCCTTCCGAAGAAATTTTTCTGTAAAGTTGGCCCCATCTTGACTCGGTTGGAGAAAGGAGAGATTCTCCAAACCCCACTTCCGGACTTCCAGAAGGAATAATCTCGTAGCTTTCATCGGATAATTTTATCTTGGGATACAGGTTGTTTATTTTCTTAGTAAAAACCTTCATTAGACTACCTCAACCGTAATTATCAGAGGTTCTACTATCTGGTTATTGGTAAAATCACCAGAAATAGCACCAGGGTTAATCGTTAGGGTTAGTGTCTCTCCTGTAGTTAAGGTTAGGTTTTCTATATAGAGTCTGGATAGACCGTAACTTTCGTTAATAGTTAGGGGCTCTATATCGCCCGATACCGTGCCAGTAAGAGAAATTAAGCTGTTATCTAGAAGTAGAATATCTTCACCAAAATCAACACTTAATAAAGTATCTCCGTTCCATAACTGTGCTTCCTTTACAATTAGTTTAGGCGGTGTCTCTCCCGGACTTCCAAAGCTCTTTATTCTATTGCCAGTTGAAATTAGAATTTTTCCGTCAAATGTTACTGTCGGAGGAGGGGAATAAGGGCTTAGAAAAGGACTTGGGTCAGAGATTCCAATAACTCCATCTTTGCTAACAAAGACCATACATCCATTGTAGTCAGTATCCTCATAAACGAAGAAACAGGCGATTCCGTTCCTGAATGTTAAAGGTAACCCCCTTATAATACTGTTAATGACATACCCAGGTAGAAACTCTTTTTTCTTAACCCGCCAATTTTTAACGTCAAAAAATGTAACTTCTAACATTGAAGGGTTAGACACGTCAGTGTAGTAGAAAAAAGTATCCTCATCCAAAAACGCCCCTAGCTGAACAAAACTATTATCCGGGTCACCACTCTCGTCAAGAGTGTTTCTTAAAAGTTGTCCCGTAGTTCCATCCACCTCTACAAGTCTGACCCTAGAGTCGCTGTCTGAGGTAATCCCACCATCCGTAGTACCGAAGTAAAGACCTAACAGCAAGTTCCCTGTGTATGGGTTTAGTTGCATTAGCATTATTTCATCTACATCAGTATTGGACCAAAGTATCTCTCCAGTCAAATTATCAACTTTCGTCAATCCACCAAAACTGTCAGACATTGCGTAGGTACCGGACTGGGAAATATGGACATAATTATTTCCAAACCACTCATTAAATGGAATTATATCATCTTTTACCAAAACTAAACTGTTATTTTCAACACGAAGAAGTCTCTCGGTACCAGCCTGTCTATTTTTATAAAAAAATGTATCCCCCTCAATGTGATTCATCATGTTTACGGTTGGTGTATTTTGATTACTATAAGGACCGAGATACTCATAATTTTCGTAAATTACATTTCCCTCGTAATCCACTACAGACAATCCAGCATAATGGTCTACACCTACCGTCTTCCTGGTGGGCATGACTATATAATTTTCCATAAATAAACATAGCCAAGCACTTCCTCCCCTGCCTCCAGAAGCAGAGTAAGACCAAATCTCCTGACCATCAGAAAAACACACTATCTTGTCAGGAGTGCCAGACCCACCATAAATGTAGGAGTACTCAAACTCCCCCCTGTTAACCCACACTGGGTAGTAATTCCCGAAAATAGATGGAACAAAATAATCAGAGTAGTCCTCAAAGATATTATTTTCGCTAAACCGATAGTCCAACTCTATGTGATTTCTTCTGTAGGGAGAAGACCCGTGATTATAGCCCCACTGGGAAAAGGGTCCAGTCCTAATTAACTTAGCACCGTCAGAGTCTGAAAATACGTAATTAGCTTCCTCGGGGGCTTCAAAACCCTTTTCGTATCCTTCCGGAGGAGAGGAAGACAGGGAGTATCTAACATCCTCTCCCAGAAAAAGTTTTCTACCTTCTGAAAATCCTGATGTTTTTGGCTTAATTTTTATTGTTTTCATATTTTTATTAAACACCCCTAAAACGGTGGAGAAAGACTTTCTTCTAGCGGCCTAAACGCTAAATAACTTGAACCTATAGCATGATAATAGGCAATAAGATAATCCCCCCAGGCTTGAAGGGTTATTCTTGAGGCACCAATTGCTCCAGAAGGCCCATACAGGGCATTAAAGTTTGTTGAGTAGGGGACTTCTGCGAATTGCCCAGAGTCAATGTTGTACTCAAAACCATTCGAAAAATATAAAATTCCGTTCCTCTCAGTTGTGTTTACCCCGGAAAAACTTATCGGGCTGTCGTAGTAGTTGGACCCAACTGGCGTAGAAACAGATGAGTGAATAGTCCAGGAAGGCGTGTCCCAATTGTAAACAGAGAAAACGGCATCTCCACCATCTACGGCACGAAACGCATACAGAGAGTCGTTGTGAATGAAATATCTTTGGGCTGAGGCACTTGTTAGGTTGAGAGTTGGTCCAGTCAACCATGAAGAGCCGTCGTGCTGCATAATAATTGTTTGAGTGAAGCTTGCCCTAACAACTACAGGAGTGCCGTCCTGCCTAAAGAGATATCTGTACGGCCTGATTGTTGCTGAAATTCCATAGTACGGATACCCAGGCACGTTTCCCATTTCTCCAGTAATAGCGTTAAAGAATTGTGACCCACCGCTACTTGCGGTTGAAACACAAACAACGGTCTCCTGGTCTGGTGCAAGAGTGGTTGCAAGAGACGAGAGACTTGCGGCAGAGAAACCAGTCCTGAGAAAGAAAAGCCTCCCCGTCTCCAAATTAAGAGTGTTTGTTCTCCTAGTTAAGGGTATAAAGTTAGCCGAAGATGGTAGCTGACTGGTAGATAATATGGCAGCGGGGTTTAGGGAGTAATCAGAAAACGGCCTTAATCCCGTATTCCAATGCTCGGATTTAAAATCATACCACTCATCCTTAACTAGGGTTACTGTAGACCCCTCGTTTTTTCGTGGTCTTACACTAAGAGAGGATGAGAAAATTTGGTTTGCGTAGGTCATTCCATAAATTCTACCTTGACTGGAAACAGCGGATTGTAGGGAGTAAGAGGTAACCTGGGACGTATAATCAAAACCAAAGTCTATCTTCTCATAGGATATGGTGTCAAAATTAGCCCCCAACCTCACCAAAAACTGACCACTAAATTGGTTTCCTCCAAAATCATCTGGCTCATACAGGTTTACGAAGTAGAAATACTTCCCGTCAGCTTCTCGTTGAAGAATACCAGTACCACCATCTAATGGGTAGGCAAAGAAGGCAGAGGAACCCGGAAAAGCAAAATCTCTATAGTCAACCCACTCCAAGGTGTCGATATCAAAATGACCATATACAATAGCCTCTTGTTCCAAAAACTCTGTGTGACCTATGAAAGGTATTTTACTACCCTCTGGAGCTTTGGGGTAAACTATATTAATAAACTGTCTTTCAATAGTATATTCTCCGACTTTTTCATTTAAAGAGGTCGGTAGAGAAATCTCTAATCCAGTAGAATCGTCTAGTACGGTAAGACCAGCAGACTCCCCCACAGAAGGCATGTTTCCGTAACACGGCAAAAAAGCTATTCTCCCACCGGCTTTACAAAAGTTATAAAAGATGTAGTCAGGCGCATTAAATGTTGGCAAGTCATAGAGGTCGTAAATCCACTCTATGCTATGTGAAGAGTTAAACTTTATTAAACTTCCCGTCTCTTGTGACCAATTGCTGAAATAAAGCAAATAATAGGACCCTTCCTCTGTGTCCAAATAGAATCCATTGTTCCAAATACCCCAATACTGATAGTAGGAGTTTTCATACCAACCCCAAAAAACTCTCTTGCCAGAGTTCAAAGCACCACTTTCTGGATGCTCCACTATAGTCACTCTACTGCCTGGGTCAGCAGTTGGGTCAACAGTAATTATATACCCTCTACCAACATTGCTGGTATAATCATCCCCAATGTACAGAAATTCATTCTTACCGTTTAATTGGAGTAGGTTCCCCTCTTCTGGGTAGTCAACGTTAAGAAACACGGATTGGGGAACTTCTTCTATAACAGCACCACTGGAGGTATCCAATACAACTAAGTTGGTGTCCTCATGGAGAAATATAAAAAACTCGTCATTGACCACAAACCTGCTGCTGTGCAACCCCCACGGGTAGGATGGAGAACCATTCTGGTCAAGGTAAACCCAATTTATATCTCCTGTGTCCCTGTTAATGGACATGGGGTTATGGGGAACGATAAGCGAGTTTCCGATTTCTACGAAACTTCTTGTGTAATTAAAATTACCGTCGTCAAACCGACCACCAAAAACATATACACCGTCCTGATAAGCCCCAGTAGATTCACCGTCCGTAAGAACAAATAAATCATGAGTATCCCTGTCTGGGATGACAGCGCCAGCAATATAAGAATTATTTCCCAATAGACCGGTGGAAGTTGACCAAGGAAGTATTTCTATACCATCCCCCAGAATTTTTATATACATAGCCCCCAACTGAGTCCGGGCAAAATAATTGCCCTCTTCCTCGGGAAGCTCAAAGCCAAATACAGTATTCTCTGGCAAGGATTCGCTTTCGCCTATCTCGTAAGTAAAATCCTCACGTACGAATAGGGATTTTTTAGTAAACCCTGATTTTTTAGGAGTAAGCTTTTTCATAAGAGTATTATACAAAAATAACCCGGAGCATAACACTCCGGGCTATTTCGTTACTTAGTTTTATTATACGCCAGCAGCTACGTACGTAATTGTGTAGACACTTTCAAGAACATTCTCGCTCGGGTCTCCGGAGAATGCGCCGACAGGAATTGTCAATACAAGCTCTGTCTGTCCAGTAGCAATGGTGGGTCCACTAATTGTAAGTGTGTCGTTAAGTACTGTAGCAGAAGCAGAAATATCTACCGGAGTTGCGGCAGGGTTTTCTACTAGAGTTACAGAAGCCAAATCCACGGCCTGAATATTCTCGCTAAACTGAATAACGATATCCGTGGCCATAGCTCCACCGGCTGTAGGGTAATTTATTGTTCCACCAGCTACAGGAGTGGCAGTTAGTACTTCCAAGAAGGTTTCTGTAGCCTTTAGAACTACAGTTCCATCATTGGTCTGAATAACGAACATATCTTCGCCGGTAACTTTTTCAGCGGGCTCCAAGACGTACTCATACTCTGCCGGTACATCTGCTACGGCGGGGATAGTAACGAAATCCTCACCAACTAGAGCTACCTTTGGGTAATAGTCGTTTAGGGCGACTCCGAATGCTTTTCTAACGAATTCCATTTAATTCCTCCTTAATAAGGGCTTATAGTGTCAGAGATTGCGTATGCAGCTAAAGCTCCTGACGCAGTTGTCATAAACAACAAATCGCCAAGTCTAAAAATGGGGTTTTGTAAAATTCCCGAGCTGTTTGAATAGGGTCTACTGTAGTAACTGTCTCTAAAGTTGAATGGTATTATTCCAAATTCCTTATTTTGCACGTTATAGTAGTATGAGTTTGCGAAATGTACAGTTCCCTCGTAAACGCAGTGGGTCAGGGTTTCAAACCTGAAATCATCTTGCGTATAGCTACTATGCCCTATTATAGCATCGTATTCGGGAGACGGTAGATTTGGAACTGACTGTGTATCATACAAAGTTTGTTGAGCGGTGTTGAAATCGTATTCAGTATTATACATAATCTAGAGGGAAATTTTTTTGCTACCTCCTGTGTTTTTGGAGTAAAATATACCCATGAAAAAACTTCAAATTAAAAGACAAGACTTCTCTTCTGGGAAAAAAATATTCTTCTTCGAAGATAATTCATTCACAGTTTTATCAGAGGCACCAGAAGAATTTTCTTTTGGTGTGGAGATACCCAATGAAGAGGGGATTTTTACCTTTTCCTCCGGACAGTCCTCGTATGTACTAAAAACCGGAGCAAACAGACACTTCTACGTCTTCGTTAATAGAGAAGAATTTTCCCTATCAACAACCGGAGTGTCCTTTACTAAAGTTACCTACGAAAACGAGGTAACAATAGAAGAAGAAGTATATTTTCCAGATAGGGTAGTATACTACACCCTTTTCTTAGAAAATTTTGTCGTATGCCGAGAAAGAAACGTTCACGATACGGTGTTTGTTATAAATTTAAAAGAGAAGGTTGGCAGAGAATACTCGTTTCCAATATCCGTAGTGAATGGCTCTAGACTTTTTTATGGGGCAGAAGAAGAAGACAATACCGTCTACTTATATTCAAGGGACAGAAAAACATCTGTTCCCGTAGACCACAAACTTCATGTCTCTTTAATAGATTGGGAAGCAGACACATTTACCCCGACAGAAATAACATTTCCGGGTATTCCAACTACCGCATCATCTATAGCGGTAGACGGTGGAATAAAAATTACAGAAGATTTTATATACCTATACGACCCCAGAGGAACACCTAGAGGGTTGATTATAAAACTAGACAAGCAACTGAACTACTTATATCACCAAGAAGGTCTTCCAGAAACCTATCTGGAGCCCGATGACGTATTTTTAAACTGTTACAATATGGAGGTAGGTGGAGAATACATCTATCTCCCTGGGCACTCCTACAGGGGAGATGTCTGTGAGCTTTACTTGGCGGTTTTACAAGATACAGGAACAGAATTTTTACCCAACCCCGGATTAATCAGACTAGAAGAATTTGTAGAAGAAGCAAATGATAGTCTTGGTTTTACAGAAATATACTATTCTCAAATAGAGGGGGATAATATATATCTGGTGGGATGGAGATGGGATAATTACTTTAACGCCGGGGCTCAATATGAAAATGGAATCTACCTAGCCTCAGTTAGTTTGAATACCCTTGAAAAAAATTGGTCACGCATATATTACGAATCTGAGGTAGACTTTCCCTTTGAAGAAGGGGGAACGTATAAATTAATCGTAATCAATGATAGAATTTATGTTGCGATAGACACTTTCTCTTCTACTAACGAAGAAAAACTTTATGTGTTTTCTATTGAAAACGGAGATTTTATTGAGAGACTAGTACCTGGGTATAGGTACGTAATCATCTAAATTGCCAAACTAAGCACACTTAAATTAGGATACTACTATCCTAGTTTATTTATTCCACCCCCCCCCCATTTTTTACTCATATATAAAAATATTACCACCCTACTTTTTCGCAAACAAACCCCCAGGGGACCCAATTTTTCTGTAAATAACCCCACCCCATAATACCCACCTATAATACCCACCTAAACTTATAATACCCACCTAAAACTTTTTAATACGTATGAGATAGATGAGGGGAGGGGGCGGCTTTCAGAAAAAAGGGACTCCCGGTTTGCTTTTAAACCCCCAGGGGTGGGTGCAGCACATTCGGCCAAAGTTTGCAATGTCGTCTACATCACACCTTTCTCACCCCACCTCTGCTACGATAATGGCATGAAGAACCCGTTTCGCCGCCCCACCATTCCAGCGTCCGAGTCCATGGTCGTCACGCTGCACAAGATGGACAAGGCTTCGCTCATCGCACTCAAGCCTAAGTGGGCTAAGATTTTCGGCCCCACGTCGCCTCAAGTGGCACGAATCCAGGCGCTTATTACTTCCAGGGAGAATGCATGAGCCCGAGAAATTCGGGCTGCACAAAGTGTCAAAAGATTTGTGAGAATTTGATTAAGGTTTTCGTGTTGACAGCCAAACGCACACCGGCTATACTTACTTCATCAGGAGGCACCCCTGCTGCGAAAGTACCAGGAACACGGTGCGAGACTGATAACAAAGGATAGCAAGTCGGTCTAGTGTAAGAGCAGCACGGGCGTCTGTTGGCGCTACAGGAGCGGTGCAAATCCGCAACCGAGACTGCGAACATCCCCTCAGAGTCATGACCTGGGGGGACTTCCTTTTGACGACTTTGCCCGCCCAGAAAATGAGAAGAATATGAGAATTACGTTAAGGTTTTAGGGGTTGACGCCATTAGCCCCAGGGAGTACGATTAGAGCATGAAAGACGGCCTCTACCACCGCGACCTCGGCCTTCCCGTTACCCTCGGCTTCGCCACGATGCTCCGCTACTCGCCCCACGCGATTGAGGAAGCCTCCAGCGACAAGTACGGCAACCTCGACCTTCCGAAGTCCATCGGGACGCATGAGGCCGAAGTTATCGAAGTCGAAGTACGCAACGGCAAGCCCTACAAGGCCCTTCTTCGCAAGCCTTACGACGACCGACGCGATATCTGCCTCGTCGTCCTTCTGGACCGTGGCATCGTCAAGACCGTCTGGTGCAACCTTCGCAGCGACAAGCATCGCACGCTGGATACCTCAAAGTACATGATGAGCGCATAAGGTTGTTTCAAGCCCGAGAAATTCGGGCCGGGGGAATTCGTCAAAACTCATCATTCTCATCTAATAGTGGCATATCTTTAGTCATGGCTACTTGGCATCAACGAAAGTCGGGCGTTACCCTTTACGATGAGTCGAAGTTCGCGGTCGTTATAGACCCGCCCAACCAGTGTAGAGCCACCGTCCTGTTCTTCACACGGGAGTCTGCTGAGCGTTATGTGGACAACTACGTGTCTAAGCACCCTGCGAATAAGCCCTACACCTACATTCTCAAGCCTGCGAGGTAACCATGTGTTGTGATGCTATCTACAACGACGAGCCGATTGTGGGGGAATGCCCCGAGTGCGGTGCGCCTGTGGATGCCGATGGGGACGCTGTTGGAGAACACTGCGGATACTCTCCGCGATGCCCCGTGTGCGGTGACAGCCCGTGTGATGAGTCCTGCTGAAAAGCAGGCCGCACATTACGTCAAAAATGTCAACGGTTGACTCCTGGGCTGGAATAGGTCATACTGTCATTAGGAGGCACACAATGTTCATGTTCGCCCCGATGGTCGAGGTTCGCTTGCCCCGCAACACGTCCCCTCTGTTCACCGTGCGCGGCCCTCTTGACTCCGAAGGCAACCTGGACGACTCTCGTCTCGCTTCTGAGATTAAGCGAGAAATGGGTTTCGATGGGAAGGTTTCTCTCTCCTGGCTCTCTGCTGATGAGTTGGGCGTGGTGACTCACAACACCCAACCTGTTCTGACTATCCGAGTGGAATAGTTTAATAAAGCCCGCGAGTTTATGCGGGCTGCACATTTGGTCAAAAAATCAAGTGGCGCACTTCACATCTGTTAGCCCCTGGTGTGCTAGTATTAGTACATGGATAGCACCCTGTTCCTCACCGAGAACTCTGGCTACATCATCGTTGGTGTGTTCTTCGCTGGGATTTTCGCCCTCATCCTCGCTACGGGTGTCGCTGACCTCATCGCCGGGTTCTTCCGAAAGGACGAGGAATAATGCTCTACTACAGCCAAACCGACTACGATATCGAAATGGCCGGTCGTAAGGCCCGTGAAAAAGCGCGTGAGGATTTCTACGCCGGTAAGCCCTACGAGAACCCTTACAGCCCTTCGGATGTTATTCATTACACCTACGAAATGGAATGGCAGCACCTCTCAAAGATGGTTGAAGTTGACATGGAGTTTGAGAAGAATGACTAACGAATACGGAACCTTCGATGTCGAAATGACCCAGCGTGGATATTCCGTCCACAACTACATCGTCACCAAGACGAGCGGTGAATGGCCTGAAAAGCGTGCTGTTGCCGCCATGTGTGATGACCGTAGCCTGGATTACTTCGGCTTCGACGTTTCCATCACGGACGACCGTGCGTCAGTTGCAATCTATGTAGACTGATGCACATATATGCGGGCCGCACAAAAGGTCAAAAATGTCAACGGGTTGACACTAGGGACTCTAAGGATTACACTTAGTGCATGGCCACCATTCAGCGTTACGTCGTTGACCTCTCAACCGAGCAGTTGGACTTCTTGGAAGAGTTGGTGAATGCTCATGGTTTTCGTGTCGCCATGGATGCTTTCCTCATTGATGAGACTTACTCGGCCCTGCGCTCTGCACGTCCTAGCCTTACCATCATTCGACCGGACGAGGAGTGATAATGAACTACTCTATTCATCGCTTGCATCGTGACGAGTATGGTACGGTACTCTGGACCACCGAGTACGGCCCCTACACCAAAGAGCAGGCTGATAGGCTCGCTGCTGAGTTTGAGCAGGACTACGGGTATGAGTGTGTAGTCCACTGTGAAGATAAGTCCATGCATAATTAAGTTTATGCACGGCGGCGAAAATCGTCAAATCTCACAATTCTCATTTAATCAGGGAGTAGCATTACTACATGGCAACCGTTAAAGAGCATTACGCCTACATCACCCCGCCCCCGCCCATTGACTACGTTGAGGTCGATTTGGAGGACCGGTACAACCTGGACCTCTACGTCGCCAAGACGCTGGTCGAGACTCACCTCGCCAAAGGTGTCGAAGTTCGACTCAGAAACGGTGAGTGGTTCGCCAACGTGCCTCGCGGTATCTACTTCCTCGTTAACGCTGGAGAGAAGCTCCAGTCGATTGTTCTGCTCCGTGCCTTCGCCGCGAAGGTTTACTTGGACTCCAAGAACCACCAATAGCTTCTCAGTTGAAATAGGGGGTATTTTCTGCCCCCTATTTTGACGTTTTACCCCGGCCATTCTCACATTTCTCATCATTAGCTCGATTACGATTTACTCATGACACGAGAAGAGTTCCTCAGCACCCACGCGGATGCCATGTTGATTGAGATGGAAGTCGAAACATTCGGGGCGGAAGAATGGACCGTCCGTAAGGTGTTCGACCTCGCCGGTTTCTACGTCGATGGTAAGGAGCTTCGCGTAGACCTCACCAAGCGCATTATGGAACGCCTCGTGGAGATGCTGTAATGGACACGTACGATATCGAAGTGCTGCTGGATAGGTTGGCGGCGGCTATGAAGGCCCGTGAGGTTGCCGAAAAAGCCCGAGAAGCCTACGTGTATCGCTACCACGGGTGCGATGAGGAGTGGCAGTACGAGCGTGCGAAGGAGCGGTTGGCGGAAACTCTCACTCTTCTCATTCCTGGGTCGGATACACTAAATCATCAAAGCACGGAGTGGTGAGGTCAGTAACCCAAAGTACGCAGCACAGACTCGGAAATGGCAGAAAACCCACCACTTAGAAAGTATCGAGAGAGAAAATATCAGAGGAGGCAACATAGCCTCCTCACTTTTTTGACGGTTTGGCCCGCCCTGGGCTCTCATACTTCTAATAAACTATAGAGCGACAATGGGGCATGACCATCACCGCACCCGCAACGTACAACGATGGTACGCCTCTCTCGCACCCCGAAACCTTCATGGCAGTCTACCTTAGGGCTATTCGCAAGTTTCGCCGCGAACCCAACAGGCGCGAGGCCATGTATCTCTTGGACGAACTGACCTCGGGCTTTACTGACTCCAACGAGGAGGAGTGCGCCGCCTATGCTGTGTGGAGGGCGCATCGTGAGGTTTACGGCCCGGAAAAGGAACCGTAATAAAACTCACATAATTAAAGCCCCAATCGGGGCAGCGATTTTCGTCAAATCTCATCATTCTCACAAGCCTGGGGACAATAATAAGACATGACCAACCGAATCACTGACCCCCGCATCGGTCACTGGGGCTACTGGCGTGACGACTACCGCAAGGGCACCGACACCACTCGCATCCGGGTTCGCGTCCTGCCCCGCTAAGGGCAGGGCCGCACATTTGGTCAAAAAAGTCAAGACTTGACACCAGGATACGGGGGACGTATCATACTCCTATGAACGATTACTTCGATGACCTCAACCCGACTTTCCGCGACGAAGAAGCTTTCATTCTCGGCAACGAGGACCTGTACGACGAGGATGGTGTTTTCATCTTCGAAGAAGGGGAAGTCAACGAAGACGACTTGGACCCTGTTGACCTTGACGCCGACGACGACGACTTCCCGGAGATGTTGGAATACGACGACTGGCAGGACGACATGTACGCCGACGGTGAGGGCTTCTACAGCAACGAGGAACCAGACTTCTAGCCCGCATTGCGGGCGGGCCAACCCGTCAAAACTCACACTTCTCATCTAGAAGGGAGTATACTTCTTTTATGAGCAACCCACACCTGGCAGTTCACATCAGCCGTCAAGCCACCCGTCGCATCCTCATTCTCCAGCCCCGTAACAGCCTCGGGCAGTTCCTGTCCCCGGTTCGCCCCACCCTCGCTCCTGCGACCGTGCATGTCACTCTGAACGGTGGTGTTATTCGGTGAAGGAGAAGGTGTGTTGCATCTGCGGTGAGCCTCCTGGGGCGCTAGACAAGCTGTGGCCCTATGGACGGGGGGAGTATATCTGCTCGTCCTGCTCAATCACCGAGAGCATTCACGCCGATAGTACTGAGATGTACGAGTATGACGAGTACGAGACATGGGGAGACGAGAAGTCTTATAACCACTGAGAGGGGCGAAAGCCCCTTTCTTTTTTGACGATTTCGGCGGCTTCTCACACTTCTCATACTGTATCCTGTATCCTGTGTTTATGGGACCTTACCTCTCGACCTATTACGACTACGACAGCGCCCGTGGCCCAGAGTTTCGCCGTGGCTCCTTCATCGCCTACCAGCGCCGCTTTCATCGCGTGCGCTTCTAAGGAGAGGTCATGTACCTTATTCAGAGCCTGAGTGCCGGGCATACGCCCAGCGGCAACCCGAAGCGAGTTTTCGTGGTCTATGGTGAGTATTGTGAAGTTGTTGGGGCTTTCGATGAGGGTTACAACGGGCTCGACGCGGTGCCTCAGAAGTTCCTTTCTCAGCACATGCTTCTCCCTACGGTGAAGGTGCCTCACAGCGAGTACAAGTTCTGGCTGAAACGAGGCAAGGCTATGCAGGAACGGGTGTAGAAATACACCCCGCACACTTCGTCAAAATAGTCAAGATGTTGACACCAGGGCTTGGAAAGCGTACTATATACCTATGAACATCGCGTACAAGAAGTTGGCCACCGGAGAATGGTTCGTTGAGGCTTGGATGTACACTTCGGACTACGAGATGGTGCATACCTCGTGCATCGACCCTGACCGTCGTATGGCATCCTGGAAGGCGTTCAGCGCACTCACTTGCCGATTGCCCCTCACCTGGCCCCTTCGCTGGTGAGGTCGGCCCCCAAAACGGTCAAAATGTCAAGCCCTACAGGTGTGAAGTATCTCACACTTTTCCCATATTCGTGTGATAGGCTTTGATTATGAAAAAGCAGCACCTAGGCACTATCAAGTTCGACCCGCGAGATGCCACTAAGGGGCTTGGGCACGAATACGGTGCCGGTCGCGGCACTAAGGTTCTTCGTCACAAGACCTCTCGCCGGTCTAAGGACCGACTTCGTAAGGAGTTGACTCAGCATGATTGACCCCTTCGTGGCTATGATGGTTTGGCCCCAGTCCACCGACACGGGCGACGAGACTGACTGGGAAGCAGTCCGGGCCGAGGAAGAAGTTGTTCGCCCCGCCACCCCTGAGGATTGGGAAGAGTTCTGGAATGATTTCGGAGGAGAAGAATAATGTATCGACTGACCTTTGTGAATGAGTCGTCCGTCCTGTGGGCCGCTGATATCGAAACCCTTCGACAGTACGTCTACGATGCCGAGGTGACGGAATACGACATTGTGTTCATTCCGAATGAGTGGTGAGGCGGGGAAACCCGCCTTGCTTTTTTTGACGGTTTGTGCGGCCCGCTCACACTTCTCATAAAGAAAATGGGTACTCTAAAGCATGACTAAGTATCTGCGAGTGGATGAAACCGGCGCTGTCACTGAACTTTCTGTTTCTTCTCTGGAAGATTTGCAGACTGCTGTTGGTGGATACATTACCGGTGCCTGGGAAGGCAAGTCTCTCCCGTCTGGTACTACCGTCTTCGCTAACGATGAGGGCCTGCTTCTCGACATGCGGCCTAACCTCGTCGCGTCCATGGTCGTTGGCCATGTCCTGGTTGGCCCTGTCCTTTTCGGCGGGCCTGCCGACTCCGAAGGAGATGTGACGGATATCACGAAGCGAGCCGAGGAACTCATCTATGCTATGTCTCTCGCCGTCAGCGGCCCTCACACTTCTCAGAATAGCTAGGAGTACCATACCTTATGGCAAACATCAAGGACGTGGCCGAGCAGTTCATGGAAGGCATCAACACGATGTCTCTCAACCCGAAGGGCTTTGTCGAGGTTGTGACGGCTGACCACCGCTCTCTGCAACAGTCGGCCTTCCGACTCTTCGCGGCCTGTATTCAAGAATGGGCTACGCACGAGTTCTACGACGCCCGCAACGAGGCAACGGTCACCCTTTCGAAGCGCATCGTGGATGCCCTCGGGGACGACATCGAACGAATCCCCTTCATCTAATATGCACAAGCCCGCAACACTATGCGGGCGGCGCAAAGGGTCAAAATTCATAATTCTCACAATCTAATAGACTAGCATTAGGGCAGGAGGAAAACATGCTTACCCCAGTCTGGATTGTTGTTGCAATCGTCGCCACCGCTCGCGGTGCCCGATGGAAGCCTTGGGTGGTTGCTGGCATCATGCTTCTCGTCAACTTTGGTGTGGGGTTCACGCTCGGTTTGGCCGGTTATAGACTCTATGAGACTCAAGACTTTCTCATGGTAGTTGGTTTTGTCACGGAACTTATTATTCTCTTTGCCGCGACTTACTACGTGTTTCGTCCTAAGCCCTCATCTTTCTAATATTCCGAGGAGTTAGACTAACAGCATGAAAAACTACGTCACATACGAGGACTTTCTCCCCGCTCTCAAGTCCAGTCGAACCCTCACGGTGACTACAGACTATAATCGTCCGGATTCAGAGACTCCCTTCGTGAATTCTATCGTCCTAAACCGCATGAAGAGCGAGGGACGCATTAAGGACACTAAGGTTGGGGCTGGAAAGCACCTGGTGGAAATGCTTCGATAATGCCAGACATTCGAAGCTTCTTTGAAGACGTGGGTTACGAAGTACTGAGTATTTCAACAAACCGAAAAGGTGAATTAATTGTACGGACTGAGAGAGGTGAGTTTAATGTAGGGAAGAAGATTTTCCCCGCTGAATTCGAAGACACTCAGGTCCAGAAGATTCTAGCTGAGCTAACACCGTCTTTTTGACGGTTTAGCCCGCGCCTCACACTTCTCATAATGATTGGGATTACTATTAGGTCGTGAAAAGCCTCAAAGATTTCGTATTGGAGACCGTTCAGGAAGCGTGTGACCTGTACGGTGTTTCTTTTCCCGGCGGCGTGAATGTAAAGTACAGGGAGGACATGTCCGCCTCTGCTTTCTTTACCCCTATGGAGCAGTCTATTACTGTGAATGTTCGTCAGTGCAGGACTAAGAGAGATGTTATCTTCGCCATTGGTCACGAGGTTGGTCACGCTAGGCAGCATAAGCGTCTGAAAGGCAACATGCTCTTTCTTTATCAAATGGAACTTGCTCTTTATGGATACAATACCGCCCCCATGGAGATTGAGGCTGACAAGGTGGGTTTTGATTTCGAAGGGAAAAAGAGTTACAAGAACGAAGTTCTCTACAATGATGTGCCCTCCGTGTTCATCTCTCGCAAGATGGCTCGTGCTGGAACCTTTTGACGGTTTCGGCAGCGGCTCATACTACTCATACAACTGTAGAGTATCTTTAGGTATGGAACACCCGAGAATTGCTAAGCGGCGTGAGTATTTGGAGGACAAGCTCTTTCGCACCGAAGAAGCGTTGGAACTTGACCCCTACAACGAGAAGCTGCTGGCTCGTGCTAACAGGGTTGAGGAAGAACTTGAGACCCTGGACATGGAAGCGGCTGACCCTGCGGCTCACGGGTATTGAGGGGGAGAAATCCCCCTTTTTGACGTTTAGCGCGGCCCACATCTTTCTCATATAAACAGGAGTAGACTAGAGTATGACATTCACCCTAGACAAGCGGCAAGAGAAGAACCTCAAGCGGATTCTGGCGTGGTTGATTCACAACCGAACTATCGACCCTATGACTCAGGATGAGGCTAGAGAGTTGTACGCGGCGATTTCTAATGTTTCTCATAAGGCTGAGGGGTAATCTTAGAGCATGGAAAACGACCTGGAGACCCAAGCCCGTATCCGCAACATGCCCGAGAATGCTCGTCAGGCCGACGGCTACCACGTTGCTCGCGCTATGATTCGCGGCGGTGGCTTTATGACCGCGCTTTCTGAGGCTTTTCGTCGGGCCGACTTGGATAACCGTCGTCTCATCTTCGCGTCCTGGGGCGATAGCATTCAGCACGAATGGGAAGCGTACCGTCGGCAGGGCGGCTGGTGACGATGGGCAAGACCCGTCGCAAGTTCGATAAGGAACGGGGGAGTGAAAACCGCTCCCCCAAAAAGGAAAAGCAGCCCAGGCAGGAACGTCGTGAACTTAAGGAAAAACTTAAGGAGTACACTCGATGAACCCCGTTCTGTACGATGAGCTTCACGACGCCCTGTCGGATATCTA